TCTTTCTTTTTTTTTACCAATTTTTTTATAAAACCAATAATTATATATATTTAAGTGTATTTAATATTTATTTATATTATTTTAATTTAATAGGAGGAAAGAATATGAAAAAAGAAAATGTAGTATTATCAACTAGCTATAATTTGAGTAAAGGTTGGTTAGAATTTGAATTTTTAGTTTATTTAAACAGAGGTGATTTAAGAATTTACAGTACTACAATAAAACCAAAAATAACAGATGTGGCACAACTTGTATCTGACATAAAAGCTCATATTGAAGACTGTCATTACATAGAAGATATCAACTCATTCATGGATAGAAGTAATGTAATAATAAGAAGTATATTTGATGAGTTTAAAGAGTATGACAGTTCAGATGTTTATACAAAGAGTCTTGCTCCATTTAATACAATAAGAGAATTTGATATACAAGGAGGTAATGAATAATGGCCGACAAAATAATAGGAGTTATGTGTGATAAAGTGCTAGGAGTTATGGATGATAATGGTACTAAGGTAGTATTAGCGTACAAAGGACATCTTGGTAAATTAGTAGTAATGCAAATAGAACCAGATGCTGAAACTTATGAAGATGGTTCTTCTGATGCTAGAGTGATAGCAGAAGTATATATAAGTGTACATGAGGAATCACCTGAGCACTTTTATATAGATTACACAATAGTCGCTGGTCCATCTGAAGTCGGCAATGAAGCATTAATGAAGCAAAGAAAAGATAGAGTAGTTGTAATTCTTCATGATTATGAAGAAGAAATTTTGGATTTTATAGAAAGTGAAGATTATTTAAAATACTAGGAGGGATAAGTATGGGAAAAATAAATGAAAATAATATTTTATGTGTATTTAGTATGCTAGGAGTTGATAAAGCTTCTGATATAATATTATGGCGTGATGATGATATAGATAGTGAAGATACAAATGGTTATATTATAATAACCGAAGCTATACCTACTGGTAGAAAAGATGAAACAGATGGTAAGGACATTTATGAAGCTAGTAGATTAGCTAGACTTAGAGTAGTTGAAAATGATGGAGAATATAGTGTGGATTATAACTTAGCTACAGAGAGTGAACCTGACTCAGAAGAATATAAAGCATTGAACGCAAAGGTGATAGGTATATTAGATGCTTGTCAAGCGGAATTGTTTAAAGACTACCTAGATAGATTAGAATAATTAACAAGAGCTCTTCGGAGCTCTTTATTTTTTAAGGAGGAGATTATGGACAACTGTATAACACCAAAACTAGATATAATAGCAAAAGCTAAAAACAAAGGTAGAAAGATATTATTAGCTCTTAATGAGTATAATAATGATATTGAGATATACTTACTAAATCCAGTAAAGGACGAAGATGGTATTAACGGGTACGAAGGAGGCGTTATAGCCACTATAGAAGTAATACCTTTTGAAAAAGAAAAGTTTAAAATAAGATATAAAGCTGAATTGGCTTTGAATGAGAAGATATCTGATGATAGTGCTCAGGAAAAGTTTAATATAGCGTATACTATGGTTAAAAAATATAAAAATGAATTAATAGAATATTATGTTAAAAATTTAGCACAATATAGAATATAATAGGAGGAATAATAATATGGAAATGTATAATGGAACTAAAGAAAATATGGGTCGTAAGTATGATATGTTTGCTCACTTTATAATAAAAGATGATGATGGTAAAGATATTACTATTTACATAGGAGAAAAGTTTAATGATAAAGGAGTTTGTTATTTGATAGCGGATATAGAATCTAGATATATAATATTTGCATCTATACCTGACTATACTGATTATTATAAGATGGTTAAGTTTGAACCTGGAGCTAAGGAAATACATAATAAATTTAATGATAAAGATATATTTGAATACATAGATATGGATGAAACTCTTAAGAGTCAAATATTTGATAATATAGAAATACTTGACTTTTAATAATGCTATATAAATTAAAGAAAGAGAGATGAGTTAATGAAGTATAGAGTGTTAATACACAGAGACTATTCGGTAGGACCATGGAATGAAGGCGTAGTTAAAATTAGACTAGTGTCTGATAAGTTTAATATTAACTTAGAACATCTCATATATGATAACTGTGGCAGAATATTTTCATTTACTGATTATTGCTATTGTGTAGATGAGTTATACATAATAGACTTACTACATAAATACATTAAAAATGAAATTAGTAAAAATTATGGTATGAGATACAAAGTTTCCAAAAACACTCTATACTACATTTTAAAAGATAATGAGGTATTTGGAAATAAATGGGATAAAGAAAAGTCATCATTTATCAATGATTTAGTAACATATAATATTGATATAAATACGTATGGTATAAAATCAGCTTTCAAATGGTTTATTGATTTTATTAAGTTTATATAAAATAAGAAAGAGAGGTAATGTATGAGCATAACACCAGTAAGGGGAGACCATTTTAAAATTATTATAATTGGCAACATATTCCCTAAAAGGAATGAGATTAATGCGAGTATTAAATTTGAATACTGGGATGAAGAAAATAATGTTACGTTGACTGAGAATGTAATATACATGAGTAGTTCTATAAAGGAAAGAACAGATAAAGCTATAGAGAATATTACTAATGTAGTAGAGTCAAGTTCTCTTGTAGATGAAACTGGTAAAAATCCGTCTACATTTATAAATGATACGTTAAATGATTTGTATGATAAGGCTGTAAAGCTTAGAGATGATTTTATAGATGGAGAAGACTACACAGAGTATAGTATGATTACTATAACAGTTAATACAGAAAAACTTGAAGATAGGGGGTTATTAGATGAGCAGTAAAGATTATACACAATATACAGCAAAGGATATAGAACTTTTAGAGGGTCTTGATGGAATGAGAGAAAGACCATCTATGTATATAGGAAATAATGGAGCCGAAGGGCTCCATCAATGCTTAGTAGAGTCTCTTACAAATAGTATCGACGAAGCTATAGCAGGCTTTGGAGATACTATATACATCTCTATTATAGATAATGGAGATACGGATATTTTTTGTATAAGAGACCATGGAAGAGGTATACCAGTAGACATGCATCCTATACACAATAGACCAGTACTAGAAATACTTTGTACAGATATGCATGCTGGAGGAAAGCTTACAGCAGAATCTAACTATAAGATATCTGGAGGAAACTATGGTATAGGACTTAAAGTATTAAATGCATTATCAGAGAAACTTCATATAGAATCTTGGAAAGATGGATATCATTATGAGCAAGACTTTAGTAAAGGACATAAGCTTAATGATATAAAGAAACTTGAAAAGACTAAAGAAACCGGAACTCTTATGTCTTGGGAGCCAGATAAAACTATATTTGAAGTTACTAAGTTTAATAAGAGTAAAGTCAAAGCAGCTCTTAGAGATAACGCATATTTAAATCCAGGAGTCAAATTTGTATTTAAATACTATAATGATAAAGAAGACGTCTATTATAGTCAAGCTGGAATTGTAGATATGCTTAATGAAATGGTAGATAAGAAAGATACTATATTAAGTAAACCTATATATTTTGCAGAGAAAGAGGATAAACAGGAATTGGAAGTTGTTCTTACATATACTAATGGACATGAATTACTACGTTCGTATGCCAATAAAGTAAAGATGGTAGATGACGGAACGCACGTTACAGGCTTTAGGAGCGGTTTTACAAAGGCAGTAAACGTATATGCTAGGGAAGCTAAGCTATTAAAAGATAAAGACGAAAACATCACTGGAAACGAATTAAGAGATGGCTTAGTAGCAATAGTTTCAGTAATGATATCTGCTCCACAATATGAAAACCAAACCAAAACAAAGCTTGCAAACACTTCTTTAATAAATTGGGTAGGAAGTGTAGTGTATAATAATATGCTGGAATATCTTAGAAAGTATCCAAGTCAAGCATCGGCTATAGTAAAGAAAGCATTATCTTATAGAAAGCTTAGAGAAATTATAGCTAAAACTAAAGAAACTATGATGGGGACTAAAGAAGTCAAAAAGTTTGGAGCATTGTCTGGAAAGCTTAGTAACTGTAGTAGTAAGAAGCCAGAAGAATGTGAGCTATACTTGTTAGAAGGTAGAAGACTTGCCTTCTTAAAATCTCTCTAACTGCGGGAAGTTACCGTTATAAAGAAATAACTACTACTTATAGATAGAAATATACTATAAAACTGTGACCGTAATAGTGGTAAACAGCATAGTGAAAACGTTATTTTAAGGTATGATCGACGCAACGAAGCTTCATAATTCATATGAAAATGAAGTGTGTTCAGAGACTAGGGTGTTATAATCAGTATTAAAAAAAGTGGTTATAACATACGTAGGGCCGGAAGCGATTGCCGGTAAGGTTATAAATGCCAACCTAATTAAACCGAAACGGGAGAAGAAAAGATATAGTCCACCCCGCTTACATATTTGGGCCGATGTAAGCGTAGCATATGCTAAACAGAGGTAGCGTTCTGTTTGAATTGAAGTCGGCATTGGCCACAGTAAAAAGTGCCAGAGACCCAAGAACGCAAGCTATATTTACATTAAGAGGAAAAGTATTAAATACAGAAAATCTTAATATGGAAGAAATATTAAAGAACTTAGAGTTTAGAGAACTTATTCAATGTCTTGAAACAGGATTTGGAGAAGATTTTGATATAAGAAGACTTAGATATAAAAAGATAGTAATAGCTACAGATGCAGATTTCGACGGGTCTTACATCCGTCTAGGACTACTTACGTTCTTTGTAAGACATCTACCAGAGATAATAAAGCAAGGACATCTTTATTTTGCGGCAGCTCCTTTATTTAAAATTGTAACGAAAAATCAAACCATATATTGTAGAAATAAGAAAATATTAGATGAGACATTGCCTAAGATAAAAGGAGAATATATGATTAAACGTTTTAAAGGACTTGGAGAAATGGACGCCATAGACTTTAAAAATCATGTAATGAGTCCTAATTCTGGAGCGTTGATTCAAATAGTTCCTAAAGATTTTGAAAGACTAACTGAAATAATAGGAAAACTACAAGGTAAATCATCTGAACCTAGAAAGATATTTATTGAGAAAGGAGAGATATAATGACACTTAGTTATAAGTTATATTTGTGTACTATGTATGTATTATCATGTACTGTCATATTAATGTTACTTGCTATAATTATGAATTGGATGGATAGAAAGCGTGTAGCTGAAAAGAAGAATCCACGTATAAGACTATTATGGGCACGTAGATGGAAAAGATTAGATAGAATAGCTACACTTATTATAATATTATCTGTATTTTGGCCAGTAGTATACGGATTTAATGCCATAGTGACCAAGATGTGCAATAAGGTGATGGAGGTGATTATGGGTGAGTAAAAAGAATGAAAAGTACTTTGAAGATAAATTCGAGGAAGAGTATAGAGAGTTTGCAGAGAATTCTTTTAAAGCTGGATACATAGAAGCGGAAGAATTAGCTAAGATGGACTATCTTGAATATGCAGATGGAACTCTGAGAGATAGAGCGATACCTTGCGTATTTGATAACTGTAAACCTGTACAAAGAAGAATATTATATTCAATGTATGATTTAAAGATATTTAGTGATACATCTCCTAAGAAATGTGCAAGAATCATTGGAGATGTAATTGGGAGATTCCAGACATCAGGAGATTGCCTAGATGGAGATACTGTAATATGTTTATTGAATGGTGATAGAAAAACTATTAAAGAAATGTATGAATCTGGAGTTAACGAAGTTGAGGTATTATCATTTGATCCGAATAGTAAGAAGATAGTACCTGCAGTTGCAACTAATTTTAGAATAGGTCAATATGCTAATACCATATATGATATAAAGTTTTCTGGAGGAGGTAATGTAAAGGCTACTAGCAATCATCAGTTCTTAACTACATCTGGATGGAAGTCTGCTGATACTATAGCTAAAAATGACATAATAATAAACTGCTCATTAAATACTGCTAATGAATATATAAGTGTGAGGGGTATCTATAATACAAAAGAGCATTTACATAAAGTTATACTAGAAACTCCTAATAGTACTGATTATGTAAGACATCATATAAACGAAGACAAACATGATAATCGTTTAGAAAATTTGTGTGTTTTGACTAGAGTAGAACACGCCAAACATCATAATGGGGAAATACACTTAGAGGCTCTTCGTAAGGGTAGAGAGACTATGAGTACCGGAAAATATGCAGAAATGTTAAGCTACAAGACTTCTATGATGATGGATCAATTAAATAAGCATAACGGATTACTATCTGCATTAAGGGTATTAAGATATCTAGACTTACATAAAATAGATATAAATGTTACTAACTATGCAATATATAGGTCAGGCGTATATAATGGAGCTAAACTAGATAAAATATTACTAGAATATAGCTGGGAAGAATTAGTAGATATATATCGTAATGGAGGAGTTAAACTAGAAATGGATGATATAAATAAAAAAGTCATTGAGTTTGCTAGAAAGCACGATATATCATTCTATAGTAAAGAAAATAGAAGATCTCCTGATATAGATGATAGGGGTGATAGTTCTATCCAATGGATTACGTATAATGCTATAAAAAATCATATAATAAATTTAGCTGCAAATGGATACGAAATAAATTGGGATAATTTGATATCTAGACCAGCGTCATCATACAACTTTACACATACCGAAAAGCAGAGACATAAAGAAAATATGATTGCGGTTATGAAAGAATATCACACTATAGATAATTTATTAGAATTTCTAGGTAGAGTTGGATGCATTCAACTTGTTACAGATGTTAAAAAAGAAACAGTTGATAATAAACCTATGTATGATTTTACTGTAGATGGATACGAAAATATGTTTATAGAAGTAGCTTACGATGGTGTGTTTAGACAGATGGTAGTAGCTCACAATTCAGGTCCCTTTGGAGCTTTAGTAACTATGGTACGTTCATATGTTAATAATATTCCGTATATAATAGGACAAGGGGGATTTGGTACACAGGATGCTCCCTTTAATGCTGATATGAGATATGTTGAAGCTAAATTAGCACCGTATAGCGAAAAATATCTTCTTAGAGATTTGAAATATAATGCAGTAGAATTTATTCCAAATTATGATGAAGAAGAAATGGAACCAAAGTTTTTACCAGCAGTATTACCAGATATACTTATAAATGGAAATATAGGAATAGCAACTCCATATATGTGTTGGATACCTCCTCACAATGTAACGGACGTTATTAAGCTTTGTATAAAGTTTATAAGGAACCCAAAGATGAGTATAACGGAAATGATGCATACGTTGCAAGGTCCAGATTTTCCTACTGGAGGAGTTGTATCACAAATGAGTTCAGTATACAGATTTTATCAAACTGGTAAAGGTGCTTGTACGATAACTGGTAAATGGCATAAAGAAGTTGATGACAGTAAGACTTACTTAGTTATAGATGAATTACCATATATGCGTACTCAAGAAACATTTATGGAGAACTTATCTGTGTTAAAAGCTGATAAAGATATTGGGTATCTTATAGCTGGTGTAGAGGACTTATCTGCTAATGGAGAAATTAAAGTAAGAATTAGAGTATCTACTGGTACAAAGTACGATGAACTTGTGGATATTCTTTTAAAGAAAACTTGTTTACAATACAGTCAAGTTTTAAATATGATGGTATTACTAGATAATAAAGAATATAAATTATTGAACTTAAAAGAAGTTATGGAATACTTTGTATCTTTCAGAAGTAAATGCTTATATAATAAGTTTAAATATGAATTAGAAAATAACTTAAAAAGATATCATTTATTAGAAGGAGTTGTTATAATCAATAAAGATATGGATAAAGCAATTTCTATAATAAGGAAATCTAATGGTAAAGAAGATAGTATAGTAAAATTAATGAAAGCATTTCCTTTATCTAGAGAGCAAGCTGATTATATAGTAATGATGAGAGTATACAGACTATCTAATCTAGAAATCAATATAGTTAAAGATGAAATGAAAGGATTAAAAGAAAGAAGAACTTATTTAGAAAAGATAACAGCTTCTGATAAAAATAGATATCTTGATGCTGAGATGCTTATAGAATGGGAAGATATATTATCTAGTAAGGATATTAATAAGAAAAGAAGAACAGAAATATCAAAAATATAAAGGAGGATAATTATGCTCACAAACACTAAGCTAAAAATAATAACATCTATGGTTGACGATAATATTATATCAGTCGATTTATCGGTATTAGACCATACAGGAGAATCTACTTTCTATAGAAACATTATAAACAAGATTGATAAGAATTCTGAATATACATGGCCTGAACCTAAGGTAGTTAATTATCATAATTTAGAAGAAATTACTAATGTTTTGAAAGATAGGGAATGTGTAGTAGATGGAAATATACTTGGTATAATGGCTGAGAATATCTTATCTGTAGTAGAGATGTGTGATGAACATAAAGTTAGTAAAATAATAATCGAACAGATTATTAAATTAAAAAAAGATATAAAAGGAGAAGTGATGTAGTATGGGTAAATTAAAAGATGGTGAATTAGGAGTATCGTATGATTTAAGTTTTATTAAGTCTACAAGAAAAGTAGAAGTTTATATAAATTTAAATTATAGGTCAGATGATGGTAATTCGTCTATTGATGATGAGTGTGAAATGAATGTTCTTAAATTAAACAAAGACACATTATTAGACAAGTCGTATTCTTTAGGAGAAATGATATTATGTAGAGTAGAGGATAAGATACTAGAATACGTAAAAGAGCATTTTAAAAGAGTGCTATCAAAAATAGATGCAGAAAGCAGTGTAGATTCATATAGTCTTAGATATGTAATAAGAGCTAAGGTATTATATGATGGTGATGAATGTATAATAACAGCAGGTGAATAAGGAGGATTTTATGCAATTAGTAGTAATAGAAAAAAGAATAGTCGATTATGTAGTTAAGTTGCAAGAAACACAGATTGATTCTGATGAAGTATCTAGTATGTTAGTTTGTGAGTTTATACATAATCCTGAAACTGATAAAATCGAAGTATTAGATAGAAAGAAACCTGATGATATGTATGTGACTGAAGGATTAGCTAGAAAAATCATTCTGCATCCTTTATTCTCAGAAGCTCTTAATAAAATAATATATGATAAGAGCAACCAAATACTAGCTACAGGGTTCAATGTAGGTATGTTTGTTGAAGGTCTGTGTTTGGAAGATGCGTTAAATTTTTCACTAAGTCTAGATATAAAAAGAAAATAAGGAGAGGGATATAAAATGGCAACTTACATAGTAGTAGGTGTTGTGTTTGGAATTTCGGCTTGGATGATTATTAGTGCAGTAATGAATAAATCTAAAATAAGTAAGACTGAGTTTATACTCACAACTGGAGCTGGTGTAGTCGCCAGCTCTCTTGTCATTTTATCTAGATTAATATAAGGAGGGATTATTATGAAGAAATTATTATTAGGATTAATGTTGTGTACATCTGTATTAAGTATGGCTGAAACATATATAAAAAGTTATGATTTATCTACTTCTCTTAGTTGGGATAAGAAGATAAGAACAAATGAAGACATTATAAATAATGCTATCAAAGAAGAATATAATAGATATAAGGCTAAAGCCATCAGTATTAGTATAGCTGGAAGATTTCAGGATACTGTATATATATTATTTGAAAAATAAAGGGGGTTTAATATGTATAATGTAAGTGAACTACTAGAAAAATTAAGACTTGAAACTGATAAAGAGACTATTCAAAATATGGCTATCGAATTAAATGACAGTGTCGCATGTCTTGAAGACTTAAAGAAAGTGTATAACTTTTTTGGATTTGATAGAAAAAACTTAGATAGAGATTATGAAATATATAAGAAATTGAATGATATATATAACTTCTCTAATGGATATCTATTAACAGAATATCAATATAATTTAATTAGATATCTATACTATAGTGCATATTTTGGTTTAATAATTCCTGTTAAATTAGCTATAGAAAAGGTGTATGATATACATGAAAGTGAAGTAGTGGCTAGAATACCTAATTGGAGAGAAGAACTTGCAACATACGGATGTGACCATATATTTAAATACATAGAAGAATATATAAATCATATAAATCAATTAGAGGCTATATATGGTGTAACGCAACCTGAAAGAATGGAAAATATGAATAGTATTATGAATATGTATAAAGATAATGAATATGTGGATAGCTATGCTGAAATAGATAAAGCCGTTGATATCACTATAGCTATGAGTGACAAGGTTGCTAATATTAAAGAAGTTCAAGAAAAGATATTTAAAGTCTGCGGATACACAAAAGTAGCAGATGCGTATGATGCTACAGATATGTTTGAGAATTGTGATTTCTCAGATGAGGCTATAAATAAAGCTATAGATGCTTTAAAGGAACTTAAAGCGATGTCTGAAGAATATAATAAAACTAATAGTTTAGTATAAAATAAGGAGGAAAATATGAAAGAATGGAATGTAGAAGTTTGCAAGAATATTATTAAGAGTTTGGAATTATCTAAAGAATTTGATGATAGTGCTGCACACACATTAAATGAGTTTAAAGTAGCATTGCTTAAGGAACATACTGAAGCTAGTAAGTATAATGAACTTAATGCTTTATATGAAATACTTGATGTGCAATCTAAATTAGCAGAGTACTTAATCAAAGGTATAGAGAAATTAGCTGAAATATATGATAATGATACGTATGATAATATGCATCCTAAAACTAGACAAGATATACTTTGGTCTATGCATGAATTAAACTTATTGGCTAAAATACCATTACTATATAAATTAATAGCAGTTGATAAAGCAGAAAAGTGTTTTAGTTTAGCTGACATCGTTCAGTATGCTATAGGTATAGAAATAGATGAAGATGTAGTTAAAGCAGTACTACAAGAATCTTATGAAAAATATGGTGCTATAGATTATACAGAGATTCTATATGAGGATGTTATCCCTCCTGTAGTTATGAGTGTCTTAAAATTAGAAAGCAAACTAGATAATATTGAGGAACCTATCTTTGAACTTATTGGAGATTTAGGAAAGGATATAGCTAACTACATTATAGATATATCTAATAGAAATACTGTAGAAGAATTATTACATGTTGTAGAAATAGAGCATTCGGTATTAGAGTCTCACTTTTTAGAAAACGATGTACTACCTGGTTCAACATATGATGACATTGTTGATAATCTAGAGGCTGCTATTAAGGAATTTAAGAAGAAAATTATAAAGTAAATAGTTATATATGTTTAAGTGTTTCAAATATATTTTAGGAGGTAAGATTATGAATAATGAATTAAAGAACTATTTTGGAGATGATTACTTCGATGGAAAGAGTATGAGAACTTTAGATGGACAAGGGTCTTTATTACAGTATTATGCTAACTTGTATACTGAGGATAAAGATAAAGATGTATTTATAGCTGGAATGATATTGACAGAAAGATATATTAAAGAATTAATAAATGACATCAGATTTAAACAAGTTCATTGCGTAGAAGATATGTATAGCAATCTTGATATTGATGCTAGGCTTTTAGATGTTCGTAGAATGCTTGAATATCAAGGTGGACTTATTGGAAACATATATGATTTAGATATAGTAAAGCCATTTATTGATTTTATATCAAAATGTGATGATATGTCTAGTGGAGATGCTTTAGAAAAAGGTGCTGTAATAGAAGCTCATATGGTATTATTTGGTATTATGAAAGGATTTTTAAATGCAGCATTATCACCTATGGATACTATGAGACTTACTCAACTATTCAATATGTATAATAAGGAGTATATAAATAACTTGCGCGAACTACAAGTTTGTATACAAAATATCAATAGTATAACTTTTAATGCACGTATGTCTATGCATAATGTTCTACATCAAAATAAAGCAAATGTAAATGTACTTACTAATATTTATAAATTCTATGAAGTATTTGTAAAGAAATATATGGCTAGTGCTTTAAAGAATATGCTTAACTTTGACCACTTTAAAACAGTTACTGCTACAATACCAGTCATCAGTAATAGAAGAGGTGCGTTATGGTCATACCCACGTACAATGGAAGGTGAAGACGTAACTACTGTCAAAGACGTATTATTAGGAGAAGGTATTATAGACGAAGACTTCAATCTATTGATACAACCTTATGATAAGAATGATATAAAAGAAATGAGAGCTATGTTAGATAGTGTAGCAGATTTAGTCAATGAAAAGACATCTTTAGAAAATCAATACAAAGCTACAGCTAATGAAATAATTGGTAGCATGATAGATGAATTTGAAGATGAAGATGGTTGTGATGTAGATGAAAGAGATATTTCACGTATATATTCTAGAGATTTAGATTATGTTGATATAAATAACATTAAGAAAGCTAGAGATTTAATAAACTCTGCTATAGACACATATGAAAAATATAAAGAACTTTTAAATAAATAGGAGGTAAAGAGTATGGACACTAAGTTAGGTATGTATTATTTAAGTCAATTTAACAAAACCAAAGATATGCAGTTTTTAGTATCTGCATACGGAATTTATGTTCAAATGGAGAATGCCACTCCAGGAGCATTGAATTCAATATTTGGTAATCCTAGTATGTTTACACCTGAATATTTTGAATTCGTTGAGAGTGTAGAAATTGCTATTGAAGAATGGAACCCAGGAGCTGTATTTAAGTTAAAAGACTTCACGTTTATATACAACTTCTTTAAAGACCTTGCAGAGGTGTCTAATAAGTCTGAGGACATGTGGAGTGTATTTGATAATCAGATGTATGACGAATTGGGAAATATTCTTATGTTTAATAAGCTATGTCATATGCTAAATTATATGATGTTATGTATTGGACATGATACTTACAAGACGTGTGACTCTAATTATGCTTGGGGTAGATTTGTTGGAAGAACTATTGCTGAAGGATATTGCGAAGAATCAGCAGATCCAGATAAGTTTGATAGATACGGACTGATTCGTAATATAAGAAATTACTACTCATTTGAAACTGAACATGAAGTGATGAAAACTATATTAAACAGAATGTTATCTAAGTTTTTAGAAGCTTCATCTAAGAATCATCCAGAATTATATAAAAAGTTATTAGAGCTACATATGATTGAAGCTATATATTCTGAAAAAGATGATAAGATTGATAGTGTAAAATATGAAACTGTATCATTTAAGAACTTATTGATAAGTTTAAATATTGTTGATAAGGATGGTAATGTTAAGATAGTAGTTCCAGAAGATGTGTTTGATACTCTTAAAGCGTATATGGAAAATGATAAGCCAAATATAATTCAACTAATAGAAGTTAAAGACAAGTATAGACTGATAGAAGAAGAGTTTCCTGATGTGATATCTGATTGGTTATATGTTGACATATATGGAGAAAATGCATTTGTACCACCGTATTTACGTAATATTGACTGGACATCTAGAAATGAAATTGATAAGATAAAGGCATTGAAAGAAGTTCTAGATAAAATATTAGATACTTGTAACTGTTATAATGATATATTGAATAATAGAGGGGGTAAATAATGGCAGCAAATGAAAAAGCAGTTGGATTAGATTTTTATATAGATACTTGGAATAGTAATAAAGATGAAGTTGCAAAAGTTGGTCTTATAGTAGCATTCAATGATATGATGAATACATTGTATGATTATAAAACTTCTAGACTGGAAGATGAAGTAGGAGCTCTAGAATTAGATATTCATAATTATATCAAATGTCTTAAAGAAGCATTCGAGTTTGATATTAATATAGAATACATAGATACTGCTCTTAAGCTATTATCTACATTTAATAAATCTATAGGTAAATATAATATGTATGAATATAGATATCCTGATATTATAATACCAGTGAGAAATATACTTCATGCTAACTTAGAATACTTTGTCAGAATGTTGGGGCTTAAGATTCAAACAAGCTATGATTCATTAGCAGTTATTCCAGTAAAAACTAATACTGTGGCAGCTTCTGATATATTACTAGAAAGCTATAGAAACTTTACAAAATACACAAATCTAAATAAATTACATGATTTAGAAGACTGTGTAATAGATTTAGCTAAATGCACTGTAGCTGAAGTTACAAGAATCATAGGTGAAGATATAGATAAACTTATAGAAGAAGTTACAAAATCATATATGAGTGCTATTCCAGAACGTTATAAGGATACTTTAGAAACATTCGCTGCTGATACTAAGTATCTAGATTATGACAAAGTGTTCGACCATTTAGAAGATGCTCTTACAGATTGGTTTGATAGTATAGATAAACATTTCACACAATGTAATAAATTTGGACGTACTATAAGATGTTTTAAAGAACGTCTTACAGATGTATTTGAAGTTAGAGCTGAAGAATATGATTATAACTTATTATGGGATATGGAAATACCTGAATATCCTGATGAACAGTATCTTGATTATATAAAGGCTTTAAAGAAAGCATTGGATGAGCACGTTGAAGTTACAGAAGAAATAGTTAAAGATATGAAATAGTTGGTTGAGTGGGAGATTTGTTTCTCCCACTTTTATATATTAAAAAAAAACTTAGGAGGAATAATATGAAATTTAATTGGGTAGAAACAGAATTAACAGGAAAAGAGTTTGCTATAGCTGATATTACTAATAATGGTAATAAAGAAGGTCAAGTAATAGTTATAAGAAGTGCTAAAGAAGACAGTATTCAAGTAAACGTTAGGCATCACGTTTATTCTTATAACAAAGCAGTAGGACTTCCACATTTATTAGAACATTGCATATTTGGAACAGTGTGGAATGGTAAACCTATGTTTGAAGCTATGTCAGAACTTGCAAACATGGGAATAGACTTAAACGCTGGAACTAGTATTAAAGATATATGTGTACAAATGGACGTATCTAAATGTATGGATGAAAATAAGTATAAGAATGATGCTGTATATCAAAAGATGGCAGAATCATCTAGATATACTGACATATTTAATAACTTAGCACAAATATGCAAAAACTTATACGTAAATAAAATTAGTGAAGAATACTTCAATAAAGAAAAATCTATCGTAAGTAGCGAACTAGAACAAAGACACCCTGGAGATAAACAAAACATAAAGAAATTTACAGTTCCTTTATGTTTATACGGAGATAAAGTATCAGCTATAGGTTCTAGATGGAATATATTAAACATTCCTTATGAATTTATTAACTATGCTAGAACTAGAGTATTCTCTAAAGAGAATCTTAAAACTATAGAAATCATCATGCCTAATTTCGTTTCATTAGAAGATTTAGAAAACTTATTCTTAAATCCACTATTCGACGCTTTAGAATCAAACAGTAAAGAAAGTAGAACTATGACTGTTTCTAAAGAAGTTAAAGAAATCGTTGATGAAAACATGATGATAAGATACGCTCCGTCTAGTAAGTCTTTCCAAATGGAAAGTATTGGATTTAATAACCACTTCAAAAGAGGACAAGTATTCACACCTAAGTTTAAGAAAGCGTTTAATACTGTTCCAGTTAGAGGAGTTATTATAAACGTTCCTACGACTAAATACGATATCAACAGTATACTTAACGTAGACGATATAGCTTGTCAATTAGCTATCAACTTCATTAATAATGAACTAAATAGATTCTATAGAGAAAAGTATCCGTATAGTTATGGAGTGAGTATGATGACTACAGCTTGGAGACATAAAAAGAACTATGGAGCTAGGTCTTTTATATTAGAACTTAACGACGGTGTAAGTCAAGAAGATTTCTTAAACTCTATAAAAGAATTCAACGACCACGTTACAGGTGACGCAGGTTCATATAATAAGAGATTAACTGAAGCAAGAAGAATACATATTGAGAATTTTAAGAAACAGTGGCATTCATATTGTATGAGTGAATTTGCTGGAATGAGAACTGATTTAATAGTTCAAATATTATTCGGTTCTTATGCTGATTCAGCTGAAGAAAAGATTGCTGTATTAAACAGTCTTAAAGCTGAAGATGGAATGTTATTCCCTAAAGTTATAACAGACTCATATAATGAAAGTAAAGTAACTTTAGCTCTTATAGATGAGTATGTTAAAAAGATTATTGACGGATGGAAAATCAACATGTTATTCTCTGAAAATGTTATAGAGGATGAAGAACCAAAGAAAGAACCTAAGAAAGAATTCAAAAAGGAATTCAAGAAAGAGTTCAAGAAAGATTTTAAATCTGGGGATAAGAAACCTTATAAGAAGAATGATAAACCTTATAAGAAGAAATAATATCAATGCAGTGGGAGAAATCTCACTGCATTATTTTTTTTATGTCATTGTGCGACAATTATAAAATGTAATTTTTTTATAAAGGAGAGGATAGAAATGAATTGTGGAACACCGATCACAGTTAAGTCAATATACGAACTTTCATATTATAAATATTTATCTGGCTTAACTAAACCGTACTATGACCCTAAATTTGTCACTAGTACTATTTTTAATTATGTGCAAACACACGTACATGACGCTAATACTTATTTAGATGAGGTTAAACATTGTATAACCTATGAGCAATTATTTGAAGAATTCTGTAAACATAACTTAGATTTATATGGACGTGAATATGAGGATAACGTTTTTTCTTATGTTAAAAAGTATGGAAAGCTTCAAAAGATATTAAAACAAATACCAAATAAACATTACAGAAATCCATATAACTTAAGACAATGGGTTACTCAATGTAAATATATATGTAAAAAAATAGATATAAAATATAGTGAAACTTTAGAAGCTGCATTATTGTGCTATTATATCAGTAGAAATAGTAAATGTGAAATAAGAGATGCATTAAAGTTATTATATGATAATAATATAATAGACGAAGTTAATGAGAGTAGTGTAGTAGAGATTATTAGAGGATTAGATGATGATAACGTAGTTCAACTGTATCATAATATATTAGTGTCTTCTATTATACTTCCTCCTGCTACAAATAGGATAGTATTAGACTCATTAAACTGTTATATACATCGTAGATATAAACTTAATAGTACGTATATACCATTCTTATACAAGTTATCATCATTTACTTTAGATAAAAACCAAGATAATCCAATATATAAGCAAGTATTTGCAGAAGAACTACAACAAGAGAAGAATATGATTAATAGAGAAAGAGAGAACATGCTCTATAAATCTAGAAATAAATATGGACAAGTATGGCTTTCTGATAAATGTGTATGGAATATGCTTTCTATCAGATTTAATACTTCTGTTATAGATGATAAAAAGAAAGAACTTGCTAATAGACTTAGAAATGCAAAGAAACTTGCAATGCATTCTGAATTAGGATATATTCCATTGATAGAATATTTAGTAATACTAGATTTCTTAAAATTAGATAAAGAAAGATTTGATGTTATATTCGCAGAGACTGTACTTACAGTATTATTTAAATATGGATTTAATATCAAAGAAGATGACGTTATGTATTATTTAAGAAAGCTTACTAAATTAGATAAACGTAGTAGAGACTTTAAAGATGACGTAATAGAAGTTATAAGATATAGTGTATACAATGCTCCTCCTACAAGTATGGATGATATATTAGAATATGGAAATAATTTATTTGATTTAAAGGACATTGCAGCGACGTTTATAAATAAAACGAATCCTGTATTTGAATCAAATTTATATAAGACTGCGTATACACAAGAATTAAATAGAGCACGTACACATGTGTGGAATGTGTTATTACATGAGAAAGGAGCTGAAGAACGTGTTAGTAGAAAGATTGCTGAGATCAACTCTAGGAAAAAGAATTAAAGAAGCTGGATTAGAAAAAGGATGGTATACTGTATTCATAAGAAGAAAACATCCATTAAATAGACTTAGAAGCCATATACTGTTAGCTATGCCTGTATGTGTAGTTAAAGTAGATAATTATATAAATGCTTACATAGATAATAAAGAAATGACATTACCTGGATGGGAAGAAGAAGTTAATGGAGAAATCGTACATCATAAAGGTGTAACTATGAAATGGGATAAATGGACTGATATGTTTATATCTATGAAAGCTATGGATAGAGTTATGAATAATAAGTTTTCTAAGAAAATGAGAATAATAGAATTAGGGGAAGACGAATATAGTTTTATGAGACTTAACAAGATACTTAGACATAATTTTGATAAGTTTGAACTATTATTTGAGGAATTAGATAGTAATACTATTGAAATGCTGAATACTGATAAATGTAGTTTTAAAAGAATAGGATAGGGGATATATATGATGAGATTTTTTAGATGGATACACAAATTATGGCTAGTAACTTTTAATAAGGCATTTAATTACTTCAATGTAATATACAACGTACCAGATAATATAAATATTCATGATAAAGAAACGATGATTAGCTTTGTAGATAAGGTTATATCAGAAATGAATGACTACACTGTACTTATAAAGCAAGTTCATCTAAATGGATCATCATTGAGTTATAATTACATAATAGACGGACAGGGAGACCATGGAATATTGCATGAGATAAAAGCGTGTATGATATACAATGCAAGATTATTAAAGCTTGCAAATTTAGATAACTTCAATAAATTAGACTTTGAATTTGTAATTGATAATGAAACTCACGTATTGACATTAGTTAAGGAACAAGAAGTATGGAGACTAAAGGGGGCTTAATATGATAAGTGTAATATATGGATATATCAGACGTATGATGAAACGTCTGCATGATTTCTTATTTAGAACACACAAGAAATCTTATTATAGACTTGATTTCGATATTAAGTCTTATGATAATCTAAGCGTGGCTAAATATATATGTCTAGTATTAGATAGACGTATGAAATGTTTAGTAACTTATACTACTGTACAGGACTCTAAAAGTAAGTTTACTGGTGTAGTAAGATGTATAATAGATATAGACCAATTCAATATATTTGAATTTAAATACTGGATGAAGAAATACGCACCACGTATTGTAGTTGGAGATAATGAATTAGATGTGGACTTTAAGATTACGTGTATGTGTAATGAATATAACTTCCATAAGATGAGAATGAAGTTAAAGACGCATATGGGTAGTTATGAAATGGTAGAATGTGACTTTATAGATAATGATGGGGTTTAATGCCCCATCTTCCATTTTATCACGTCCGTACCAGACAACCTTTCTGTTTATAATATTAATAATAAGGAGGAACAAATATGGGATTATATGATGATTTGCTACGTGGATATCAATCTGAAAACATAGAAGTAGGATTAGAAGCTAGAAACATTCTTAAAGATAAGACATTTAAGCTTAATAAATCATCTTTTTATGTAGCAGAAAAGAGTATAAATGAAGCAGCTATAGTATTCTCATTCTTAGATAATTACGAAGATAGTCTTATGCTTTTTAAACAGCTTAAGAATAGAAAACATAATCTTATCGTAAGTAGAATGAAATATTATTTTATGCCTAAGATTATAAAACAAAAGCTTCCATCTAAATCTGTAGTAGAAAACCTTAGTAGAAGTTTTAATCAAATAATGAAGATAAAGAATGATTATGGTATAATGCAACTTATATCTAATGCTAAAATGGTAGACGGTAAAAATAGTTATATGGTAGATATGAGTTGGGTTACAAATGCTATACGTAGAGTTACAGTAGATAAAAAGATGAGAGTTTCTAGACCATTAAGAGATGGTATACTTGCGATGTATAAAGCTCAAATAGAAAGTTTTACACAATACAAGAATAAGATATTATACTTTAGAACTCCATTCTTATTAGGTACTCCAGTAAAGCTTACAATAATGGAAAATGCTCTTATGACTTCTATTAGACCAGTGTTATTATTTATGAAATGGTTTCAAGATAGACCTGATGAATTTAAAGAATGGCTTAATGCTCATAATATAACTATGGTATTTGAAGGAAATAAAAATACGTCTTTAGTATTGGCTGGAAATAATAACTATCTTAATATGAGTATGTTTAAACCAAAGACAGTACTTAGACAGCTTCATATATTAGATAGTCTTAATGGAAAATTAGATGCAGCTAAAGAACAAGAATTAGCAGATGATGTAGATTCTGAAGATATGGATGAAAACGTGAACTTAGCTACAGACGATGAAATGTATGATAGTGATAATCCAAATGAAGTTATAAAGTTAGATGAAGACTTAGCTGATGCTGATATCGCAGATATATTTGAAAATGGTTCAGACGACATTGCAGATGCAACTTTAGCTAAACCAAAGAAACTTATAATAGAAGAGAATAAAGACTTAGCAGATGATGTGGCTGATATAGAAATAATGGAGGCTTCTACTGCTGGTTCTAAAAGAGGATATAACAAAGATTATTTCAAGATATTAGAAGATAGTAATATGTCTCCTAAGGATAAAGCTGTAGAAATAGTAGAAGAACACAACTATACAAAGCTTAAAGAGAACGTAGAAACTAAAGAAATACAAAATATGCGTAAAGCTATTGTAAAGAAGTATGGAAAGAAACCAGCTGAAATGGTAGAAGTTATAAAGAAACATGAGATAAAAGACCAAGATGTGGGAATAGTTACAAAGACACCTACATCATTTACAAAGATATCTACTAAAGATTTAGATACTCAATATAAAAAGCAATTATCTGAAGACGATTTCGAGAATATACTTGCAGCTCCTGCTGGACTTACATATCCACTTATACTTAAAGGATACACTAAAAAAGATATAAGTGACAGAGAGTTTAAGGGATACGAACTTAAAGTGCAATATGAAACACATAATGGAGACCCACTAGAAATAGTATTAGATATACCAGAAACATTTAATAGTGCAGGTAATATATTTATGGGAGGTTCTGCTAAGCAAATAAAACTTCAGAATGCTGCAAAGCCAGTAATCAAACAAGACGAAAACGTTATTATAACTACAGCTTATAATAAATGTATACTTTCTATTACTGGTAAATATATCAGTATGAGCGATAAGATACTAATATCTCATATCAACGCATACTATAGACTTACTGATCATACGCCTATACTTAAAGTAAAAACTACAGATGATTTAGGGTATTTCATATACGAAAACCAAATCAGCTTTAGACTTACACACTTTAATAGACATTTCGTAGGACTTATATCTCCTGATTACGATATAGACTTTAGAGGAAAAGGTAAAAAGAACGGACTTACTCTATTAGGAACGTTTAAAGGAGAAGATGTATTACACGACCCAGATAAAGATACAGTTAAAGTAGGAAATAAAACGTATGATACGATTAGTTTTATTTGTAGTATATTAGAAAATGAAAACCCAGAAGCTTGGAAAAAGTCAGCTCCATCTACTGTAAGTACTGCTTCATTGTATACGCCAGTGGCTACAATCATGGGAACTAATATTCCAGTAGTATTAGTGTTACTAGTAGCAAAACCTCTTAGAGAGCTTTTAAACTTACTTAGAGATACTAATAAGCTAGAATATAAAGTAGTGCGTAATTCAGAAGAAGTAGATAAGTTTACAAATAATAATAAAGAATATGGTATAATTAAATTTGCTAACTTCACTATTATATTAAAATATAATAATGATTTAAATAATTTACTACTTAACTATCTTACTACATTAGACTTTACAGATAAAGATACATTTGATATTACGAACGTTATGGAAGAGTTTGCTGGAAATAGTAATACTGCGATATATATAGAAAACTTCGTAGACTTATTTATAGACCCAATCACAAAAAGAGTATGCGAACTATATAATATACCATCTGATTTCGTAGGAATGTTTATATATGCTGTATCATTATTCACTACATATAAAACTACATATAAAGGAGATATCAGAAGTTATAGACTTATAACTCCATCTGAAATAATAAATAGATGCATATACGACGTTATATCTAAAGAGCTTTCTAATAATGCTGCAAGAGTTAAAAGAGGTTCTAGAGCAAAAGTTAATATAGCAAAAGATGCTGTTATACAACGTTTACAAAGTCTTCCTAATATAAATGAAGCGAATGGATTATCTGCTTTCAGAGAAGTTATGGAGGGTTCTCAAGTATCTCTTAAAGGACATAACGGAATCAACGAACCAAGAGCGTATACGAATAACGTAAGAATGTTCAATCAGAATAACTATGGAAGTGAAACTTGTGCTACGGCTTATAGTGGTAATGCGGGAATAGTAAAATATCTTCCAGTAAATCCGACTGTAACTAACTTAGCTGGAGACTATGAACATCACGATGGTCCGGAAGGATTAGATGCAGCTAACTTATCTGCTTTCTCAGATGCGTATGTACCTTATACAAGATATAATCACTGTGCACGTAGATTAATGCAAAGTGGTCAATTTAACCATATATTACCAGCTGTAGATAGTGACCCTATGCTTGTATCTTCATATGCAGATGAAGCTGCTATTAAGATGACTCCTAAGCATTCTTATATAGCAAAAGGTAATGGTAAAATAAAAGAGATGAATAAAGACTTTATTATTATTGAGTATGATAATAAAGAAGTGGATGCTATTTCTCTTATAAACGTAGAACGTAATGCCGATAAAGGATATTACGTAAAGAATGACTTCGTACCTAATAAACAGGTTAAAGTTGGATATAAGTTTAAAGAGGGAGAAATACTTGCATATAGTAAAGATAGTTATAGAAGAAAGACTAATGGACATATCGGACTTGCTGCTGGAGCATTAATATGGGTACTAACTTGTGACGGAGAAGCAGTATGGGAAGATAGCTGTCTTCCATTTGAAAATCTTTCTAATAAGCTTGCTACCAGAGTTGTAAAGCGTATAGCACGTATTATGGACCTTAATACAGAGATAAGAGATTGGAAACATAAGATAGGAGAAGAAGTTAAACCTAACGATGTATTATTTAAGTATAAAGTACTTACTGATGATGACACTATCAATGAACTATTCTCTAATATGGAAAGCTTATCTCTTAAAGAAGTAGAGGCTCATTATAAAGGAACTATAGTGGATATAAGAGTATACTGGAGAGAATCTCAAAATATGAGTCTTTCTAAATCTATGAAAGACTTTATACGTGATATTGATGACGCTCAACGTATAAGCAATAATATGGCTTCTGTAGACCAAGTTACAGACCAATTCACACGTAAGCTTTTAGATAAAAGACCTCAAAAACTTACTAGAGCGAAGAATAGTAAAATCAATGGAGATACGATAGAAAACGGACAAATCTTAATAGAATATAGTATTGAGATAATAGACAAACTGGGCCCAGGAGATAAAATAGTGGTTGATAATGCTCTTAAAGGAGAACCTACTATGATACTTCCTAATGAGCTTAGACCAGTTGGAGTTCGTACAAAACGTCATTGTGACTTATGCTATAGCACGTATTCTATATTAAAACGTATGACACCAGGTATGATACAACATGGAAAGCTAGTGGCTATTCTATTACATATTGCTAGAAAGAATAGAGAGATATTAGGTATACCTCCTGAACCAGGTTCTATACTTGATTACTATAGTAGTGAAGATATGATTAAGAAATACAATAAAAAATAAAAGGAGAATGATAATATGTTAAGCATGGAAGAATTATTAAAAATCAATGTTAAGACTGCGGAAGATAATGCAGAGATGGCTGGCTTCATCGAAGAATATATTGATATGGTAGGAACAGAGTCAGTGATGGACTTTGGAGGATATGGAGCATTTATTTCATTAGAACATGGAGTAGGTGTTGAATCAGCTATCGACGGAGGAAACTTTGGAAATAAATTTATGTATTATTTCAGTAAATTAGGAAATATATTTACTAGAAGACAGTCTGGATATAACCAAGTTATAACTCAAATGCAACAAATAAACACTGGTAAAATATCACAAGGAGCTTCTAACATAGCTCTTAATGTTGCTAATGCAACTGAATACGCTAGAATTACTCAAGCATTCAATCCTAAGGCTGGAGATTTAGATACTAGTAAATGGCAAACTCTGATGAATGAATTAGATGGAGCTATGACTGAAGCTAGACTAGACGTATTAAGAAACTTATGGGATGACTTTAAATATGACTTCTTATCTGGATTAGCAGCTGGGACTGTAATACTATTCCCACTTGCTATATATTTCTGGTTTAAATCATGGGTATCTTTCTTTAAATTCTGGGGTTCATTGTACGATGTAGTAAGTAACAAAGCAGAAAAAGGAGTTTTACTTGCTAAAGGTATGGAACTTAGTAGTAAGATAATTGTAGATATCGTAGCCTCAGTATACTTTAAAGTGTGTCCAGATAACCCAGCTCAATTACCAAAAGAATTAACTATATCAGAAGTTAACAGAGCAGTGTATTCAGTAGTAGGAAAACTTAAAGAATTTAAACTTACTATGAAAAGAAAGTTTATGGTTGAATATGATGAAAAAGTAAAAGCCGCTCAAACTGTTTATAACGTGGCTATGAGCGTTTATAAAGAAAAGCTACATATGGTATCACCTAGCTCTATAAAAGCGATAGCAAGAGGTTCTAGTAGCCTTACAGATAAGTTATTCCAATCTATACAAGGATATAATGAACTTAAGGTTGCTGTAGAAGCTTATAAAGGTCTTATCGTAGCTGCTGAACTATACTTTGATATCAGTAATATGGTATTATTAGACCTATACAAAATGTAGGAGGATACTTATGAATACAAATGATATAGGAATAGAGGCTAATCTTCTTAAGTCTGTATCATCTAAGAGTAAAAGAATTCAAAAGAATTTGGATAAAGTGTCTGATATTGTAAAGAGAGATATTAAAACAGATAGAAATACATTTATAACTCCAGAGTACTTAAAACGTGCTCTGGATGCTGTCTGTGCTTTTACTCCAGAAGATAGCGATAGAGGAGTTATACATAAAGCGATAGACGTAGTCTTTACAGAAAACTTTATAGTTAAATATATAAATAAAGCATATAGATATATATTTAATAAACCAGACGGATATCTAAAAGAAAATACAGATTTAAAATCTCATGCTAAATACATCAGTAAGGAGATAGGAAAAGAAGTAGATAACTTAGTAGAAGAAACTAAAAAGAAAGGTAAACTTGTAGCTGCTAATGAGCAAATTAAGATTATTAATTATCTTAGAAGTGACATATTACCTGCATTTGAAAAGCTTTATAAAAAGATATTATTCTTTAAAGAAAAAGAAGATGTTGAAACTACTCCTGAACTTGTATCTGCTACTGTTAAAAAGCTTGAGAAAGTTAAAAGAAAGAATGTAAAAATGCTTAAGAATGCTAAAGTACAAGATAAGATATCTAAAGGTTCTGTCGGAGATTACGCAGATGCAAAAGACTGGCTTTCATCAGCCGCAAATGATTTTAAGATGTTAACACATTATGATAAGATATTTACAATTTGGGATAAGATTATAGACGAAATAGATAAATGGAGGTAATATATGAACTTAGATATTAAGAAGTTAGAGCTTAAGCTTAAAAATATGGAGCCATCTATGGAATATTTCGGAGGTAGATTAGTCAGCGACCCTAACTTAGCATTTAAAGAAATAAAAAGTATGTTTGCTACAAGAGAAAGAAATGCGATGAACTACGTTGCAGATATGGATAAATATATAAATAAAGCGACGATTAAAAAAGGAGTTCAAGACTGTATAGCTAATAAAGAGCTTATAGAAAAGCTTTCTAACTTATTAGATATATTTCCAGAGTTTAATAGCAATACTGTTAAACTTAAAGAAACTGATATGGAGAAGATAATCAATACATATAAAATAGACAGTGATTCTATGGCATCTAAGATAGGTCTTACTATATTACTTTCATTATGGTTTGTAATTCCTTTCATTGGATTCCCAGCATTAGTTCCACTTATAGCAATATGGTCTGATAAGAAAGAAGATATTAATATGGATGATTTAAATGAGGCTATTGAAATACTTATAGGATTATTAATAACTTCTTATAATAAAGCATTCAATAAAAATATCAGATATGATGGTAGAAATGATAATATACTTAAGACTATTAAGAATGATTTTAATAAACTTTTAGGAGATAAAGACTTACTTAATATGTCAAAAGGTAAAACTCAATTCAAATTAGATACTTCAGAAAAACTTTTATATTTAAATGCTACTAGAAGCTCTATGAGCCTGTTTAAAGCGTTTGTAGGTAATAAGCCTAGCAAGAATATGGATATAGCTAGAAAACTTGCTAAATCGCTTAATACGGCTTCTATTGATGAATTAGGAGAAGCCTTTATGTACAGAGTTACATGGGTCATAGATGTAATCGGATTACTAGATAAATTACAGGACATAATGTATGACTGTATTATAAATTTATCTAAAGATGTATTTAAAATAATGGCGTAATTAAATGCAATCCCCTCTTTATCGGAGGGGAAAACATTTATTTACGTTTATCTTGGTGCATTAGTAAGCATATGATTAATTCCATTCATTCTTCTGGAAAGAAGATTGGTTTCATCTTTAACTTTTTGCTGTTCGTTGCCAGCTGAGTCGATATTTGTCTTCAACGCTTCTTCTTGCTCTTTAATAGCTTTATATTGCTTTTCTTTTATTTCTCTTCTGATGTTGAGCATCTCTACCCATTCTATAGGCGAAAGGTCATCATAGAAAACTACAACTTGTCCCTCAAACTCTCTCAACACTGTTTCTTTAAGAGCGTTTAAATCTTTTCTTTCGGACGTAATCTGCTGGCCATAGAGAAAAAAAGTAATTGAGGATATAATATATTAAACTTATCCTTACTACAGATAGGGCAAGTTCCTTTTTCTGTTCTTTCTCTCATCACTTTTCTATCTTCAATAAACTTATTTCTACGTTCTTCACTAGCATCTGGATTATTAGTATCGAACTTTTGTAACGCTTCTTCATCTGTATAATATGTTTTATCGAAATCTATATGTTCTTTAGCAAACTTAGAATCAAGTTCAATTACATTATCATTGATTCCATCTAAATCTTTTATACTATCTATTACTGATAAGCATTCTGTTATTATTTCAGTAGGAGCTGTTAAGATAGCACAGAATAATTCAAATAAGTCATCGTGTTCAAACTTTTCAGGTTCTAGAGTACCATCTTTAGATTTAATAATAAACATATCTATCCAAGTACATAAGTTCATAATACCAGTATTATTATCTTCAATAATATCTAATTGGTCTGATAAATATGTTAATGCGTTTTGTATAGGACCATAATCTGGGTCGTCAGGATTTTCTCTATACATATCTAAGAAGTTCTTTGCATATTCTCTATAAGATATCCAGTCTGGACATTGACCAATAATACTATCCACTACACTTAAGTAAGGAACTTCATCTTCTAATGTTTCTCTTTTATCTATGAAATTCTTAATTAAGAACTTGTAATAGATGTCTTCTACGTTCTTATCTCTATTTTGTATCTTTCCTACTGTAGGTTTTGAGAATACTAATTTATATTCAAATAGATCATCATCGGCTTCTATCTTGTGTAATTCTCCATATGAACCAGGCTTTCTATATGCTAATACTATATCAGCTGGTTTAGCATTAGTATATTTATTATATCCTTGTAAGAATCTGTCAAATGGATATGTTTTAGTAAATGTTTCTACTAAATCTAAGTTTACATCTTCTTTAAAGAATACTTTAGTTCCACAATTAGCACAGCTACATCTATCTATTTTAGCTACAGCATGTTCTTTATCATTGAACTCTGGACTGTTTATCAATGCAAACATCATAACTAATAATGAGAAATCTCTTGGACTTACATTGAATAGGAACTCTTGTCTATCTGGAACTGTAGGAAAATCAAAGTCTATATGTTCTGATACTACTCTTACAAGTTCATCTATTTCATATCTTTGAGTTAAATCTGCTCCGAACCCAGCTTGTTCTAATAGCATAAACATATAGTTAATTTGCTGTCTATCTCTCATCTTATATATAAATACTTCATATCCGCTATCTGGTAAGTATATTTTACGTCCAGATTTATGAGCATCTCTATAAGCTTTTATTTTAGATAGTCTATCTCCTCTAAATTCCTTTAATAAAGATTCAGATGGAACTTTAGAAAGAGGTCTTATAATATTATCAAACTCTTCTACAGGCATAACTTCATGCTTAATATTAGCAATAGTTTTCCCGTCATCATCTATAACTTCAACAGGAGAGAATTCTTCTACTGGCATAATATCTGCTTTAACATTCTCTACTTCTGTGTTTATTTCTTTATATTCTGTTTCTACTTCTAGTTTAACTGGAGTTTCTACTATCTCTTCTTTCTTAGTATTATTTATATTATTCCAAGTTTCTTCTGTACTCTTTTCTAATACTGGTTCTGAAACAGGAACTTCTTTTCTATCTAAAGAGGCTAATTCAGCTAAAAGTTGATTCCTTCTTGCTTCAACCGGGTCTAGTTCTGGTTCTTTTTTAACTTCAGGTTTAGGTTCTTCTTTAGGTAAATCTTTAGATACTTCTTCCATAAGTTTCTTTTCATAATCTTCATCTGGGAAATTATATCCAGTTAGATTATTCCAATCTTCAGTTTTAACTTCAGGAACAGGAGTTTCTAAGTTTAATTTAGGAGTATTATCTATTATCGTTACTCCAGCATCCTTATTTAAGGCCTTTAGAGCCTCTTCTGAGAGGTTTAGACCATTTAGATTATAATTTGCATTACTATCTGCTTCTAACGAAGAATTTGGCTGTTTAGGAGCTTTTAAATCGACTTCAGCTGGTATCTCCATATCTGGATTAGCTTCTTTCATAGCTTCTATCTTTTTCTTCATAAGATATTCTACTTCTTCCATATCTCCCTCAGCTGTAGCTAATTCTATTTCTCTATCTAAAGAACTCATACCAGCTTGCTTAGTTTTAGCTGGGACATTATATATTTCTCCATTTTCACCATATCCTATAACATAATCTGGGTCAAATTGTGTTATGTAGTTAGATAAGCTTCTGTGACACGCAGTGTAGTCATCATCTTTATTTCCAGATAAAGTGAAATCAATATCTTTAAGTTCTCTTAATATTATCTCTTCTTTAACTGGACTACTTCTGATTTCATTTACTAGATTCAATAAGAGATGATTCATTCTTCTCACGTCTAGTTCCTTTTCATCAATCATAGCTCTGATACCAGATATTATAGTCTGATACGTAACTTGTGGAGCTTGAACTCCGTTTGTTGTAAAATCATTCATTTTACATTCCTCCTTATTATATTAAATCATCTAAACTTGTAACTTTACTTGGCTTTGATACTTGATTATCTTTTTCTAAAGTCTTAACATCTCTGAAAGTATTTTTTGCTTCATTTGGCTTAACTTTAACAAAATCCCATTTCTTATCGTTATTCTTAACTATTGCCATAGATAATACTCCTTTATTTAGTTCTTGTATCTTTTCTCCATCACTAAGAGTATATTCTGGATTTATACCTGTAAGTAAATCTTTTCCTTGTATTCTGTTTATAGTTTGTATTTCGTTAAGTTGATTGAAGTTATTAAACTCTTGCCATACTTCTTCATATCCACTATGTTTAACAGTCGTATTTCCATGAGAACGTGTAATATCTTGTGAATCTACACTATCAATAACTTTTATTATATCTGAAACATATATTGGCTTAGACTTATCATCATTTTGTACATCTACTAATAAATGAGCATGTTTCTTAATAATAGGTTCCATACTATCAACTTTATATAAATCAGCTACTCCTCCATAAAGTGTAGGTATTTTTTCACTACCAGATAAACTTACTTCTGTATCCATTCTATGTTTTTGGTCATTAACTATAGCTTTAAAGAAGATATCAAAACTTTCAGGAGTTACTCTTGCTGAATTACATATCTGTTCTTTAAGCTTTTCAAATTTGTATTTCATTTCTATACTTCTGTCAGTAAGAGTATCGTGTATAGAAGCAAACTTATTATTTGCATTATTAAGACTTCTTATTTCTGGGTCTGTTCTTATTATTTCATCAGACATATTATCACAATATTCTAATTCTTCTCCAGATAAGAATGTATTTAAACTACCATCTGGATTGTATTTATTACGTTTCTTAATATATTGGTCATAAGTATTCTCTTTAATACGTTCTACTAACTCTTTATATTTTTCTTCACCTTGTTTTACTATATCAGCACTAGTATGCTGTTTAGTAATAGTTTTATAGACATCTGATAAGCTTAAGTCTAAAACTGAATAAGATTGCTTTATAACGTTATATTTACTTATTTCTTTTAAATCATTATAATTACTATTCAGACATTGTGCTCTGCACCATTCTGATACTTCAGCTGATTTTCCTCTCATAACTTCATCTGCTTTATATAATAATTCTTCTACGTCTATTTCATTCGTATTCTTATATTTAGATAAAGTATAATATAATTGAAATGCTATATTAAGTCTATCTATATTAGATTTATCTTCATTTCTTTTTATTCTTGAAATAAACTCTATTTGTAACTTCTTTATATCTTCCATATTCTTTACTCTCCTTATTTAAGTGTTATATTTTTGAATATTATATTATTAGAACTATCTCTACTTAGAGAAGCTCCTATAGATTTAAGTTTATTATTATCTACATATGCCATTTCAAATCTAATAACTCCTCCTTTAATTCTACGTATAACTACTTCTACTGTTTCATTATTTACAAGAGTTCTAACTTGTTCTCTAAACTCTGAACATAAATCATCAAATGATGGATTATCTTTATTTATTCCAAAGAAGTGTTCCATTTCAAATCCTATATTAGGAAAGTCTGGTAAACTACCTCTAGGAGTAGTCATCATTCTAAATATAGATAGTTGTACTGCATCTATACCAGATGCTATTACTTGTTTTCCATTAGGACTTAAGTCTAATGTATCAAACATTAATTTACCCATATATAATTCCTCCTTTTATATATTTTATTATAATTACATATATAATTGTGAATATATAATATATTTTTATTTTGTATAACAAGTATTAATGTTTCTTTCTTTTTTGGGTACTTTTTTCTTTCTTTGGAACATATCGAGAGATATAGACTGAAGAACGGAATGGAATGAAGTCCAAACGTAATGGAATATGAGTTCGGAAGTCTATATCTGTACTATAATAATATATAAAAAGAACATAAATAGAAATAGAAATATAATAGAGAAATATATATGTAATAATAATATACTCACATTCCTAATTTGTCTAATAAAAGTGAAATAATATTTCTTTCTTTTTTTGCTTCTTTTTTTCTTTCTTTATTCTGATATATTTTATAGATATATTGGAATAAACTCATTTATTTACGTCTATTTCACAATATTATATATAGTAAAGTTATATTATTATGGAGTTGATATTATATGTTTAAAAGAATGTATTATAATATATTGCGTATATCATTATATATTAAATCATATATTGCATTATTATTTTTGCATATATTTGATAAAGTTGATAATGATGATGATAATGTTAATTGAATATTTGGGAGGATATAATTATGGGAATTGTAAATCAGAATAATTTTGATTCAAAACCGGAATGGAGACATACGTTAGATAGAGGAGAACATTTAAATGGAAGTCAACAAAAGGAAATGCAAAGTCTATTAGAAGAGAATAGAAAAGAACTTGGAAAGATATGGGATGAAAATGCAACTGAATTTAAGCGTATTGGAAATGAGATAGGACAAGATTTAGCTGAAATACCGGGAGCTGTTGTAAATAATGTTTCATCTGTCGTTAATAATATTAAAGAAGATATTAAAAATGATATTGAAGAAAAGAAACAAATGGTTCAAGATGCGTATCAAGAATACAGAAAGCAATATGATGAAACAGTGGCTAAAGCGAAAGATGCGTATAAAGATGCGAAAGAGACGATAAATAAAGTTAAGGAAGATATAAAGAATTTAGATGTGGATAAGATTAAACAGAATGTGTTTAACGGATTTTCTAAATTCATAAAAGAGAACTTAAAAGATACATTAGAAATAGATGTGGATAATACCGAAGTTCCGATAGTAAGACAGATATATAATAAAATAAAGAAAGAGACGATTGATGTATTTGATAAACGTTTTCCGAAACAGTTAAAATATGAAGCTACGCCAAATCATAAATTGATGGTACGTATTGGTAAAAATGTATTATATGATAAAAGTGGATGTATATTATCCTATACAGAGATAGCGGATTATATGAATAATGGATATACGATACGTATATTGGAAGCGGAAGTGCCATCCCTAGCTATACATAAAATCTTATCAAGTCCGAAAGAGCCAATAAACGGAGCTGAATATGCATATGAATTATTATTATCAGCATTACCTGTAACTGACGATGTATTTCCTGAAACTCCAATATGGGCTGGGAAATATGTTGCTGTATTGAAGAATACGGATGGTATTGCAAATATAAACGAAGAAGTTAAAACGGAAACGACTGTTCAAACTAATGATTGGATGAGTGGAAAGAAGACTAAACTTATATTTTATTTATATAAGCCCGATGAATTAAAGTTTCAAGACAGCCATTTGATAAACTTTGTATTGGACAATCCGAAGCCATTTGAAATCATAATGAAAGCATTTGAGCTTGTAAATAAAGATTATAAGATAATGATATCGAATCTGGAAAATGATGTACCGATGGGTAAAATCGTAATACCACATATGTCTTTCTCTGATTTAATTAAATATTTGGATTTAGAAGTCGGATTATATAACACCGATTATATAAACTTTATGGAGAATGGTATCTATTATCTATTAAACACAAATGATGCTTCAAAGATAAATGCGGAGAATAAAACATTACAATCTACCATAGAGCTCTTTATAGACAGACATAAAGACGGAAAAACATATCCAGCATTTATAGCCAGAAAAGGAAATAATACGTATCAAATCAGCGTAGATGTAGCAAACGTTAATATTGAAGTATTAAACAGTTCTGTATACAGTGATGCAAATATATTCATAAAACCAGATGGACATCGTAACTATCACGAAAATCCATTGAGTAGAAAAACGAATATAGTACGTAAAATAACAGCTGTAAATCCACTAAAGAAAGATAATACTATGGCTATGGAAGTTATAAGTTTCTCAGTACAAGGATTTCCTATACGTAAAATAACTCCATTAACTACTGTTATAATGACTGATAGTAGTGGACAGCCAAGAACATACAGAGTTTCATATAAAGAAATAGCAATAGAAAGCCATGCGGGAAGTTCTGTATTTATAAAAGCATTTCGTAGAATTAAGAAATAAATCATTTTTTTTATAACAAAATTACGTATCGAAGTAAAACTTCTCATGAGTTTTATTTTCAATTCATATGCAAATCTTACAAATTGTACATTTTTGCATATTTTCCTTTTTGAAGAAAGAAACATATAGTAATTGCACCTCTAGTATTCAATTACTAGAACCCACTCTTATGGATTGAGTAGGATAGATATATAAGGCTCAAATGAATATCTATCCTATTCTAATTCCGTAATATATTATAATAAAATTAAGATATAGAAATATTTGAATATTGGAAAAGATACATATCCTATACGAATAAACTTGCCAAAGTAGAATCCATACGAAAATAAAAATTGATAAATATAGTGTCTAATTCAATAGTTTTGCATACTTGAAATAAGTTAGAAAAGTCTTATCATTCATTTAAAGAAGTTATAACTTTTCTCCTGAGAAAATTCAGTTTACTTTAGTGGAGTCTTAGCTTATGAAAGGGTTAGTAGCGGCAGAGCAAAGTTTGTTTCATAGGTCCTGACTTTAAACGATGACGGGATATTATCGCTCAGATGTTTCTATATCGTAATTTTTTTTATAATATAGATAATTATATATATTATGGAGTTCTTATAAGTTATTTATAAGAGAATGATCATTTTCAAAGAAACAAAAATAAATTATAAGGAGGTAAAGAGAATGATTAATGATTTTGGCAATATGAATATGATGGAGATTCTAAAGGATAGTGAAAAATTTACTGTTCAATATTCTTTAGAAAGAACAGCGATTGCGGACCAATCTAAACAAATTGGTTTAACTTTCGCTCCAGTAAAGGATAGCAAAGTGGAAAAGGTTACTGCATCTGTAGGAGAACCTGGTAAAGATAACTACTTTGCTGTAGAAGCACATATCAACAAGGTTTATTCAGTAGACCCTCTAACAAAAGAAAAAACTGAATCAGAAATGTTACAGCTAGACACTATCAATATGGCTGCAGCATTTGAGGCCTTTGCGGCAGCTATGAGAATAGCTAACGCTGCTATCAATACAATGTACACAGCGTCAATGGTAGCACCAGAAGTAATAGCTCACAGTGATAAGTTAGTATTCACTGGAGACTTCTTAGCATCTCTATTATTGAATAAAGATAGCGGATTATCTGTATCTGCATATCAAAGTATCAACGATAGTGTTAAGAATGCTATCGCACAAGGAATGCTAAGAAGCATTGGACTTGCTAATGAAAACAGTCACAAGTTTAATGCTCTTAAAGAAGAAGTATGTTTCTATGATAGAATTAGAAACAGAGTTCTTAAAAACGGAGCAGCATTTGCTACTAATGCAGCTAAATTGATGAAGGAAGATTCTACTGGAATTGACATTAGTTCTGTTAGAATTCAACCTACTGGTGCAGCACCACTTATTAAGACTAATGCGGGAGTAAATCCTAAATCTCTTAATACAGCTGATACTACATCAGATGCAAAAGTATTACCAATACTTTAATAAGATTGAGGAGTGTAAAAGCTCCTCTTTCTTTTTTTTACGCCATTCTTAATGGTCAACAAATACGTGTTTTAAACAAATATTACTATTAAGGAGGTGTAGATCTAGATATGGGTAAAGAAGATAAAGACCAAGAAAAGAAAGATAAGAAGAAAGACGATAAGCAAGATAAGGGTTCGCAAGAGAAAGCTAAGAAATCTTATTTGAATAAAATGGGGTCTGTAGTTAAATCTCATGTTAAAGATGTCTTTACTGGAATAATAAAGAAAGGTTGCGATAATGCCGAATCTTTACACGAAGTAAAGGTACAAACACAACAAAAGCTGGATGGTATCTTAAAGAACGTTTATAACAAAGTTAAAGGCGATAGTGGTAAATTAAAGCTATTGGCTTCAGACGTCAAAGAAACTATTCAGAAAGCTTATAAACAAGCTATAGCTGCTGCTCTTAACGAAGCTGAAGAAAATGCTGGTGAAGGAGAATATGGAAATATTGGAGAAGATTTCGACTTAGATAGTGATGACTTCATGAAAGAGTTTGACTTCGGAGATGATGATGGAGATTACGACGATGATGACGATAATGACTCTGATGATGACGAAGATGAAGAAAGTAACGAATCTTATATGTTGAAATTAGCTTTGATGAAACCAAAGGAAAAGAAACCAGAAGTTTCTAATGAAAGTTATTATTCTTTCTCATTAGAAAGTTTTGATAAAGCTACCTTAGCTGGTAGTGTGATTCTTTTTTTAAATAAATGTATTTTGTATTATAAATCACATATAAATGAAATACAGCTTTCAGACAGCTATTTAGATTTCTTATCTTGGCTAGAAACTAAGATTAATACAGAAGAAGCTAGAGCTAGCTTAATGAATTTACTTAACACTGTAGACCATGGAATCTCTGTTCCAGAGGCTACTCCAGAAACAGCAGAATTGGTAAGTGAAACTTTAAATGAAAGCATACCTCCTGTGTATGTAAAAAGAGTTGGACTGGAAGACCCGGAAACACCTGAAGAATCTATATTTAATGTGACTACTGCTGATGATGAAACTTTAAGAGAACTTGTGCATATTGGTACTGTGGCTGAAGATATACTATCTAAGCTGGATGCTGATGTACAGAACGATGAAGCTTCAAATGCAGTTACGATGATTCACAGCTTATTATCAGATATAAGCAAAATGTATATGATTGAGCATAAAGTAGTAGAGTCTGAGGGAGAAAATAATAATATCTTAGTAGACTTATTAGAAAACATGACTAAATTAGGATATCCACTTTTAGAAAAATGTATATTAATAGATTTATCTTTAGTGGAAGACGAATTAGTTGATACAGCTAGACAAGCAATAGTGCTTTTTAGTAATATAATAAATAAATAATAAAGGAGGATAATATGGATGAAGTATTAGACGGATACGATGATATCTTGGAACCATTAGAAGAATCTGACGTTTTAGACGAAGTAGAAGATTTTGTTAATGGAGACCAAGATACACAAGAAGCTTCTATTTTCAATACTGACGAAATGCCAGAAGAATTAAGAAGTGAAATAGAAGCTATCGAAGGTGAAACTAACGCATATGAATTACCAAGTACTGCAGATGAAGATTTGGATGATCCAAATGCTGATATCATAGACCCAGCATCAACAGCAGAACCAGCTGAATTTTCTCAAATAGCAGATGTATTACATACAGATACAACAGAAATTACAGATGATACTATTTTAGATTCTACAGCAAATTTAAATGCAGCAATGACACCAAGAGAAGACTTATTAGCACAACAACCAGGTTCGGAATCGGACGAAGTAGAAGAAGAATATCCAAAGGAGGAAGTAGAAATGGAAGAAATTAAAGATGATGAAATATTAGAAACTACTGACGAAGTAGCAGACGTAGCAGATGAAGTAGGAGAAGTAGAAGCAGAAACTGAAGCTCCTGTTGAAGAAGTTGAAGGAGGAGACGCTCCTGTAGAAGATGTAGAAGAAGAATATACTGGAGATACTGCAGATATAAACACAGAAGCAGAACAAGCTATATTAGTTGAAATTCAAGATGCATTCGCAATAGACCCTGAAAATGTAGAAGAAGCTCAATCAGCTATAAGTGAACAAATTTCAGAAGATGCTGTAGATGCTGAATCAGAAGAAGAAAGAGACGCATTTGCAAACGTATCAGAAATGGCAGATGTTAACATAGCTGGTTCTGGTGATGAAGAACCTCATTACGTTCACGAAGGTGAAGAAGTAAGACCAGGTGTCGTATCAGAAGCTACTGAAAGTAATCACGTAGATTTACACAAATTCGTAGACATTGCTTTCAAATCTAGATAGAAAAAAGTTATAAAACAGATACCTATATATTATTAGGTAGTTCAATTAAACATAAGATGTATTCCACACCCTAATTATTTTAGTAGTTAGGGTGTGTTGCATTTTATTACGTCCTGTGGTATGTAGACCTAAAGTACGATATCAATCCAGCTTTACAATAGTATCGCACATTGATGTACTGTTAGAGACACTTTATCAGGGGGCTGTTTAATATAATAAACTGTCACAAATAAATATAATATAAAGGAGGTGATTATTATGACAGGGAATATGAACGGAAATATTCTATGCATGACGAATCTGCATAAGGGCGTATTAGACAGCCCCCATAGAGAATTCTCTACGGGCTGGGTACGCATATATCAGGAGATATGTTTTGCTAGTTATTTTCGTTATGGAAAAACAGGCAAGCTAAGGCGGGAGCCTTAATGCGTACCCCGTTATCGTTTGATAATGTATAAAAGCCCGTAGAGAATTTTTATATTAAAAAAGGAGATAAAATATGGATAAAAGAGTTAAAGACGTGAGCCTTGAATTTACTATTGGAAAAACTAATTTAGAAGTGTCGATATATGAACACGATATCGGTATTAATGTATTATCTATTCATGCTGAACATATTGATAAATATTCTGATAAGAACAACTATGAAACATTACTAGAAGATATACGTACATTTACTAACACAAAGCTTTCTAGTATATTATCATCAAATAATATAGATATAGTAGGAGTTCGTAGTAAAACTACATCTTATAATTGGTGTAGCTTATCATTCTATGTAGACCATTTGGATAATATAAATGCTTTTAAAGTACTATTTAAAAAAGCTCAAGAACTTGCTCTAGATAATGGTCTAATACCATTTGGTAGTGAATTCAGTAGCGTTACAGTACTAGAATACCAATCAGCTATAGACTCTCTTAATAGCATAGTAGCAAGAATGTTATCAAGAGGTTATGAACTTGCTATTAATGATAGTAATGACTTATTAAATACAGGTTATAATGATTTATGTGAAGAATATAAGGAGGAAGTTGAAAATGAAAAATAAGAAACACATTGATAAAGAAAAGAAAGTTATTTTAAATAGTGAAGTTCGTGATGCTGAATTTGATTATGATAGATACTATGATGATTTAAAGAAGACTGTAACTAAGCATTTAAGTATACCAAGTTTATTTAGAAAGGGGAAATAACTATGAGTATGTTTTTCAATAGTTGGAAAGATGAAGATGCGGATGCTTATTGGGGATGCGGTGATGCATCTGGTCATTATTATAGGGGATACTATGATGGACAAGAGGACGGTAGAAAAGAAAATGAGGGAAATTTAGATAAAGCTTATAGAAAAGGAATTGAAGTCGGACGTAAGAAAGCTATAGAAAAATTAATGAAAACGTTATTTGACTTATTTGGTGATGGCATAACTCTAGCTTATTTAGACATACAACAAGAACAGAGATGTAAAAAAGAGGAAGAACGTAAAAAGCTACATGAACAAATTAGTAATGCTATAAAAGAGTCAGTAGCATCAATAGAAGATGCTTTATATGAACCTGAATGTGATGATAGTTTAGATGATATGATGCCACAAGATAGTCTTGCAGAACCTGATATAGCATTAGAGCCTAATGCAGAACAAGATATAAATTATGATTAAGTAGGAGGAAGATTATGGATGATAAAGCGTGTCTTATTTCTAGATTAGTTATAAGTGTCGTGAGTATGAGTGTATGTGTTTATTCACTTATACAAATAATTAAAATACATAGAATGGATAAGAAAAGAAATGAAGCATTTAATATATCTTGTAAAAAGATAGAAGCTTGTATGAGGAATGATACTAATAGTGATTATGATAGTTATAATTTAACTAAAGAAGAAAAGAAGTATTGGGAAGATTTGGTTAAGGAAGAAAACTTAACTCCTGAAATTATAGTTAAAGAATACTCTAAGGAGTGGTATAAATGAAAACATGGGACATATTCAGATTAGTATTATCATTAACAGGTCTTTCTCTAGCGATATTTAATTTAATACAGCTTTATAAAATAACTAAATACGAAAAGAATAGAGCTAAAGCTTTTGATGAAAGTTGCAAACTAATGGAAGCTTGTATAAGAATATCTGCTAAAAAGGTTGGAAATGAAGCTGGTGCTGAATTAGATAGCTATGATTTGTCTGAAGAAGAATTGCTTAGATACGAAAAGATAGTTATTGAAAAAGATTTGGACATAGAATTAATATCTTTAAATTATTTTAATACTTGGGACTAAAAGGAGTGGTGTGTGATGAAACTAATAATAATAAATACTGGAATATGTACAACAACTATTAAAGGAAAAGAATATTTTCAAGTTGGTTTGACTATACGTGATAGAGAAACTGACGATGGCTTATTAGAAGTTCATAGAACATTTGCGTGGAATTATGAGAAAGACGATTACGAAACTACGTTTAAAATGTACTTATACACAGATAAAGCTTTAAACATAATAAAAGACGTTAGGTTTATAAATATTATAGCATCTTATAATGCTGATGATAATGAATTAGAATTCGATTTAGATGATACAGATTTAGAAGAACAAATGCTAAAAGAATTGAAAAAGAGATATTATGATAATATGTATCTATCAGAATATAAGATGGGACATACTGCTTATTAAAGGAGGTTTATGTTAGAATTTTTAAATTATGTAATAACAGTACACAAATACGTGTACATTATCTCAATACTACTCATTGCAGTAGTATTGGGGTATATATTTTTTAATAGGAGGTAAAGAATGTGAGAATGCTTGATTTTGAACATGGGTTTGAGAATGTTGATGAGGATGAATACGACTACTATTCACGTGCGTTTAGTTATGATTATGGATTATATAATGATGATAATTACATTAGAGAATCTATGAAATTTCAGGTTGTTAGACCGGCTGCAGGCTTAATGGAAATAAGGTCATACGAAGATAGTAGGTCGCTGTTTAAACGCGTTATAACGGCCGTAGGACGCTTTGTAGTGGGTACTATAAAGTTTGTGATTAAATACTCTGTATTATTAGGGATATGGACAGCGTTATTTATATGGATTAATCATATAACTGTACAAGACCCGACAGTAGAAGCATTTGGTAGAATGTTTATAGAGTTAATCTATAGATTTAGAGCATTTATATTTAATTTATTTTAGGAGGTATTGATTATGGGATTATTTTCTGAAACAGCTGAAGAAATGGCAATGAAAACATACGATGATGGATATAAAGAAGGTTATAAAGAAGGACTTTCTGAGGGAAGTAAAGGAGAGAAAAAGAATTATATGAATATAACAGTAGATTTAAGTAAAGAAACGTTAAACCGTTTAGTAAAAATATGTGATGAAGAAGATATTGGAATAATAGAATATGTAGAAAAATTGATAGAAAAAGCGATAAAACCAGTAGAAGCTGTATGTAGTTGTGGACATTGTAGTTGCGAAGAAAATGAACAAGAAGAACAAGAACCAGACGTGGAGGATATTCCAGAATATACTAATGTAACATATCATAAAGATGTAGTTAAAGGATTTGACTTAACTGGAGAAGAAGCTAAACCAGTTATGCATGTTATATACGATATAGAAGTTGGTAAACGTAAGCTTAAGATACACCCATATGCAATACATGAAGAAGATATGTCTGACGAATATTTACCTAAATGGGTATCTGCTCAATATTGGGTGACTGGTTCAAATGATAAAACATGTAATGTGCATTTTGATATAAATCCAGATGATGCTAGATTAATACATAATGAAAGAGTTCTAACTGTATTAGAAGAGATAGCAATAGATATAGCTAGACTTTATCTAAAAGATGTTCCATTGATGAAACCAATATCATACATATCATCAAAACTTGTAATATATGCTATACATGCTCAATAGGAAGTCTGACAACCTTTACTGTATAAAATAGTAAAGGAGTGTGAAACAGATGGCAATAAATAAATATGTTATAGCTGATATCTATAACAAGAAGTCAGAGAAAGACACGGATATATTGGCACAAGAAGCTATTAATACTTATATTAATAAAAATATATCCGTGCTTACTGACGGACTTATAAAGCAAACTCCAATAATATCTACCAATACGCAATTATCTATTAGTAAATATTATAACATCACTAAAGATGACTGGAGTCAAATACAAAAGTCTAAAGAGTTCTTTAAAGTTAAAAAGCTTTCATCTGACATAAAGTTCGGACTTATTATGAGTTATGCCAGAACTAGAAAGCCTATATTTATAAATTTCTTATTTTTAATTTTTTATACTGTATCGTTAAAGACATTCTTCCCAAATGGAAGATTTGATAAACATATAATGAAATATACAGTAGACAGTGCTGATGCACGTACAGACTTTAAGAAGTTCAACTATAATCTTTTATTAGTATTAAATAAGAAAGTAGAAACTTATATTAATAGTGATTTGAAGAAATTTCCAAAATATCCTACAGATGCTCAACTTGTAGCTGTAATGCAAGCTTGTAGAACTAGAGTATATGATATGATGAAGATTATAGCTAATAAATATTATGAAAACTTTAACGACCCAGATTTAAAAATACAACTTCGTTACAGTACAAATCTAGATGGAACAGACGATTTAGAAATATCATCTGGAGTATTTGAAACTGTACGTTCTAAAGCCGTAGATAACTTATCATATGTTTCTGATAAATATCTACAAGCAATATCTCTTTCATCTATGAATCGAGATAAAATAAGATACAGACTTGTATTTATGAATAAATGGGAAGATGTATTCGGAAGTCTATCAAAAGTATCCAATCTAATGTTAAATGAATGGATGACTAGAAATAAAGATAATATGACATTAAAGAACTTTAGACTTAACTTTGTAAAGCAATTTACAGCACCAAGAAATATTGATGAAATAAGAGATGAAATTGATATGATAGTGTTTGAGATGCTTAAAGATAAGTCTGATGATGAAAAGAAGACTTACAATAAAATAGAAATGGTTAAGTACATTTATAAATATCTGCTACTAAATTTACACTACACTGCACTTATGATTAAATAAAAGGAGGAATATAAAATGCTTAGATATGATAAAGAACAGAATAAAATATTCTTCAATGATGTAGAGTACAAAATGCAAGGTAAAATAATTACAGTATCTGCTAAAGAAGATAGTTTAGTAGTGGTTGTAAACGAATTCGGCCACATTAATATGTACCAAATCAGTGAAGAAGATGGAGAGCTAAAATGTATTGGAATTGGGGTGAGCTAATATGGACTATTCTGTTACTGACGAAGAATTACAAAAATCAATAAAGAATACTTTAGATATATTTGAAATGTTAGACCCAGATAACTATCTTAGAGTTAAGGATGATATGGAGAGTATGACTAGAGAAGAACTTATAAACTTTTTGATTAATCCAATACAAGTTTACTTCGACCCTGGTAACGAAATAAAGCCATCTATATTGGATAAAGTTATATCTAAAGAGAAAATAGTTATAACAGAACCAGTTGAAATGAAACATATATCAATGAATAAAGATGGAAAAGGAGTTATTACCAGAAAATCACTTACTATACTTCCTTTATATGCTAGAGCAAATCAACAAATAGCGATGAAGGAAGGTAAAGCAGCTTCTGAAAATATCACAAGAAATATTGCAGGACAAGTTACAGGTAAAGCAGCTAAGTCTGGACAATTCTCAGATGCTGAACTTACTGTTACTATAGGACACGATGTTAATAATATAATGCGTGAACTGATGGGCCCAGCGTCTCATGACTTAGTAAGTAAAAAAGAAATGAAACAGTCTATAATTAAAACTGGAGAAGTTTCTTTAAAGAACTTAACTGATAATGCTGAGAATAAGAAATCTCTTAGATATTTCTCAGAAATACTTAAAAGTATGGATATAGATACAGATTTAGTAGAACCACCTCAACGTTGGTAAAAGTATAACAATAAAAAGTGTAAGTATATAATAACTTTATTATGATACTTGACGTAAATCAAAGATCACGGAATGTTTGCCCTCATCAGAGAATTCTGAGAGACTAATACATTCATTTTCTTTACCTCTAAATCAGACTGGGAATCAAATCCCAGTCTAAACCATATTTTTACGCCATTTTTATACACAATAACTTATGTTAATATTAAAATATGGAGGAGATAATGATGATTGATGAAGTGATAATTGATTTATGTGAATACTCTGAAGACGAAATAAAAGAGTTCTTACTGTTTGATAACGTCTTTAAATATTATGAGATGGGACATGAATTTGATTTACAGAAGATTACAGCCAGTGATAGATTCTGGTATTTTAAAAATAATTATGATATATCACGTATTTATAGAAAATACCTGAATTTTGCAGAAGAATACAAAAAGAAGTTATATGTATATTCCTTTAGTGTTCATAAAGATAATGTTATGATATCTAAAGCGGTTATAAAAAACTCAATAGATGTAATGTCTTATGATGTTCCGCTTAAAGATATATTTGAACCAGAAGAGGATTATGATATAGCTAGAATGAATGAAGATATAGCATATATGTCAGCAGCTGTAAGATTATTCATTATAATAGATTTTAATAATTATATAAAGGAGAAGGAAAATGGCAGAAAAGAAGAAGACATTGAATAAGTTTATCCCCACAGGATTTACGACATTAGATATAATGTTTGGAGAAAACATAAGAAACCCAGATACATTTCAATTAGAGTATATGAATAGAGGGTTTGAATTAGGAACACAAGGAATACTTGCAGGAGATAAAGGAACTGGAAAATCTACACTTGCATTAGACGCAGCTGCATTCGGTATCAATATAGGATTTCCTTGTCATAAGATAATAATAATAGATGCGGATGGAGAAGTGTATAAAGAAAACCGTATTATGAACTTATCATCATTAAATGAGGAACAAGTTAAGAAATATGTTAAAGTGTATCAAGAAGACGTTATTGAAGAAATATATGATATACTTGCAAAAGAAAGCCAAGAATATTCTGATATGAACTATAAGCCTGTAGAAGTGTATAATCCTATTATAGATAGAAAAGTAAAGATGATGCCTTACGTTGTAGTAATTATAGATACAGTATCATCTTTAAGAGCATCTGTTTATAGTGGAGATAGTACTATTAAAGGAGCTAAAGATACATTCTCTCCTGAATCTTATCTTGGAGACTTTAATAAGCTTACTAGATTATGTAAAACTATTCCTGGATTATTTGAAAAGAATGTTGCATACATTTGGGTAGCTCACTTGAAAGAAAATAAGAACTTAAATGGACAAATAGAAAGAGACTTTAAATCAGCCCCAATAGATAAGAAGATATCAGCTCCATTATTCTTAAAACAAAAAGCAGCTTGGGCGTTAGTATTATATAAAACAGTAGATACTACAGATAGAGAAAAGTATGCTCAAAAGGATAATATCATTACAAGACTTAATTTGAACTCTTCTCTAAATGCTTATAGTTCTCTTGCTAGATTTTGGAAGAGTAGAACTGGAACAGAAGGAGCTACTATAACAGAATTACCAAATGTGCAAACTAAGTTTAATAGACTTTATAATCTTATTTTAGATTGTGATAACTTAGGTATATTTAAGAAAGCTGGAGGAATGTATCCATCTGCTGATAATCCACATATATTTAAAGATAGGGATGAAGCTTGCTCTAAAGAAATGAGTACGTTTAAAAGAGAAGCTAAATGTATGGATGGGTATGATAGACCATTTAACTTAATGGAAGCTAGAATACTTATGGATTATGAGGGAGATAATATGGAACTTCTTCAAAGAAAGATAGATTTCATTTCAGCTTGTATGCAAAATCTAGAAAGTAGATTAGGATATGAATTAGAAGTAAATAATAAATCTACTAAAGAGCTTGAGACTAATGCAACTAAACTTATGGGAATATTTAATATATTAGGAAAGATTAAAAGAACTGATGTTCTAAATCCTGATGAAATTAATAGAGAGCCTACTGCTGCATTAGTAAGTGAAGAGATTGCTAATGAGGGAAATAATACTAACTATAATATAGATGAAGAAGAAGATGAATTTGATGAATAATATGAGGCTCTATATGGGCCTCTTTTATAAGGAGGATATGCTATGAGTGTAAAGATATCAGCACGTTTCTTTGACCGTAATCCATTTAACTTATTTAGAATGCTACGAACAGAGTCTGAAATTAAAAATGCATTTCCAGAATGGGATTTGTATCCAGACGAAATGTATTGGTTCGATGAACAAATTTCAGGTGAACCTGATTGGGAACCTCATGGTGTTGATATATACTATGTGTTTACTATGCTTGAAGACAGACATCATCTAATTGATGCGTTTAAAGAAAAGTTTAAAGACTCTGATTTCTTTGATAGATTTAAAGACAAAATGAGCGACAGCTTAAAAGCATACGTATTTAAATAGGAGGTAATGAATGGAAAATAAAGAAGTGATAAAGAATAAGTATTACTTTGAGTTTCTAGTAAACTTTATTAATAAAAATAGTAACGTTCTAGGAGAACACGATTTACGTAGCTTTAATATTGAATACTTAGTTGCTTTAGCTGAAGAATTTACTGACGATATAGAACATAAGTGGATTCTAAGTGATGAAAACTTTCAATATTTAAGTGAACTTGCAAAGTACGATAATATTACTAAGAAAGAAGATACTAGATGTGAACATGATATAGTCTGTAAAGATAAAGAAGCGATAAAAAATAAGTATTATACTAATTTCCTAATAAACTTTATCAATGAGCATCGTACATACACATCTTCTGCTTTAAATATTTTTACAATCGAAGAGTTAACTAAGATTGCTACAAAATATGTTAAGGATTCAAATGATTTAAGCTATAAATGGGTTCTGAGTGATGAATACTCTGAATATCTGAATGAGATATTGAAAGACGATAAGACTCTACCTATGACTAGAGTTATTCTTCCAGATAATAAAAGGTTCTGGAATGATATTGCAAATGAGATATCTGATACACCTGATTTAAGTTCTTATAGTACAAAAGCATTATTTGATGAACTTATAAAGAGAGGCGGAGTGGAAGCTCATTGGTTAAATCCAGAATCATCTTACAGTTTAGATATAAAACTTCCAGATAGCTGTCACGATTCTGTACATTTTGATGGAAGAGGTCCTGTTTGGATTATATTTAATTACGATTAAAAGGAGATAAGAAATGAATTTTCAATTAATGAACGAAATAGCAACTAATGTTTGTATGGCGTTACAACCATATAAAAACTACTTAGAACCATATAAACTAAAGAATATAAAACTATATCCTATTATAATAGAGGGACTTGATTGCATAGGAAAAGAGACCCTTACAAAACGTATCAGAACAGAATTAGGAATGAAAGGATTCATAGTACAAACTTTAAGTTTTCCTAACTATGAGTCTGATAGTGGTAAAGAAATATCAGCTATATTGCATGGAGAAGATATAAAGAAAAATCCTCCAATGCTAATACAAAAACTTACTACGCTTATGGTAAGAAATAGAATGGAAACTCTTGTAGAGTTTGCAAATAAAAATGATGATGACGATAGTAAAGGATATACTGTAGTTCTGATACTTGATAGATTCTTTTTATCTAATCTTGCATACAGCTCTACTCATTACGAAACTCAAGATGATTTATTAGAATTAGTACAAGGAAGTGGATTATATAATCTAGCTAAGTTTGAATCTGATATGTATTTTGATTTCTTTAATAATAATAACAGAGGAATTTCTATAATATGTTCTTATAATGAGAATGATGATGATAAGTTCTATGATAAGAATGTAGTAGAAGCTATAGAAGACTCTCATAGAATACATAAAGAGTTCTTAGATAAAAAAGAAAATAAAGATAGTTATGAAACTATTGAGAAGCAAAAGAAAGTGTCTACTGTGTATGATATAGTAGGAATAGATAAAGCTTTTCATAAAGTAGAACATTACTTAAGATTTAGACCAATAGATACATTGGCCAAAGATACAACTAAAATAATAAAGGCTGTAGCAGACTTAGTAATATATGATGTAGCTGGAAGTAATGAATAAACTAAAAGGAGAGGATTGCTCATGAAGAAAAATTATAATATTTATAGATTATTACTTATCGTTACAAATCATTTATTTATGGATGATGGTAGCTATGATAGAAAAGTTAATATGCCGTATATAAAAGCATTAGCACATGTTCAGTGGCGTATGTCGTATTTATCTAACTTATTGGATAAATGCAACTGTCCACGTATAGCACAAGTTATCAGTGACTTTGAAGATTTACTTTTAGAAGCAGAGAGTTACTACACTACTCAAATGTATCCAGATATGTGTAAAAGACTTCTTGAAATAGAAAAACAAGTACTTAGAGATACAATGTCTGAAGATATTAAAAGTGCTTATCGTATCGAAGTAGTTCAAGGTGGTGATGTACCACTTAATTCAGATACTTTAAAGTCTCTATTTTCTGTATTTCAAGTTGTACCAATGCATAATGAAGATACACATTATATATACACTGAATTTGAAGAAGAATATAAAGACTTACTTGATTCAGATAACCAAGTAGTATTACGTGAAGAAGATGTATATAAAATTATTAAAGCAGCAATGCATACAACATTTGATTTAAAGGAGGAAGAATAATAAAAGTTTATAATATTGGATATTTATTAGCAGGAGTTTGTATAAGACTTATTAATGAAAAAGAGCTTTTCTTAAAGCATATGACTGACTACGATAGAGAAGTATTTGAAATATGTGCTGATAAGATTACTTGCATGAATATAATACTTGAAGCGAAAGGTTTTAGAAGAACAGCTATGGTGATGAATGATATCACTAAGCTTTTAAGAGGAACACGTGACGTAACTAATCCTAGATTATTGGAAGAACTATTACTTAAAATAGAAAAAGCCTTATTAGACAGAGGTATATACGATGATTTAACTTCTGCTATAATAAGAGATATTAAATATGGTAAAGTTAATGAGAATAAAATAGAATATAAATATTTATGGCAAGTAAGAGATTTATTTGAAATAGACTTCAATAATAAAGAGAAAAGATATCGTGAATTAGAAAATATTATCAGAGATGTTCATGATGTGGATACTAGAGAATATTTATCTAATGACGAATTATCATCATTACCTGCAGATACCGTTGGAGCAGTATTGTATTCTTACAACTTTATAGATGAAGATGTATTAATCAGACTAAAAAATAACTTAATAGAAGATATGTTTCCAGATATAGTTTTATCTGAATAAACGTAATAAAATGCATTCCCCCTCTTCGTTGAGGGGGTTTACATTTTACTACGCCATTATTCATCAGAAGTTACTTTTGAATAGTGGTATTTTATTACGTCTATTATAGTTTCTCTAGTAGCTTTTCTGTGTAGTAAATATAAAACTAATGTCTTGAATTTTATCTTGAATGTCGGATCTTCTATTTTTTTAGTAGCTCCAGCAATAACTTTATCTACTAATTTATTTAGCTTTTCTTCACTTTCAAGGTCTTCTTCAGAGACTTTGTAATGTTCCCACGCATATTTAACTTGAGAACCTAATAACTTGTGTAGACTTTTACTTGGTTTAATGAACGTCATATAGATACCGATTATCACAGCTATAAGTATAACTATATATACCCAATAACTAGATAAAGCGTTAACTATAGTAGTATACCCACTTTCACCAAAAATGTCTTTCAAGTTTTCTTTTACGAATTCCATGATTGCATTCCTCCTTTTCTATAAAAGATGTAATATAATATATTTGTCGGAAGAGCAAAAAAAAAAGAATGCTAGATTGTTATTCTAGAAATTCTTTTATAGGAACAGTTATCTAACTATTCCATATTTTAATGCTAGCCATACATCCCTAGCATCATCATTACTTTTTTGAGAAGTTCTTGCATTAACTTCTCTTTTAAGTTGTTGAAAATAATAGTTAGCAGTATTATTATCTACAGTACTGCTAGTTTCTCTATCTACATGAACTAAGTTTCCTAATTCTTGTAGTTTGTTAAAAGCAAACATCATGTCGTCATATCTGTCGCTTTCTAACATTTTTTCTAACTTTCCTCTTACTTCAAATATTTCTTGCATAGTCATTTTAAACCATCTCCTATTTATTTTTTTTACATTATTATTTAAAGTGTTATATCAATACTTACTATTTATTGATATACTTTATTATATATAGCTAAAATTCAGTTAAAAAAATTACTCAAAAATAGCCCAAACAATAGATATATGTAAAATATCAATAAATAAAAAAGGAGGAATATAAATTGATAGATAAACTTAATAGTTATGAAATTAGATTTCACGAAGAATATAAAGAAGCTATTATGTTAGTTTCTAATATATTCGCAGAAGCATTAATAGACTTAGCTAAGTTAAAAAATGCTATAGCTCAATCTGATGATAAAGAACGTTGTCATAAAGATGTAGTTATGGATGAGTTTAGAGATAGACTATCTCCAAATATATTAAAACTTATAATAGAAGATAGTCGTGAAGGTTGCTTATCTGTTTTAGATTATGAATGTCGTTGTGTGTGTCATGCTAGAATAGGAGTAAACGTATACGGTAATCCTAAGTACGGAGAAATAGGACACGACTATAACGATATCGTTAGAGATATGCAAGAATCAGCTGTAGTAGGAGAAAACGAAACAGGATATGATATAGATAGAAACTTAGCTGTATTCATCTATGACGGAAATAAGACATTGCTTTCTGGAGAAGAGTACGATACTAATAACGTAGTTATACTGGATGTATCTGCAACATTTATAAGAATGCTTTCTATTAAAGATAAGTTTGGAGTAGCATATGAAAATCTAGTGGAAGATATACGTAGATGCATACTTTCTAAAATAATAGCATACGGATATAATATGAGAACTTGTATACACTTATATTATAATAAATTCCAGTACGACAAAGACTTCTTTAATGATGGAGATGTTGTAGCGTTACTAGAACTTACTCTTGCTAAATGGGCGTATAGTGTTGCTAATAATCTTACATCGTTTAAAGAATATGGTGTTGATTTAAACACTCTTATGGATTATGCTAAAGCAGAAGCACAAGTAGATTTAGGTTCTAAGAAAGTAATGAATCTAGTAAACTTAGGAATGTCTAGACTTAGATCTAGAGATTATTTAATGAGACGTAGTATAGATAAATATATAGACCATTTTAAAGAAGAATGTTCTAATAGAGCTAGAACTGTTCATAGTAATCCATACGCTATGAATATGCCGATGAAAACATATCGTCAAATTAAATATCGTAGACATGAACATGCTGGTGTAAATGAAGGTATGCTTATAAGTGCATTTGAGTCTTTTTTCCCGAAGAAACCAGCAGCGTTTACTATGGCTGGAATAGAAGCGTACGTTAAACCTACAGACCCTAAGTTTGCTGAGTTTAGAAGAAAAGAAAGACAAAGCATCTTAGCAAAGCTTACTTCTATAGAAAGAAGAAGATATACTGACTTAGAAAATGATTATATTATGCTTAAAGCAGAAGTAGCAAATGCTCATAGCCAAGATACACAACACGTATTACTAAAAAGATGTGCTATGCTCAGAGATGTTATAGAACTTGAACTTGATAGAACTAATAACGAGTATTTGGCAACTATACTACTAGCTCTTTCTTCAGATATATTTGCTATGCAAAATTCATTATCAGATAGAAACATATTTAAAGAAAGAAATACTAGATTATACGGACAGTTAAAAACTACAAATAAGTGGGATTATTAATATGGGGATATAAAATCCCCATTCTCATTTAAAATTGGAGGTAGTATGAGAAATAACTTAATGCAAACATTACCTACAGAACAAGCTGTCGCCTTTATGAGACATATGCATTCTGTAGGAATAGACCAAGACCAAGTTATACTTATAGATAAATATGACTACAGAGGATATATGGAATATCAACAGTCTGTTATAATAGAAGCAAAGAAGAATCATGAGTATGAAGAGGATATGAATGAATTATTGAATATATCTGAAGATGAATATAATCTATATAAAGAGATGTTTGAAGAAGTTTTTAATGCCTTTGTAAACGAAGGAGGACTTTCAGAAGATAATGAGTTCAAATTTCCGTATAAAGAAATATTTAATGGAAACTTTAATAGACTGGATAAAACAAAACTTACTGAAGAACAAAAAATAAAGTTTAATGTACAGGGATTATTAGACGAATGTTATGATATATATTATGACCCTGAACATAAAATAACCATTCCTTTATATTATGATTATAGTACGACTAACGAAAGCTTCGTGGCTTTTGCTCTATCTTTAGAAAAACTTAAAGAACGTACAGGAATAAATCTTAATCATAATCTTCCTTTGATACTATTTAATAGAAATCTTATGGGACAAGATATGCATAGTCCTAGCTTAGCTCCAGAACTACAAATAGCAGCCGCTGTAGAAATGAGACAGAATATGATTTTCTATATGCGTGAATGTGCTAGAATGGTAGATGGTAAAGGGAATAAAATGCAATATCAAATGACTATAGGAACTTGGACTATATTATGGCTTTATTGCCAATGTTTCAATACATTCAGATGTGCTCCTCGGCAAGTAGGGAAAACTACAGATATAAACTGTGTTAGTGGAGGAGAATTTGCAGCTGGTAGTGAAAACACTAAAATACTGGTGGCTCACTTTAAAGCAGAAGATGCTGGTAAGAACAGAAAGATGATGATAGACTTTGCAAATCTTATGCCTGCTTTCCTAAAGTTTCATAATGTAGTAAAAAAAATACAGAAGAATAAAGAGATGTGGGAAGTAGGACCAGATATGACTCCGTCTCCTAAATCTAAATATATAAATAATGTATTCAGAAGTAATCAAATTATGATAGCATCAGCAGGTACAACAGAAACTACTGCAGAACGTGTTGGACGGGGAGAGACTTTTGAATTTGGTATAAATGACGAAATTACTTTCGTACCACACGCTATTACAATGACTACTGCGATGCAACTTGCAAACTCTACTGCAAGAATGCGTGCTGAGAAAGCTAATAAAAGATACGGACTACACTATATGTCTACTGCTGGTAAACTTAATACTAAACATGGACGTGAAATGTATGACTTTATATTTAATAAGATGTGTAGATTCGATATTAAACTATTTGAATATTCATATGAAGATTTATGTGCATATCTAAAAACAAATGGTAAAAAGAATTTCTTTAATGTTCAATACGGATATAAAGAAATGGGATTTGGTGAAGATTGGCTTGACCAACGTATAGCTCAAACTGAAAACAGAGAAGCATTTATGACGGAAATTTTGATGGACTGGCTTGATGTTGACAGCTCTGCTTTACTTAACCAAAAGCAAATTGGACGTATTTCTACTCTGACTAAATCTCAAGCTATGGATACGTTTATATTTGATAAGTTCTTTTCTATAACATTCTTTCCACAATTTGCTAATGAAGACTTCTATACATTTATAAATAGATATCAAACTATAGCTATTGGAGTAGACTTAGCACATGGAACTGGAAACGACAGTACTGTATTCTTTGCTATAGATATGGAAAGCGGAGAAAAGCTTTTTATGTTTAAATCAAATACACTTACGACTTCTGAAACTACAATGTTTATTAAGAAGTTTATTCCATTCTTAAAAGAATCTAATCCTGATTTAAATATAATACTAGCTATAGAATTAGAAGGACCAGGACAATCTGTAATTCCAGATTTAGCAAAAGACCCGTTTATAGAGCCTCTTCTATTTGGAACTAAGAAACTGTTCTCTTCTCACGCTGCAGACGTATTAGTAAAGAGTACTACCAAGAAACTTGACTATGCATCATATTTATCGTACGGTATTAAAGAAAGAGAAGTAAGAGAATATTTATATGAAAAACTTTTATTTGAACTTGTAGATAAATATCCATATGCATTCTCACATCCTGAAGCTCTTAATCAACTTTCTACATTATACAGAAAGAATACTGGAAGAATAGACCATAAGCCAGGAGCTCACGACGATATACTTATCGCAACTCTTATAGCATACAGTCTTATATTTAACACTGACTTCAGAAAGCAAGTAGGAGAGCAATTTAAGTTCTATGTAGATATGAGTAAAATTAAAATGGTATCTGTAATGCAAAGTATGAATATGTTTACAAATGAGTATGCTAACTACACTAAAGACGAAGGAGAAGTATCTTATGTATTAGTTCCTACTATGATAAATGGAAAACAGTATACGAATGTAGAGATATATAAAGTTAAGAATGGACGTAAAGTTAAACTTTCTGGAGAAGAATATCATTACGAACTTAACTATGGAGCTCTTAAAGATGTTCCTCAAATACATGAAAGAGAAATGCCTACATATTTTGACTTCGTACAAGAAGAGCAACATAGAGCTAATAAAGGAACCAGAGATGTGTATGGAGTTAAAAAAAATAAAAATAAATGGTTTGATATGAAAGCTAAAATGTTTTAATTTTTAGCTACAATCATAGATGTAAATCTAGTAAAAGTCATATAGATTTTATAAATAGTTATAGTAATTCCTTTTATTTACTAGATTTGTTATTATGTTGGATAGATAAAATTACACAGCTTCCGACTGCATCATTTTATCTAACGTTTTAAACACTTCTTTATCAGAACTTTTAAGTTCCAATAAATAGTCTATATCAAGATCTACGTAATCTTTAGATATAGCCTGAACGTGTTTAATGTACTTTCTGATTTCTCCGATGACTCTGGAGTCAGAACTAATGACCTTATTGAATTCTCTTAATAGATTAATCCAATATTTTAACATTAAATCTTTAACGTCAGTGGACATAATTATCACCTCGAATCGAATTATGATATTTATAACCAGAAATCTATATGACTGAGTGATAATATACAGTTATCATAATATTTAAATTTTTAAGTACAATTATAAATGTGAGAATATATTATAATTTAAAATATCTAATAAATGATAAAATGTGCAATAATTATCACAAATACGATTATTTATGATAATATGTGTTTAGGATACACACGGGTGTCTAATAGGTTTATTATAAACTCATATGCATCATTATCTGACACTTTTAAATCATTTAAATACGCAATATTTAAATGAGGATTAAATATATCAGAAGAATCAATTTTGTTATTGATATAATCTTGAGCTACCAATAATTCCCTCGAAGGTGGAATATTATTAGCAGCATTATACCTAACGATGTTATTAAATCCATTGATAAGATTCAATAAACGTTCAGTATTATCTATCATAGGTATCACCTCATTTCTAGATATAGATTATAAATATAATATATTCTCACACTAATAATATATAATTATCGCTGGAGTAAATCTGGCGATATGCATTTATTTACGCCATTCACAAAAAAAAATAAAGAGCTCCGAAGAGCTCAATATTTTATTTAGATGACATAGCCAATGTTTTAATTGCTACCCCAATCCAATAATTTACGTATCTAGGGTCGTCACCCATTAATCCACTTAAAAGTGTCATAGTTTCTTTTTCGTCTTTGACTATTTCGACATTCATCGTGTCTTTCATAGTCATAGTGTAATCTAAACCAAGACCTTCAATAATTTTGCTATCCATCCCCACTCTTTCCATACTTCTTCCCAACACAGTCAAAAGTTCATATTTTTTCATACAACTTTCCTCCTAATTTTATTTTATATGATGTTCTATATATCTATGATATATAGTTATTTTTTTTATAAAAAAATCCACTACAGAACCATCCAAACAACTTGATATGTAACAAATAATAATAGAAAAGGAGGTTAGTTATGTATAATTTAGCAGAATATACTTTAGTAAAACGTTCCGCTTATATAGTTGAAAAGGCATTAGAGAGAGCTATGACATACAGATCTTTTAATCAAGGCTATATGCAAAGCTTAACTTATAGCACGTTTCCGATAAAAGAGAATTTCTACGAAATACAAAAGATATTTGAATTTCTAATTCAGGCTATATATCCAGGAGTTTCTATTAAAAGATTTGTATCAATTAATACAAACATAAGCGTAAAAGCTATTCCAATTACATTGATAGAAATATTTGAACCATTTCATACATACGTACCAGTAACATTTACACAAAACGCAGTGTTAGCTATCTCTAGTTTTGGAAATAGTGTTACAGAAGAATTCAATAAAAATAAATATTTTGGTGAAATAATACCAATGACGATTTTAGAAAATATGACTAAAAATGATATTATAACTGTTTTAGATAAAAAAGTTACAGTAGAAGACCAAACATTTACAGTACAAGAAATAATAGTTATGCTTATTGAACAGTTTGCGATTGGTACGAATGATACTGATAAAGTATTGATAGATAACTTCGATATAAAGTCAGCATTAGATATTCAAGAAATAAGCGTAGAGAGTGCTATATTCAAACACGTTTCTGAAAGATTTGGCGTAGAGTCTATATTAGAATTAGACAGAGCTCACGAAGAAGACGTTATAAGTCCTACTGATTTCTTACCTATGCAAATAGAAGTAGATGGGCATAGCAACTTCGTATATCTCAATTCTGTAAAAGGAAGACTTATGGTATCTAGGTCAGAAGGCGTAGTAGATAATAGTATTATCACTGTCAAAGTTCCTGAGAGTGCTACGAATACTATATTAATGGAATTAGATTCTTGCTGTTATTTTGATTATGACGCACAGCTTGTAATTGAAAAAATGGATGGAACTACTATTAGAGAAGAGTTATTTAACTGGGTTTCATTGAACGAAGATGTTGATTATGCATTGCGTTCTATTGGAACAGAAGGTTTCGTTGGAAGTATGAAAGATGCTTATACTGCGATAAAGATATTCGGTATAAGAAAAGGTTCTATATTATATCATGTGTTTATGAATATCACAAAACTTCCACGTAAGATAATTGGATATTTATGGCAAGCGATTAAGCATGCTCTTAAATCTAGAAATCAATTAGAAAAAGAACAGATGTTAGATTTCCAAGAAAAACTTCTTAATGATGAATTCGATATAGTTTTAGAAAAGATTAAAATGCTTGGAGAAAACTCTGTTAGATCATGGATATGGACTGTATTATTAGGACCAATATACTTCTTGCCATTTATGTATATACTTAAACGTAATGCAAATAGGCAAATAAAACTTAGAGCTATAGAAAGACTTGAATTTAAAATAGACGGACTTCTTGAAAGGCATGACCAAAAATTGGAATATGCTAAAAATGAAGGAGACCCGGAAACTGTTGACAGATTATTAGCTGAAAAGCATAATATGGAATTTGCAAGACTTAAGCTCATAGAATTTAAAAGAGATTTAGTTCAAAAAGACAGAATAAGATACATGACATTTAATAAAGACCTATCAATGAACGGACGTCAACGTATAGACGCTCTTATGCAAAGTGGTTCTTATTTCAACATAGGACATAGCGGAGGAAAAGGATATACAGTTGAAACTAGATTTGGAGGCTCAGATTTCTAAGGAGGAGGTTAAGATGTCTTATGACAACATATATAAAAAACTTATGGCTGGCTATAATTGCGATGATCGGACTATGGATAATCAAGATACAATCTCGGAAGTTAGTTTACAGACTTATCAAATTGGAAAAGAAAGTTCAAGCTCATATGAAAGACTTGGAGAAACAAAATACAAACCATCAAGCATAGATTACAGTTTAGAAGCTGTGGAACTTATGTATCCTAAATGGACTATTGCCTTAGAAGAAGATAATCCATTTGACGGATTCGGAGAAGATAGCGGAGGAGATGATAACTCTTCTGACGATAGCTCTGACGATAGTTCTGGAGGAGATGACTGGGGAGATTGGGGTTCTGACGACTCTAGTGGCGGAGACGATAATCCTTTTGGAGGAGATGATTCAGGAGGAGACAGTGGAGGCAATCCATTTGATGATGGAGGAGATGACAGTGGCGGAGATTTCTTTGGCTCTTCAGATGACAGTTCAGACGACTTCTTCGGAGGTGGCGATGATGATAATGAAAAGAAGCAAAAAAAGAAAGTGATAAAACTAAATAGAAAGAAGACTATTGAAGATGAACATGATATGAATAAGCAAGTTAGAGCAGTCTTTCCTAAAAGATTTCTAGAACTTCAAGATATAATAAAAGCAAATATTTCTATGTGCGAAAGAGTAGTAATACAAGATTCAGAACACATTGAACTATTTGACCAAGTAATACAAGAATATAATAGACTGGGTGATATTGTGGATGAATATCTGAATGTAATCATAGATAAACCGCATGATGATATATTCGCTACATATTTTTCTATATATGCAAACTTATCTAAGCTAAAAGATATCTATAATGAGCTAGTAGGAAATGTAGAAAAATCCAGCAAGTAACAACATTAGTGTCAAATTATAACGATGAAGATGATGAAGGAGGTGATATATAAATATGAATGAAAGAATATATATGGATGATTTCCACTACGAGTCATATGCTAATATCAAGGAGGCGTTAGAAAGCTGGCAAGAATATACCACGAATTCAAGCATAGAAGTTTCTTACGAACTTGACTCTCAAGTTGATTTCGACGGTCTATCATCTATAATAATGTTTGACGAAGAAAGATTACAAGAAATAATAGGAACAGAAGGACTAAAGGACAAAGTTAAAAATATGGCGTCTAGAGTTAAGTCTAATTTGGGATTATGGATAAAGAAATTTATAAACTTCTTTTTCGGATGGATTATCAGATTCTTCAAAGGAATAGTAAATATCCGTAAGTCATTGAAATCTGGATTTGACAAAGCGAAAGCTTATATAAAGAAAATGGACGAAATGAGTTCAAAACTAGGAAAAGAATTCAAAGATAAAGAAGGAGAAAATAAGGTAGTAAAATGTACAGATGCTGCTGCTGGATTAATTCAAGCTCTCGGAGTAGTATTAGTAACTACATGGTCATTAGATAAACTAACTGAAATGTTTAAAGGTCTAGTTGAATCAAATGAGGTAGTTCAAGAAGAGAAAAAAGATGCAGACAGTGCTAAAGAACAGAAAAAGGTCGTTGAATCTGGAGCTGAATTACTTATAAAACAACTTATGGTTGGTATCACAGCTACAGGAAGTTTAATAGCGATGATAAATCCGTTGAATAATGAGTTCTATACTAAAATTCAAGCAGAAAATTATGATCTAATTAAGTATTTGAATGGAATGAATACTAAGCCTGAAGAATTAGAAACAACTGTTGCAAGTATTATAAAATCTACTGCTGGTAACGTAGCTAAAGTAATAGTGAAATTCATTAAAGCTTTATTTGGAGAAGACTCAGCTAAAAAGGAAGCATTAGAACAAGCTATAAATGATGTTCAAGTATATAAAGAAGCTGTATCTACACTAAAGAAAGTTCTTGGAGATTCTGCAGAAAGAGTTACTGTAAATGAACCTGAAGAAAAGCCTTATAATAAAGCATTTATGCAAGTTAAACATGCATTAACTGCATTTGTTACATTGGCTCAAAATAATAAAAAACTTTGGAACTTTGAACTAGTTGCACAAAAATTAGAAAAAGTTAAACGTAAACTTATCGCTAAATTATCTAAAGATTATACTGATTATGGAAATGATGAGGGAGAAGCTATGTTTAACGAAGTAGTGGCTACCGGACAACTTATGGCTGCTATTGCTAATAACACACAAAAATGTATGCAAAGTGTAAACTCACTACTAGATGCTGTTATAACAGATGCTGCTAGATTAGGAGCAGGTATGACAAGTGTCAGTGATAAAAACTAATAAATAAATAGATATAAGGAGGAAATTAATGTTAACATTAGAACAATTACTAGGAATTGGTAATGAATCAGCTGGTGCTTTTAATGCAGAAGACGCACCTAAATCATTACTAGATGAAATGATGGAAGAAATTGGTATAGAGTCTGAAATAGATGCTGCGTTCTATGAAGCAGAAGCTTCTGCTATAACTGCTGCTACATCAGTTGCTGAAAACGTATATGTGGCTATGGCTGAAAAAGAATGCGGTATTGAAGGTGCTGCACCTTTAGATGTTTATAGAGGTTTCGGATTAGAAGGAGAATTAGTTGATACTGTAGGTATGGAAGCTATCTCTGACGTAGTAAAAAGAAGAGCATACTCTGGTCTTGCTCAATTAAAAAGCTTAATTAACACTTGTATTGCTTGGTTAAAAAGAATATTCGGATTAACTACTAATACAAAGAAAATCTTCAAATCACTTGGAGATAAAGCTAAGAAAATCAGAAAAGATGTTCAAAAAGCAAGATCTAACGCATCTAAGAGAATTTATGCTAAAGGTGATAATGATCACGAACTTGAAAAAGAGTTAGTAAGATACTTTATTGGAGATAACGATGCACCAAATACTAACTATAATAGTACAGATTTGAATACACTAAGAACTCTAGTTAGAGATAATACTCAACATATTGGACTTGATTACGTTGTGGCATTTTACAATGCATCAGTTATAGTTATAAATACATATAGTGATCAAGTATATGCTAGTATAGGTGGAAGTCAAGGAGCTGGGAACGTTAGACTTGGAGCTACAAATCCAGCTAATAATGAAAGAGTTCGTAGAATTGACAATAGAACTCAATTAGTAAGTGGTAATACACAAACAGAAATAGACGGACATATACTAAACCCAGATCACAAAGATAATATTCAAGAAGAATTAAAGAACTGGAAAGATAATGCTAGAACTGTAAGAGGAATGAACCTATTCACTAGCATTTCAGCTGCGTTAGATTTCTTATATTCTCAAAGAGCTGGAAGAAGAGATATCGCTAAAGAAGTTGATAGAGGTATTAAGAGACTTGAAACTGCAAGAAAGAATATGGAAAATGATTACAGAAATGGAGCTCAAAATGGCACTAGAAGAAATGCTATGATGGGTATTAATGAAATATTATCAGATTTCATATACTTCCTAAATGGTACTGCTATGTATATGAATATGTTTATTAAACATTATGTAAGAATAGCTGATGAATTATTTACAGATGCTAAATGGTTAATAGCTAAAGCATTATAATTAACATAAAGGAGGAAGAAATTAATGAATAATTTAATTAAAGTAATAAATGAAACTCTAGGATTAGAGTCAGGAATGGAAGATTTCGGTCCTGAATTATATGCTGGTTCTGAAGTTGCTGAAGAATTATTAGCATTAGACGATATTGATAATATGGTTGAAGGACTAGAATCAACTTCTACAAGCATCCTTGGATTTGCTTTAGTAAACCAAGAAGTTGCTTTAGAAAGTGCAGGATTAACTATAAATGAATATAATAGATACTCTGATTCATTAGGAACAGAAGCTATCGTAAACATGGTTAAAAGAGGAGGATATAACGTTATTATAGCTGTTAAGAAAATGCTTTCTAAAATATGGAAATTCTTAACTTCAATAATAGATTTCTTTATGATAAATGATGGAAGATGGAAATCTTACTCTAAACTTGCTAAAAAGTATAGAGGAAAATTAAATAGACTTTCTATACATTCTGGAGAAGATGAAAGAGATAAAGAATATAATATTAGAAACGTTGCAGGTGCTGCTACATTCGTTGATAACTTCATAACAGCTGTTAGAGGATTTAGACCTGACAACTTTACAATAGATCCGGCAGCTAATACTACTGATGCTAACCAACTTGCTACTTTCGTAATAGAACAATATGAAGATTTAGTTGGAGATATGGCTACAGCACTAAATGCCGCTGCTGCAAATGGTGCAAACGTATCGGCGTTAGATCAAGCTACTAGAAGAGCTTCTGGTGGTTCAGGTACTAGTGTTGATTTAGAAGGAATGAAAGACAGAATAGACCAATTCAAAGAACGACTAAAAGAAAGAGTTGAAACTCTAAGAGAAGAAACAGACTACTCTGTTGAAGAAACTAAGAGAATAATTCAAAGAGCTCTTATAACTATCGAAGGAGCTACTAGAAGAGATATCAAATGGTTTAGACAATGGAAGAAAATGGATAAGATGGTAGATAGAGCTATAGAAAAATTAGGAAATGAAAATCCTGATGCTGCTAATGCTACTGGTGCTGCTGCTAGAAATAACTTATTAACTGAATTAGGAGTTGTATCTCAAAGCTTACTAGAATTCAAGAAAGCTGTTAATATGGTTATGAAAGAAGTAGGTTCTGCTATCCAAATGATTCTTGCTGATGCTGCTAAAGTTATATCTGGTGAAACTCATATCGGAGACGCTGTAAGAAAATAATAATCTAAAATAAAAGAGGAGAAAACACACTCCTCTTTTATTATTATATATAAGGAGGAAATATAAATGCAAAATAAATATACTTATATTCCAGAAGTCCTTGCTAATGAGGTTGTAGGATTAGAAAACTTCTCTTCATTTATGACTGCAAATCCTAACGACCACACAAACATAATGAAGAAAGCATTCGGACAATACGGAAGTGATACTACTATTAAAATAGCTTCAATTTTAAGAAAGTACATTCCATCTGTAAATAAATCAGAATGGACTGACAAGGAATTAAAATTGAAAATGATGAGAACAGATATATCTAAAGGATTAGAAGCTGCTGCAAAAGAATTTGCTTCTAATGCAGATAAATTTGGAGCTCTTCCTACTGAAGTACAAGCTGCTTTAAGACACTTAAAAAATGAAAAAACAAATGCAGATAATAATGCATTCAAAAAAGGATTAACAGGAGCATCTGCTATTGGAGCTAAATGGAAAAAAGAACAAGCTGAAGCTGCTTTAGAAAGTGCATTATTCACTGTATTCGCAGGAGTAAAAGAATCTCAAGTTGGTCCATTAGCACCAGGTATGGAAACATATTCATATCAATCAGCTATAGTTTATCCTAAACTTGAAACTCAAGTACAATGGATAGCTGCTTGTGCTACAATGTACACAAAAGTAATCAAAATAAAACAACTTTATAATAAATTTACTTCAATTCCTGTACACACTTTAGTACCTATATATCAAATTATAGACCCTGAAACTCATACTATAGTTAAAGAGTTTAAAAGAGAAGATGTATTATCATTCATCGACCCTAAATCTCAAGATACATCAGGTTCTAAATTAGAAGGAATTTCTAAATTATTTAAAACTATGACTAAAAAGGTAAGTATAAAGAAAGCAAACTTCAGACAACTTATCAAATTAAGAAGTGATTTATTATTCGTTGAAAACAACGGAGTAATGGAAACTCAAGCTACAATAGCTGCTGGTCAAAAATCAGCTATCAATGCAGATGAATTAGTAAGATCAGATTTCTATGTAGAAAAACTAGAAATAAATGGTCAAAAATTTGGTCCTATTTATGATATAAATGCTGGAAGAATGCTTACTGAAACTAATAACGAACAAGATTACAAAGGTAAAGTATTATTAATAACTCCAGACCAAAGCAGACCTACAGATACTTACTATCTATATATCCAATTCAATGGACAAGACCAAAGTATCGTTGTAGACTGTAATAAAGCTCACGGTTCAACTGCAGCTAACGATGTAGATGCTATTGATATCGAATTCAAAATATTAGACCCATTCAACTTATGGAAATCTAGACCAGAATATGCTCTAAAAGAAGAAAGAGGATATATCAACGCTGGTCCAGAAATCAAAGACTGGGTTCCTATATTACAAGACCAACTTGAAGTGCTTGATGAAAGACTTGGAGGTTCTTACTTCGCAAGAATTATGAACATGGCTACAGAATTCATCGGACACAGAAAAGAAGGATTCTTCTTTAATGGATACTTCGATATGAAGAAAAAAGTTATAGAAGACTTTACTCAAGCAGATGAATTAGAAAGAAAGAAAACATTATATGCTGCTCAAACAGTAGACTTACAAATAGCAACATCTGTAAGAAAATTGGAAACTATTAATGTACAATTAGGACCAGCTTTCCAAGCTATCGCTAATAAGTTCAGAATAGCTTCTCAATCTCAAAAAGAAGCACAATTAACAATGTTTACTTCTTCTTACCACTTAGGTGTATTTGCTGGTAAGATGACTGCTGTAGTAGGAGAAGTTTCTGAAACTGCAGATAACACATTCTTAGGAGTAAACCAAGAAGCATCTGTAAATGTTTTAACTATCGGAGACGATATTAAATCACCTATATCTGCTATCATCGTTGGTACAGATAAATCTGGTTTAGAAGCTAAAACTACAGACAGCTCTGGTAACCCATTGGCTCCAGACCAAATTAAGTATACTTATAATATTATACCTTCATTTGCTGAACCAAATATCCAAACTTGCTTAGCTTCTGAAACACCTATCAGAATAACTAACGACCCAGCTCAACGTAATCCTATGCATCCTAACGTTCCAAGCTTATGCATGGACTGCACATTCAATTTCAACACATTGAGAGGAGCAGCAGGAGACTTAGCTGTTTATGGATATAATACTCAATTAATACCATAAGATATATAAAAAGATTTGGAGAACTTCGTAATGAGGTTCTCCACTCTTTTTTTATTTGATTTTACAAAGGAGGAAATAATGCAATATACTGAAAGAATGTTAATCGAAGATAGAATAGCTCCTCTAAATCAAGTTATAACTTCTATTAAAGTGGATAAATTATCTGATACTATAGGAGTAGAATCAGATTCTTGGGATGGTGGAAACCATAATACTGCTACAGAATATATGATAAAAGGATTAACTCCAGAGTTAGTAAGAAGTATTAGAAACGGAGAATCTTATATTGTATTTGAAATAGAAGCTATAGACCACAGTAAACCTACAAGTAATAATAAATTATATCCAGCTGATGTTTTCTTAAACGGAATGAAGAATTATGGATTTCAAAATCAGTTGAGAAAGGGAGGGGTTTGCGGTCGTTAGTGCCCTTTCTTACAGTAATGTGAGAAAGAAAGTGTGTTAAAAGCTGGAATATCCTAAAGCCTCTAAGCCTTATAAGGAATGAAAGTAGAAACAAGTTAGAGGATGAATATATGGTTAAATCCTAAGTATTCATAAACAATGGACAATCAGCTCTACAAATTGTAGATCAACGACTATTCCGAAAGGAAGTAAAGCCTTAAGCAAGGAAGAAAAGCACACACCCTTATTACAAGGGAATGATATAGTCTGAACGATGTTAGATGAGCTCAGTCTAATTCCTTTCATCATAAGATGATCGTCTATAGAAATATAGAGAAGAAGTTGAAATACTTCTGTAACTAGAGTAGCGTCTAGTTATTAACACTATTGGAGAATGAGCACCCCACTATTGAATTGGATAATAAAGACCCAGAGGGAGCATTCCAAAGAACTATGCAAAGATTACACAGTGCACCTGGTAAAAATATTACTCATAGAGTTATTGGATATAGACAAGCTAATAATAAAACATACTTTACAATAAAAACTTCTATTACAAATCCACATATAGCATTAGAAATGCTTAATGGAGTTGCACCAGGATTTTCTATACGTACTGTAGGACAATTTGATAATACACAAAATCCTATACTTGCAAAAGAAATAGAAGTTATAGGTATAGATTATGTACAAAATCCAGCTAACTGGAATAGTGTATTAACTGGAGGAAAAGTTCAAATATACGACACTGTTAATATGAAAGTAGTAAACCTAGAACTTGTACAACGTACTGCGGGTATGTTTGGAACTGAAAGTAATTCTTTAATTAATAAGTATATAGGAAATGAGTCTATAGTTATGATAGACCCTACTACTTCTGCTATATTAATAAAGAACCCAGTTAAGAAAACAGCTTCATTTGAAGATGCAATGAAGATGACTAAATTAAGTATACTTAATGACTTCTAATAAGGAGGAATTATGAATATAAATGTACTTATAGATAAGCTAAAAAAAGATATAGGACTGAATGGAATACTTGGAGCTGCTTATAATGATAACATTATAAGAGACAGTATTATTAATAATAGTCTTAAAACCTTTAACAGAGTATCTGGATTTCATATAGTAATGAATATAGATAGTATAGTTACAGCATGGAGTAAAGAAATTATAGGAGGAATATACTCTTATAATGATGTTGCTTATAGAATACCAGACTCGATTATGGATAGATTTAGAGAGCTTGATGTACAAATAAAAAGAGCTTTCTTAAATGAAACACGTAGATATGGATTAGTAAACGGATGGAGTACAAGTATAAAAAATGACTTACCATCATGGACTGCTAAATCTATAGCTAAGCAAAATATAGAAAAACCTAGTATTACTTTTAGACCTCCCGCTTCTTTAGTAATGAAGAATATGGGGCAATATAATACTCCGATGTATGGAGGATATTATAAAGTAGTAATAGAGTGTACGCATCCTAAAAACTTGAGTACTATTACTATAGGTTTAGAAAACTGGTTTGAAGAACTATGTAGATATGACTTGATGATAAATCTTTATAATAATGATTTGAGAAATCTTAAGATAGAAATAGGAACTGGAAACGTAGACTTAAGTTTAGACAACTTCCAGAATGCAGAATCTGATAGAAAACAATTATTGGAAACTATTAGACAAAAGGCAGCTACTGACCAAGTTGTGTTAACTTACGCATAATTTTATAACAACTGATAATGTGAATTTTTATTAGTTTTATCTTTCACGTTATCACTCGGGGGATTTAATTCCCCCTATCCATTTATTTACGCCATTTATAAAAAAAAAGAAGCAGTTTAAAGTCATGCTCAGGACTTTTTAGAAAATGTTAGAAATACTTTTTAAGTCCAACATTTTCTAAAACTTTGTAAGCTATTTCGTCGCTGTAATCTACACCTGCAGCTATTAACAGCTTAAACTGTTTATTGATTTCTGGTCTAGCTAACACTAGGTCAGCTATAAAGTTTTTTCCGTATTTTTTTGTTTGTTTAGAATCTATGTCCTTATAGATTCTTCTTAGCATTTCTACTACAGTTTCTTTTTTGTTTGTCATCTAAATCATCTCCAATTTGTTTTTATTTGTTTTCTATATATCATAGATATATAGCTAAAAATCACCTATCTTTATTGCCGTAAATAAATGAAAAGGGAGCATCTCTACTCCCAATCATCTACTTGATACATCATCTAATACTGATGCTTTGTTTTTACTTAAGTTCACTATTTCTTCATGTTTTATTAATGCACTACTATCATCTACATATTCAAATCTAACTATAGGTCTTATAATACCTTTATTGATAGTATTATTTATTCTAGCAGTTAATATAGCTACTCTTTTAATAACCTTTCCCTCTGCATGTTTGATATGATATATTCTAAATGTGCTATCAGTAAACAACTGAGTTACACTTAAGCTTTTATTTACAACACTACGATACATTAACACTTCATCATAAAATATATCCAATATATCAAGACAGTCGTCTAGATTTAATTTAGGATATTTCTTATACGAATCCACTATATTATCCCAAATGTTAATTATCTTTCTATCGCTGACAATTCCATCCCAACTATATATTACGACAGAGTTATCATCATCCACAGATTTCTTAAGCTTATACAATTTAAACACATCAATCACCTTTCTTATCTTCGTCAAGTTTATTTAAGTTTTCTGCTATTATTTTTCCAAGTTCTTGTAAGTCTTCTACACTTGTAGTCTTAGGGTCGTAATGACTTACTTCATCCCCAAGTTTCTTTAGTGTAGATACTATACTAGAAATTTTAGATATATTATGTATATGGATATCCCCTACAGTTATATTAACGATGCTTTGCACAGTGGCATCTAATCCTTTTTCAAATTCAGTATGTGGGTGTTCTACTTTTATTTTTATGTCTGCTTCCTCTTGGGTTTTAGACATATTAGGGCTTTCTTCCGAAGATTTATTAACTTCGCAATTTTCTTGGACAGTATCTTGTACACTTGTTTCTTCAAATTTAGTTGTAGTTCTAGCTGATTCAAATGTTTCTTTTACTATCTCTGTAGCTGTATTAATAGCTTCTTTATTAGTCTCTATTTCTTTTTGTAACTTCTCTAGAAAGTTTAAAGCTTTATCTGGAATTAATGATTTAAGAGCTTCCTTATGCTTTGTAATCTTCTCCAAAAGGCTCATAGATATTATATATAATGCGTCAACACCCCAAGTAAAACACGCATAAAACATGTGTGCAGAAAGTGTTATAGTGATTTTCACTGATTGTAAAAACGACTCTTTTTCTCGTGACATTTTTAAACACCCCTTATAAAATAAATATTTCGACACTATATTGTCTTTTTCCTTAAAGTATAATTGTTCACCAGATAATTATATATATTATACCGTATTTAACGAACTTTGTAAAGGAGATTTTAATATGAAAAGAATTTTAATTACAGCAGATTTACATTTTGAAAGAATAGAAAAGGAATTAATTCCGTGTCTTTTATCTTATATAGAGGATACGATTAAAACATATAGACCAAATATATTCTGTATAGCTGGAGATACTACTGATGATGCTAACTTAAGAGCAGAAACAGAAGAGTTTATTAATCTAGTTAGCTTTGTAGAAAACATATCAAAAATATGTAGAGAATATAATACGTGTTTTATAGTATTAAGAGGAACTCCAAGTCACGATGGAAGAATTATGGAGAACATACATAAGATGCTTGACACGTTTATATATGTGGATAAAATGACAAATATGGAAATACAAGGAATTTCTTTATTATTAGTACCAGAGTTATATTATCCAAAATACGAATTATTCTTAGAAGATTTAAATAAACACACAAAATCAGACGTGGTTATATTCCACGGTATGATGGACTTTGCTATTCCAGCTTTAAATCAAGTGGATAGTAAATTTAATATGGGACGTTCTATAGTCGTAAGTGAATATGACTTTATAAATAAAGCAAAATATCTTGTAGTAGGAGGTCATGTTCATAGTAGTATATCTAATAAGAATGTTTATTATACTAATAGAATAATAAACGAAAGAGGACACGACCATAATAAAGATTATGGACTTAAGCTTATAGATTTACATAGTAATGATTATGAATATAGAACTATAGAAAATCCTTATTTAATAAAACACGAATATATAAGTTTAGATTTTACAAAAAATACATTAGACGTTCTTATAGCAAATAGTATTAGACCTAGTTACGATAATGTTATATTTAATGTGATACTCAATAATGAAGACCAGACGAAGAATAAATATAACACTTGGAAGCAAAGTATTAATGCTAAATATATAAAGAAAACTAATGTAAAAGTTGAAAAAGAATACGTAATTAATAAAACAGTATTACAAACTCAAGATGCAGTACATTTATTAAAAGATATTTACACAAAAACTTATAATAAAAGTATCCCTGAGGATATATTAAAACGAATTTTAGAAGGAGATAACGAATGAGAAAAGAACTTATAGTGGCTGTATTAAACTGTATCTTACAAGATGTTAAAGATAGAGCTTTTGTATCAGCTGCAAATAGATGTATTAATAGTATGAATCAAGAATATAAAACAGATAAAGATATACAACTTTTACTTCATGTTTTATCTAAAGTATTAGATGAAAACATTATAGATAGAAATGAAGTTATGTATGAAATAAGTCAAACAGAATTTTCAGATGAAGTAAAGGTAAATATAAATGACGATAGTTTCTATACTGCATCATTTAGAAAAGATTTATTAGACACTATCAATGCGATTAGTGTAAGAAGTAAAGTAGAAAATACTGTCACAACATTACAAGACAGTCTTAATACTATAGAATATGCAAGTAATAGTAAAAAGACAGTAGATGCTATGCGTACATTTATGCAGGCGTCTGATGAATTATATAAGCAAGTAAATATGATTAAGATAGGTTCTGCATCATCTAATGTATTGATAATTGACCCTGATGCAGAAACTACACATGGAACTTTAACACCAGTGTTAGTAGATATGCGTAAAGCAGTTACCCATAGAATTAAAACTATCCCAGCAATAGATATGCTTTGCGGAGGAGGATTTACAGGAAAAACGTGTATATTATTCGGAGCGTACACTGGTTCAGGTAAATCAATGATACTTCAAAATATTGCATTATATACTAGTAAACGTAATAGATGTGATATTATAAATGAAGAATATAAGCCATGTGTTTTATACATAAGCTTAGAGCTTACAAGAAAGCAACTTATGGTAAGACATTTACAATGGTGCGGAATATCTATAGATGAAGAAGAAATGAAAAGGATGACTGATGAAGATATAGAAAGATTAGTATTAGAAACTAATAAGAAAAGCGGACTTCAACTTCCTATAGTATATATAGAAAGACTTACTGGAGACTATTATACTACTATTAATGAAGTAGATGATGAGTTTAATAACTGTGTAAATTTAGGATTTATGCCTATAATGGTATTAATAGATTATGTAGATAGACTAGAAGTATATAGTAGTAAACATCAGCATTTAGGAACTACAGGAGCAGATGGAGCTGCATTGCTTAGACAGAAAGTAAAAGAATGTAGAGACTTGGCAGTACATAAATCAGTTCCTGTATTAACTGCGGCACAATTATCTGGAGAAGTAGGAAACATTATTGGAGAATGTGCTAAATGGCCTAGACAAGTAGACCCAGTACTTAACTTTAGTCCTGGATTATTAGCTGGTTCTAAACTTCTTTCTACAGAATTAGAGCTTATGATATTCTGTCATAAAACGTCTATTGAAGAAAGAAACGAAGAGACAGACCAAATTACATATCAAAACTTTATGAGTATGGGAGTTAAGAAAGACAGAGACGGTACAGCAAGATATAATCGTAGTCCAAGAGATATGGATAATGAAACTATGTATGTTCATTACACAAAAGGACTTCGTAACTCTGGACCAGTAAGGACTCTTATACCTAATAGTAGTGAAATACACGTGGTTATGCCTTTAGATAAATTTAGAATAAGGGAAGATGACTACGGACGTAGTATTAGAATGTTCTATTTATCTGATGATAATACTATGAGTTATGAACCGTTTAATATGGACAATAATACTACGTTAGATGAATACGTATTAGATACTGAATTGGAAGAGGATGAATTAAATAAAAAACTTAGATCTATATAGAATAGTTACCATATCTATAACTATATATATTTAGGTATTATTATACAATTTTACTTTAAAAAAAAATATAAGGAGGAAAAGAAAATGTTTAACGTCGAAAGAAATCAATTACTAGATTTAAGAGGGAGAATTTCGGAACATCTAAAGCATGTTCCAGCAGGAGGAGATGGACTATACGGAACGATTACAACTCCGTTTGATACGTTCATAAATAACTATTATAATCCGACTGCATTTAGAAATAGGTATGACTATTCATTTGCATTAGTTAACGATGCCTATAAAAGAGCAAACACAAAACCGTATGCTACTCAATTAGCTGTAGCACAAAACCCAGATGTTATGAATATCGTGGGGGATTTATGTAGCAATCTATATAACTTTACTAATGATAGAGATTTAATATCATTTAATAGAGAATTATATAGAATGAGTTATATTCAAATGTTCCCAAATAATGCAGATGGTTCAGTTACAGAAATGGATATAGCTACAATAAATCAAGCTAATCCAAATTTCTTAATTGGATTACTAGCAAGAATGGGAAGTATTCAAACTTCATTACAAGATAAAGAATTATTAAAACCAATGATTAATGAAGATTTGATAAGAATGTTGGGTATACTTAAAGCAAATGATGCTAAAGCATACGCATTGGCATTAAAACTTTGTAATATTACGGAAAGTTATTTTGCATTAGCAACTTCAGTAAGTAATATGGCAAAAGCAGCTTTAACTATAGCTCCACAACAACCGACAGCTGCAGTAGGACCTACAGTAGCAGTGGGAAATGTACAAGCAGCACAAGTGGCAACAGCACCTCAAACATTATCTGTAGGTGATATGATAAATAGATATATAAATGAAATATCTATATTTGCACATTTACCTATCTATAGTGCATTAGTAAGTGGAGCTACTAGATTACCAGAAACAGCTTTAGATAATATTCATTTGATGTTAGTAGAAGATGCGTTAGGTAATCCAAATACTGTATTCAAATTAACAGTGGATGATAAGTTAGTATACGCAACTAAGTTAGCTGCAAATACAAATGTATTACCATATAAAACAGGTGTAGTAATAGCATATGCACTTGGATTTATGGGATACAGTAATTTATCAGAATTATTATCTCAATGTGGATTTGTATTAGCAGATTATGCTGATTTTAACTTACGTAATGCGATGTCATTTGACATACATCACAATACTATAATTAATACAGCATTATTCGCATTGAATAAAAATAATGGAACAGTTGGTCAAGTAGTGTATAATTATATCATACACGTATTAGCTAAAGGACAAGCTGTTAAGATTCAAGATGTCTTGGCATATACTTCAACATATATGTCAAATCCAGGAACTTCAGTTACAGTTCAAAATGTAGCAAACTATATGCAAACTGCATTCCCAACTGTATTTGGTCCAGCATCTGGAGAAGCTCTAATGGTCCTAGCTGATGCAATATTACATTTAGGATATTAGGGAGGTAGAATATGAATGAAGCTATCATATCTTTAGATGAGGATAAGTTTAAAGAATGGCTGGAAGACACAGCCTTTAGATTCGATAGCTTAAAAGAGATAGAAGCTCAATTATTATTACCAGATGTAGAAGTTGAGAAACTTTCTCCAGAAGCTAAACAGAAATATTTAGAAAAGTCTTCTTTCTATGAAAGATGGGTGTTTGATGAACACTTTGATACTAATAGAAAGAAAAAGTATATAAAGAAAGTTAGGAAAAGACATCCAGACTGGAAACTGGGTATGGATAGAACAGAACCATATAAAACTATAAGTAATATCCATGAACCAGAAGATGGCAAAGATGAACTATTTCCTGGATTTAAACTTTCAGAAGCAAATCAAAACGCCGTATTGAAGTCATTAGAACCATACGGCGTAACATCTATATTGGATTTAAGTGAAGCTGCGTTAGACGACTTTATTAAGTTCAATATAGCTATGGGCTTTTTTAATGAAATAGAAGATGCCTGTAGAGCAGTAGATAAAGATTACTCTAATTTATGCACTAGAAACTTAACACCAGGAGCAAAGATATATCAAAAGTTTATGAGATATCTTGATGAGCCTTTGACAGAAGAAGAATACGAAGAACGTAATGGACGTTTCTTAGATGAACATATTAAATTTATCGAAGAGGCTGAAATAGTTCCAATAGTGCATGAGAATGGAGATACAAATATTAAAAGTCCTCTGTCTGTTGAAAGGATTACAGAGCATGACTTTGATGAAATACTAGAAGATAAAAAGCTGGTAGATAAGTCTGACACAGATGTTAAAATGGAACATCATGTTGAACTTACGCCAGAAGCAAGAGAGATGTATGAACATGTATCTCAAAATGAATACGCAGATATTCAAGCACGTCAACTAGGAGTTAAAGGAATTGCTATGGATGATGACTTAGAGAAATTTGCAGAAGAAGTTCAAAGAGTTCAGAATGACCCAAATATCAAGGCTATTGACAAATCTAGACTTGAACACGTAATACAGTCATTGGCAGATAATAATAATTATCTATTCTTGACTGACGAACAGCTAAAAGCGTTATTCTATTTACCAAGACATAGTAGATGGTTTAAACGACCATCTGAGAAAGTTTATCCGGAGGATGCACTTGCAGACGCCTATAGTGATGAACATGGAATGGTAGAAAGAGCTAGTGATAAATCTGTAATTGATTTAGATAGAGTCAGAGACATCAGACTTACAACTCTTACAGATTTACAGAATAAGCTGTCAGTGGCCGTCGACAACCTCCGTCCACAATTACTAGCATTGGGGACATTACTAAACCAAGAACAACTTTCGCAATTATCTGTGTTATTTAAAGTAGCAGGACTAGACTTTGATGACGTAGTACAAGAAAAACAAATTGGGGAAAGTACTAATGAATTACTTATATCAGAATTATATGAAGTATTATATAATTATGATGAAATAATATACCCAAATGTTAAAATGGCAAAAGATATAGTATTTAAGCTTGATGATATAATAAGTAAAAAGATACCAAATATAACACCAAAGATTTATAAAACATTGGTAGACTTGGCATTCTTAGGATTTATTAATAGTAAGATGTCAGAATATACTTATATATCAGCATGGCTTAGTTTAGCAATAGAGTATTTTGAAGCACATCCAATGTATACATTTGTATATGATAATAAAGAATATACTGTGAATATGTTAGAAAGACTTCATGCAAGAAAAGGACAAAAGATAAATCCACTGGAAACACCAGTGATAAATGAAATAAAAGATTTAGGAGGAGAAAAGATGATAACTGTACAAGATAAAGACATAATAGAAAAAGCAGCAGCCGCAGTTCAAAGCAACTTTGGACCGACAGCTGGTATTCAAATCGGTAAGGGCGAATCAGACCCTTGGGGATTAAAGAAGGATGCTGGTAATGTAGTAATGCCAAATGCTACTATAAAACAAGCTGCTCCATATAATTCTAAAGCACCAGCTACAAATTTATTTAATACAAATACAGCTGAAAATGATAAGAAGGTATTGATGGGACAAAGGGACAAATTACCAGTTGTGGGAGACAAACCAGCACCAGCTATAAATCCTAATTTAGGAATGCCTAGTGCACAAATAGTTGAATATAGAATTGACCCAAATATAGATAAAGATTACTCATTTGGTACTCAATATCTATGGGGATTACCTGAATTTAAATTAGATGAGGAAATGTTTTATATAAATGATAAAGAAGTGGCTGTTAAATATGCAGACGGTAGAGTATTTGTAGTTAGTAATGTATGGATACCACTTATGCAAGCAGCGTGGTCTTTAATAAGAGATGCTAGAATGAAAGCAATAACAGATAAGGGAGGATATCCAAGACCATCTGAATTTGGAAATACAGATACGCTTCAAATAGGAAGTTGGAATAACTTCCCAGCACACTATAGATATAAAGTATGTTCAACACATGATAATGTATTTAGAGTAGAAGTAGCAAATAATAATAATTTTCAAGGAGGAATAAATATGCAAACAGCAAGAACTATTAATGGAATGGACGGATTTGGAACAGGAGTAGTAGATAACAGATTTAACACAGCAGCAGGAGCTTTAGCAGGAATGCCAGGTGTACAACCAACAGTACAACCAGTGGCTCAACCAGCAATGCAACAACCAGCAGGGTATGATGTAAATAGTTTATTACAAACTATTCAACAATTACAAGCTCAAATAGCGACTTTACAAGCTCAAGTACAAGCTCAATCAGTTGCTAGACCAAGTGGACCTGTTCAAATAACAAATAGTGGTTATACACCAGGAATGTATACTCCAGGATATAATAATTATAATACTCAACCAGCAGCTGGAAGTATTTATAATTTCGCAGGATATAATACAGGATATAATAATAATAACACAGGATATAACACAGGATACAATCCTGGTTTAGTTAATCCTTTAGCTGCTCAATTAGCAGGAGCAACAACTCAAACTCAAGGATACGCTAATTATAATATGTCTCAACCTACATATAATGTAAACTTGAGACCTGCTCAAGTTACTAATAGTGGAGTTTATAATCCTGTAGTAGCACCAGTATCTAACTATGCTCAACCAGCTTATAATTATAATACACCAGCGTATAATAATTATCAAGCACCAGCAGTAAATAATACAATGGCAATACCTGCGGTAAATGCATTTGCGGCACCAGCTTATAATGCACCAAATTACAATGCAGTTCAACCAGTATTAGGACCAGCTCAAGTTAATAATAATGGATATAACCCAGGAGTTTATACACCTACTAATACAACATATCAAGCTCCAGCTTTCCAAGCTCCAGCTTATAGTGCACCAGCACCAGTTGTAAATAACAATATGTATACTCCAGCATCTCCACTTACAGCTGGATATAATGGATTTGCATCTACATCTGCTATGGACCCTGCTTTAATGAACGTTGGAGTGGCATTTCCATCAGGTGTACCAGGTGTACAACCAGTAACATCAGCATCTCTTAATGCACAAAATCAAAATGTATTTGGAGGAACTGTTGGAGGAGCACAACCAGTAGTTTATTTCTAAGGAGGAGAATATGTACATAAGTTTAATTGAGTTAAATAACGTAATAATGACAAATGGCATAAAGCCAATTACAATAAAGGAGTGGTATCCTCAGATTAATCCTGGGGATACTAGAATCCCTATTTCGGATAAAAATGAAATTCATTATAGTATGAGTAAACTTTGTGCTAGAAATGATGCTCTTATTAAATCTGGAAATATAAAATTAGTAGTAGGACCACTAGGTATGTCTATGGATTTTGATAATTATAAAAGAACTCTTGATGAAGTTTTAAGTTATTTGAATGCAAGATTTCCTAATGTTAATATAACAGCAGATGATGCTAAGAGTATGTATACTATTTGGAAGAATACTACTAGTAAATATGCTGTATCTGGAATATTAAATATTACTAATAAACCTATGGACCTTACAATAGATACATTGGCAAATATATGGGTTCCAGAAATTAGTAGTGGATATGCTATTCCAGATTATCATATAATGTCAGCATTACATAAGTTCGTACCAGAACTTACAGACAGTATAGTGATAAATGATTATATAGTAAATTATATGAATACTTATTTATGTAATCCAGCTGCGACAGCATTCTTATCAGTAGGACATTATGATATAGATGCTATGAGTAATTTCGTATCACAATTACTTCCAAATGTAAAGAAAGAAACACTTGATAGTATACTTGAAAAGCCAGTTGACCCAAGTGTACTTCCAGAATATTATATGACTATGATGAGAAGTGGATACGACTATAATATGGCGAAAGCTTTACTATCATATCATAGATTGGTAATAAAAGATACTGAAATAAAGGTAAGGGAATCTGTAGGTTTACGTATGGCTGCAGACCCTACAATAAATATTACTTTACCAAGTAGTATTTTTAGAGATGTATTTGATGTAAATAATAGTGACGTAATATCATTCATCTAGTACGTCGAAAGTATATAGTTATCTTACAAAATAGATAACTATATATATTTGGACGTATTATATAATTCGTCACATATTATATCATTATTATTTTAAAATTATAAGGAGGAAAAAAGTATGCAAAAAATTAAAGACTTATTAAAATGTTTTGAAGGTGAGTTATCAACATCTATTAATTTCCAAACAAGAAATAAATTAATAGAATTTTTAACAAACCAAGGGTACACTGTTTACGGGGGTCAAAAGAGACTGGTAGTTATGGACCCACAAGGTTATTCAGTTTATAAGATAGCTTGTGACTTAATTGGTATTCAAGATAATATCAATGAAGTTGCGTGTTCTGAAAGACTAGTAGAACTTTGTAATGAAGGTGTTTTAACTAGAACAGATTTAACTCTATTTGCTTTAGCGTCAGTTGAAGATGGAGACCCATTTGTTATTAAACAAGAAATAGGAAATCACTACGATAACGATGCGACATTTCTAGATTTCCATAATAAAGAATCAGCATCTAGAGGAGGACAAAAATCTACAGCTGATACATTCCCATTATATGTGAATAGAACGCCTAGATATGTAAATGAATATAATAGAATAATGACTATTATATCTAACCATTTTGTAGCATCTGATGTGTCAATAGCTAGAGAACCAAGAAATTATGGATTTAATCCACATTCTAATTCTCTAGTATTATTTGATATGGGAAGTGTAATACCTTTATTTAAAACAAATGGAGTTTACGATAAGCCACTATGTCCAGCATGCGGACAACACACAATGGTATATACTCCATTCTTATTAGGTAATGGAATGTCAGATGAAAAAGTGGCTAGTTTAGGAGGTTTATACGGATGTACAAATCCAAACTGTACACTTTCAATAGTATCAGGTAAAGCTTCATTAGAAGCACAAGACCCAGTAGGACAAGCTGACCAAAACGTGTTCAATAAATACATTAGAGAACACATGTTCCAAGTTAATATAATGAACTTAGTTCATGGATATACTTGGGTTCCAATTAATCCACTAAATATTAATAATATATTGGATTTAAGAAATGACATAACAAATGGAACTAGAGGACTTGTTAATATCACTACTGATGCAGATATGATTAAAATCTGGAATAACTACATGACTAGAAGTTCTTCTATAATTATATCTTCAATGCCTGAATTATTGGAAGCTCCAGTAGCAAATGGACAAAACTTAAAAACTTATAGTGTGTTTGCTCAAGAAATAATGACTTATATTTCTTCAAAAGCACCAAACACATTTAAGAACGTAGTTATTAATCACTTAGTAGCTATGTTATATTTAAGAGCACTAACATTAGTATTAGGAAAATATCAAATGTATGCTGATTTATGTAATAGTATTAACTATGTGCAATTCAGAGAAGCTATATCAAGATATGTTACTGTTACTAATGAAACAGAACTACAAGTATTATTTAACACATTGAGAGGTGTATAATATGGATTTAACAAACAGAGCAGTTTCAAGAGATTTGATTCTTGAGAGAATGAGATTATATAATACAGGTGAAGATTTGGAGCTTCAACGTATATACAAGTTCTGTTTGGGGTTGAATGATATTTCTGATGATGCCTGGGTACACTGGTGCACAGGAGCTACTCTTAAAAAAGTAGATTTTGCAGAAGAATTATCATTTATATATAATAAGATTTGTGATGGGTCTATTGACTCATCACAACCTTTATATGTTTACTTCAAACATATGATGTATAAACGTATAAACAGCATTGTTAATACAGTTCCATTAAATGTTGTGCTTAATTCAAAATCTAATACAGATGGAACTTTATTTAAAGATATTTTATTAAAATTAGGTATAGTGGCTAACGGTGAAGTCGTACCGCAGGAAGATTACGATGAAACTGATTTTATAAAAATTATTAATAAGTTTACGCTTGACATGAGAAGCAAGCATATTTCAAGGAGGAAAGAATATGGACAAAACTAACAAAATTGATACTGATGATTTATTAAAAAGATTAGAAAAAGGTGTTGACATTTGGAACTTATCAGATTTTCATTCTGATTTAAAACATGCATATATGTATGCATTAACATTACATGACATGTCTGATGAAAAATTTATAAAATTCATTGAACAGGGTTCAGATTTTGACTTAGGATTTAAATATTTAAATGATCGTGTCTATGATAAGTTTGATGATGAAGTGTTCGTAAATATGGCACATAGCGAACTAGTTAAATATATCAAATGGCAATTTTACAGTAAAATTAAAAAGTTACTAACTGCTGGATATAGACTTGAAGACATAACTCGTGATAATATGAAACATTCTAGTGTCAGAAACTGGTGCATTACATTATATATATTAGATGACACTGATAACTTAGTACATCACGAAGAAGCGAACTTTGATGACTTAGTAAAAGAAATAGAACTATTTATAAAACAATGTCAAAAGGAAACTGACAGATATGCAAAATACGAAGAGTTAGTTTGTGATTTAAGGGACATGATGGAAGATAACGATTTAGAAACAGATAATGTGGATGACATGAACACGACAGCTTTAAATGTTATTGACCAGTTAGAAAAACAATTAGCAGAAGTAAAGAAAGTAGTTAAGGAACATCTTGATGATAAGATGAGAATATAAAGGAGGAATAGTTATGAAAATGAATGCAAATTTAGGAATTAACGGAAATGGAAATTTTGGAGGAGTGCAACAACCAATAATGCAAGTAGCTCCAGATGTGTATGGATTAGGAACACCGGTAATAGAACAAACAATAGTTCCAAATCCATTTGGTGTAGATATTAATAAAGTATCTATGAAAGAATTGGCAAGTAGTGAAAGTGTACTAAACAGCATTATTGAAATGCTACCAGATACACCAAACTCTGATGTAGCTATCAATCACATTAAAGCTCTAGTAAATAATAGAAAGCTTTCAGTAGAGAAAGATATGTCACCAGTGACAAAAGTATTTACTGAAAAAGTAGATGGAGCTTTAAAAGAATTATTAGTCTCAAACCCAGCTGGATTTGACAGAACAGTTGATAGTATCTTAGAAAGAGATACATCATCAGTAGCACCAGTAGGAAATGTTGGAGCTAAATCTAAGTATGCTGGAGTAGGAAATAATGCTATGTATGAGCTGCTTAGAGCTGCAATATCTTATATGAATAAACAAAAGATTACTAATATTAATCTTGGTAAATTCAATAAGATATTAAATGACATGGCTTCTGAAACTAAATCAAAGAAATTTAAAGAGGTTATAAGTAGTACGCCAGTGGCAGAACTTTATAACACATTTAAAGGAATGATAGGAGGTAATAAATAATGAACGACTTAACACTTATAGTATGTCTATATAAAGCTCTTGGAGAAAGAGCTAAAATGTCTGGAGTTGATAGCTGGGGATTACAAAGAGTGTTTGTACAAACTCAAATAAAGCAAAATGGCAATTATTATTTCTGTGCTGGAGTAATAAAAGATATTTCTCTAGTTGCATGTATTCCTGTATTATTTATAGGAAGTTATGATGAAGTTAATGCAAAGTTGATGACATTTAATCAAGACCCAAGCACACAGGTCGACATTATGACTGACACAGAAGTTAAAACTATGTTTGATAACCAAATAACAATAACTTCATCAGTAGGAAATAATATGATAAAAGCTGCTAATAGAAGTCCTATAGAAATATTAGGAACTGCTATTGATAATGCACTACATGACTATCAATTAGCTATGGCAACATTTATAAATCAATATCCTGGTCAAACAGTATACGGATATGCAATGTTACTACCTAGCTGGAACTACAGTAGCAATCATATGTACAAACCATTCGGAAGCACTGTATTTACATCAGGTTCTGGTATAGACATTGTGCATAAAGGTATTGAAGTAGTTGGAGGTCAAACACAATACATCAATGACGTTCAATTATCTGGTGAAGTTGTCAGAGTTGTAAAACATGATAATATAGTTTAATTACTAACCCCTCTATTACAGAGGGGTATCACATTTAAAAATGAAAGGATAATAAATATGAAAGCTAAAGAAATATTATATGATGTAATTAGTGTTCTTGACAATGATAGACTTTACAGACCTGAAGTAATTAAAAGTATTCTTACTGTATTAGATGTATATGAACCTGACTTACTTGATGATACTGTTATTGATAGTTCATTAATAGCATCTAAATATGGTGCAATATTAAAATTTTTAAAGGAATCTGTATTTAACGAACGTAAGCAAACATATGATATGCTTGCTATGACTGATAATATGGGTTCTAAAATAGTATATTCTGTAGACCTTATTTATAATAACTATATTATAAATGACGTAACATCTATAGTTAATGTATTAGATAATGATAATATAAAGAAACTTGTATTAGATGAAGAAGCTACTGACAACTTAGTTAAAGATAGAGTAGTTGTAGACTATAATAGAATTAAATACAAGTTAAAAACAGCATACGATAACGCTCTAAGTGAAATACATGCATGGGATTATGTTTCAGAATTAGGTATTTATGAAGACTTTGATATCATTAAAGATAATGCTAATAAGTATTTCGATAGTTCATCTACTATAGATATGTTACCTGATGGAAGTGTAATATATAAATTATCTGAAGATGACTGTGCTAGAGTGGCATTATTTAGTAACATGTGTTATGATATGGGTATAAGACCAGCATGGATAGAAGCTATACCAGAAGATTCTATAGATGTTGTAAATCATAAACATAGAGTTCCTTTGTTCATGCACTATTTAGAAGCTATGGAATGTGAAGAATTTAAAGATATAATATTTGAAGTAATTAAAAAAGGAGAGTAATAATATGATAACAAGAAAAGAAAAAGCTGAATTCGGAAAAACTGCACAAGGAACTATAGAACTTTTAAATAAACTTTCACCAGAAATGAAAGCAGAGATTGTTAAAGCATTAACTGGAGGAAGTGGAAGAATTATGGAAGGTATTGTAGAAGATGCTATTAATAATATAGCTGCAACTGGAGAAGTTCCTGTAGGAGCTGTTGAAGGTGTAGAGGCCATTGAGATGTCTGAAGTAGAAGCTGACTATCAACTCAAATTAGCTGCATTAAAACAAGCTGAAGAAGAAGCTGAAAAATTAAGAAATGAAGTAAAAGAAGCAGGTAAGAAAGTTGTGACTGAAGTTCTTAATGAAAAAGTAACTTTAGGTAATAGTGGTATAACAGTTAGAAGAGGAGTTATATTCAATCCACTTTTAGCTGGTCTATAATATTTATAAATGGAGACGTTATTGTCTCCATTTTTTTTTACAATCATCTGTTTTAATATAGGTATAACTATATATATTATGCAGTTACAACTAATTTTAAAAAGGAGGAAAAGAAAATGAAATTTAAAAGAGAAGTAAGTGAAGTACAAAAGATTTACAGTAAATGGTTTAATAGCTTCCAGTTTACAGGATTTCTAAATGAAGAACTTCTGAAAACTAAAGATAGAGATTTCTGGAATGCTATGTTTAAAGACATATTTACTGATTGCTACACATCTTCTATTTATGAAGGTGTTTTAGTAGCATATAAAGAGGTTCCGTATAGCGAATTAGTAATACAGAATACTATACTTCTTACAAATGATGATGATGATATATACAAACCAGCTTCAGATGTATACGCATCGTTATATCCAAATAATGTTAAGATTTATCGTTGTATGTTTGCGGTATCTCCTATTAACAGTACTACTGCAAGAGCTGGTGCACAACTTTATAATACGTTGCAAAAGCTTAAAAGAGATGACGCAGGAAATTTTATAGGAGAATTTGCTGGATGGACGCCTGTACCAAAGGTATTAGATTTCTTTGAAAAACAGCTTACACTTCATAGTTATGATATGACTAAGCTTAAGAATGAAGAAACATTATTGGCAAATAAGCCAGTAACTATACTAATGCCTATACCAGAACGTACAGGATATTATAATATCAATGGACAAGATAGAAGACCTCTTTTAGGAGAAACTTATTATCATAATAAGACTATCTATGGACAAATAAAATTTATATTTAAACAACGTGCTAAAAAGAAATTCCAAAAATGGACAGCACATTTCTCAGTAGGACGTTATATTAAAAATGGATATAATAAAGATATATTCTATATCAAATTCTTTGGAGAGCAATATATAAACCCACTAGAAGTATTTGAAGAGAGTGAGGCTAAAGCTCTAGTAAAGAAGATACTGGAATCAGATATATCTGAAAGCACTAGAGAAATAATGTTAAATACGTATGAAATGTATTTGATGGAAATAAATCTAGTAAGAACTAAATTTAAAAATAAAGTACCATCTATAATAAAGTATATACAAAAGATGGATGATGCTGGATTTGAAAGAAAAAAGCAAATGTATCTTGATGAGCAACGTAATAATACGGATTATAGCGAAGACTTAGAAGATATATTGGCTGATGATGAAGATGATATAGAGCCTATCGAAGGTGTAAATCTTATTAAGAAAGACCAACCATTTACAGTAAATAGAAACACGATTACTGTAGACTTATTATATAAGCTTATAATGGGATACGATGGAAAAACTCATTATTCATTCTACAGCCATTTAGAAAATGAATTACTGAAGATTACAGATATGACTAAGTCTGGATATAGAGGAGGAAGTAATGCAGAAACATCTGTTCATCCTCGTGGAATGCAATTATTTAAAACTATGGCATCTAATAGTGATATTATGATGACTAATGATAATAGTAATCCAATAGATATATTCAAGATGGTTTCATATAAAAAGAAATTATTTGATGCAGATACTTCAAATAGTAGTAAGAAAGGTGTAAAATCAAAACCAGTACAAGACCATGAAAGATATAGATATTTAGGAGTTAATTATGGAGTTATAGATAGTCATACTGTAAAGAGTCCTAAAACATCAGGAATACAAGGTAACGCAAACATTTTACAATGTTGGGCGGATAGATTTATTTATAGAGAAGAATATGAGGTGAAAGTGGATGAATAATGAAGACAGAGGGTCTAAATCAAATTATAGTGTACGTCCGATAGAAGACTATGCTATATTTGCGATGGAAACATCTAGATTTTATGATTATTATGTGCATAGAAAAAAGATAATGGCTGCATATAATAAAATATATGATGTGGTTTTTGAATTAAATATGAGTGTAACTAAAAAAGTTAATCTATTTAAATCATTAACTTTAAATTTATATACAATGTATCCAGAAGTCTTAGATACAAATATAGATGATGAAATAAGTAAGATAGCTAAAATGTTAAAACGTAGAATTCGTAGAAAACGTTAGGAGTGATAATCATGAGTAATAATATGAATGAGTATATAGAAGAATCTATAAAAAAATACGGAGCTAATAAGTTCTTTTTGTTTGATAAATATTTCTGGATGTCTGTGTTTGGAATTCCGTTAAAAAATAAAGAAGTTGCTGATACTTCTGATAAGAGAGTAGAAAGCATTACTGATTTTGAGAAAGAGTTAACAGAACTTGAAAATAGTATTGATATTGAATAGGAGTGATAAAGATGAGTTTAGCTAAATTAATAGATATTAGACATGATGATTATGGTTATACAACTAGAATAGAATGGGCATGGTATAATAATACTAATGCTAGTGTTACTAAAAAGATAAGATTGCTTAAAGAGTTAGATGCTCTTGATTTAGAGTTCGTTATTACATATGTTGAGTGGCTTAATGAACAAAGAATACACTGTTTAAAAAATATTATTAGAAAAAGAGGTGGAAGATATGCACGCCCTGTTAGATGATGGATATAAACATACTGTAGAAGATGTAATATGTATGTTAAATAAATGGGCAACGTATATACATGATGCAAAGCTAGGTAAACCATTACATAAACAGTTTGGAAAATCTAATATAAAGACATATAAGCGTATATATAAATACAGACATTCTAAAAAGTCTAAATGGATTGGAAAGAGAGGGAGAATATGAAACCACTTACATCAAGTAATATATTAGTAGAATTAAATAAAGCAGTAAATATCATATACAAAGGTGAAGGACATATAAATAAAGCTAAGAAGTTTATAACTGATAGCATAGAATATCTAGATGATGTAATATATCAATATAGGGTATATGATGACCATGATGTAGATTGTATGGCATTTCCTATTGTAACTGTGAGATATAACTTAAGAGAATTAGTAGAATGTAAGTTTAATGACAAGCTTCTACTAAAGAAATCTGACAGAACTATTGAAGATTTATACTGGGATTTTAAAAACCTAAGAGCATCAATTCATAATCAATTAACATTATGCAGTAGAGAAGTGTCAGCAAACTTAAAATCAAGAAATCCTACATTTGTCGGAAGATATACAGAAGCGTGTTTACAACCTACGTATAGTAAAGCTATTAATTTGATAGCTATGCTTAAGTCTGAAACAAAAGAATTATTTGATGATAGATGGTTTGCACCTCTATTTGATAGAAAATATAAATTTTAAATGGAGGTAACAACGTGAAAATAATAGAGATAGAATTCATTAACCACATAAAATTTAAAGACTTTAAACAAAATTGGAATAATTCTATTATATCTATTGTGGGTCTAAATGGAAGCGGGAAGTCATTCCTGCTTTCATCACTACATCCTTATGGTAGTTCGGATAGATATAGTAAGGCATATCCTGTAGTTCCTGGTAAATCTGGATATAAGAAAATCGTATATGATGTTAATGGAGTTATATATGAAACTATACATGAATATACAGCTCATAATAATACTCATAAATGTAAATCTTATTTGAATAGAATAGAGAATGGAATTAGAGAGGAACTAAATCCTACTGGAAATGTAGATACGTTTAAAAGACTTGTATTTGAACATCTTAAATATAATTCAGATATATTTGACATAGGGTTTATTTCTTTTAAATCAAATGGAATTACAGGTACTCCTACTAATAGAAGAAAAATATTAGAAAGTACTGTTGATATGACTTTGGTAGATAAGATGAAAAAGAACGTATCAGTCATATCTTCTAATCAAAATGCATTAGTAACTATTAGTAAGAAGAAACAAACAGACTTAGCTCAATATGGAACTATAGAAGAGATAGTTACAAAGATAAATAATAATAAAGAAAATATAGCAAACTTAGAAAGTAGAATATCTGATATAGATGAGAACATAAATAACATTAAACGTTCTGAGAATGACTTATTTGAGCTAGATACAAATATATTACCAGATATATCTAGATTAGTACAAACTCTTTCTAATGTAGGTGCTAACGATTATAATAGCTTACTAGAGAGACATATTAAAGCTAAATCATCTATAGATGGCTTAACTGATAAATATGATAAATATAATGGTATTAAAGCTGATATTATATCTAATAATGCTTTAGTAATTCAAAAAGATGTATTAGTAAAAGCATTGAATACAGCTAAAATGATAAATGACTCTTTAGAAAGTTCACTATTATCAACTGTAACTATGCTTGATAGATATAGTATAGATAAGATAATATCTAATCTAAAGATAATAGTAAACATATTAGAAAAGATAGATACAGTTAATACTAAAGTATCTAATATTAGTGAGTCTATAAAAGAGTTAGAACATAATGTTAGAGAGTATACAGACTTCATAGTGGTATATGAAAGAAATTTAGAGATGTCTGATAATAAAGAGTATAAAGTAAATTTTGATGATAACTGTAATACTTGTGATTTATATGTACAAAAAGTTAAAAGTAAGAATTTTATAGAAAAAAATAAAGATAGATATGAAAGCTATAAAAACTTACTAAACGAAGCTAATAGAGACTTAAAAATATTATATCAAGTAAATCCATTATATGACCAAGTAATCAATAGTGATTTAAAAGACTTAATAAAAGATAGACTTGTAGATAATATATTAGGTAGTAATGTAGCATATGTACTTAATCTTATAGAAGTTATATCTGATAACTGGAATGATTATAATAGTAGAAATGAAGATATAGCTGATAAAGAAAAGATGATAGAAGAAGTTAGTAGCGGATTTAAGTCTGTAACTCATTCTATGGAAGAAGTAGAAAGTATGTTAAATGATTTATCATTGGAAATAAAAGAATATCATAATATATTATCTTATAATATAAATGAATTAAATATTCCAGATAAGTACAAAACATATAATGTACCAGAACTGAATAAATTAATTCAAGATATAACTAATATAGATAAAAGAAAGAAAGAGTATCATTTAAAAATGGAAGCTCTTAAAAATGAAAGAACTAACATAACAGAAAGTATAGAAATTATAAAGAGGAATAATACTATACTGGAAATAAAGAAAGAAGAGATAGAGCATACTTCTAAAGAACTGGTAGGATTTATGAATGATAAAGAGATTATTGGAAGATGTAAAGAGATAATAGAAAAACATATTCCGATACTATTATTAGATAATAACCTTAAGTTCATACAAGATATTACAAATGAAATATTATCTGAAAATAATATTCCTATTCAAGTAGAAATAATTATAGATAATACGACTATAGTAATACCTTGTACTGTAGAAGATACTACTGTCCCAGATGCATCTATGTTATCAGCTGGAGAAACTTGTTTAATAAGTTTACTATTAAACGCATCTATATTACATTTATTAGGATATAATATATTATGTCTTGATGAAATAGATGCAAACTTAGATGTGGATAGAAGAAAGCAATTTAATAATATCGTGGTATCTATAATGAGCAAATTAGATATAGACCAGATATGTTGTATTAGTCACAACATCAGTAGTACTATAGATAGTGCAACTATAGTACAGATAGGAGAGTTCAGTAACGATTTCTTATCAACTGATATATTATATATAAATAGGAGGTAGAATTGAAAATAATGGCAGAAACTCAAAAATTTAAACCGAAAGTATTAAATGATGATGAAATTAAGGATTTACTTATTCGTGTTAATCAGTTATGTATAGACCTTAAGAATGTCTATTATAATTATAATGATAATGTGATAACTGATTTTGAATATGACCAGCTTGAGCAAGGATTCAAGATAGCTGATAAGTATAATAAACATACTAATTGGGATAAAGAAGTCTCATTTAATGTATTATTAACACCAGGACTTCCAATAGATGCATTGCAAGTTGAAGATATATCGCAATATAAACTATATGTTAGACAGTGTTATAATACGATTAAACCAATGTTGGGACATTTAGTGTTACAAAGTATGGAAAAAGCTAACGCAGAATTGAAAGCATTATTAGATAAATACGGTATAAAGGAAGAGGAGTTAGAAGATGAATAATTCGGATATTATAAGAAAGTATCAGTTTGTAAGAATTAATAAAGCTATGGGATTTTGTTCTAATGGACAAATAGGACTTTTATTTAATAACTCACAGCTTAAAGTAGATACACTTGCTAAAATGGCAGAGGGTTTAAATCACTTCTTAGAATATTATTATCATAATGATAATGATATATATGAAGAAATTGGACACTATATGTTTATGAAGATTCTTTATATAAACCAAGATATAAAGAATCATTTGGTAGATAATATAGAAAACTATAAGATAAATAGAGAATATCTTATATCTAAATATATATCTATAGATGACCATATAATAGAATACATCTGTAGATATGTAAAAGCATGTTCTAAAATAGATATAGATGAATCAGAAGCTACTACAGAAATAACTCTTCGTAATACAGATTGTGCTATAATACACACTTTATCTGTATTTATAAAACTTACATATGTATTATTAAATCAAATACGTGGAGATAAAAAGTTTGAAGAAATACTTGCAGAACATATAGATACTATTATCTATAAAATAATAAAAGCTTCTGAACATTATTTTGAATATCCAGATGGATTTGATATAGATATAGAACATAATCATATAGTAAACTTTATGTATGAACTTTATAGAAGAGATTGGAATAAACAAAATAACTCATTCCAAATAAAATTTGAAGAAGTAGGAAGAGATGTAGTAAAACTTTCATTATCTAGTATGGTAAGAGTATTCTCTTCATTGAGAAAATATGTACCATCTCTTATAGATATGAATAATCCAAAATATAAGACATCTGAAGATGTGGATACTTCTACTGTATATTGGACTATAGATAAAGACTGGACAGAATTTGCACTTGTAAATAAAAACCTAGTAGGATATATCCGTACTACTACTATGAAAATAATGAAACGTCAAGATGCAAAAGCAACATTAGCTAACATAAACTTACCAGACTTTATGCAAGATGTATCTTCAGATGATAGTTTTGTACATAAAGAACATGCTTTATATTATGATAAAAAGAAATTTATGTATGAAGCGTGTAAATCAACTACTATAAAAGTGTTTGAAGAGGCTCTTAAAGCATTAAAAACATTGGATAAAGAGAAGAGTATAGATGTATCCATCTTAGGATTATTCTCATTATCTAAAGACCATGCTTTAAATCAATTCATACTTACAAAAATATTATTAGCTCTTACTGGAGATAGTAGAATATATCTAGACCAATTAGGAGTATTCTCTAAGTTTATATTATTACTATTCTATGAAAGAGTAATAAGAAGCAAAGAGTTATCATTCATGCATGAAGTGGCACAATGTATGATAATGACACCTACTATCAGCTGTATGTTTGATGAGAAGAATGTAGATGAAACATTAAAAGAATTAAACATAGGAGATGTAAATCTTCAAGAGTTCTTTAAAATAGCTCCAGTATATGTTAGAGAAGAATACACAATATATCCAGACTTAGGAGTTATGTTAGACTTCTATAGCTTTATGCTTAATCCATCTAGAATACGTAATTTATTATATCCAGATAAGTATGAAGTAGAAGACTTAAATGCAGAAGAACCTAGAGATAGAGATGCTAATGAATATGAACGTCCTATACTAGAAGAATGTATGAAAGAGGTTGAAAATGGATTTAAAACAAAGCTTTAATTTATTTCTAGACTTTGTCAGAACAGAGCTTAGAGGTAAAGGAGGATATTATACAGGATGGATAAAGATAGATGGAGATAGAATATGTAATGAATGTCCACATCATAAAAGACGTTCGCTTTATATATTAATGAAAGAGGGAAATCTTCCGTTCTTAAAATGTTTCCGTATATCTTGCACTATAAAGAGATATATCACTAAAGCTGATTTCCTTAGCTTCGGATTTACAAATATGGAGGCTATTAAATGTTTACTGGAAGACTCTATATCTTATAACGCTAAATCAGAAAAAGATATAGGGTCTACAGTACCCTTAGTCATATCAGATTACGCTTTATCTAAAGACCAAGCTGATTATTTTGAAGCTAGAACTAATATATATCCAGATTATGAGGCTATTGAAACATATAGAATAATTCCGAATATATATAAAGCTATATATGAAACTTATGACGATGTAGAAACACATATGAGATTTGAAGAGACTAAAATAAGAGAGAATAAATACAATATTACTTTCGCTACTCAAAACTATAATATGTTTTTCTACAGAGATATTCACGCTTCAAATATAAAACTTAAATTCTCAGTAGGTAATACAGAACCATATACTTTAGGAGATAACGATAGTCCAGAATATATGGTAATAGCTGAAGGAGTATTTGATTTAATAAATATATACTCTAAATATGCTGTAATAGATAAAGCTATTTATATAGCTACAGGAGGAGCTCAAGCGATATTTAATGAGATATGTGATTATTATACAAAACATATAGAAAGTATCAAATATCTTATAATATTTGCAGATAGTGATATCAGTTTAGGAAATAATAAATATACGTATGATAAAAAGTTTTATGATAATTTATTCTATAAATTAAATAAAACATTGGGTAAAGATGTATTTAAAGAAATATATCTGGTGTATAATAAAGCTAGTAAAGACTTTGGAGATATGAGAGAAGAAATACTTCCAGAGAAACTTCAAATAAAATAGGAGGAAAAGAATATGAATAAATTAATATTAGCTATGGTTAATCAATTTATGGTCGAACATGAAGATGAAATTTTGGAATGCATAACAAATCCAGATGGCGGATTAGCTAAAGAATGGAAAGAAAATGGAGATGCAGTAAAAGAATATCTTGGTATAACAGAAGAAAAGGAGAAATAAATATGGATCCAGTATTAGCAAAAGTAGTAGCAACAGGACTTATAACAGAAGGTAAAAAGATATTAGCTCATAAGAAAGAATCTAAAAGAAGAAGACCATCTGAATATGTTAGAGTCATTTCATGTAGAAAGACAGAACCGTTTCATATAACACCTATAGAGTTACAGATAGAAGAGCAGATAAATGATATTATATATCAAGAGGCTGATAGAGGAAAACTTAAGAATATAACAAGAGTGTTTATGAATTATAAGGCAAGTGATGCTGGAGAAGACATGGTTACAGCTATACTTATATTTGAATATTTGGATAATCCTGGTGAAGAGGAAGTGGTTTATCCAAGAGATATGGAGGATTAACATGAGTTATGTTCGTATAGTAGATATAGAAATAAATAAAGATGATATTCCGCATAAACTCAATGATATATTAGAACGTGGAATAAATGCAGTAATGGATAGTGAGCATCCTAATGTAGCGACAAATGTAAATATATTAGGTAATGAAGATGGATTATTTGGTATGGTAAAATACAAAGTACTTATAGTATTTAATAGAGAAAAAGGAACTTGTATTATTTAATAAAGAAAGGAGTTTAATATGCATAGAGTGTACCCATTTCAAACAAAGGTTTCTTCAAGAGAAAGTGATGCTAGATACAAACCAGACCCAGATAAAGCTACACAATGGCTTAAACTTATACTTAAAAAAGAGACTGATGAAGATAAAAAAGAAGATTCTAGTAAGGAGGATTTATGAAGCAAGAGATTATAACAGTATTTGGAAAAAGATATAAAGCTGTAGCTAAATTCTCTAACAAAGAAGCAGATATGATAGAGATAGAACCTTTATCGGAAATAGATGAACTTAAATTTAAAATAGATTCTCTAGAAAGTAAAATAGGAGAAATTAATAGTAAAATTGATACGTTCACTATGCTTAATGATAAACTAGCTGCACGTAATGCACAGTTGGAAGCCAAGATAAAAGAGCTTGAGCATAAAGATATACCAGCTATTAAAAGAAAATATGTAAAGGAGTTTCTCTAATATGGATAAAAACAAGAATGAAAAACCGTTAATAAAATCTATCAAAATAGATGGTTCATATATGATGAAAATTGGAAGTAATTATTATAAGTTTACACCAATAGAAACTGAACATGTTACAAATACAGCAGCAGAAATGGATGTAATGAAATTTGAAGATGCTGTTGACTTTATGATAGATAGTCTAAATGATAAAATAGAGTCATTGGAAAGTAAGATAAAAGCGTTAGAAACTATGGTATTTACGCTTATGGATAAAGATGATGATAATGATGACACACCACTTGACCATTTGTCAACACATGAAGATGATGGAGTTAATGATTTAATAGCTCATTGTAAACCTAGAGAGTTATTTTAATAAGGAGGAATATATGGAATACACTGAATACCCGTATTGGGATAGTGCATATAAAGCACTTGTAGACACTATTTATTATAATGGTATATGGACTGATACCAATGTAAGAACTAAATACGCAGATGGAACACCTGCTACTTATAAAGCAGTAGCTGGAGTATTCTTTAAACTAGATAATAGTAAAGACGATGCTTTCTTACTCACTACGAAACACGTAGCTTGGAAAGCAGCTGTAAAAGAAATGTATTGGATTTATATAATGCAATCAAATAAAGTAAAAGATTTGCAAGATATGGGGATTTCAATTTGGAATGAGTGGCAAGATGATAAAGGTACTTTAGGTAAGGCTTATGCATATCAAATACGTAAACCTATATTTGGATATAAAAATCAATTAGAATACGTAGTAGAAACTCTTAAGAAAGACCCTAATAGTAGAAGAGTTATGATAGATTTATGGTGTCCAGAAGAATCCCATGAAATGACTCTCACTCCATGCTGTTATAATACTATTTATAATATATTAGATGGAAAACTTTATATGCAACTTAACATAAGAAGTTCTGACGTAGCACTTGGACTTCCATTTAATATATTTCAATTCCAAGTATTGCATAAGCTTATAGCTCATGAATGTAAAGTAGAACCAGCAGATATGATAGTAATGATATCTAACTTACATTATTATGATAGACATGAAGAAAAATTATTAAATCAAGTTGATTATGATGAGCTACTTCCAGATGCAACACTTAAGATTAATTATCCAGAATCTATATGGGATTTTAAACCAGAAATGGTAGAAGTTCTAAATTATAAACATGGTCCTAAAATAGATTTTGAAATAGCAATATAAGGAGGAATAATGAAATACGAATTAAAATTACATATACTAGGTTCGGATGATGACGGACACGTAATATCTTTGATACAAGATTCTATGATATTAGTTACAGACTTATATGTTGTAGCATTTAGAGGAGGAGATGAAATATTCTCTATGAGAGTAGATAAGATAGACGATAAAGATGAAGAGGGAATTCTTACTTGTATATTTGATAATGTTATGCAAGACGATAGAGATGCTATATATCAATTAGCTACAGGAGCATCTCTTAACAAAGAACTACAAAAACATAGAGGACTTTATGAATATATAAAGAATGTATCGTCTGTTGAAGTAGAACTTGAAGATAAATAATAAATTATAAGGGTGCGTATCAGCGTACCCTTTTCTTTTTTTAGTCTCTAACCAGACAATAATATCGTATAAAACAATATATGAAAGGAGTTAATGATGGCTAAGAAGAAAAAAGAAAAAACAGAATTAGCAGTAGGTACGTTCGACCTTGGAAAAAATTCTGGCGAAAATCCCAATATGGTATCTAGACCAGAACCACCTGCACCGATTCCTAGAGAAGACATCGTAGGAATATCAAAGCAAATAAATGCTGCTAATAAAAGAACTAATCCAAAAGATAGTAAAGTTAATAAGATACAAAGTTTACTTCAAGATGTAAGAACGGGGAGTAGTAAATTAGAACAGGATTTAATCAGCTTATCTCCGTCTTTATATAAAAAAATAGATACTGAAGATTTATCTCTTACAAATGTAGCAGTATTAAGACCAAACTCAGATTCTTCTATATTTAAATTAGCTGGTAAAACTTCTAAACAGCAATCTTATACTGATGTTATAAGTAGCACATTAGAAGAAAGAATGGGTAACATAGTCTCTGGTATACCTACTGGATTATACACAAAGATACTTCAAGCTAAATACAATAATTACTTAGAAGAAAATCTACCAGTATTAAAGCAAAGTGCTACTATATTTATAGATGACGTTTGTAATGGAACATATAGAGGAGCAGAGCAAGAAAATGTTAAAAGATTCCGTTTCTGGAAAGAAGGAGGAGTTGAAATAACAGATGAAAAGCTTGTAACTAGAATGAATAATATTCTTAATCCTAAAAGTTATGAACGTATATCATCAGATGTATCATCATTTAATGATATAGATTATCAAACAGAATATACAAGCTGGAAAGATGGTTATAGTCTTGTAAGAGTAGTTTCTAATAGAAAAATAGCTAAAGAGATGTATATTAAATATGTACTTAAACAAGTTAAAGCTAAGAAAGAAAATAAAAACGATGCTAACGCTCCTGTTCGTACTATAGAACCTGGGGATGGTAGATATGATTTAGCACAAGTAAATAAAATTATTAATATAGAAAATCATACAGGACTTCCACTTAATATTAAGAATAAACCACTTGCTAGATTAATAGATAGTAGAGTATTAGATAGAATAACTAAATCTGGTTGTGTCTATAGTATGGAAAGATTTAATCCAAAGACATATACATCTGAATTTGAATTAAATGAATATGTGTATTCTAACGAAAGCTTTGCTGACTTTGTTAGAAGAAATGCTGAAAACAGAGCTAGACCAGTATATAATACTACTGATAAAATTTCTAATAATACTATATTTCCTGGTTCATATTTCACATTTGAAATAGGAGGATATAGTACAGGTACTATGAAAGTAGTGGCTGAAAAGATAGCTAAAATGAATAAAGAAGTGGAAATGCTTGGAACAGAATCTGTAGATAACTTTATGTATTTAGATACAGATACTATAAACTTTGATGATATCTATAGTAATAGATTCGATAAGTTTAAAGAATACAGTATGGAGGCTTCAGGAATAGACACTGTTCATCAAGGACCTCAGCCATCTAATCTTAATAAAGAAACAGGTGTTTATAAATCTGTAGAAAAGAAGATAGCTAAAGATGGTATAAGCTTAGGACGTATAGAAAAGATGTTTGATACTATTACTGGGGAGTCTGTAGAATACTTAGATAACACACGTTGCATACCATTAATAGTAGGAAATAAATTCCTAGGAACATTCTATATAGAATTTACACATCAAGATGTAGAACATTATATGGGACTTAGACAGCTTATGAATAGTAATATGGTAGGAACTTCAGATACAACTGCCTTTGGTATTAATGTAGAAACTCAAGAAGAAACTATTGGAAGACTTATATTCTCAGATATAATAAAACCATTAGTAGAAGCCAATATGGATACTAAGTTTATAAAGAATAATGCTGATGTATTGCTTACAATACAAAAGTTATTAAAAGAAAACGAAGTATCTACTACTATGAATTTAAATAGTATGGATAGACAGAATGGATTCAACTTATCTAGAGTTATATTTATACCAGCTGAAGAACTTATATTTAAAAGAAATGGTAAATTAGGTTTAGGAGAAAGTAGATTTAATATGGCTTTAGTTCCAGCAAATGCAGCTATATTAGGGAATGAAGCATATTTATCTTATTTACTTATAGATAGTAAAGGAATGTCTTTTATAGAACTTCCACAAGGACTTTCTGAAATACAAGGAGAAGAAGGTACAAATCCTATTATGGACCAATTTAATGATATACGTATAACACGTAGTAGACTTAGAGACCTTACTCTTAATAACTATGACTTAGGACATAAGATTATATATGTTCAAAAGCCAGAAAGTACACAAGGTATAAGTATAAATACTATAAGCATACCACAACCAGAACTTGACGATACACGTATTCAACAATGGATACAACAAGCTACAGATATAGTAGGATATAATAGTGCTTTATTTAATTCTATAGATGGAAGCGTTGAATTTGCAAGAAATCTATTTGAAATGAATGAAATGAAGTTACTTCAAATTATAACTTGTAGAGCCAATAAAATAAGACCATCATCAGAATTAGCTACAAGATTACTTAGACTTAGAGACCCATCTTATAGCGATATAACAGTAGAATGGGTAGCACCGCCTATTAATAAATCTAATACGCAAAAACGTTCTGAACAAGCTAAAGAAATTATGGATTTATTCGACACATATGGAAATGTTATGGATAATCTATATGGAAATAACGATGAATATAATTTAGTAGCAGAAGAAGCTAAGAAGATACTTCTAGAGAAAGTAGCTGGAGATGACCAAATAATACAAGATATCTTATTCAATGTAGTCAAAGAAGCTAAACAAAAGAAAAACGTTGCTATTGCGATGGAACTTGAAGAAGAGGACGAAGACGAAGAAAAGAAAAAGAAGAAAAAAGACGATAATGAAGAAGAGGAAGAAAATAACGAAGAGGAAAATGAAGAATAATGATTAAAATATGGAAAGTTATTATTTATCTAACATTCTGTTATTTTATGCTTAAATATAAAGATATAAATCCTTTTGAACATGTCGTTAGAAGCACTTCTGTTGAAACAAAAACTGAACAAAAATAATGTCAATGATTTCAAATATCTGATATATTGATAGTTATCATAATACTTTATGAGTCTGTGATTAAGACTATATAATTATTATATGAATTTAGTATACGCACGTGAAATAATATGATATGGTTGCGTTAAGTGTAAGAAAAGAAAGATAGAAGTGGAATGACGATAAAATATTTAAAATTTGTATAAATAATATAAAATTACATTCCATATATAGTAGAAATAAAAGAAAGCACAGAGTGTTATCAACCATTATAATTCCCACGACTATCTTTTGAATACATAATCTAAACATATGAGAATATATAGATTTAATTCGATGTAATAATACTTATATAATGTATTAATATACTTGGATATTATACACATTAAGGACAAATCGAATAAAAATTCTGAAATGTTTTTAAAATTCTTATGTGAGTCGTTTCAGTATGTTGTGTGGCAATTTCATACTAGAAATAGGCTTATACGAATTATAACAATTAATTTAACACGTGGGATTCAATTCCTATCAGACCATTGGAGTATCTTTCAATAGATATTCTTCATAAGGAAGTACTTGTATAAGTGTTTAATCACTATATGCATTAATTCAATTAAATATTAAATTCAATGAAGAACCAAACAAACTAGATGCATCTGGGCTTAAAGAGAACTCACTACACTCTTTAAAGGAACACCCAGGTGCATCATCTCTTTTATTTACGTTTTAATAAACTATATATATTTAGATATATTAAAGGAGGTAGACAAAATGAATAGCAAATATAGAGAAAGATTTAAAGAAGATTGGACTAATGCAGTTATCAATCATTTATGTATAGATAAAGAAACAGTAGATAGACTATTCGACCAATACTTTATGGATAGTGAACTTAATGTTTATAACTCAATGAATTTTAAAAATACAACTTTTAGTACAACTGATTTCTATTATTTAAGTATAGCAAACTTTATACTTCAAGAGAATGGTGTATTATTTTGGAAATATAACAAAAAGCAATCTGTTATAGGTAAAGAAATAATTAATAAGATGGCTATCAGACAAGAGTTTAAAAAGCTTAAGAACCATTATACAGACCTTGGAGATAAGATTACAGCTACTATATATAAAGGTATGGAACAACGTACTAAAATATTTATAAACTCTTTATATGGATTATTTGGATATATCGCAAGCTTTCTATATAATACAGATGTGGCTGATAGTGTTACTACAGCTGGTCGTAATGTAATAGGAGTTTCATCTTGTATTACAGAATTATACGGAGGAGGATTTAACTTCTATATCGTAAATGCTCATTTAAAGCTCATAGAACACGTTTTAAGCGAAGATTGCGACGAACTTAATAGAAAGTATAGCTTAGGAGTTAAAACCACGGATATGTGCCTTAGAAGCCTTTTAGGAGAACATTACGATGGATATTATGCGAAAACATTATTAACAAACAGAATAGATAGTATGACACAAAATCAACGTAATGTATTATATTATAAGAATAGTTTATTAGATAGTTTACAAATACCAGAAATAAGTGATTTAGTAGAAAAAGTTATAAAGACAGCTATGGATAATAATAATCTTATACAAGAAATAGATGGAGGACATTTATGTAATCCAAATAAGCATCCACTTACTAAAGATGATTTAAAGACTATTAATAATATGCTTATTGATGTGTGTTATGGATTTTATTATTATGATGGGGATTATATCAATGGAGAATACCAAGAGAATATGGAATATGTAGTAAGGTCTATAAAACGTAAGAAGATAGCTCTTATGGATACAGATAGTAACGTTACTGTATTATCTCATGAAAAGGATTATTTACTTAAGAAATATGAAGATATAATTGGAGATAAAAAGAAAGATAAGTCCTTTAAAGAAATATTTTTACCATTATTAGCATGTTCTTGGTATGTAAGTGCAATACAACACGGATTTAAATTATATAGTAGAAACGTTGGTGTAGATGAACAGTTTATTCCTATGATAGATTTAGAGTGTGAACTTATAATGGAAAACTGTCAACTTACTATATTTAAAAAGAATTATATATTTACTTCAATAGTACACGACTTCTTAGTAAGAGATGAAATGGAGACACGTGGAGTTAAGTATAAGAAATCAGATAGTAATAAATTCATGGCAAATAAAGTAGCAGATATAGTAGAGAATAAGATAATAGTTCCGTATGATGAATTAGATTATGCTACTTTATTTAAGATTATAAAGAGAGACGTTAAAGAAATAAAAGAGTATGTGACATCTCTTGACTTTATGAAGAATGGTAAAACGTTAGTAAAAGTAAAAGACCCATCTACTCTTGCATATGGAGAATCTAGACTTAAAGCTATGAGATTATGGCAAAGACTTTATCCTAATATTGAGATAGAGGTTCCTGGAGTGTTTGGAGTGGTTAAATTAGCTCTTACAGATAATCTGATAGAAAGTATCAAGAATGATTATAATGAGCTTTATAACGCGTTTTACGACGTCTCATTTGATTTATTCTTATATGGATTTGCGAATAAGTGTAGAACTGCATATGAAAGTAAGAAAGATGCTATTATAGCTTGTTCTGAAGAATGTACCAGAATAAAGAATAATATATTTGATATTATATCTAAATATAAAGATAAGATTAACTTCTTGGAAGTTAAAGAAGACCTTATGAAATATTTTAATATGTATTATTATGGAGATAATAAAGCATTGAATAAAGAACTTAAGAATATATTCTCATTTGAATCTAAGTTTGAAGATAATATAAATAAGTATATGATTAAATATATAGATAGATTAGGAGTACCTACAGATATAGATAAAATGCCTGAGATACTTTCTATATATGACGGAGAACTTATAAGTGATGATATAGTATCTGAATACGAACAGTTATTAAGTCCATTAATACAGACATTATCATTGATAGTATTAAAGAATGATAGTGGAAATAAAGTAGTAACAAATGTATTACATACATTTTAAAAGAGAGACATTCTCTCTTTTTTTAGTCGTAAATAAATACAAAGCTCCCTATAAAAAGGGAGCAATGCATTTATTTGCGTTTATATCATATAGAAAATTATCGGTAATGTATCCAATTTACATACACTGAATAGCAATGCAGCCATTAGTCTATGTTTATAATTATCTATTCTATCCATATCTTTAAAAGCTATATCTGCAAGTAAGTTAATTTTTGGTATCTTAGCTTGTACAGCAGCTTTCTTAAATTCCTCAACTATACCTGTAGAAGAGTTTACTAAGTTTTCCATTCCATATCCTATAAAGATATCTGTAAACTTAATAAAGTCATATATCTTATTTCTATCTTCTTTAGTAAACTTCTTAGATTCTGGAGCAGTTCCATTTACTACATTCATAAGCTTTTTAGATATTTGACCTATCATAAGATTCTCTCTTTCTGTTTCAGTAAGTTTCTTATTATCTGATTTACCATCATTATTTTGCTCTTTAACACCATCTGGAACTACTATACTCCAATTAAACATTTCTGCTAACTTAAACATAGTAGAAGTAGCAAGTTGTCTGAAGTATCCAGCTTGTTCCATTTGTTCATCAAGACTGTTTTCTGTAAGCTGTTTATAATCATCAGCTAAATCCTTTTCTTCTACATCTTTTAAAAGATAATCATCATTTATGATAGCATCTAAATATCCAGCTAACTTTTGCTTAGTATCTTCATCATGTTCTTTACAGAAAGTATCTAATATTTCTGTTTTACCATTAATTCTTTCTTTAAGTAATACAGCAAGTGTAAGAGTTCTTTGAACGTGAGCAAACATTCTATTGAATTTCTTTTCTCTAGCAAATACTTGTGTCTTAAGACTTTTCATAGAGAATAGTTCTTTAGAAAGCTTTTCTTCTCTTTCTTTTAAGTTTACTATTTCTGTTTCTATAGGTCCGATTGTATCTTCTATAACTTTAACATCTTCGTGTTGACCATGAAGCTTAGTCTTAGCCATATTAAATTCAGCTTGCTTAGCTTTTATAATAGCCTTTACGTCATCTAAACCTTTATTTATATAGTTTACATACGAAGTCATATTATTATAGAATCTCTTCCAATCATCATCATTCATAACTATTTCTTCTTTATTATCTAAAGAGATATTCTTAATAACTCCGATTGCTCTAAGCATATTTAATTTAATTGGGGGATAATTCAAGTTATCAAGAGTATAATCTTTACTTAACTCTACTAAGATATCTTGTAAATTAATCATCTCAACGTCTTTTTCTTCTTCTCCTACTACAACAGCATCTGCTATTTCTTCTGTTTTACCTAATCCTCTAGGCATTTCAACTGTAACGTATTCTTCTTTATTTGGTTCTATTATATCAGCTTCTGTATACAGTACTTCGTCTTTAGGCGTTTCCATCTTGGTCTCCTTTCTTAGCAGCTTCCGCTTGTTTCTTTTCCATTATTTCTGCTAATTTAGATTGTAATATATCTTGTAATATAACAGATAAGTTTTGAGCTACATTCATAAACACTTGGTCTTGAGCTTTTAAGTTCATACTAGAAACTATAGCAAATGGACAAGCTAATAAGAATGTTGATAATATTCTACCAGCAGTGTAATCTCCGTATGGAATATCTAATTTTTCCATTATATCTCCAAGCATATCCATCAAGTATTTAGTAGTGTCTTGAATAATTCCGTCTTTATCATATAAGTCATTAGAAGCCATATACATAATATGAGCAGTAGCTTCTGGTAAGTTTACAGCACATACAATATTAGCTTTATTTCCTACACTGTCAAGAGCCATTTGTCCTACAGAGTTTTTATCTCCTAACATAGCAACCTTTTCCCATATAGCAGCATATAGATTTCTTCTATCATCATTAGTAAGTCCCTCTAAAGCATTTAATGTAGCTTGTACATTTTTAATAAATGGGTCTTTTCCTACATGTTCAAATGGCATTTCTGTTAACCATTCTAAGTTAGCTGTTACTGGTAATAAGTCTCTTATTTCTTGTTTGAATTCTTCTAACCATTCTGGATAAATAACTATTTGAGCTAATGGATTAGCCTTTAATGCCATTAATATACGGAAAGCTTCATTCATAATCCATTCTCCATATGCTTCAGTATAAGCTTCAGTTACGTCATTAGCAGTTTTTCCAGGAGGAATTAAATCATGTTCCATTAAGAATCTTTCTCTATTCATTCTTTCAGCACATATATTTGCGATAGCATTTACATATAAGAAAGTAATGTCATCAGAAGCATTCTCATTCAATATAGTATTCATAAGAACTCCAGCTAATGTAACAGGAACTTTGCTTAAGTTGTTGCAATGCATAGATACATCTTTAAAACTCATATCATTTACATCTATATCTAATGCTTGTAAAGTTTTTATATTTTCTTTACTTACATTGATAAAGTTTATAAGTTGGTCATAATCTTCTGTAAATAATTCTTCATTAGCAATATTATCTACATTTGTAAGGTCTAATACTCTAAGATTATCTCCTCCAGCAGATTGAATTCTTTCTATAACTTCTCCAAGTTTAGTTTGAGCAATATCTGAAGATTCTGCTAATTTAATTGGGTCTACGTCACTAGCTACAAATTGAGCCATGTTTACTATAAATTGATTTCTTCTTAGGCATATATATTTCATTTCTTCTCTAGTCATTATTTATCTTCTCCTTTAGCAATGTCTGCATTTAATTTATGATAATTATTTTCTTTATTCTTATTTGTAACTTCTAGCCATTCATTGTAGTTTGTAACTCTAATTCTCTTCAAGTCTACAATATCAAATCCTACGTAAAGACTTCCGATAAATACATCTGAAGTAGTTCTAGCAGCTTCTAATATACTTTGGTCATATACACCAGTTATAACATTATATACAGCATTAAATGGAACTTTTCCTGTTCTATAAGCTTCAAGTCTTTCTCCAGCATTTTCTCTATCTATATAATTATATGCAAGTGCGTACGCATTATACATCATATCAATACAATCTATAGCATAGCTTACATATCTTTCTAATAAGTCTTTATTTTGAACTACTTTAGATATTACTCTATTAGCTTCTTTAAAAGTATTTTCTCTTAAGTCTGTTATTCTTTTTAATATCCAGCTATTAGCACCAGGCATAATACCATGAACATGCACAGATATAAATACTCCAAGAGCGTCATCTAATAGATTTACTATATTATGGAATTCATCTTCAGTTCTTACATATATAACTGGCTTTAACGAAATACCACTCATATAGTTAATTCTGTTATCTATATTATTATCAAATCCAGCAGTATCAGACATATTCTTCTTCATATTGAATAAGCTTTCTCTTTTAAGTTTCATTCTTTCTACAAGTTCTTCATCATCAGAACTCATTAAGAAAGTGTTTCCATCAAAACTTGCACGTAATTTAAACTTACTTTCATCATAAACGAATGAATGTTTTTCTCCTACTTCTTTATCAGCAACATCTTCGTTATAAGCATATTCACATCTGTCTAAATATACTTTACCTCCGTTTATTACTGGAAGCATAGTAAACACTTCTCTAGTTTTCCCTGGTTCTAATACAGTACTAGGAATTACTCCATTTTCATTCATTTCTAATGGAATACTTCTTAAAGAATTCATTTTAGCATTAATAGCATTTAAATCTACTACTATTTCACTATACACATCAGTACAGTCTTGATAATATAATTTACCTACATCTATATCGTGAGCAAGCATTATCATAGGACGAATAGTTTCTTGTACATTCTTTCCTCCAGCATTTACAGAGAATGTAAATCCATTTAGAGTTATTTCTTTGTAGAAGTCTTCTAAAGAGTTTGGAACTCTACTTACTAATATTAATGGAAATCCTTTATAGTTCTTATTATATTTACTATAGATAAGTCCTCCATTTTCATCAGTAGCTTTACATATATTCTTAATCCATTCAGTAAACATATTTTTAAATAGTTTAGCATTGTGGTCTGCAATAAATCCACTTAATATAAATATATGTCCGATGTTATCTTTGAATGGTTCTATCTTAGTTTGAGTTAAAGCAGAAATCTTCATTTTAATTCCAGCTTCCACTTCTATATCTATTTTATAATTTCCTATTCTTCTTTCTGGTTTTTGAACATAAGTAGAAGTAATATCGAATCCTTTTTCTACAGCATCTTTCATTACATTTCCAAATGCTTCTCTAAACCCAGGAGTATTTCCTACAGTAGTATTAACAGCATTTAAAGTCCATTCAAATCCATCTAAGTTTTCATCCTTAACATATTCTCTTTTTTCAGGATTATACACTTGAATAGCTTCTTTCTTCATCATAGATGTAGCAGTATATCCAAGAACGTCTTTAATAAGAGCTCTGATGTTCTTTGGAATTTCTACTTTATGAGTGTCGTCGTATATTAAAAAGTTCTTAGCAGTAAGAGCTCCCATCATTGCTAATGAAGTAGTTCCATCTCTAGAAGTATTATCGCTAAATCCACTTAAGTATTTAGTTTGTTGTTGTATACTTTTTAGAATAGTAACTCCGTATCTAGTACCAAAGTTAATTCTACTAAAGAAAGAAGCACCATCAGATGTCTTTACATAGTTACAGTTTTCAGCAACGAATTCTCCCTCTGCTAAGTTATTAAAATCGAAAATAGTTTCACCATATACACCACTGTAAGGCCCGAATACATCCTTAGCGTGGTCTATAATACTATCCAATACTAATATTTTAGTATTATTAGTTAGATGAGCAAAGTTAGAGAACACATCTATTTCTCTTCCTCCATTCTCAACCTGTTTTTTAATGTAGTCATTTACCGGTTGACATACAAATTTAGTCATAATTATAACCTCCTATATTTGATATTAAACACGTCTTCTTTGTCTCATTTTTCCGTATAAAACAATGCATCTGTCTAAGATGTTGTTTAATTTTTCTAGACAAATAAAGACTTAGTATATACGTTCGTGGTAGTATATACTAAAGGATTATTTTTTTAGCATTTTTAAATAATGTCAATATGGATAATATTTTTAATTAAAAATACTATTAGTAAAAAATTACGTAAAAGGAGGAAATGCATATGTCTATAAGAGGAATGCGTTCAAGTAAGGTGCCTCAATTCATGAGAACTGGACCTTACAATGCTCTACCATTTAGTTCGACTGTATATACTTTTACAGATAACTCTAGAGTTGCTGAAGAAGAAATAGATGCTGGAAATTATTCTGTGTTTCAACCATTCTTTTCTCCAAAAGGAATAACAGGTGAAGCTATTTACCTAGAAGGTAACGACACATTGAATAAGTTTGTTAAATTAAATGGTACTATGAATACTTTAAAATATGGTCCTATGGGAACATGGGCATTAGCTGCTGTTCAATCAGGATTTAACTTAGGGTATGTTAATATGAGAACTAACGACTCTACATATCCAAATGCGTATGTTGCGTTAGTACTTGACCCAGTATATAATAAAAAAGCAAATAGTGATGAAGATGATTTATCTAGTCCTAAAAAGCAAAAATTGTACTGGTACAAAAACACAGACCCATCTGAACCTACTAAACAAGGATATTACTTTGGATATAGCAAGGATGAAATAACTGAACAGCTTAAACCTATAGCTGTTAACGATGGATATGTAAAAGAAGTAGAAGTTCCAATGTACGAATTCGGATTCGACTCTTGTCATATATCTGGACTTACATTAGACGGAAGCTTTGAGGGAGAATTAGATAAAGAGGCAGATGGACAAAAGATATCTTTATATGGAGGAAAGAACGTATCTGGTGTTAAAAAACCTATGGTAACTTCTTCTGAAATAGAAACTTACTTATCTACTCACCCAGATGAAACTAGAAAGAAAGCATATAGAGAAGTTTTAAATAACTTATCTGACGTCAAATCTATTCAATATCCATTATTTGGACTTTGTTATAGAGGAGCTGGAACATATGGAAATAAATTCTATGCTAATATAACTGCTAAAACAGATAGATTAGATAATAGATATCCATATTATAACTGTATAATCAGAGAGAATGATGCTACTGAAGAACACCAATTTGATTTCACACCATTCTATTATAGTATTGGTAAATCATTCAACTACAACTTCAGAGACAGAGCTATCAACAGCTGTAAAGTATCTTTCTCATTAACAAATGAAGTTCAAACATTTGAATCATATATCATATCTAGAAAAGTTTCTAATGAATTAGAAGGAGTAGTTTCTAAATCAATGGAAATCTTAAAGAAAAAAGTTAAAGACGCTATGGCGGCTGTAGATGGAAATTTACTTGCCGACGTTGAAGGACCTGCGGCAGTAGAACTTTCTAAAGCTAACTTTGATTTATTCTTTAAAGGATACGATGATATAGCAAATAAATTTAAGAAACCAGTTGTATCTAATCCTAAAGTGGACGAAACTCCATTATCTAACTGGAATATTACTAGACTTGTAGAAAAGACTAGAAATACTTCTACTGGAGAATGGGTAGTTACTTCTAGACCTACACCTGCACTTAAAGTATTATCTTGTCCTGAAAAACTTCAATTCTTTGGAGGAAGCTTTGGACAACTTCAAGAAGTACTTGATGATGGTGACTTCGATATGGACGAATTAATAAACTACAAAGTAGGAACTACTGGAGAAGTTATCAAAAACTACAAAGTATGGGACGAAATGTTAAAAGACGTATTTACAGGTAAAATAGATACTGCTATATATGATACTGCCTTAATAAAAGACTGTATAGTATTCGGAGATGACTATTCTAATGAATTACAAAATATAATAGCAGATTTAGTAAGATACGACGAAACTACTATCCATAAAGATAAGACTAGACCTGACTGGACTTTCATAAGAACACCACAAAACAGAATTAGAACAGCTTCAGAAGCTTTAAACGAATGGGCTGCTTTCTTTGATGATTCTGTTAAAAATTACAATATGCACCCATGTATCGGTTCTTGGATGTTTAACGACCAAACTACTGGAGGACAAACAAGATTTAACGCATGGTATGAATACTTAGGAAAAGGTGGTTCTTTATACGCATACTTATCAACTCATACACCAAAGAGCTTTGCTTCTGAAGACTACAGCTTAATATTATCAGGTGCAACTGGAACAGGATTCTGTATACCAGAAGATGATGATATTAAAACTAAGCTAGTAGAGCAATGTATAATGTATTATACATTAAGAAGTACTGGATATTATGCTTTAGGAGAAGATTTAGGATATCTTCCTAAGTTTGATTCTAATATGAAGAACGTTGGAAGCTGTATTCACTTTAATAGAATGTCTAATATAGTATATAACTACGCTAGAGACCATAGAATAGTTAATACTACAAAAGATACTTTAGATAAGATGAAGAAAGCTGTGGATAAACTTATATCTATACCTGCTAGACACTTTGAAGGAAAAGTTATAGTTACTGTAGAAGTAAGTAAACACGAAAACGAAGTTAGCAAGAAAGTAGTATTATTCACAGTATCTGTTACTGGACATGAATATTCTAGACATAATAGAGTAAACATGGTTATGAATAAATCTACTGGAACATTAGTATCATAAGGAGGATGATGAATAATGGCTACAGCTGCAAACCTACAATCAGGGGTTTTAGCACAAGAAGTTATAAGTAATGACAGCTTGTACGTGCAACACTGGCTAAAACCAAGTGCAAATGGAAGAAAATCATTGATATCTTGTGAATTCATGGATCACTCAAAAGATAACATGATTGGACTTACACAAGTAGATAAATCAATGTTCTTACTTCTTCCTACATACTATCCAGAAATATATACAGATGTAAAGAACGGTGCTATGCTTTCTAAGTCATTTAAAGGATATTGGAACTATATCTGTCAAACTGCTACATCAGTAGACGGTATACAAGATATATCTTTCAACATTCAAAATGCTACTTATAAAACTCAATTCTTTAGTACACCTCTATTCACTACAATAGAAACTCCTACTAATGAAATTAGTTTAAGAGTACCTGCTGAACTTTCTGGATACTTTATGACAAAACAAACTAGACACTGGATGAACGCTATATCTGACGAACAAACAAGAGTAGCTACATATAACGGACTAGAAGAAGACTTCAACAACTGGTCTCATAGTGCTGGTATGTTATACATAAAACCAAACAAAACTCTTACTAAATGTGACTATGTTGCATTATGGTTCTTGATGGTGCCAAAATCAGCACAATTATCGAACTTTAACGCGGATGCTACATCTCCACAAATAGTTGAGTTACAATTCCAATTCCACGTTTCTGTTATAGACGATAGAAACATCAGAGTAAAAGAATTAGGAGAAGAATATCTAGCTAAATATAAAGCTTTCATCTGTGAAGATACTGCTTTATTTGGATTATCTGCTAACACTGTATTAAACTCTGTATTGGACTTAAGAAAAGTAAATATCTTAGGAAACTTAACAAATGTTTAATAGGACTACCCCTCATTTTTTTTTAGTGAGGGGTATCCCATTTAATTACGCCTTTTATCCGTACAAACATGATGTATTTTATGAAACAGATAATTATATATATTACACTGTTTCAAATATTATAAAGGAGGTATTTGAATGAAGAAATTCAAGGAACAAGTCCATCTTATGATGGAACGTATTTTTTCTGGAGTAATTGAAAAAGGAGGTGTTGTAGATTTAGAAAAAATAACAGATATAGTTTGCAAGAACTATCCACATTCTATGAGATATATATCGCTAGACCCGTTAGAGACTACGTATATAACATTAATAGAATGTGTAAATGAAGAGCATGATGAAATTCTATTAGCACGTAATAGCTTAGCTATGTTAAATGAATTGCGTGCTGAAGGAAATTTTAATCTTTTGGGTGATAAGTATGTTAAAGAATGCTTATATAGAGAGCTTGCTAGTTATATATTCGTATACACTTATATGAAGATATTAAGTAGAGCTCCGATTGAAAATGAAAGACCAATAAGCATGCTTACAAACATATTAAATACAAAGGAAGATATCAATACTTTCATTTACTGTATGGATAGAGAAGCAAGAGAGCTAGAGATGGCTTGGTTTATTTATAAAGAAGCTGTCAATAGTGTGTATGGATTAGCTCCTCATGTTATATATGAAGGAGTGTATTTGTATGATGTTTATATAAGTATTTTAAAATTGAGATTTCCTGAAATCATAAGAGAAAGCTCAAAATCTGTTGGAAAAATTTTAAAAGAAATTAGAACTATGTTAAAATTGAAAGGGGATTTATATGAGTAAGAAAATAAAATCTAAAAAATCTAATGGAAAGAGTAGAAATGTTATAGATATGAATAGAGACAGCGTACCATTCAATGAATTAAGCTATTATGTTGATAACATGATATATACTGATACTACTATCAGAACCATATGTGATTATATGGATATGGTAGGAATAAACTATGATAAAAAGATATCTGATTCATCTAATTTAAATTCAGAAACTATCGTACATACAGTATGTGCATTTTTAACATATACAGCAGCTGATATAGATGATACATTAAAAGATTTATCTGAAGATGACAGAAGAATTGCATATGAGATAATTGAAGAGGCGTCTGACGCTATTAACGAAATAGCTAGTTTGGATGAGAATATTGAAACATATTATGAAGAACTTAGCAGTTCTAAAGATTTAAGATTCAGTGCAGGAGCATTTCAAAGTGTAGTTACTGCTTTCAGAAAATTAGATGGTTTGATAAAGTTTAGTGGAGTAAATCTAATATTACCAAAGATATACTTAGAAATGTTTGAAGTTCTTGGTATGATGTTATATGCTGCTACAGATAATACTTATACATTAAAAGATATCTTGATAAAAGATAGCAAACATGATGAGCGTATAAAGAATAAAATAAAAGAAAAGTTTGGTATAGATTTAAATACTCCAATAGAATTTACATTAGGAGATATTCTTAAGCAAGCTGACTTAATATATTATAATATATTAAAGGATAATGGAGAATGTGCTCTTGATAAAATAGACAGACTTGAAAATAAATCTAAACTAGCTGAAGTATTAGTAGCATTAGGTAAACATTATGCTAATATTATAAATAGTGCACTTAATACAGCTGTACACGCTAATATATTAGATAGTGATAAGGCTGATTTATTAATAGGAGAATGTAGTGAAACTGGAATGTATGAATTACTTAAGACAGCAGCTCCAGAAGTCTTAGACTTAAAATTACGTAAAGTATTATGGTTTACAGATGTAACTGAAGAAGACTCAGAAAGCGGATTACTATGTAGTACTATGCTAGATGTAGATGGAGATTGGTTGAATATTGATAATGAATTTTATAATAGATTATCAGCTATTGGAGACTTATTAAAGAGTATAGCATTACTTGATGATAAAACAGTTGCTGGAATTGAATATTGTAATACGTTTATAGATTTATGGGGATTTGAAACTGAAGAGCCTGAAATGGCTAATTAAGAGGAGGTAAAAGGATATGAATGGTAAAATGGAATTAGAATTAGGTGATATAAAAGTTTCGTTAGAGTTTAGCTCTAACGAAATGCTTCTTTTAAGTATGATATTAAATGAATTACAAGCATCAGAAGAGGAGGATGAAAAATAATGAAAGCAAGCATTAATTTTAATAATCTAAAAACAAATATGGATATTACACCTGAAAACGTAGAGGATTTTATTAGCTACGTTAAGCTTATGAAAAATAAAAATAGAACTTATGTCAAAAGTATTATAAATGACCCAAATCCTATAATGTGCTACTCTGGAGAGCAAAGAGTAATACCTTGTACAGATATTCCTTATAACGTAACTACATATAATTTAGAAGAATTTCAAAATGAGAATGAAGGTTCTATTATAATGGAATATGAATTAGAAGGGAAGAGATTTATAAACTGTACTCCACATGATATCGTATTTCATTATTTAAAAAGAGATGAAGTTATCGTAATGAAACCATCTTCTACACTTGTAAGAGTGTATACAGAATTTGAAAGAGGAACTAACGATATGCACATTTATAACAAACAGAAATCAGTATCTATAGACATACCAGCACCAGAAGAAGGTATCGTTTATATAGTTTCTCAAGTAGTATTTAATCTATTGCCAGAAAGAACAGATTTAGTATTCCCTAATTCGTTACACGCTGTTAGAGATGCAGATAATAGAGTTATAGGAGTACACGCGTTCGTAGAAAGATAGGAGGTATTATGAGAACAGAGTATAGAGATGGGAAATTGGTTTTGATTAAACAGACAGAACCAGACCTTGATACGAAACTGTTGATAAAATCATACATAAGTGAGATTGATAAGTATGGTACTTTATTATGCAAAGAACTTAAAGATGCTCATATTAAAGTTTGGGATGATATTACAGAAGATGCTCAAATGAATGCAGTTAAATCAGAAGCAGTAGACATACTATCATCTAAATATAGCTATTACTTAAAAGTATTAGGAAATCCAAAAGATGCTGCTACTGAAAGTTTAAAAATACTTTATAACGGAGTTCTTCCTGAGGGAATCTCTTATTTTAATATATATTATAGCATATTAAGAGAGTTCTCTTTAAGAATACTTGGTATATTACGCGAACACGAAATAGATACTACAAATATAGTTCCAGACCATATTGTAGGTCTATTACAAAGTATATACCATGATGGAAGAGGGGGAACTATTACTATAAAAGGAAATAGAGAGCTTTATAGTAGATTATTAACTATATTTAGATTAACTGTACTACCAGAATATACACATAATATTAATAAATATGTAATTTATATAAAAGGAGAAGATGACAATGGAAAATTGCCTTAAAAAAATACCAATATTTAAAAAAGATAGAGACATGTGGATGACGACTTATAATTTATATTTCGCATCATACGCATTAGAAAATAAGTTTGAATATGATGAATTAGAAAGGATACATGATGAATTACTTGCTATAGCTGAAGGAAGAATTCTTGATGATATAGATTATGACGAATTTAAAAATAGCTGTCTTAAAATAGTAGAAGATAGAACTGTATCATTTAGAGAAAAATGTATCACTTCTTTAGAAATGGTTATCATATCTGAATCATTAATAGAAGAAAATAACTATCGTGAAATAGCTGAATATATTAAGGAAGAGAATAAAGAATTCACTCAAGAAGACTTTAGCGACCCTGAAGATTATGAAGCTATGACTGGGAAGAAATGGAATTCAGAAGAGTAAGACGTAAATAAATGCATTCCGGGTATTGAGAGTACCCGGTTTACATTTATTCACGCCAGTTTTTGGGAACTGACATAGCTCTCAAATCATTTTTGGATAATCCAGAATTATATAATGTTGTTGACCACAGCAACATTAACGAAATTGTTAGTGGATTATTTTTAAATAAATCCATATCAATCAGACGGGAGGTGATGAACCTATGAGTAATAATACTCTAAACTTGCTATCACACAAGTTTTCAAACCTTTTGAAGAATCGTGTATCTGTTATATTTCAAAGGAAAGATGATCAGTCTTTCTTAGTAACAGATATTGCAGTTCGTGCCTTTTTAGACAACCCTGGATTATATCCAGCAAAAGGGAACGAAAAACTTCAAGAAGTTATTATCGGTATACTTACTAATAAGTATAGTATTATTGATGATAATATCAATGCTGTAGTAGCTATAGGCTAAGTTACAGCATATGAAAGAATGCAGAGTTCGTCGATGCATTCTTTTTTTTTATACATAATAAAACACGTCTGACTGATATACATATATATTTTGTTTAGTTTTACAGAATACTTGGTATAAATCTTTAGCTGGTTTGTTTATATCATTGCATTCCAATGTTTCTATAAACGCATGAGTATTAACAGCATCTACGTATTTAGCTGTCTCATATGTACATATAGGGAAAGGAACTACTTGACATAATGCAGCATCCCAAATGTTTTCTTCATTTAGTGCATAATTAACTAAAGCCATATTAACAGTATCTGGGTCTATAATATGTTTATCTGGATTGAAGTTCCATATATATGAATTAAAATCTAATATAACGTTATACAAATTAGTTCCAGCATATCTTCCATTAACTACATTCATATCTACAGATACTACCATTTTATGTCCTACGCTACTAATGTAATGTATATTTGTAACTGTAACACAAGTCATAGCATCTAAGAATACGTATGAAGTATCTTTACCGTTATTAACTATATGTATATATGGCATCTTTAAATAATAATTTCTAAACATCTTTATAAATATATCTTCGTTGCAATATATCCTATTATAAATATCGCTAATGATATCGTGATATATACTTTTAGGAACTATTATTTGAGTTACTATATCTGGATTAAAAGTATCTAATAAGCTGATTAAATCTCCACTAGTGATCGTATTAATATATTGAACACTTATTGCATTTGTAGCTATATGCACTAAATCACTACTTTTACGCATCTTAGCTATAGCTCCACATATTTTTTTAGTATCGTTTATTCTATTCTCAGAGTAATCTAACTTTATACTTAGATTATTATTACTTAAGTAAGTTCTATGATAATTCTTATTTTCTATACTATCAAGAAGTTCGTCTCCATATACTATAACTACATTAGCACTATCTCTGTTAAGCCATAATATATTATTAAATGCATTGATATTGATATTATTAATAAATCCAACTACGATAACTTTATACTGTGTTTTTATTTTCGTAACTATATCTGGAATCTTTTCTAAGTTACTGAATACGTGTGCATTAATAACATTGATATGCATTGGAAATATTAACGGTAATTGCTGAGTTCCATACATAAAATCTTCTGGCTTTAATAAGATATCTTCATCTCTATCTGTAACGAATAATATATCGTCTACGTTTATTTTCCCATATAATAACGCTTCGTGTCCAAATAACCACATCAGCGTCTCTGCGAATATAGTACTTCTTTTAATGTTTATATCTGCACTCATTGATATTAAAGACCTGTTCAGATATATTTTGTCATTTTCCATGATCATTATAATCACTCCCTTTATAATTTATTTACATCAACGCTTGTCACTTAAAAGTAAGAAACAAAGACCTGTCTAAATATAACAATACAAGGAGGTAATGAAATGGCACATAGTGATATAATTGGTAGTATGCACCAAAATGGTTTCTTAGAAGTTTGCTATTTAGTAGAAGATGCTGCTAGAATTACAAATCAAACTTTCAAAGTATGGGTTCCATCAGTAATGGGAGGAATTGATAATAGTAGTTTGGAAGTAAAGAATACTAAGATAGACGCTAAAATAAATATAAATAGTGCTACAGTAACACCGACACAATTACAAGAAAAGGGATATATTGAAGCATACAATGTAACGCCATATGCGTACAGATTAGACGGATATATTCCTAATCACAAAACAGCTAAAATACATGTTGCACGTGGAACATGGAGTACAGGTAATGTAAACTTATCTGGTCCTACTACGGCTGCTGGATGTGGTCCTCATACTCATGATACTACTGGAACTCACCAAGCTACGTCTTGTGAATTCAGTGATATGAATTTAGAGGGAATAGAATATTGGAATAGTACAGAAGTAGACTATCAAAATATTAATAATAAAATAATAAAGAAAGGTCATAAAATGTATGGTTCGTTTGTAAATGGAGATGAACCAGGAACTTTTATTATAATAGCAATAGACCACGTAGTTCCTAGATTTAATGACACTGCTGTAGGAGCAGATGAAGACAGGGCTGATACATCTCTAGATGGAGATAAATTAGTTAAGAATAGTGAAATGCCTTAAGGAGGTAAATTATGGGATTAAATAATAAATACCTTGGTGTTAGACCTTATATTGAAGCACCGTTACTTATATCTGAAGAAGCAAGTAATTTACAAGTTCCTAAGAATATGAAAGATTATATACTTGCTCAAGCTACAGAAAGTAAGTTATCTAAATGGAGCTTTTACAGATTCGATATAGGAACTGAAAATGCTTCATATGGTAATATATTAAACGATTTCGTATCTTGGAAATACGCACACCCAGAATTCTTTACAAATATAAAGATGGGTAGACACCAAGCTGCAATTATGGAATATAAACCAAAGTTGATTGCTCAAAGCTTATATGGAGACCCTGCTTTATTTTATACTATAATGATATTTAATGATATCTATCACGATGCTGAACTTAGTAAAGACAGATTACAAGAACAAGGTATCATAGTATTAAACGAAGTAGGTATAAATGCACTTAAAGATATAATGGTATTTAAGCGTAAATATGAATACAATGAAGAAGAGCCTTTTGCTCCATCTGATTTTTAATATGAAAGAAGGTGATACGTGTGGTAAGATTGATAGATAATGATATATTTCTATTTATATTATTATTAGTGAATATCGTAATTATAGCTATATACGATAAAGTCACAGTATCAAATATGTTTAAAGCAGTTGTGGCTGCTATGTCTATTAGAATAATATGTAGCTATGTTCCAAATCCTATATTAGCAATGAAGATTATAGTAGCTATTTTAAGTATAGTTACATTGATATTTAAGGGAATGGTGTTACTTGCAGCATTTATAGAGCTTATTCAGAATACGCAAAAACATCATATATTTGGAATTATACTTATAATTATAATATTTGCTGTATTGGGATTTATGGAATCAATGCGTCATTATGACGTGTATAAAGGAGGATTTAAATAATGAAGAAAATTAATATAAATCCAGATGAGTTAGACCACGTAATCAGAGAATTTACGTTTAAGGATATGCCAGGAGACATGGCATTATTCTTTCTAACTCAGGATTTAGATTACAACGATCTTTTTAAATATAGTATCATAGATAATAATGATTTCTATAAGAAAACATTCAGTTATATACTTTCGTTTATTTTAGATAGAGCTAATACTGGTAGATTTAATGAAATCATTTGGGATTTTACTAGTAAAATATACTGGACTACTTACAGAAAAGATAATGTATACCCGGTTGAAGATTACTTGACTTCTGTGTTATTCGCAAATATGTTTAATTACTTTGTAAAGAATAATATGGAGAACCTTGTGCTGTTGTCTTTAGACGCTCTATTTATAAATAAAAACGTTGATAGCAGAGCTGTAGTAGAGTTAATAATAGATAATAAAGAATTGCATACTAGACCTATTATAACGCATTTAATGAGGTCTGATTTATTAACAGCAACAGATATACTTGCTCTTATACTATTAGAATATTATAATAGTAAAGACCCAGATACTCTTATAAATTTGATGGATGAATATGCTTTAACTAAGGATTATTACTTAGATTTAATAGACGCATTAAAAGAGAATTATACTGTGATAGTAAATGATACTTCTGATAGTAAGAGAAGTGTATATATAAATCCTAGATATAAAACTAAATATACTAACGCTCTTGATTTAGTTCGTGTAGCAGTTGCATCTACTATAAATAATGATGCTGATATGGAAATACTTATGTTTTTAGACCAAGCTATAAATATACATCAAGTTAATCACGATGTTAAGAGAGCACATTTGTATACATATATAAAGAATTGGCTTATGTCTGAAAATAGAAAAGATGAAAGACTTGCATCATTATTATGGTATGGATTTGAAGATTGCTCTTTAGATATAGAAGAGAGAGACTTTAGAATAATAGCACAAGATATCTTAGTAAATCAATATTTAAGAGAAGATAGATTTCTATCTCCATATGAATTATTCATCAGAGTATATAACTTAAATAGGTTCAATTTCTTACAGAGAGATATGAAGTATACTATCAGAGAAGAACTTATACGTAAGTTAAATGTACATGGATATCCAGTAGTGCTTGGTCTTAGAGATGACGTTAAATGGCTCATAAATTTTTAACAAAGATATGATGTAAATTTTATCAAACAGATAACTATATATTTTTACATAGTTTATCAAAAGTATACTTGGTAAATAAATCTAGATTAAAACATTTAAAAGGAGGACATGACATGTCAAAGAAAGAATTCAAAAGACCATCTTTAGCTATTAAAGAAGTAAAAGATGAAAAAGTCGCAGTAGCTAATGTGACTGAAACAGCAAAGCCAGCAGTTGAAGAAACTGCGAAAAAGCAATTTGTATCATATGACGAAATGGTTAATGATACTAGAGGACACAATTTCCCAAGAAAGATAGTGCCTCTAAAACAAGATGTAGGGTATCTAGCACACACTGTAGAAGATAATAATATCGTTACATTGAGTGTTGAAGATTTAACTTACGTATCATTTGCAATCAATCCTAAGGATTTAGAAAGATTCTTATTAGGAAAATGTGATGATAGAGTGGTTAAATCTATTAGAGCGTATAATAGTTCTAATAAAGGATTACCTTATTTATATGCAGCGTTAGATAAAAATATAGCTATCAATACGGCTGTAAAAACTAATTTGCTTGAAGTTTTAGATAGAAGACTTAAGCAAACATTAAATGTTGATGGAGTTGTTAAAGGCCCATTAAGAGCTCTATTGACTACTGAATATAGAGATAATATCGTGGATAATGGAAGCGATATTGGATTTGTATTCAACATATCAGACGCCGTTGCGATGTATGTAGCTTCTATGGTATTTTCTACTGTAGATGTAGAACAAGTAAGACTTAATAATATGATTGCAAGTCAATTTAGAATTTCAAATGACGTATTATTTGAAAATGGAAAGATACTTGCAGCATTCAGTTTTACAAATAAAATAGGTTCTACATTAGTAATCAAAACAGCATTAGAAAATATCGTAGGACTTAATACATCTATGAGTTTAGCTAAGTTTAAATCTAAAGTTGATGAATACCTAAGAAATAATGTGGATACATCAGCTCATATAGAATATGTAAACTTTGCTAAATTATTAAGAACAGAAAGTATAGCTGGACTTAGCGTAGCTGAAACTGAGCAAGCTAAAGCTAATCAAAAGCTTATAAGTGAACTTTCTGGAAATGCAGGAACTACTGGAGGATTAAACGTTTCTTTAGTTCCACTTGTTATTTTGGATAATGCGTTTGCTACAGACAGACACATATTCCATAATAGCACATTAAACGAACTTCTAAAACCAATTCCAGGTAGAGAAGGGGTAAAGAAGGAATTAGTTGCTAGAAGATTAGGTCCTCTTTTAACTGAAGACATTATGAGTTTCGCAGTAGGAGATAACATAGCTATCCTTACAGATGTTGCAAAATTAGTAATGACTGTAGAATTAGGAGGAGTTAAAAACCTAAGACTATCTGTATCTACAACTGATAGTTATATAGCATATAATTTTACAGTGTAAGTAATTATCCCACTAATATATCTTGTATTAGTGGGATTTTTATTTTTTAATCAAAATAAGGAGGGAATGATATGCAAACTACAATGATAAAAGTGAACGAATTGTGTCCAGAGATAGATGCTGTAATAGAAGATGACTCTGTATCTGGAACTATAAGAGTAAAGCGTATCTATGATTATATTAATGATTATATGCAAAACGTAACTATAATATATCCAAACACATTTGCACCTACTATTGGTTTATATCTATCTTTCTTTAACAGACTCAAATCATTCTTAGATTCAGTAGACGATTTAGAACAAGAAAAAAAGGTCATAATATCATATTTTCAAAATATATTATTTGACGTTGATTTGAGTGTGATAAAATGAGAGAAGATATGAAAACACCTGTGGTAGAAAAAAGATTATTAAATTCAACTAATTTTATATCTACACTTAGAAGCGTAGTATATAAAATGTTTCAAGTAGACCCAGCGACTATAGATTGCAAAAAGATATATATAGATTTAAATAGTTGCTTATCAATTATATTCAGAGGAGAAGAATATAACACAGAAGAATGTAGACAAGAACTACAAAGTATATTAGAAAACTTTATGAATACTATGGTATTAAATAGAATACAACTTATCTTTCTATTCACGCTTGAAAAAAGTCAAGCTCATATAGACATCTTCCCAGATTGGTGTAAAGAAAGATATAGTAGAGTAGATATTACTAAAAGTAATTTTATGAAACACTTTATAGTTGCCATAGAGGAATATAGTAGAAAGAATAATAGTATTAAAGTAGTAAATACAAATAAAGTACATCCTGCTTTAGTAGTATATCAAAATGAATGTAAGAGTAAAAAGAGATTCTTAATCCTATCTAAAGATTTAGTATTCCAATGTATTCCACTAAAGTTATGTTCGATATATAATGGAAATATATTTGTAGATATAGAAAATCCTAATAGAGACCTCCCAGAATATATAGATATAGCTGAACCTGATGTTCTACTACCTACTGCATTATCGCTTATGGGTAGTCCTAGAGAAGAATTTAAGGGACTTTCTGGATATGGTCCATATAAAACTAGTAAGTATGTTAATAAATATAAGCTTGAAATAAAGCTTAATTTAGAACATCCTCTTAAGGAGCATTGTGACAAATTTTCTGTACTGTTTGATATAATTAAATTATTAGAAATCAACAAAGAAGAAATAGCAATAGTATAAAAAGGAGGAATTATGATAGGATTTTCTGGAAAAAAGAAATGGCTCTTTAATAACGGACATAAAGACGCTATTGATTCAGAATGGCATAACGATGTCAAATCTGGAAACTTTGTTTATAGAGATATAAATGGAAATAAAATATATGAAGTAAGCTATGATAATAATGTTATCTATGGAGATGTAAAAGTATTTAAAGATAACGGAGACCTTAGCTCTTTATATAATACTAAATATAATGGGCTGTACGACGCAGCTCATTTTTTTGATAATAAAAAGATGGCTGAATTTAATTTAACATCTAAAATATATGTAAATAATAATGTATCTGAATATTCGTTACCGGGGGTAGGAGAATATATACATATTAATCCGACTAATGGAATACACCCTGCGGAATTATATCCAGGTACTATATGGGAATTAGTGTCTACAGATTTTATACTTACTGCAGATAAATCTATGCATAACTTAACAGAAGTACCGACTGTAGTCATGACTGCATTAAATACAACTAGTACTAACTTAGTCAAAGACCCAATTAAATTATTTATAAAGACTAATGGAGACATTGAAGCTCAATATGTAGATTTATATAGAATCTTAGTATATGGAGTTTCTTATAATGATAAAGGTAGAATACCTTATAAAAGAGTAGTAGTTCCTCTAGATACTAATGGAGAGGCTACTATAAATGATATTAGAGTATTATTCCCTACTCTTATATCATCAGGAGTTAGATATGATATAGAGGCTTATGTTATAACACCGTATGGTAAATCAGAAGTAGCAACTACTGGAATGAGCTTTACTAATCAACTTAGAAACTATAATCCTAATAGTGCAGAATACTTTGAGATGTTTAACTGGTCTAAAGTACCTAATCCTTACGCAGAAAAAGAAAATGTAGTACACGAACGTGCTAAAGTTAGATTTAAGGATAAAGAAAAGGTTTACTTATGGAGACGTAAAGAAGACCACGTAGGAATAGGACCATACCTTTATAGTAAAAACTTTATAGAATATCATAATGAGAAAAGAGCTAGAGAAGGAGCGTATGTTTTAAAGACGAATGAATATGACGACCCTTATTGTGCGTTAAATGGAGATGATATAATTTATAATCCAGACGCTATTCATCCTATGATTAAAAGGACTTATGATGAGGGTAAACTTAATAATAAGATAGAGCTATATGATGAGAATGGAAATCTTTATAATGAAATATTATTAGATGCTGAAAAGAATATAGCTAAAGGTAGATTCTCTAACTTTACTCCAGCAGATTGGGATAAACCAGAAGATAAACTTATATATAAATATAAGACTGGCTTAACAGGAACTACTGTTGATAGAAGTTCTGTTATATCTACAACACCTCATACTGAATTTGAAGATGGAAGTTTCTTTGTGATACCTCCATCAGTATTTGATGCACCATCTGGAGGAATAGCTAATCCTACACCTGTGGAAGCTGTAGATAATATGTATAATAATTACCATAGAAGAAATATATATGGAATTCCTGATAAGAATATAGAAATTCGTATAGTATGGGGACATAAGACATCAGACCCTAAAGAATTATATTACACTACTAAAGTTATATCTAATAAAGACCCTAAGTATTTTTATCCTAATAGATACTTTGATTTATATAATACTATAGTAGAAACTTATAAGAATGATATACATAATAATAAAAAAAATATAAAGGAAATGTCTGAATTAAATCCAACATTGGATATGATGCTTATGTTTAAAGCTATAGATGTAGTTATAGATGCTGATAAAGGATATGTGGCTGAGGGATTATACCCAGGTATTAAATGGCACTATGGAGTTAATACTAAGTTTGGACCTTTAGATGAAATGGACACTATAACAGTATTTCCTAGATTCTACACAGATAATGTAAGAATAGTACATGATGATGATAGTCATATCTTAGCTAATAGAAATACTATTAAAAGAGAAAGTGACCTTATCAAACCACTTAGAAGTAACTTTAATCCCAAGCACGTTACAAGAGAAATATCATTCAGAAGAATGCCAGCTCCGATTACAGAAGAGAAAAAAGGAGATGGAATATTTAATATAGCTGTTGCTTATAATACTGTTAAAAGTGGAACTGTAAACACTAATACAAAAGCATCTATAGAATTACCTATTAAAATAGATAGTAATTTTATAGATTATTCTATGAAAGTAATTAGAGTAGGAGCTGTATTAGAACATATTCATAATAATATAAATATATTATATGATGAACAGTATAGAAATATAGAGGGAATTAAACCTGTACTTAGACAGAAGTTATCAATAGCTTCAAACATCATAGAGTATATTCCATTTATTTACATTAGTGTTCATTATACAGCTGAGGGACGTAAAGTTAGAACTACTCCTAGAAAGATAAGTACTTCTCCTTATACTGTTCTATTAGAACGTTTAGAATGGGACGTTCTTACTACATATAATGGAACTATAGTAATATATCCTATGTGGGAAGATAAAGATACAGAATATAAAGGAAATCCTTATAATATGGAAGATGCTATAACTCTTACTATAGATTGGGGATATGATGAAGAAAATAATAGAGTTAAATATATGAGAAATATAAATCTATTTAACTTATGGAATACTATGCACAATACTGTAAACACTTCTCTTAGAATCCCAGAGTATACAAAAATAGGAGAACTAAAGCTTTATCATCTAATAGCATTCTTAAACGAATATATCCCAGATGATACAGATGTATCAGACCAAGGAATACTTAATGATATATTTAATATGACTGAATTTGACCCATCTAATCATCTTGATGATAATGTAAGTGCTACTTATGATGTAAATAAAACTTATGATGGATTTACAGGACTTCCTAGAGATAGTTTCTTTATGCGTAGAAATTATGTGTTCTTATCTGATGACGAACGTTATGTTTATAACTATAAGTATAATATGGATAATAACTTTAATATAAATGTCGATAAGGTATTTGCTAGAGAAAGTAAAGAGTTTATTATATACACGATACCTACTAAATCATACATCGCTAGATTCCATTGGGATAAAGCTACTCCTGTAGATAATAATACTAGCCGTATAGAAGACCAAGTGAGTGTTGTAAAAGGACTTCAAATAGATGAAAGAGTTATATCAGACCCAGTTATTACTTCTTTAATAACTAAAATAGCTAAGAAACTTAAAAGAAATAATCATCCTGATTATAAATACTTTACATCTAAATATGCATATTATAAGTTCTTAGGAGCTGATATAAGTGCTGCTATAAATAAAACTATACCTAAGTCTGCAATCATATCTTCAGAAGCTAATAATGAGAATGCTTTCATATTCTCTGATAATATGGTATTTTATCACGTTATGAATAATAATAACGTTTATGTAGAAGATGCTAAAGAAACCTGGTATAATATTTCTAAATATTTGAATGTATACAGAAATAAGCAACGTACAGTCGATAGTAGAATTATATATAATCCAGAATATCAAATAAAGGATTTAGACCAAGAGTTCTTTGATTTGAGTCATAATGTGGATTTGAATATATTATTTCCTGGAACTAATAGAAGCTTTGAATTATACTTAGCTATAGAAACTCCAGAAAAATCAGAGTATATGAACCCATATAGAGATGAAGATATTATAAGAATCAAATGGGATAAAGACGATGATGATAATATAGTATCTATAAACTTAAGAGATTTATGGTTTTACTATTATGAAACTAATAGAATAAGACCTAATCAAAAGTTCTCTGAAGTATATCCTGAGGGAATTCCTATAGATTTCCATTTGAGACTTAAGGAGTTTATATTAAAACATCCTGAAAAGATTACTAATATGATTAAAGATAGTACTTATCTTAGACGTGTAAAGACTTTACCAGAATTTATGATAAGCTATTTTGATACTACTTCTAGTAAAGGAAATGAGTTATACTCAGATAACACAGCAGACAACTGCTTGATATCATCTAAGTTATGGACTACATTCAGATATATTACTGCTAAAGATATGAAGTTAGAAGCTGATAAAGAAGTACCTTTCTCATATATAACTTCTAAGACAGATTTATCTAGAGCCTTTTTAGATTTACCTATACAAATAAATCCAGATGAATACTTAAAAGAAAACTCTTCTCCAATAGTATTCAAAATGGAATACGTGTTTGTAGAGTTAAAAAAATTAGTGCTAGATATATCGAATACATCTTGGACGTTTACAGAAACAGCTCCGCCTAATCCGTCTGATAAAATCTATATAAATTCATTTAAAACTTTAGTAAACGATAATATCCCAGAATTGAAAGAGCTTAATAGATTTCATGCATTGAGATATATGTTTGATACTAAAGATAATACATTCTTCCCAGACCATATGACATATGTATGGGACCCATCTAGAAGTTTACTTGGAAGCTTGTCTTCTTTCTTTAGACCGTTAGATACATGGAGTGTGGATTATGATATAGATAAATTAGTAGCTATTGTAAGATATCCTAATAATGCAATAGAAATAAAGGAAAATAAAGATACAGTTATAGTTAATGTTAAATACGAAATACCAAGTCAAATACATTTCCCAGATATGAGGCCTATGGTTTACATTATAGAGCCTACTGACTATGACAAAATAATCCCAATGGTAGATAATGTAGATAACTTACGTAATAATTCTTTATTAAGCTTTACGGATATAAATGGACAAAAAGCAAAGCTATCTGATATAGTAGTAGCATTACCTGAAGCAGTGATGTATGAATGGTATATGTGGACAGGAGTATTATCACAAACATCGGCTAAAGATGGATATTATACTAGAAATAACTTAGACTGGTTCAATACAGATAAAAATATATATGGAAGTAATATCGTAGAATTTATTACAGAAAAGATACGTGAGTTACGTTCTGCTCACGGATTAAGTACTACTGATAAATTTCCTAAGACTGTAGAAGAATTTAATAAGGCGAAATGGAATATATACTTTATTTCAGACCCGATTAAAGACCCTCCTATAGTTAATACCTTAGACGAATCTTCTATATATGCGACTAAAGAACGTATATTCACAAGATGGATACATATGAAAGATAACTTTAAATATATGAAAGAATTCGCAAATTATACAGCACTTGGTATAACAGGAAAAGAATTCTTACATACTAATAAACTGTTAAAAATACCTACAGTTCAATTAGATAATAAAAATCCGTCAAATGGATATCCAGCTAAAGTACCAATGATGCAACTATTCTTCGATATAGATGGAACTATGCGTGTCGGTACATCGTCATCACCAGTGATGATAATAGAACTTGTGATAGAATAAAAAAGTATTGGGAGAGCAATCTCCCTCTATTTTTTTTTATTTGAAATTACATAAAAACAATAGTTCTGTTAAGTTTTAAATTAAATAATAAAAGGAGTGAAGATTATGTTGACACAAATAGTCGGACCATTATTCAACTTATACTGGGATATAAGAGATACTATTGAAAACAAAAAGACAGGTTTTATAGGAAACAATATTATTACTTTACCGTGTTTAGTTTCTGAAGACTTGCCTATGGAAATAAGAAATAGTTACTGTAAATCTCTAGAAGTTGTATATGCGGCTGCAATTAAATCTATTCTGTCTATTAAAGAAAGATCTAGATTCGACAGTTCTGCTAGAGACATATTCAGAAGTATTCCTATACTTACGCCATATGATAAAGTTAAGTATAAGAAAGATATGCAAACTCTAGAAGAAGTATCAGATTGGTTCTTCAACAGAGAATATTCTGGTAAACGTGCCATAGATGTATTTACAGAATCGTACATTAAAAATATAAATAAATATTTTGATGATAAATATGATTTAGGAATGGAAGCATCAGATATCGTTTATAAAGAAAGTAGAGCTGGAGTTCCTACTTATGTAGAGATTGCTATAGTAGTAGACAGTTTACAAGGAAGAGCAGCAGAAAAAAGAATTACAATAGGAGTAGAAGTTAGACCAAAGGTAGTTTCAAATGTAGAATTAGTTTCTATGTTTGTAAAGAGACTTCTTCCAAAACCAGAAGCTAAAGATATAGGATTCTTTACTAGAATGAAGAACATCTTTAAATTCAATAGCAAAAGACCAGAAATAACTAAACGTGCTAATAAAAGTGTTTATGATATGATGAACACTATAGAAGGAATAAATAAACCTTTCGTTTGTGTACTTCTTTCTGGTACTGCAAGAGATATGCTATTAGATGCAGGAGTAACTATAACTAACAGTGCTACTATACAAAAATTATATGCACAATTACCAATAATGAGTATAGGTATTTACGATACAAATACAGATACTATACAAGCTGCATTAACTAGAGATAGTTATTTTGTAACTAGAACTGCTGGAGAATTTAATAGTGAAATATCTAACTATGAAAAACAACTTTCAGAAATGGTTAGAGTTAATAAAGTTTACGGATAGGAGGAATGTAAATGGCTAAATACGCTAGCAAAATGTACGAATTATTAGCTGAAAGATATGGAGTAGAATGTAGTTATGTAAAGCCTTACAGTAAAACTCTTATATCTATGGAAGCTTTATCGAACGAAATAGAAGCTTCAGAAGAAGAAGCGGATAAACAAGAACAAGAAATAAATTATGAGGAAGAGTTTGAAGGATTTGGTAATGCAGAAGAAGATACACCAGATAGTGCCGATAGTTCAAATGAACCGTCTAACTTGGATGCTGAGCTACCTGACGCTGATAACGAACTTAACGACGCAGTGGGTTCAGATTTTGACAATGTAGAACTTAAAGACCCAAATCCGATGGATGATATTCCTAATAAATTTGGAATGGGCGATGATATAGATGAAGAAGATTCTCAATGGGATGAGTCAGTTAATAGCATTGACGATACAGTTAGTGAAGCAGATGCTATCAATATGGTTAAAATTATTACTACACATACTAACCAATATGTGTCTAATATAGAATTGATTGAAAAAGATAATCAAGGAATAATAGAACGTACAGGAGATGTGAAGCAAGCTCCGTATTATAATGAATTTATACAACCAGCTAATACTATATTGAATGTAGTATTTAAAGATACCGATATAATGCGTAAAGCAAATAACTTCTTACAAGTAATAGAAGATAAGAGAAAGATGACTGCTATATGTGGTACTCCAGAAAATCCTTTCTTATACGAAGGTATTCAATTACTTGCAATAGAGTTATATAAGTCTTTACTTGCAATAGTTCCTTTCTATGTAAAGAATGCAACTTCTTTAGATGAGACTATTGAAAGTATGAAACTTGAACCTGTAAAAGTATTATGTCAAATGGCTGAAGATGTATGTGAAGTAGATAACTTATTTGGAGTTAAGATATTCTATGTAGCACCTGTAATATCAGATGTTACTGGTAAATCGGAAGAACTAGCACAAACTAAATACGCTAATTTAGAAAGTTGTGCATATAGACCTTTCTCTAGAATGATGTATGCTGGAGAAAGTATAATGAACTTAGTAGAAATTAAGAATAACAAAGCATTACCAGAATATAGTATACTTTCTAAAATGATGAAAGTTATAAGTGGAATGTGTGTAAATCTTAACATAAAAGAAACTTATATAGAAGTATTGGAAATAGTTAAAAATGTTCTTAATAGTGGAGATAGTGAAGATGCAGAAAGTCTTGTATATGATGCATGTGAAAAGTTAAGAAAGCTTGTATTTATTCCGCAAATAGAAAAGATTGCTGATATGAATAAACAAGAAGAAGCAGATGCTATTGGAACTGATACGCCAGGAGATGAACCTGATGATATGAGGTCTGTAACTACTGATGATTTACCTACTCAAGAACCAGGAGAGCCAGGAGAAGCATTGGAATCATTTGTACCTGATTTCATTCGTGATTTGTTAAAAAAATAATACAATAAAAAATGTAGCAATAGAATGAGGTTTTGAGTTTATTTATACTAGACTACTCTAGTTTTAGTTAGTTTAATTATAGCATCAAACATATCAGGGTACTTATTCTTAAAGGCCTGAATGAATGCCATATCTAACTTAGGTAATCCGTTTTCATAATAAACTGCGTTATTACAAAATAGATTAATCAACTCATCGTTAGAGTCACATTTAATAATACTTAGATCTACAGATAATATATCTGCATCTAGTAAATATATACTCATACTATCACCTCCATTTATATTAAATTTTGAAGAGTTTGAATGAATGAGGTTTTGAATGAAACTCTATTGCTACATTATATATAATATATAGTTACCCTAATAGTTAATTCTATTGGGGTAATTACATTTATTTACGCCAAACAAAAAAAAATGCCAGGAGATTATTCCCCTAGCATTTCATCAAGACGATCCCAAGCGGGACCGTCCTTTAACATATTATCAAGATGGTCCCATACAGAACCACCTTTTTCTTTGATAGTAGTGCAATAGTCAACTATTACACTACCATCCTTATCAATTATAGCTGCAGGATTAACTCCTGCTATTTTTTTAGTTTCTAGTAATTTTATCATTTTGAATACCTCCTGATATTTTATTTATATACTTTATTATATATAGCTAATTTTTATCTATTTAAATTCCAAACAATCGCCTGTTTAAAATAAAGAAAGGAGATGAACCTATATGCATTTAGGAGAAAATTTACAAGCATATAAACAATTAATAAAAGATAATATTTTTTATTATGCTTATGAAAATCACTTGCCTAAACCTATATTAAATAATGCTATCCCTAGTTGGATAGGTGAAGTTTTTCTTACGTCTAATATAGATACAGAACTTCATTTGGATATTATAGAAGATTTAAAAACACTTAATATATACGATAAAATAAAGAGAGATACGGATAGATTTGTAATACTCCCTGACGTTTTTAGTATATATCCAATTCCATTAAAGCAGTATACTGATATTCAAATAGCTAGAAATCAATATGATACAGATAAAAAGAATATAGTTATTATTAATGGAAAGCTGTTTGAACTTCATAGAGAACTTGCTGAATACGAATACTATTATAATCATAATGGAAAATTCTATTATTTTTATAAGAATAATCCTGATATGGAAAAGCTATTTGATTTTAATAAGACTAATAATACTATAAATGTTATTACTATTAAAAGTCATGGATTTCTTACAGATAGAGTCACTAGTAATTGGAATATGACTTCTGACGAAGAAAAAGGTTATGCTTTGTATTTGAATAAAGATAATAAATGGACTGATGATGATACTGAAGAACGTGCTTGTATTTATATAAATCAACCTTATATAGATGTAGACTACACAAAGATTAATACAGACTCAGAAGAAGATATCCCAGGACTTATGACCATCGGATGGAGAGATATGGAAATGAGACCTAAGTGGTATAATAATGACTTTAATCTGTTCTTTGTACAAAATCCAGATATATTATTCAGTACTACAGCAATAGTATTATTTAAAGATGGAACTTATCATGTAGAAAATCTTTATATGAATAGTAAAGGTAAATATGTAGAACGTGTAGATAAACACACAGTTAAGTTCTCTAAGGATAATAAAATAAGAAGAATAGTAATGTTTACACTTCCGTATACTAAACCTAGTTTTGAAAGACCTGATAGTTTGTATTATAAAGCTATATTAAAGAATCCAATGGTATCTGAATATACATCTCAATATAGAATAAATACTACTAAACTATATGAATGGATGATACAAACTCCGTGCTTAGATGTAGACGAACTTATAGATTACGGATATAAGAAAGACATAAACATACTTAAAGTAATTCAAAATACCTTTCCTAGAGTTATAAGATTTAATAAATATGATGTACTTATTAAACAGTATTATGGACATAGTGATGATAATAAAGATAAGTTTAAATATGTTTATAATAAGCTATGGTTCAGAGATGTTGAAAAGCTTTGTAAAGAAGCATTCTCTACAAATAATGGATGGAATATGTTTGTAACTAGATTAAAAGAATATTCTTTTAATGAGCTTATAATGAGCTTAAAGAATGTATTTGATTATTCTAAACATCTTGTAAATAAGAAAGATAAGATAAACTTTAATAGTAGTATTACGAAGTTTAGATATCTTGTAGAACAACTTATAGCTCTTATGAAATCATATCAAGATAGAATCAATATTAGTAGAGATTTCCCAGAATATCCAATAGTAATGGACTTCTTTATAAATCTTTCTAATAAGACAGATGAATACTTCTATGTTATGAATAAGACTAAAATTCCTATAGGAATAGTATATCCACAGCACACATTTCATTTACCAAAGATAATGATACCTGTATTTAATCCACTACAAAAATACCCAGCTTTATTTATTAATAATATACTATATCCAATAGATTATAAAATAATCAAAGACCACGATATAGATATATTAGTAATAGACCCAAAGAATTTCTGGGAATTCTATGTAGGTAAAGATATATCACACTTTACAGATGTAGACAGAAGTGATAAGAATACACATATAAATAATTATAGTGGTAGAGAAGAAGCTTATAAGGGAGCTAATGATGATATTCCTAAAGAAAGAAATATAGATTATTTATATGAAATGTGGATAAAGAACGTACAAGATGTTAAAATAGTTCTTGCAGATTTTACAGAAATGAAAGACCCAAATGGGAATAAACATATCCATGGACGTATCTGTAGAGACCCGATTAATTTCTATGCTCTTGTAGATGAATTCTCTTCTTCTACAGAAAATAATACACTGTATAAAGGAGAACCTTTTGTAAACGGACATCTATCAAACGATATATTTGCTAGAAAAGATGTAGAAATACCGCTTAACTTAACAGTTCCAGTATCTGCATTTGGATATGGAGATTATAATATGAATGGAAATAAAGTAATCCATGATAATAATGATATCTTCAGAAGTCTTGATACGTGTTTCTCTGTTACAAAAGCATTATTCAAATATCCAGATTTATCTCAAAAGAGACTATTTGGACTATGTAGAATTAATCTTGGAACTAAACAAAATGTATTCGCTGATTTCACATTATTAGACCACAGTGGATATAAATTACAACCTATAGATAAACCATTAATCAGAGATAATCAAGTTATATCTTTTAATCAATATGGTATGGAAGTTATAGATGATATAGATATACTTTCTAGAACATATGTAGATTTAAATGACATTAGATATAATTCGGATAATATAGATTTAGTAACGCAAAATCAATGTGCATCTATATTTACACCGTCTTATAAATCTGTAGAATATAACTATAACTTAGAAATAGATTATAATTTGGTTAGTCCTGATAATAAACATTACAACGATAAGATAACAGAACTTAATGATGTTATAGAATTATTTGACCCAGTTCCTAATAGAGCACGGGTTAATGTTCCATTTGAAATACTTCCAGATGATAATGTTCTTCATCAAACTCTTGCAATAAGATATGGATATAATGAAAGACATATCGGAAGTAGAGATATAAGCAGTGATGCTAATGCTACTATACCGTATGATAACGCATACATCACTTCTAAGGATTCTAGAGGCTATAATCCGCTTGATTTAGTGTTTAGTGGATATAGATTACAGCAAATGCTTGAAACGTCTAATATGACCTTTATAATCGACCATACGACGCCTCAGCTATGGAACCATAATTCTACACCTCCTACTAGTTTAAATGATTGGAGGACTATGACTAAGTCTGCTGTCTTTATAGATAGTAATGCCAAATATCAATATCCAGACGATGCTGAAGACACTACTGAGACTGTAACTAAGTTTCATAAGATACCAGAAAAGACTTTAGTAGTAAAGTATAATATGGATATATTTAGGAGGATAAAATGAGTGCACATTTAAAAAGCAAAAAATATGATTATGCTATGTATGGAGGAGTGGAAGATGACGCCAGTCTTGACATAGTAAAATATAAATTGGAAATAGCATTCCCAGTTGAAGAATCTTCTAACGGAGTATATAAGCTTGGTTCTGTAAATATAGATTTAAATGACGATTTATATATAACTCCTCCCTCTACTGTTTATGCAGTAGATTGGGGAGATGGAACTAAGAATATGCTTTGTGTTAATAGATACACTGGGGATTGGCATCATACTTATTCTATGGAAGACGGTACTATGACTACTAAAGTGTTTGATATAGTAATCAAAGGAAACGATTTACCACAGCATAAGAATGATAAGAAAGCTGGTTATATTGCAAAAGTAGAACATAGTAATTACACTGTGACTTTAAGGAGTGGCGTATGAATAATAAAGGAAAACGTTTAAACAGAGTAATATTAAGAGGCGATGTGTACTGGAATTGGGAGAATGAAAATGGTATCGTTAGACCTATTCCTAAAATAATAGATGATAATAATGCTCCTGTAGTAAGAACTACTAAAGTTGATATAGTGTTTAATGATGAGGTTATATTCACTCATACATATAATCAACTAGATGTATTGCCAGATGTAGGAGAATTATTACCAGCTGGATATGTATACATTGACCCAAAGTATAAAATTCAAAAATATGTATATAATAAATTTATAGTAGTGTATGATTATTATGACGTAGTTATACATTACTTAGATGGTAATGCTCCATCTAATAATACACAATTTGGAGAATTTAGACAGAGATATAAATATGGAACCGTAGTAAATAAAGGTATGGTTAAATGGCCTGAGGGAAAGAAGTTAGATACGGAATGGTTTGATTTTGTAGTAGGATATCGCACAAGTGCCAGAATAATTCATAAGTATATGTATTTTTCTAATGTATCTAATGTAGCATCATATCCATGGGGGGTAGCTCCAAGTAATATTACATCTCCTACTACTATTGAGTTTGTAAGTAGAGATATTCCAAGCATTAGAAATGTAGTTACAACTCCATTTCCTTTATTGACAGGAAGTTTAGATAATGATAATAGTTATTATATGATAGAGCGTGGGTTTCAAGATTTTAGAATGCCGACATTTATGGGTGATAGTTCGACACCATTATATGACGTAGACTTCAGAGGACGTGTTAATACGTGGTATGTAGGTATACTATCTGATAGAGCTTATGATGAAACTCTATTTGAATCAAAGAATTTTAATGTAAATAATAGTCATAATATAGATGGTGTTGAGTATTGGCCATTTGTACTTAGTATGGCACATGATGCATACAGTATTATAGAGATTAATAACGGAGGAACAGCTGCTAAATACACTGTCGATAATTTCTTAGAATTAAATAATGCTGAAGTAAAGTCATATGTTAATGATTATTTAGATAAACTGTTTGCAGTGTATCCTATGGACATAGAGAAACTACCAGCTACTACATCTAAAGAAGATTACTATAAATATTATAATGATAATGTTGATAAGTTTAATCATATTATCACTGATAAATATGGCTATAAAAGCATCGGTTCATTTAATAATATAGAGAATTTTAATTTTTCTGAAATAGGTAATAATATCCTTACTTATATAGCAAAACATGAACGTGATGTAAATCATTGGACTTATGGTAGATTTTATAATGGATTTGTGGGATATTCAAAAGACGTTGATGCAACTATCAATGGAGTTACAAGAAAGCTTAAAGTACGTGCTCATGAACTACGTCCATGTGGATATATATGTGCATTACTAGAGAAGAATGGTAAAATATACAAATATTTCTATCAAAGCTTAACTAACTATGGAGAAATGATGAGAGGTAGTGATTTTATCGGCTCTTTTCCAACACATGCTCCAGACGGAACTCCTATCAAAAATAATACAGAAGTATTAAGAATTAAATCATTGAATACTACACCACAATCTGAATTAGATTGGAGTAGTATATCTAGGATGCCATCTAGCGTAGTATCAGATGCTATGGACAACAATGGCGGAGGTATTCGTTATAGTATAGTAGACCACGATTTCCAAGATGCACCAACATATGACCCAAATAAAATACCTGGAATATGGGCTGACGATAGACAGAAAGTGTTGCTATCTAATACTAAAACATATATTCAAACGTATATAATAGAAACTAGAACTACAGGTGCTTCAGCAGGACCATCTGTACAACTTACTAGATATAAAGTATATTTTAGTGATGCGAATGGTGTTAGAAAAGACTTAGAAACAGATTTATATCTGATGTCTGGAGAAAGCGTCATAAATGCTTTAGATTATCCAAAGAAATATCAACTTAAAGAGGGAACTACTCCGACTATAGAACCATATGATAATACTAATGGATGGTATCCAGTTCGTGTTAATATAGAAAGAACACGTAATACAGTATCTATACAAATATTATTAAAAAATCCAGATAATCACACACATGAAGATTGGAATAATCGTATAGATAGGCCTGGAATAGAAATAAATACTCCGATGAAAGTATTAGATGGAACTGTTATGACTGTAGATATGATAAAAGATTATGTACTAGCTTCTTCTTATAATAGAGAATGGTTTACTAAAACAGAAGAAGTGCAACCTATAGGATTATTCCATAAAGATGGAACTCCTGTTGAAAATGAAGCTATATACGATGATGTGGAATATGTTCTTCAGTTTAAACTTATAAAATCAGATATTATATATCACGAAATATCTTTATTAGATAGAGTTAAGAAATATATGTGGCTTAATGGAAATGCGGCAGATATAGATTTCTGTTTAGCAGCAGTTTGGGTAAAGGCAGACAATGTGTATAATCAAACAGAATATGAGTTTAAAAATGGTAAAAGACTTAAAAATGATATATTTGAACCATTCACACCGACTAGTCCAGCTAAGAATAGTATGTATTATGCTATAAATGATAATTACGAACTTGCAAAAGGAGCTACTGTAACATTTGATATAATACGTAATGGAATAGTAATTCATACAGTAGAAGATTATCCTTTAGAAAAGCTATTTGGAACTAATGCTTTAAAAAATCCTATAAGACTTCCTAACTCTCGTCAAGCATATAGTGAATATATGATTAATAACTTGTATTATATATTGACTGCTAATATGACTGATATAGATTTAAAAGAAGCTTATTTGAAAGCTGGAATAAACTTTTATGGATTAAGAGAATTGCCGATGGATGGAGATGGAGGAGGAGTTGGAGAATCATATTTAGATACAGGTTATATACCAAAAAATGAAATGGACATTACTGTTAGAATAGGATGGACAGGAGATTTATTATCGAAAGGAGTTATCAGAGATAATATTCCGTATAAATTAGTAATAGACTTCATACCTACAATGTTATTACCATTTGTAAGTGGAGATGACTTTAAGGAACCTGATGATAAGTGTAAGCTTATGATAAAGAATTTCATATATGTACCAGGTCGTTTTAAAACGTGGGAAGAGTCTGAACCGCATAATACTGGTAAAAATATCGTATTAAGATTACTTACAGATAATGAATTAACAGATGATGGACAGCTTGCACTATTCTATAAAAATCCAAATAACTTAAACTACGGAGTTGGAGCTATAAGAGAAATGAATTATATGTTTACATCTATCGTATCAGGAGGTACAAGAGGATTCTTTACTAGAATGCATCAAGCTAGATTTATGTGTTATACATTAATACCTGTAATATGTACTCTTAGACACTTCGGTACATTTGGACCAGTTCAAAAAACATTAGGAGTATCATACCTTGATAAGAATGATAAACCGCATGATTATTGGTTAATAAATAATGAAAGATATAGACAGACGATAGGATTTAACGAAAACATACAATGGGAAAATAATGGACTAGTATATACAGCATATACAGAGCAATCTGATTACACGTTTTTATCAGAGACTATTTTAAAAGTAGGAGATGAAATATTTAAGAATGCATGGAGAAGATGGAATTTCCCTACGTATGGAGTTACTAGTAAAGAAGACTGGTATAGAGTTATGAAAAAGTTTTTAGGAACTACTATTGATGAAGCTGCGATTGGGTATGATGTTAACTCATTCCCGTATAGACATTTAGGTGCAGCTGGTATTTGGGATACAACAGAATCATTAGTATTTAGTCAAAGAGATAATGATCCTTTCCGTGATACAAATTTACGGTTTGGTAGTGGAGAATTACCTGTATATGTTAATACGGAAGATTTTGCTTCCACAACACCTACTAATACAAATGCAACTATGAATGGTTGGCGTATAAATAATCAAAAAATACCTAGAACTTTTGTTCAACATATCAGAACTAGTGCAATACATAATGACCCACATATAACTAAAGCATATTTTATTCCATCTGGAACAAAATGGGATAAAAGATATAACCCTAATACCCATAGTAATGGAAGTGGAGCAAGTTTAATAGCATACAATCAAAGAAATCCTATGTATAGAATAATAGATAATATAACGTCTTTTAATGACCTTAATAAGAGAGTATTCTGGAGACATGTATTCGCATCTGTTTATAATGCATATATTAGTCAAATCACTACAGGTAATGAAGCTGCAAATTCTAGTTTCTATACTATGACACGTTGCATAACAACAGAAGTTTACTCGTATGATAATGTTAATTACAAAAAATATGCATTGATGGCCGGTGCAGTTGCGAATGCAAGATTCGTTTGTATGATGAATCCTAATATGCTTGAAACTATTCAAAGAAGTGACTTGATAACAGTATACATACCAAAAGGATTTAATACTAGATACATGGGTTACGTAGAGAAATAATACAAGTCTCAGTCCGAAACAAACTAATGTTTTGAACAATATTAAATTTAAATGAAAAGGAGTGAATAATAATGGCACAAGCTAAAAGAGAAAAGATAGTTTATGGCGACGCTACGGAATATAAAGAAGACGTTAAAAACGGTCTTATTATACCTAGAGAGCCGTCTAAAATATCAGATAGTCTTGCAGAAGACGTTAAAAAAGGAAGAGTGGTCGCAAGACCTGGACAAGCTGATACACATCTAGCTCATCTTTCATTTTCACAAGAAGCTTTACTAAACGGTACTGCTACTGATAAACAAGAAGAAATCGCTAAAAGATACTATGTTGCTAATATAGATGCAATTAACGCAGATAGAAAGAGACATGGTTTATCACCAATAACAGTTGAAGAAGCTGTTAATGCTGCAAAAGTTGTTTATGAAGTACTTAATAATAAAGGAAAGGAAAGTGAAGAATTGAAGAAAGACGTTGAATCAGGATCAGTTATATACAGAAGAGTTAATAAAGATTTAGAAGAAGAAGTTCTAGCTAAAAACGTAGAAAATGTATTTATAACTACAACTACTACGACTACAACTAGAATTTCTACAGGACCAGCTGCTGCACCAGGTGCAAGAAGCGGTCGAGTAAGAAGATCTACTACTGAAGAAGCTCCTGCTGAAACAGAAAGTGGATCAACAAAACCAAATAAAAAAAATAAAGGAGATCAGTCTAGTGAAACAGTAGCAACTGAATTACCTCACGTTGCACCTGACCACGGTACGACTGAAACAGGTAATGCTGGTGAAGGAGCCAGGCCCAGCAATGGAAATGGGGGATCATCTGTAAACCCTAGTCAACCTGAAGTTACACCAGAAGCTCCAGTTACACCACAGCCAGAAACTAATCCGGCTGTAACACCAGAAGCTCCAAAACCTAAACCTGAAGAAAATGTTCAGCCACAACCTGAAACTCCAGTAGTTCCTACTCCTGTGGTACCTGGAACACCTGCGGAAAACACTCCAGTTCAACCAGAGGCTCCAGTAGAAAATCCTACTCCAGAACCTCCTCATGTTGAAACTGAAGAAGAGAAATTAGCTAAATATACAGAGAATGATTTCGATGGGTCTAATGCAGGTTGGTATGACGTAGAGAATCCTGAAACATACTATCAATTATTACCAGCAGACTCTACTATGCGTTTAGAACATGGTAAAACATATAAATTAGTAGCGTGGAATACAGTTACTAACAGAGCAGAATATGTAGAAGTTAAACATCCTAAAGATTTATTAAGTGAGCATGTTCATGCAAATAGTACAGACTATGCAATTAGACCACAAGACAAACCAGTTCCAGGTGGACCTTATAAATATATACTAACTATAGACTGGAATACTTTAAATGAATTAGATGACAATGCTCAACTTCATGAATACACTAGTGGATTATATTATGTGTCGAATGAAGACTTAATTCCTGTATTCCATCATACTAAAGGTTTAAAATGGTATGATTTTGATAATGTAGCAACTACATATGATGTAGACGACAGTCATGAAACTTCTTATTTGACTAGTGAGTTTAAAATAGATGTAAGAAAAACAGGAACTGAAGAAATAGTAATCTACACTATGCCTATATTATCAGAAGTGTTTACTCAAAAAGTAGAATACGATGGTAAAACTTATTGGATAAGACCACAAGATAACTATACTGATGAAGAGCACATTAAAGATATAGTAATGCTAGATGCATCTAAATTAAATCCAGCATTAACTAATAATATAGGAGCTGTCAATGAGGCTTTCACTGTAGTAAGTAATAGAGTACTTCATGTGGAAACAGATGAAGAAAAGCTTGCTAAATATCATCAAGAAGACTTCAGTTCTAGTCATATGTGGTATAACCTAGATAATGTTCATGTTATGTACACATTACATAATAATGACTTATCTAAAGTTATTGAACGTGGAAAGACTTATAAATTAGCTATGTGGAATACAGAGTCTAATAAAGCAGAATTTGTAGAATTCAAACATATAGCTGATGTATTTACTAAAGTAGTGCATGCTAATGAAATAGATTACTGTGTAAGACCACAAGACGTATATGTAGAAGGAGATGAAGGAAAGGATATCGTATTATATGAAAAATCTTCGTATGATGCAATGCCAGACCAAACTCTAGAAACTATGGTAGGAATAGTATATCAAAGTCATACTGCTAATTTAGCACCTACTGTATATGAATATAATAGTCAATTTAAATGGTATGATTTAAACGACACATCACACGTTTATCTAGTACCAGATACTTATGCATATAATAACTTACTAGAAAACCTAGAAATTACTGTTAAAGATACAGCAACAGATTCTGAAACTAAAATGACTATACCTAATCCATCTACTATATTTACTAAAGATGTAGAGTACGATGGTAAAACATATGTAATGAGACCTGAAGATGAATATACTGAAGGTGGAGTTGAAAAGAATATAGTTATAGTAGATAAGTCTATGACGACAGGATTTGCTGTATATATGACATCTGTATTAGGAGGTATTAAAGTAGTTTCTAATAAAGTGTTAGTTAAAACAGAATCATCATCTACTGAAGACCCTGTGGTAAATGGAAAGAAGCTTAGTGAGTATACAGAAGTTGAATTCGATTCTGCTACTACTTACTTTGATTTAGAAACACCAGCTGATGTAAATGGAACATTGTATACATTAAGAGCAGATGCTGATAAACCATTTGATTTGAATACAGCATACGATTTAGTAATGATGGAAGCAAATAGTAAGAAAGTTAAACTTGTACATATAGACCCAATCTTAACTACATTTACACATGAAGTGAAAACTGAATCTGAACTTGACATTATGTTAAGACCTCAAGATGCGTATGTAAATGGAGTTACTAGAGATGTCGTTTATATAGATAAAGCTGTCAAAGATGAAGCACGTACTGTAGCTACATTTATGCACTATGTAAGTACAGATAGTATGACTAACTTAAAGCCATACGAAGCACCATCTAATAGTGAAACAACACCTGGAACTAGTGAAGCTACACCTACGCCTGCTCCAGAAGAAGCAGACCCAATTATACATGGTAAAAGATTAAGTGAATATAATTCAACTAACTTTAATAGAAGCTATGTGTATGTAAACTATAATGAAGATATGTCTAGTAATAACTACAATGACTTCTCATATTTCTTAACATTAGATGCTATTAATACACCACTTGAACGTGGAAAGACATATGATTTTGCTATGATGAATGTTAATACGAATCAAATCAAAGTAATTCATATGGACGATCCTTATGCTACATTTACTAAGGAATTTAAAACTGTAAGTAGATCTAATATATTATTGAGACCACAAGATGAATATGTTAAAGGAGACGAAAGATATATTCCATTCCTTATAAAAGAAACTTTCGATACTGCAAGCACTATTGGAGATTACTGTAATGCGTTAGCAGTAGAGCCATCTGATAGTTTGAAACCAGATATATCTGAAAATTACTTCACTGATCATGAATTTCATATAACTAGTGTGCAAAGTGAAGGATATTGTGTAGCCAAAGGAGATGAAAATACAATTCCAGTTCCAGGACATACATACAGATTATACAACATAAGCACACAAGAAGCTGAAGATGTAGTATTCCCTGATATAAAAAATACTTATGACACAGTAAACATAGGTCGTCAAAAGTATTATTATAAGCCAGAATATAAAGTGACTGACCCACGTGTAGTGGAAGGTGACGCTGATATGTACACATATCTAGGAGAAACTATAGATAATCCAAGTTCTACTTGGTTAGATATAATGATTAGTCAACGTCGTGTTCCAAGATTGGTTACATATATAGAGCCTAAACTTCCAGAAGTTACTGATACTATAGATACTACTGTTTATTACGATAAACCTTGGTTCTCTATAGTCCCTTATGACCTAAGCACTCGTTTGTATATTAAAAGAGACGAATTGTCAACAAATCCTGCTCCTCAATATGACAAACAGGATATATTCACAGTATGGAATGCAAAAACAAATGCAGAATCAACTGAGTATATTTCACATTTAGGAAGTAATGTATTTGGACCTTTTGATGTCAAAGGCGAATCTTGCTATGTATTTAAGGCGTCTGACGATTATAGTACTGTAAATAACCTTGAAGATTTAGGTGTTGGTAGAAATATCGTAACAATACCTGCTCGTATTATGGAAAAGATAAATATAAATGATTATCAATCTATAACATGGAAAGATATCTTAGATAACATTAAGTTAATCTATACAGGAGATTTATATCAATAATAAAATGGGAGAGAAGATTATTTCTCTCCCAAATCATTTAAATAAGGAGGAATTATGAAACTTAGTTCTAATAGAATTCTATTAAGCCAAACAGATTTATTTACTACTATTAATAATAATAGTACGAATAAAATAGATTTGAGCTTTATAGAAAAAAGATATCATTTGGATAAGAATAGTTTTAAAACAGAATTAGACCTTATCCGTAGTAGAAATTATCCTTTGTTGAGACAGGTACTTTCAGCATTGGATAATGGACAAATCGTATTATGCGATAATGGAAACTTAAAGACATCTATCGTATACGTATTTGGAACGGATAAGTCTGACAACATATCAAACGTATTTGTAAATATGTCAAGATATGTCACAAAGGAAAATGCAGTTGACGCTTCTACTGGAAATATAAAGCAAAACATAAGTACAGTAGGAGGATATGAAGAGTTATTTAATCTTTTATTATCTGCATACGTAGGACTTAAAGCAAAACAAGTTTATAATAACAGTAAAGCGGTTTCTATTCTTAGAAATATTTATGCAGATATATTTAGTCAACTTATGTCTAAATCTTATGGAAATCCACTAGATGGAGAAACATTCAGATTTATAGTAAGCCACTTCTTCTATAATGGAGATATTAGTGGTCAAGACTTAGGAATGTTGCTTAAATATAATCAAGATAGAGTTACAGCACTTATGCTTAAATATCCAGGGTATTTTGATAGAAGAGACGGAATACAACTTTCAGAAGTTATAGATTTAATCTGCAAAGAATTCCCATCTCTAGCTAGAAACGAATTATCTACAGCTGGATTTATAGTAAACAGTGCTTCTAAGATAGGAGATAATGCATTATATATTTTAGATAATAATACCTACTTCTTAGCTATGTGTGTTGCTAAATCACGTAGATCGAAAGTGTTTACAGGATACAGCTTAAAACCAATAGAATCAGATAGTAGTACATTATTAGCTACAATATATCAAAGTATAGTATAGGAGGAGATATATATGGATGAAGATAAACACATTCCTCCAGTGGGAAGTATCGTATTTATGAAAGCAGATGAAAATCCGGCAGCTACTTATCCAGGTACAGCTTGGGAACAAGTAGAGAATAATATATATTTCGTAACACAGGAAAAACAAGAGAAAGTGGCAGATGGATGGAAATATCCATTTGAAAAACCTACTTCATGGATAAGGGTGAAATAATATGAAATACTACTATTTATCAAAACCGAAATTAATAAATGAAGAAATACAAGTAATGAAAACAAGTGGAATTATCCTTTCTGAAGAAAATGCAGATGCGTTATTCGGAGTAGGAGGATGGGTATGTTATTATGGAGAAAAGCTTCCAGCTAGAATGAGATTTGATACTACTACAAATAAAATAGTAGTGTTGACAGACGATGCTCCTAAGAAACATTTATATGCAGGAGTTGCATTATTAGAGGGAGTTGTAACAGAAGATAAGTTTGACCCAGCTATGTTTGTACGTAATGATGATTTAAACTTCTTAACGCCTCTTAAGCTTGGAGGAACTCCTGCATTCACATATCCAAATAAATCATATTTTATGACTTTTAAAATGGACGGTACACCAGTGTCAGACCTCATGAAAGTTATAAGTGACCAATTTATACAAGTAACGCCATCTAATATAGATGCGTACTTTGGAAGAAGTCTTGTAGCAGAAGGTAATATTATATCAAAAGGATACATAGAAGCTCCAGATATAAGAACTACTTCCGGTATATCTATGGCTGGACTTAAATCTACTACTGATAATCTTAGTAGAGATATAGCAAACTTACAAGAATATGTTAATAGTATTACGGACGTAGTTCCTCCTGGAGTTATTGCAATGTTCCACACTGGTTATATTCCATATGGATGGACTGTATGTGATGGAAGAGCTGTTGCTGTTAATGCTATGACTGCAGAATACAGAAGAAATATAGGAAGCGTCACTCCAGATATGCGTGGATATTTTGTCCGTGGATGGGATGGAGGTTCTGGTAGAAACTACGGAAGAGGTCCAAATCACGTTCAAACGGACGCCGGACGTAACGTTACTGGATGGTGGCTTGGTGCTGAAGATATCGACTGGCATGGTAGCTGGGATGGAGGAGGAGCTGTATACGCTGATCACTCTAATGGTTCTTGGGCTGGTATAGGAGATGCTGATAGTGATAACTCTAGATGGGTTTTAGACGCCTCTAGAGTTTGGGGAGCTGAGCATACAGCAAATGAATTCAGACCGGTTAACTATTCTGTAATATTTGCTATCAAGACGCATAAAACTCTCAGGAATTAGTGGTTCGGATTTAATTAACGAATTATATCGTGAAATAACAGAATATAAATATCCTAAAGCTGGAGGACCTATACTTGGTTCTGCTAATGTTCGTGGTTCTGTTACTGTATATGGTAACGTTAGTGGGGGTTCTATATTCTATGCAAGATATAATGACTACGCAGAATATTTCAAAACTATGTTTATATATCCGAACCATATTTATGCTTATAATGAAGATGGACTTTGTACTTTAGCAACTAAGAAAGACAAAGTGATTGCTGGTATTTTTAGTACGTCTAACGCTCCTGCATTAGGAGACGAGAAAGATTCGGTACCATTATGTTTATTTGGAAGAGTAGAAGTAATAACTTTAGGAGAAGTAAGAAAAGGAGACTATCTTACTATTTCTGATACTCCTGGATATGCAGAACGATATGATGGTTCTGGAGAAATATTAGGAGTGGCACTGACGGATACTTATAATGGACTTACAAGAATATTAGTAATATAAAGGAGGATATATGGCATCACTTCAAGATATAATGAACGTCCTTGCTACAAAGTATGATAGATGGGGAGGAGAAATAAGTGGTTCTGTTTCTATTAGAGGTAGCTTGAGTGTAGACGGAGCAGTAGTTCCGTCCGGTAGAGCTTTTGGAACTACATTCACAGACTATGCAGAATACTTTGAAAGAGGAGAAGATACGGAACATGGCGATATAATAATGCTTAACATTTACAGTGAAAAAGAAGAATATGTTAAGGCAGTTAAAGACGCTGGTCCTGTAGTAGGAGTTCACAATGATGACTTTGCTATGATAATAGGAGCAAAGAAAGAATTTGTAGAACATCCAGATATGGTAGAATTAAATAAGAAAGTACTTATACCGATAGCTCTTAAAGGAAGAACTATTGTAAAAGTAAAAGGAAAAGTATCGTTAGGAGACATTATCGTAGCTTCTAAAGAACCTGGAATAGGAGAAGTGGATAATGAATGTACTGATAGATACAAATATGTGGGAAAAGCTATAACTACTTCTGATGAAGAGGGAGTGAAGCTTATAAAAATATTAATTAGATAGGAGGAGGATTGCTTATGCCTAGAGATAATGATCATCATCAGTGTTGCGACAAGCATTGTGGCAACTGTGCTAGAGATGGATGGAAAACAGAAAAGAGGTCTGCGTGGGCTGTAACTCCAGCAACGCCATATACAAGTAATTATGATTACTTATCAGCAGACGAATATAATCTTCTTATAAATGAAATGAATATTAATAAAAGTAATATGGGAGCTAACATGTCTGTTCCTGGATATATCGGGTCCGGGACGCCTGCTACGGCTGCTATGTGGAATGCTACTTGCGATAGAATAATAGATTTAATAAATGCTGCTAAAAGTAAATATAGCTTAATGGTATTAGCTAAAGGAACAGTCAATAGAGCCAGTGGACCGAATAATCCTAACTATAGAGATGGTACTGCTGAAAATAGGGGTAATCCGTTAGCAATATCAGCAACAGTTTCTGAAGTAAATGCAAAGAAATACTCTAATGGAGAACTTTTATCTAGAGGAAAAACTATAGGAGATTTAATAAACATAGTCAGAAGAGCTAGAGTTCATTGTACATGTAATGTAGATAATTATGAATATAAACCATGTAATTGTGATGGACATGTATGCAGACATAGAGACTGTTGTGATAAAACTGGTAGATAGAAAGGATTGCTTATGAAAACGTATAGATTAGTTTTAAATGTAACTAATACTTGTAATATGAAATGTTTCTTTTGTTACAGAGCGTCTGCTAATACAAGTAAAAAAGACCATATGAGTATAGAGAATGCTAAGACTGTTATGGACTTAATCTATAATGATGATAGATTTGAGAAAGATGTTCAATTCTTAGGAGCAGAACCTACTATGAATATGGAAGTCGTAAAATATGTTATGGATAACTATCCTGATTGTAATTATGAGATAACTACAAATGGATATTTTGTAAATGATGAAAGTAATATTCCATATATGAAACGTATGAATAGAGTAACAGTATCTATAGAAAGCACTGAGGCTTTATTTAATAAAGTTAGAGGAGGTAAAAATCTTCATGACTTAGTTGATAAAGTTTTAGCTATGAAACATCCAAACTGTTCTTTTAGTATTACTGCTAATAAAGATTTCTTTAATAATATAGAGGAGTTTATTCCTTTATATAATAAGATAGTGAGTAATGGATATAGTATATCGTTTAAACAGCTTGATGCTGTGGATAATGGATTTGTAGATACTAAAGACTACTTAACTTGCTTAAAAATACTAAGAGACTTCTTTCATAAAAATATTAAGTCAGAACAGTTTGACCAAGATACGTGTGCTTTAGACAGAGCTATAACAGTACAGCCAGACTTGAATGTATTACCGTGTCATGGATTTGCTGGGCATTTAGACTTAGGTCTTAAGATAACAGAAATACCTGATATTTTATTTGCTGTAAATGAAATGGTAGATATGTTTGCAGTTCATAAAGATAAACCGCTTCCAATGTGTAAGGGATGTATACTTGAAAATAAGTACTGTAGAAATAGATGTAGTGTTTCAGGAGGAATTCCATTATATGTAAAAGATAAAGAGTTATTTGAAAAGCAATGTGAAATGCGGATTATAGCATATTTATTATCAACAGGAGAAATAGAGATATGAGACTAGAAGAAATTAAACATATAGAACTTACGACTACTAAAGCTTGTAATATGAGATGTACTTATTGCTATGAGAAGAAAGATAAAAAATCTGTATTTACAAAAGAAACAGCAGATAATATAATAGATTTAGTAAAGAACTATTCCAGTATAGAAAGCATAACTCTATTTGGAGGAGAAAGCTTATTACCTGAAATAGCAGATGATATAATGAAGTTCTTAAAAGATTTGTATGATGTAAGAAATAATATAGTTATATCAATTATAACTAATGGATATGAAACTAAAGAAGTAGAACATGTATTAGATTATATTGCAGATAACTTTGAAGAACTTCAAATACAGTTTAGTTTAGATGGATGTAAGGAAGCACATGATATATGTAGAAAAGATTTACATAATAATGGAACATTTGATGATGTATTAAATAATGTCATGTATACATTAGATAAATACAAAGATAGAGAAAATGTTCATATACATATTCATCATGTGGTATCTTTAGAAAATATAAAATATTTGGTAGAAACAGTATGTTTAGATAATGAATTAATAAAAATGTTTAAAAACTATAGATGTTCTTATAATAGCGAACATAGTATACACACAGAACCACATGATGAGGAAGCTCTTTTAGATATGCTTGAACAGCTCCATCAAATATATCTAAATGGAGATTTGCATCCTCTTATATGGGATTCGTTATTAAATGTAGATGATTATCTATGGAAACAACATTCAAGATGTGCTTTCACAAGACGTAATATGGCTGTAGACCCTAATGGGAATTGCAATCCATGTCATTTCTTTACAGATAAAGATAAACACGTTTACTATAATGTAAACACAAAAGAAATAAACGAAGATGCTTATGCTAAAACAAAAACATTTGAAGAAGACTCTAATATAGTATCTGAACTAGGTAGAGACTGTAGTACTTGTCCTGGAATAGGATTTTGTGCATATTGTGCAGCCTCTAGCTATGTTCAAACTAATTATAAAGATAAAACTATAGTAGGAAGCACTGCCTGTAGCTTTGCTTACACTATTGCTAATTGGACTATACAAACATATAATGATGGAGTTAGACCAGAACCAAATCAAGAGTTTCTTAATAATGGATTAGAATTACTTCAACGTATAGCAAATACTTTAGATAAAAATCCAAATGATGAAAAGCTTTCTAAAGTATTTCTAAAACTTAGAGTTAAATATAGATTATATGGAGCAGATATATAAAGGAGGTATTATGGAAAGAATAGTACTTAACACCATAAGGAAATCAGATGTTCCTTTTATAAAAAATGCTACTACTATTATGACTGAGTTTCCTCCATTTCTTCCTAGTATGAATGTAAAAGAAAACTTTGTAAAATTCGTTTCAGATGACGGATTATTACAAAATCAAAGAACAGCTGAAGATGGATATAAAAATCCATTTGAGACGCTTAAAACTATTATGAAGAAATATGGAGACCAAATCGGAGCTCACACTCTTAAACTTAATTTAGTAGCAACTATAGTAAAAAAAGAAGAAGTAGAACTTGAATATAATGATGATTATGTAGCTAAGGAAGCTGTAGAAGCTTCTGAAGAAGAAAAAGAAGATAAACACGACTGTCCAGAATGTAAACTTATAATTGATAAGATTAATGCTGGAAGTAAAATAATAGGAAATATAAATCTACGTAATACTGCTATAGAAACACCATATGCAGTTTTAGAAACATCTAATTCTTTGACTGAAAGTATAACATTAGAAATGGATAACTATAATTTTAATGTGCATTCATCATTTAATTTATTTGATACTACATATAAAATTATAATGCTTAAAGTAGTATCTATAAGTGCAGATACAAATGCAGTATATAATACTATAGAAAGCATTAGAGATATGCTTTTAAATAATGCATCAGATAAATATGTTCATTATTTATTAGAATACAGTGCAGAAGCAGTATTAGAAAAAGTAGAAATGAGTGCATATATTATAAATTCTGCAGAACTTAGAACTCTTATAGATGGAGAACTTAGAATAGCTCCTATTCATAATGATGGCAAACATATATTATGGATACCTATAAGATATACTAAGCAACCATACTTAAATAATATAAAAGGACATGGTAGATTTGACGATATAGCTACAAATTATATAGATACAGTTATAGGACATGTAAGAATCAAGAAAAGAGATATAGTTAATAATAATGATTATATAGAACATCATAACGAACTTAAATGGCTTGAGTCAGTAGGATTCGGAGATAAAGAGCTATTATTATATATTAAATAACTATACCTTTTTTGGTATGTTAATATAGTTAATACCCTGATTTAATTCGGGGTATTAACATTTATTTACGTCAAAAAAAAATACTCACGTGTGTGAGTAACTTTTCTTTTAATACTACATATATATTAAATTGAGGAAAGAACTAAGTAATATTATAAAGATACTTAAATATATATAATTATCGTTTTTATAACTTTATCCAGCCTCAGACCCAAACAATGTCCTGTGAAATATAAGATATAAAAGGAGGGTAATAATATGCCGTTATTTGGTGAAAGAACTAAAGTACAACAGGATGCCGATAAAGTAATAGGTAAGCAAGAAAATACATTAGGCAATATGAATACAAAAGGCCATGATAGTATTGAGGGCGAGAATATGATGAATCCTTCTGACTACCGTAAATTGAGATATGAGAATGAAAAGGCTGCTCAAAGAGCCATTAATTCAGATTATGAAAGTCAAGGCTTAGATGCTAAAGGAAATCCTTATAGTACAGTAACTCAAGAACAACGTACTTCTAAAAAAGACGTTCTAGCAATTTCCAATGCATCATATGGAAATTCATTACTAGAAAAAGTCGTTAATAATACAAATGCATTAGAATACCAAAATGCTGTATTGAAATTTCAACAGCAACAAGTAGACTTACTTACTACAATAGCAAATAGTATAGTATCTATTGGTAAAGTTATAGTAACTCCAGAAGCTGCAAAGCAGAATGGAGATGCTCCAGAATATGAAAAGAAATATTCTACTATGGCTAAAGCTTTAGGAGGAGCAGACTTAGCTACAGCTTCTACGGAAGGACTTATGGCTTTATGGAAGAAAGTAGATAAAAATGGATACTTTGAACTTGCTAAGAGTATGGTGGGTTTAGTTAAAGATATGGTTGAAGATGGTAAAATCAAGCAAATAATCAGAGATAATATCAAGGATAAAATGCTTGACATATTACCATTTGGAATAGGACAGATGTTTAGAGAATGGGAAACAGACCCTGTTCAATTCTTCCAAGATAAAATACATAAGATGTCATTTAGTGGTAATAAACTTGATAGAATGGCTGCTAAAGGATTTGAGTCATATAATAGTATTACTTATCGTAACACACGTGAAATAAAAGATTATTCTGGAAAAGCTTTTTATTCACAAAAAACAGAAAAGACTATAACTGAAATAATCCCAGAATACCTAGCAGAAATCTTAGCTGCATTACGTAAAGATGAAGCTAAGTTATGGGATTGGAAAGAAAACAAATTTGTTACAAGAAGTAAACTAGCTATCCAAGAACATAAAGCTAATGCTCAAAAGGATTATAAAAATTCATTCAGAGAAAATCAAACAGATACTGTAGATTTATTTGAAGAAGTTATTGATGAATGGGGCGAAAACAGTGACAGTTTAGCAGATGCTGTTAAAGTATTATTTAAACCAGGAAAGAATAAGCAAGGTAAACGTGTTTTAAATAATCCTAAATTATTCAATGCTTTTGTAAAAAGATTTACAGAAGTATATGACGAAAGAGCATTTCAAGCATTAGCTCAAAAGAAAGTAGATTATGATGCTATTTTAAATAAGATGGGATATGACCCTATCCGTAAAGAAATGATGCGTCCATATTTACAAGCATTCCATGCTATAATATATAGAAATAGTCAAGGAGGTACAGTAGACCTTTCTGATTTAGGAGCTGCTTTAGGCGACTATAGAGATAACTATATGGAAGGTAATTTAAATTACACAGAACATCATTACGGTGAAGGTAGCTTATCTAAAGGTGGAAAAGATGTTAAAAAATGGGTAAATAAATTTCTGGATAAAGCTCAAAATCTTGGTAAAGAGGGAGCTGACATCCCAGGATTATTTAGTAGACTTACTATGGGAGAGCAAGATGCTATAGACTCTGCTATAAATAGCGAAAATACATATATCAACACAAATGTAGTTTATATTAATGCTGCATCTGTAGTTGGAGCAGGTAGAGGTAAAGGTCGTATTAAAGTTCCTACAGGAGGATTTACTCCATTTACTACAAATAAAAAGAAATATCCTACAGCTGAAGAAATATATAATAGTATAGGAGAAGCAGCGTCATTTGAAGATGATGATTATGCGAATGCAACTAGAGGAGCTTCTGCTGGGTATTCATTCTTAGAGGGTAATACAAAAGCACCTGGAGATATAGAAGAATATGCTGCAGAAAAGTATCAAGCAATGTATACTACATTTAATAGAGAAGATTTATCAGCAATCGGTTCTGAAGGTAAAAGAATATCAGAGATGCTTAAGAACGCTTCTGAAGAATTAGATGATAATGCTAGTGCAAATGATAGAAAAAGAGTTTTCGATGCCAGAAAACAAACAGAAATAGAGATGCACAAATTTACTATGGCTAGTGAGATATTTGGAGTTCTTAGTAGAAATGGTGCTACTAGAGCTGCTTATAATGCGATGGACCCTAGAGAAAGACCTGAAATAGGTGGTAAAGCCCTATTAGATAATCCGTCTCAAATATTACCATTTATAAAAGCTAGTGGAGGTAAATTTGAAACAGACTGGGATTCTTTATCTAAAGCATATTATACATATGGTATAGCTAACACTAAGATATTTACAGACTATATGGACCAAATGAGACAAGATTCATCTCCAGATGTTAAAGGAGCAGGAGCTGCCGCAGCTATGAATATGTTTAGAGTCGTATGGCAAGACCCTAGACTTGAAGGTAAAGCTGGAATGGCTACTGGTGGATTACTTGGATATATGGTTGGAAATATACTAAAGCAAAAAGGTATATTCACATCTCCTAAAGCACCATTGATGCTTGGAGGATTGATGGCTGGAGCATCTATGCTTCCTGTAGTTAGAAAAAGTATGGAAATGATGTTTGGTGTTGAATCAACAGTAAAAGACAGTAACGGGACAACTAATGCTCAAAAGGCAATGGCTAAGATTATGAATGTAATAATGCCAGTTGCGGCTGGAGGAGCTGCAGGAGCAGGATTTTATAAGATGATGAGTAAGTTAGGACCTGCTGGAAAAGCAATAGGTATAATGGGGTTTGCTCCAGTTGCATTCATGGGTGCTGCTATGCAAAAATCAATGGGTAGTGGTTTAGGCGAATGGTTATGGGGTAAAAAAGATAAGGATGATAGTAAGTTTAAGAAATTTGGTAAACTCTTAGGAAGTGTATTACCTAAATCATTTAAAAAGTTCTGGAAAGCTAGAACGAATGATATCACTCCTGCTACTCATTATGCTAATGCATTGCAAGCGATGTTACCAAAAATATTAGCTGCTAATGATAAAGCTGGTCCAAAAAAACGTGCAGAGCTTGAGGAAGAGTTTTATAAGGTTATTAAAGAATTACAAGCTATGGATGAAGACGATACTGATGTGGAAAAACAAAAAGCACCTATGGAAAGCTTTAGAAGAAGAATACGTAATGCCATTAAAAAATATCTTGGACCAGAGCATGAGGCACAACTTGGAGAATGGTTTGAAGCTATAGAACAAGAATACGATGCTGGAGTTCAAGCAGCACAAGATAGAGTGGTGGATGACCCAGAACTAGCGAAGCAAGATTATGTTACTGGTGCTGATAAGATGATAAATGAGATGCAGAACCGTATAATCGAATCTGGAAAAGATTCAAGGACTATCGGAGGCCAAGAAATAACTGGTATGTCTTCTAAAGAACAGGTTAATGACGCTATGAAAGCTGAATTTGAAAAGAATGCTGCTAAATGGGCACAATTAAAAGAATCGGTTCTCGATAGTTGGAAAGAGGCTAAAGACCTTGGTATGGAAGGTTCTCAATTACAAGATATCGCTAATAAAAGAGATAAATATTTAGCTGCACTTAAAGGAGACGACCCTGTTGAAAAAGCTGCTGCTGCAAATGAATTCTTAAATGCGTATATGGGAGTTCCTCCTGAAAGCTACTCTGTAATGAAACACAAACTTCATGGATTGAGTCAACTTAGAAGTGAAGTTTATACAATGGGGTCTAATATATTAAAAGATGGAGAGCCTTTTACTGAAGCTGAACAAAAGTACTTTAATAACTGGCTTAAAACTAATATACCTGATTTGTATGAGATGGTCGCTGGTAAGACATATAAGAATACGACTGCTGAAAATATAACTGATAATATAAAAAATTTATTTAAAAATAAGCAAGTGCGTATAGATGAGCAATCAGCTGCAGACTTTATAGGTTCTGTAGATGGATGGAATAACCTAGCGAGTCAAATATTAGACAGCGGTAACTATGTTAATTATGTTAACGGTGTTACTAGAAGAGGTGAAGATGATAAACGTGTAACTGGACAAAAAACAGCTGAAGAAATGAAGAAAGTTAGAGACTTTATCGCGAAAGCAGCAGCTGCACCAGACGATAATATAACGACAGGACAAGGTTATCGCGGAGTTAAATCAGATAGATATATACCAGAAGCATATTTGAATATTAGAGCTGTGAGTTCTAAGAATGTTTGGGGGATGAATGACTTCGCAGATATATCTATAGCAGGAAAATCCGGTAGTCTTGTAGGATGTAGTGTGGCTACTATGAATAACATCCTGCATTATTTAGGTATAAAAGAAATAAGTCAAAATTCATTAGCAGTACATGCTAATAGGCATAGCAATAGTAGTGGAGTTAAATACAGTTTCTTTTCTACTATCGCAAATGACTTAGGATTACATTATAGAATACTTACTGCTAAAGCTAATATATTTAATGAAACTTTCTTTAAAGATAATGGAGACGATTGTGCATACGCAGTATTATTAAATAACTATAATGGAACAGGACACTTCGTATTCTGTGCAAAACCTACTAAAGATGGAACTATTACTATGATAGACCCTATGGGTAAAGGACGTAAAGAGAAAGTGTCTATTTCTGATATTACTTTAAGAGCCACTATCATAGTACAAATAGCTAAAGGAAGACTTAGGTCTAGACCTGGTAATGCCGCTGCTTCAAACTGGATAAGTAAAACTACTGGAAAAGTAACAGATTTTGGTATGATGTCTGATATAGTAGATGAAGATGATGGAATATTCTCAGGTATGGGTCGTAGAAGAGCTAAAATGGGAAGTAGAAAACGTGCTAGAAGAGAGAAATCAGCTGCAGATAATATTAGAAATGTTACAGGTATATTACAAAATGATACGCAACGTGCTGGATTAAAACAAGTCTTAGAAGACTTGTATTCAAAAATGGAAGAAGGTCAAGATAAAGAAGACATGTCTGCGTTAATAGCTACATTAGGACTTAGTATGGTTTCTGGTGCAAATGATAAGAAGCATGCTAAGCGTATAATATCTTTATTAAGACGTATAGATAAAGGTTCTGGAAAATATACATCTGTATTAAATCAACTGATGAATTCAAAAGAAACTACAGATGCACAAGAAGAACAAAATAAGCAAGAAGCAAATATTGAAGCAATAAAAGAAAATACTGCTAATACAGCTGAAAATACTCAAGGTGGAAATGCAAATGGAAATAACGGTACTACTAAAGCAGCTGGTCAATCTAAGAAAGGATTACTAAAAAGCTTATTCGGTCTAGGTGCTGGACTTATACCTAAATTACTTGTATCTGCATTAGGTATGGGTATTGCTTGGAAAGGTCTAGGATTCGCTGGAAAAATATTTGGAACTGGATTTAAGCAATTTAATAGAAACACATTACATAATATTCTAGAAGATGAAAGAGAACAAACTATAGACCCAGAAACTGGAGAAGTAGTTGATAATGGACATTTTAGAGATTATTCTAAAGCTATTAATGGAACTAGGTCTCTTATTAGATGGGGAAAAATGGCATTACCAGTTGCTAAATATTCTGCTAAGCTTGGTATTAAATCTGCTATGTATAGTATTAAGCACGTAGGTAAAATAGCATCTACAGCTGGAAAGTTAGTCGGAGCTGATAAGATAGTTAAAGGATTAATGACCGCTCTAGGAAAATTTAAGAATTTATTACTAGATCCTAATGGGAAAATAGGTAAATTTATCATAGATAAAGGATGGAATAAAGCTATAGAGCCTGTTATAAATGCTATATCTAAACTATTTAAAAGGAAAGCTGGAAATGTTGCTAAAAAAGCAGCTCAAGAGGGAGCTAAAAAAGGATTTGGCTCATTCTTAAAGAAACTACCTGGTATTGGATTAATATGGAATCTAGGTCAAGCTGCAGTATCGTTATGGCAAGGTTATAAACATGCTGGACAATTATTGAAAGTAAATGAAGATATAGTACCTACTGGTACAAGAATAATGACTGCATTTGCTAAGATGATGTATGATGTTGGACCTGAATTATTATTAAATATGCTTAAATTAACTCCAGCTGGATTCTTAGGATTTTCCGCAGAAGTGCTTATAGAAGTTCTTAGACTTATATTCACATGGGATGACTTAGTAGAATTCTTTGGAATAGGTAAATCATTAAGAGAAGCTAAAACAGATGCTAATAGAGATGAACAAAAAGCAGCTAGACTTGAAAAGAATCTTGATAAAGAAACAAAAGAAGAAAATGAGAAAATGGAAGGAGATAGCAAAGAAGCAGACCCTAAAAATAATGGAAGAGAAAAAGTAGCGGAAGGAACTGTATCTACGCTTACAAGTTATCGTTCACCAAGTGGAAGCGATAGAGGAGGTTCAGCTGTATCTAATGCATATGGTAGCTCTGGAAGTAGTAACGTAAATACTCCTAGTTCATACACATCTTTAGCCTTAGGAGGAAGTAATAATCAATACGGAACATCTGGTTACGCTGGTGGAATTGGTAGTATTTCCATAGGTAAATATACATTGACAGATGACGTTGCTGTCAGTGTTCAAGTTACAAAGATAGACGGTAAAACAGCAGCAGTATACACTAGAATAGATGGAAGTACTTATACGAAAGTTGGAGGACATCCTAACTGGAGATATAACAACCCAGGTAATATAATGGTTAATGATCGTAATAGAAACTTCATTAAAAATACATTAGGTGGGTATATAGGAGAAGCTCCTAATGCTGCAGGAGGTATGTTTGCAATATTTGCGTCAGAAGCAGCTGGGTATAAAGCTATGATTAAAAACGTCTTATTAAGTAAGATATACAAAGACCCTAAATATAACAGAGTTTCAACTATGTTTCTGAAGTATGCTCCAAAAGGACATGGTGCGAACGATCCAATACAGTATGGACGGCAAGCTGTTGCTGCGGTAGGAGCAGACCCATTATTATCAGAACTGTCCGAAGACCAAAAGAATAGATTATTTGCATTTATACTAACGAAAGAAGGTATGAAACAAGGTAAAATAATAGGAGATGTTAGAAAAGGTAATGCTATAGAAGTAAACGGAGGTGTTTCAGCACCTACAAGTACAGTTAATACTACATCATCAACTACTACATCAGCTGCTGCAACAACTACAGATACAAAAGCAGCGACTACTGCTGCTGCAACTACTAATATACTTACAGCTGGTAATCAATCTGATAGCCTATGGAATAGAACTAAAGGCGGAATATCTGCAGGTAAAACTACAGATGCTGCATCTACTAATAAAGCGGCTACAGCTACAGTAAAATCTAGTAGTACATTACCAGCTGGATTTACTATAGGTGAAGATGGTAAAGTTAAGATGGGAGGTTCACAAACTTCTCAAAACTCTAATGTAAAGATAGGAGCAGATGGAAAAGTACAAATGCCTAATTCTGTATCAGTACAAAATAAAGCAGCTGGAACATATAAAGAAGAACCAAAGAAACCAGTAACTCCAGCTACTAGAAGTGGTTCTGATAGAACTGCTATCTATGATGCTCCGATTAAATCACAATCTTCTACTACTAAATCTGGTAGTGAAGCTAGTGCGATTATGGAAGCATTAACTAAAGGAGCTGCTAATCAAACACAAGCTATAGTAGTAGGATTAGACCAAATATATAAATCTATAAATAAACTTATAGATGTAGTAAAGAGCAATAACACAAGTACAATGAGAGATGCAGCTTCGACTGCTGGTAGATAAAGGAGGTAATGAATGCTTATAGAAAATGATATAACCGGTTCTGGTAGTCCCGTAAATAAGAAGACTACATTTCCGAAAGGAAATAGTAAGAAAGGAAAGGGCAAAGGTAAAGGTAAGGGTAAATCGAAAGGTAACTCTAATTACAATGATAATAAAAAGAATGGTAGAAATGTAGGGGCGGATAAAGCCCCTCCTAAAGACTCTAGTAAATCTAACAGTGCAAAGCAAGAGGCTGTTGCAGATAGTTTAGCAGCCATTAATGGAATTGGTAGTACAAACGCAGAGCTATTAGATAGAAACGTTGATGAAAGACTTGCTGCTATTAAAAAGCAGAATGCGTATCGTAGAACGGATGAAGTTAAACAAGCTGCTAATAGACGTATGCTAGAACACGTACCAGACGACTTATCATTTGCAGCTGCAGCTGGTATGATAGGAGACGGTAAAGTTAATGATGCAGTACTAGCTTCTATTAAAAGTGCTGGAGTTGTTAATAAAGACTCTGATGAAGTATCTGCCGCTGTGGACGTTGCTATAGATTTACATGCTATATCTGGTATAGTGGGACTTCCTTATATGGCTGATAATGTAGTAGACCCTCCTCCTTTATTTCATAATAGTGAGCTTTCTGGAACTATAAATAGTTGGGAACTTGGAAGATGTGGAAGAGATTATACTAAGAGAGTATTAGAAAGAGGACAGTTCTTAGTTCTTATGCCTATAGAATTACGTCCTAATATTACGGATACTATTGGATATGCTTTATCAGGAGCTACTGGAGGTTTCTTCTCTGGAGGATATTCTTCGATAGTAAAGACTATAGATAGTGTAGAAGAAAGACTTAACTTAGCATCATACGGATTTACAGCAAAGATAGCTGCAAAAAGATATTGGCGTAATGTTCAAGCACATGCTAAAGCTATCTTTTATTCTCTTGGAATAGAAAACTTTAATACCAATATGTTTGGAGGATTTAAGAACCCAGAAGCTAAAGAAAATATGAAAAGATTTTTACCAGATTATTTAGTTAATAACGTGTATGCTACTAATGATATGGATGTTATATTACAAAATATGGCTTCTGATAGTGAAGAAGAAAGTGAATTAGCTGAGTTTGAAGAAGCTATGAGGAAAAATGCTGCTGAAGAAAAGGCTTCTAGTGGTAGTGATAAAAAGAGTAAATATGATTCATTTAAAGATACACTTTTAAGTGGAGCTGATAAATTAGAAGGTGTATTAGGAGGATGGAGTGATAAGCTTAAGAATGCTGGGAACGTATTATTTAGTGATAATATGAGCAATTCTTTATCTAGTACATCTCAAGATGAAGACTTTATGCATGCTACTAGAGCAATGCACGATGCTTCTATGCTTACACTTATTCAATATGTAATGAATGCTGATAAAGATGATTATTATTTAAAGACCGCTCCTTATACTGTATTCTATTGTAATGGACCTATTGATAGAAATTATAGCTGGAGTATAGAAACAGGAGTTTCTAAAATAGCTGAAAACAGTATCGTTGGAGCTAAGAAAGGAATGAAATCTGGTATATTAGGAGCTGCAAGTTCGTTTCTTAATAAATTCGGAGGACAGGCTGCAGCACCTGCAGGAGATGGAGCAGCTACTGGAGACGGAGCAAATGCTAATGGACAAACAGGAGTTGCAGAGATGGGTGATAATATGGACTTAGTTGCAGAAATGACTAACGAATGGGCTTATCATAATAATGGAAACGTATTAGGAGGACTTCTTATATCAAACTTATACATTCCTAAAGTACAACAAGGAAGCGGAAGTAACTTCAGCTATTCTGTAAGTATTAGAGATATGGCTCTTTCTTCTGATAGATATAGTCTTGCTAGACTTCATTTCACTCTAGCATTATTATTACCATATGTATACCCTGCTAATATGCCTAGACAAACATTAATAATTCCTACATCTGCATTATACTGTGCAGCGTTCTCTAAAGGAGTTATAAACTGTCCTAGAGCTGTCATAAGTAATATGAGTGTTAAGACTGATAATACATTCCAAACTACATTTGGAGTGCCTACAGAATTAGATATAACATTACAAATAGACCCTATATATACACAATCTACAATGCCAGATTTTAATAAGTATTGGAGTATAAAAACAAACTCTTCATACTTCTTAGGAGCTATGTGGAATCCTATGAGTTCGTTTAATATGTTGGCTACAATGTGTGGACAAAATACTGTGTTCTCAAAGATGCCGAAAGGATTATTCGCATTCTTCGCAGAAGCTGCTGTAGAATCTTTCTTTAATACTATAGGAAATGGATACGGAAGCTTTAGAGCATCTATGCGTGATTATATGTCATCATTGAGAATGAATTCAGGAAACTATAAAATGATATAAAGGATTGATTATATGGCGTCTAAAGCAAAATATAAGAATAGAGACACTTCCCGTGATTATGCTGAGGAAGTGTCTGTTCCACTAGAAATAAAAAAGAAATTTACAGATATAAATCTAAATAAAGGTATAAAGATAGTTTTATATGGAGCACCATTTACTGACTCCAGACCACGTACAATGGCTTCTGGAGCTGTAGCTATGGTAAATATGGAACTTATGAAGAAAGTATTTGTGGATGTATATAATAGAAGTATTCTTAAAGATACTGTTATAATAAGTCCCTATGTAACCGTTCTTCATGCATATAAAAGACCTACAAACGAAACCGCTAGAAAGTTCAAGAAAGACTTTAATAAAAGGTTACAAACATTATATAAGAATGAGCAGATACATGATATGAGTATAAACGACGTAGATAATATGATAAAAATACACAATGATATCTTATTTGAGCCAGAGTTTAGAGTGTGTTTAGATGATGCTTGGAATATAGCTGATACTGACTGCTTTAAAGTCTTATCTGATAACGAAAGAGTTGAGCTATTTATTTATTATACTGACCAAATAAATGCGTATATGGAATGGAATATACAACGTAGTGCAAAATATTATACATACATGATATGTGATAAATACAGAAGAATACATAAATTGACATTTGAGCAACATGTAAAACACATGCGTAAAATATTTGATAGACAGCAAATGCTATGTAAGAATAGAGAATCAGAGTTATTAGCATTACTTAAGCGTACGCAAAAAGTATTACAGGAATGGTCTGCGGAAGATATAAAGAACATGGCGAATATGAATGAAAGAACATATACTAAGAGAGATGCACAAAATAAAGTATTACTACTTATCACTAAGGGAAATAAAATATGTACTGATTTAGTAAGTAAATATTTAATAGTAGATGAAGGAGAAGAAGATGTTACAGAACACAAAGGATTATATACGTTCTATTAGAAAAGAATGCGAAACTAATGAGGAACTTATCGCTAGAGTTATAGAAGATAAGAAAATATTTGCTATGGTTGCAAGTATCACACCAGGTATTAATACAATAGTATTAAAAAGCCTGTTACAAGATAAAGATTTTATAAATAGTTTATAAGGAGGATATTATAATGAATAATATTAGTGTAGATTTGGATATGTTACAACTTAGAGATAAACTTACTACAAGAGTATTTGGTAGTATAATTGCTAACATAAATCCAGGTACAAATGAAAGAGTTAATGCATCTGCATTAGAAAATATGGGAGTGACTTATGATTATATAAGAAATATGCTAGATAGAAGACCTAGAAATATACTTACTCCTGTATTAGAAACAGCTGTAAGTCATATAGACTACGCTTCTGAAAAGTTTGTATTAGACCATAATTGTAAATTCAGCACTACTGAAGACAGATTTGAAAAAGGATTTTCTATGGAAGATGCTGGAGAAGCTGCTTTTGAAGAAGAAGATGGGGATATAACTTCAGGTATTATTGCAGATATGATAGAAGACCTATCTAAAAAGCATAGTACTGAAATTAGGGATTTGGCTAAATATATACTTAAACTTGAAAAAGAAAAACAAGGAGAAGATAAGGAGTTAGCCGAACAAGAGGATAACGACTATGTGCAAGAAGATGATGATGTTTTTGGAGACCAAAATGAAGAAGGGGATACTAACGCTGGAGAGGGTGATACTGAAAATCCTTTCGGCGACGATCAAAACTCTGAAGAAGGTGAACAAGAATCTGGAGAGAATGAATCAAGCTCTGACGGCGACGATTCAAATCCATTCGGTTCAGATGATGGGGATTCCTCTTCTGGAGATGAGAATACATCTTCTTCAGATGGTGAAAACCCATTCTCATCAGACTCAGACAGCGGCGAAGCGAATAATGGAGAGTCTAGCTCAGATTCGTCTGAAAATCCATTTGCATCAAGTGACGACAATGAGTCTGGTTCTGATGATTCCTCTGATGATAGTTCTTCTGGTAGTGATAGCAATCTCAACAGTGATAATCCTTTTGAAAGTTTCATGGCTTCTGTTAGAAAAGGTAATCGTTATACTAATGTGTTCAGGGCTGTAGGAATAGAATCAGGAGATATAGTTAATTATGTATTTGATACAGTAGGAACTGAATATAAACAAGAATTAAATAACTTATTTGAAGAGTTCGGAATGGAATCTCCTCAATTTAAAGCTAAGCAAAAAGAAGTAGTAAAAATATCTGAGGTTGCCATAGAAAGCATCTGTGCGTCTATTGCTACGATGTTTGGACTTGGATTACCATTAGATATGAGTAGAATAAAGTATTATAAATAGGAGGAAGAAAATGATATTATACGAATACGATGACATCTGTGATACGTTTGCTCAAAAGCTTAACTATCCAGCAAAAGCTATAAAGTTTAATATAGCGATAGATATAACAAACTGTACTGATAACAGAGTAAAGATGAATGCTATTAACATAATACGTGCTGAAAATTATAATAAGAATACGTATTATCCATATGTAAATATGATTGAAATAGTAAATGATAAAAGAATATTACAGGAATTTCCTATATTTCATTTTCCATTTAACTACAAAAGTCCGTTTACAAATATGATAGATGAAAGGTTAGCGGAGTTATCTAAACAAACTAAGGTTCCTTTCACAGTATCAGTAGTGGTTATAGCTAAATCTAGAGGAAGACTTAATAATAGGTTATTTGGATATTATAAGACTCTTAAAGTTTCTGATAAAGGAATTCAATATGATTGTGACTTTATTAAAGAAAAGAGCGAATGTATGAAAGAATTGGAGCGTATTAATACGTTGCTTACATATGTTGGTAGTAGAACTTCGTATAAAATTAAGCATACTTTCTAACTTTTTTATACAATAAAATTATAAAGCAGGGATGTAAAATTCCCTGCTTTATTTTTTTGTTAGCCAGATAACTATATATATTAGGTCGTATTTAGGTTTTATTGAATACGATTAAAGCAAAAAGGAGGAAAGAAAATGATTGAGAATTTTTATTTACCACCAGTGGTAGAATCCCTATCTGGTATTCCATCAGGTAGAAAAGCTCTATACGAAGCTACTGTTAAACAAGTAGAAGAGAATAAGAAGAGTGTAAAAATAAAGTATGGTATGAGTTTTGATACCATAAACTTAGAAGAGCTTTATAAGAAAGATATGGAATCTGGTAAAGGGTTTATTATAGATACTAACATTAATTATGATAATATAGATAGCGAAAGAGACTCATTAATAAGCAAGGATAGTATATTCAGTTATAAGTTTGGATTTCGTTCAGACGACCCTAAGCAAGTACAAGCTAAAAGATGTAGTTGTGCTTGTGGAAGAACTGTAAGTAGTACTCCTGGAGGAACTTGTGAACATTGTGGAACGTTAGTAACTCCTGTACAAAAAGTGAGAGGTTGGATTATATCAAAGAATTTTAAAGTGTTTAATCCGACGTGGCTTACACGTTTTTTCAAATATGCAAAGAAGACTTCTATATCAGAGAAAGAGATTAAGAAGGACTTGTTTAATTGCAATAAGAGAGATGGGATTAAGCGTAAATCCTGGAATATGCTAGAATTACAAGATAGAAATAACTTAGTACAGTTTATAGAAGCATATGTAGAGCCAGAAATGAAGAATTTCTTTATGACGACTATAAACCAAGCAATGACTAATGCAATACCAGTTATATCAAAAGACTTTAGACATTACCAAGTTGTAGAAAGTATTAGTGGTAAAGCAGATGTAAGAACACATGAGTTAAATAAGTATTATATTATCATCAGTGACAATATAAACAAACTAAATAACATAAGTGAATATGCTTCGCAGAATAAGAAGAAGATATATTTACAGAATATAAGTGAGAAATTTGAACAGATAATGAATGTCATTATGGATGAAATTGGAGATGGAAAAGAATCTCTGATTAGAGGTAAGACTGTTAGTAAGAGAATGAATAATAGTTGTAGATGTATTATAGAAGGTCTTACATTCAATAGTAGATTAGACGTGTGTACTATTCCTTATAGAATATTTGGAGAAATAACTATCGATCCATTTAGAGAATATTACGATAGATATGGAGTGACACCTGAATCTATTAATAGAATGAGGTCTAATATACCGAATGAGTTTGATTGTAAGCTTATGACGAAAGTATTAATAGACTTGAGAAAGGATAAGAAAAACTTTATATTATCCTACAGACCGCCTTGCATATATATGTTCAGTCAAAACTCAGAAGAAATCATAGCACTTACAAACGATAGAGAACAAGTGCTTAGATTTAATGCTATCACTGTAGATGCGGCAGACTATGGAGATTTTGACGGAGACACAAAAGGACTATTTAATATAGCAAGAAAATCTATACTTCCTACATATTTCGCTCTTAATCCAAAGAGAGGAACTTACAACCCAATATCAGGTACATTTAACGAATCGTTTAACTTGATAGAAGGTTCTTATTTAGCAGTATACAAACTACTTAATGTCGATACAAAGGTAGAAGACGAAGACATCCTCACAGAAGCAGACATTCAAAAACTTCAAAATATCAAAAGTGCATAATTCCCTATAATTGACAATCATCTTTGTAATTAATTTAAAGGAGATGATTGAGTATGAGAAAGACAGTTATACTCAAGGGCCAAATATTTAATAAATATGAAGTCGATGAAGATGGAAACATATATAGAAAAGGTTCTGATGTTCCATTAAAAAAATTCGGAGATGGAAAAGGATATCTGAGAGTAGATCTTATGAGTGATAGAGCTGAGAAAGTTATGGCTAAGATACACTTAGTAGTGATGCATACGTTTGTAGGTAAACAAGACCCAGGTGTGATTATAAATCATATAGATGGTGATAAGACTAATAGTGCACTTTCAAATCTTGAATACATATCACAACGGGAAAACGTTGCACACGCACAACGGTTAATAAAAAACCTACCTTATTTAGAGGAAGATACAATAAAGCAAATATTGGACCTTAGAGATAAAGGCTACACTTTAAATCAAATAGCAGATGTAGTCGGGTTAAGATATCACGTTGTCAGAGACATGCTTCAAGGACGTACTTATAATTATGTTGAAAGGTAACTCATGTAATGTAGAGTTACCTATCGCATTTTTGTACGGCGTAATTAAATGCAATCCCCTTAATTGAATAAGGGGATTATATACATTTAAAAGGATTGCTCGTGACATATTTATTGTCGTCAAGATAACTTAATACCAAAAAAAAAAGAAATCTTCAGGTATTCTAATATGAAATTTAAAATTTTAAATCTTCTTCTAACTATGCATTTCTAAGACATTAACTAACAGTAGAAGCAAACCGCAGTAAAAACCCGTTTGCTTATTATAATTTTTCCAAATCTATTAAATATTTCAGGAGGTACTTAAGTTACCTTGACACTTAGTTGTTCAACAAGAGAAAATGTTTATTCTGTTGATACTGGAGGAAATATAATGAAAATAAAAACATATAAAGGTAATATCACAGAATGGGACATGGTCACTGCTAACGTAAGTATACTGGCGGAGGAGGGTCTTATATCTGAAGAGACATATATAAATTTAAAAGAAGCTGACAGAAAGGCTAGAAATATAACGATAGGTTGCTTGATGAGAGATTTAGCTTCTGAGTTCAATCTATCAGAGAAATTTGAAGAGTATTTAAAGAAGTATACAAATATGTTTATAGAAGAAAATAAACTTAAAGATGCAAATATATTAGAAATAGCAAGAGATGCTATATTTCTATATAACAGTAAACCAAAGTATTCTAAGTTTGGAGATTATATAAAGTTTAAAAAGAAGAATACATATTATTATATGTTAGAGTTTACTGTTTCTGATACATCTAATAATAAAATAATATTGTATAAAAATGATAAAGGTATATCTGTAAGAGGAGGAACTATTGATAAGAACCATAAGGCATATGAATATCTATGTAGACTTATGTCTGATGTTATTAATAGTAATACCAAATCATATATAAAATCGTTAGCTACATATTCTAAGATTATGAATGCTAGTGAAGAACAACTTATAAAAGGTATTGATAATGCCTACTTAATCAAACTAATGAAAGAAGTATATACTACAATTTAAAAGGAGTGATATATGATGAAAAGAAATGAGAAAATTACTATAGGAGACATTGATATAGTCTTTTTTGAGCACAGTGGTGCTACTAGATATGAAGCTGTGTTAGATAGTGATAATAAGGAAGTATTAGAATGTCTTGGTTCTGATAAAAATGTACCAATAATAGTTGACTTAGCTAATTCAAAAATAACTATTATTATTAACAGATATACGGATAATACTGTTAAAAGTATAACTATATATACTGACTATAGTGATTATAAACGTAATGTTGTAGTTATAGCAGGTGTGATTGCTGGATTGCAATATAATAAATAGATACAACAAGGAGGAAAGGAAATGAAATTTAAACCAGATGAATGGGAAGTAACATTCGATGACATTAACAGAGTGGAGAAAGAAATGAGAGAAATGAGGACTGTTAAAAAGATAGTGAGGAATGTACCGACGGTATCAGAACCTCCAGTCGAAGCTCCATTTAAAAAGAGACGTAGAATAGATATGTCTAAAACAAAATTAGCTAAATATCAAACTACGAAATTATTATCTCCATTGGCTGATAAAGACCATAGTATGAGAGTTGATATGTTTGTCAATCAATTTGATAATATGGTAATGCCACTTAAAGCAGAGGTTCCAATATTATCTTCTGCATTATATGGAGATATGCTTAGTAGAAGTAGTTGTATACATAAAGCTAGAGGTAAAATAACACTTCTTCATAAGATAGTGTATCAATATCGTAAGATATACATTTATAAATTAAATGATAGAATATATCTGATGGATAGTAATGGATACATAAATACAAATGGAGTCTGTTGTATACAAAGAACAGATTTAGATGCATTAGAAATAGGAGTTGAATATGATATTTCTGATGACGACGATAACTTTTGTATTGAATATCCAGACCAATATGACCCTACTATGGATATAGTAAAGTATGGAGTAAACTTGGTAATGATAAATACTATTGATAAAGATACAGTTGATGATGCTGCTAAGCTATCTGACTCAGCTCTTGCAAAGTTAGGAACTATCAAAATGAAGACTGTAAATATAGCATTAGAAAATAAAATAATAAAATCAGACTTTCCAGATAAGATACCAGAATTAGGAAAGTTATTAAAAACACCAGTAATATTTAAAATAGTGGAAGATGAAGAAACAGTTAGTAGTATTTCACAATCTACAGACACTCCTGTAGGTTTAGAAGATAGCCAAATTATAGTAGAACCAAATAGTTATATTGGATACTTTGAAGTTACTGCTAATGAACCAATAGAAAATGACCCTATTTTAGAAAGATATAGATTAGAATATTTAGAATTTAGACAAAAAGTAGCTAATGCATTAAGACCATATGTACTATATGATAGAAGTAATTGTGATAATAAAGTTATAGCGTTTTATGAGAACTTTAGTATAAGCAAATTCCGTACAGAGAAGAAAGCTTTAACATGTCCTTTTATCAGAATGGAAATAGTTACGTATGATTTTGGTGCTATTGGATGTAAATTCAGTAATGAACACGGATGTAAAGCTACAAGTCAAAACTCAGTCTACGGAGGATATCTAGTAGCAGAAGATGGAACACCGATAGATATGGTATTCTCAGTAAGTGCTCACATAGCAAGAAGTATTACAGGAGTGTTATGGGAACAATGGCTTACAGGAATGAGTATGTATTTGACTAGAAAATATAAGACATTAACAGATAAAGAAGAAAAGAAAAGACTTATATCTGATTATAGAGAAGTGCTTAACATATTTGATTTAGAAAAAGCACATAAATCATTTTCAGATAAAGATATAGATACTATTTTAATGAACTATCCTACAATACCAATAGCTATAATGCCATATGAGCAAAGAATAGATATGGAAAGTGGAGCACAAGCTATGCGTATTTTAAGTAAATGGGGGTATGAAGAACAGACTATTTGGGTATGTGATAGAGATGGTAACAGAATTAGACCTCTTACTGACAAACATTTAGTAGGAAGCGTTTATACTATCAGAGATATACACGACCCTGAATATCAAAATAGTTCTATATCGGAAGTTACTCTTACTACAAAAGGTATACCAGAAGAAAAGTCTAAATCAAAAAGAGATGCACAATCAATCCATAGTAAGAAAGCAACAAAGATGGACGTGCAACTTACAGCACATTTAACTGGATTATTAAATGATGCAGATTTATATGCTATGCAAGTAGACGACAATAGCTCTCTTCATAGCTTACCTGAGTATTTGAATGCCATTGGTTTAAATATCAACTGGAAGGAGAACGAATGATGAAATACCTTACAATAGATAACGGAAAGTTTGTAATTACGGATGAATATGTACCACAAGATAAGTTTGCTATTATGTTTGAAAATAATGGTAAAAATGATGCGTATATCTTTTCTAAAGACCCTGTATTTGTAGATGGGGAAAATATATTATTAAATGGACAAAGAGTTCCGTTAAAGAATCTCACAATAGTTCCTATTAATGAACATTTTGAAGAGTTAGTACGTACATTAAGAAGTTATGGTACAAATGAGTTTTCTACAAAAATGAAACTAGATAAAATACCTAATCCTGCATTGGTAGCAATGCCAATGTTCACAGGAGTAGTTTGTAATACTATTCTTTCTGAGGGAAAGAGTATACCTTTAATGAAATCACAACAGGTAAGAAAGTCAAGCTTAGTTAGAATGCTTAAGAAACAGATAGAAAGAAATAAAGATATATCTATAGATTTAGCATATGAATTACTAGGATTGTATGGAATAAATCCTGCTGTGATGTTTAACCAAAATTATATCAAAAAGTAGGAGGAAAGAAATGTTATTATACGATCGTAGAGATTTAGTCAAGATGAGAGAGTTGGAGAAAGAGTTTGCTGTCAATCCACTTTCAGATGAAGAAGTTATAGTAAAATTAGAAAAAGATATATTTCTACGGGGTATAAAGTCAAGATGCATTTTAAATACATATATATTTGAAGTATTGGAAGATTTTGATGTACCTCATGATATAAGGAAAGAATTAATATACAGAGATAACTATTACAAAGGAAGATTTAATACTTATATGAATCATGTAATAGAACTTTGTAAAGAAAGAATAGATAATCCAGTGGTAATGCTCCCACATTTATTGGGGGATATATTCAGTTGCTTCCACAGATTATCAGTAGTATCAAATGAAACATTATCAATGGACCACAGTCTAATGGGATACTTAAGAGCATACGAACAACATCCAGAGTTCGCAGAGCTATTTAGAAATCCTGTAATAAAGAAGACAGATGACCCATATACTGTGGAAAAGAAATATGAATACATAAATGATACTATAATAAAAGCAGATGTACATCCATTATCTGATTTCTTGAAATCTGGAGTTAAATCAAATAAACTTCAGATAATGGGATTCGTACAAGTAGGACTACAACCAGACCAATTAGACCCAGGTAAAGTAAAGAATAATACTATATCTGGATGGCTTAATGGACTTCGTAATTTACCAGATATGGTTCACTTAGATAATCAAGCATTGGAAGCTGTTATAAAAGGAAAGAATGAAGTTCAAGAACCAGGGGAATTGGGTAAACTTATAAACGTAGCTCTTACAGAAACTAAAATAAATAAAGATGTAACTAGAGCTGTAGTACATGATTGTGGAACTCACGATTATGAAATAGTCAAAATAAAGAGTGCAAAAGATTTACAAAAATACAGATATAAATATATCGTAGACCCAATAACATATAATATATTAGGTTATGTTGATTTAAATAGAACAGACCTTATAGGAGCTATGGTAAGTTTACGTATGCTTCATCATTGTCATGGTGTAAATTGTGTATGTGAAGTATGTACAGGAGCTAATAATAAATTCTTACAAGATACAGGTATATTTAAAAATAATATCTATGAATATGGTATGCATGTAATTGGAGGAAAGTTCCAAAAGGTAATATCTATTAAACATAGTAATAATGCCTTTGTAAAACCAATACCAGTAATATTCAGAGGAAAACATTATGATAATATATTAGACTTCATATTAGATACAAATTATATTACAGACTTTGAATTTGATAAGCTTATATTTGCTGTAGGAACTAAGGTAGAACTTAGAGATATGGATGGATATAGATTCAAGAGACTATTCATCAATGACGAATATGTAGATATATTATTAGATAAGCCAATAGAATTAAATGGACTTACTCTAACTATCTATATACCAAATGATAGCGTATTACTTACTGCAAAAGATATCCAAGTAATGTTACGTATGCATAGTTCTACAAGTAAATATCTATTACCAGAAGATAAATGGGATAGAACAGGACTATCATCTATGACAAGAGCGGAACAATTAAGCTCATTCTATAAATACTGTCAAACTAAAGTATCATTTGACCATTCAATGTATTATGAAATGATAGTAAATGCTATGATGAGAGATGCTTCTGATTTATCTTCTAAGCCTACTGAAAAGACGGAACTTATAGATATCATACACGTAAATCAGCTTACATCTTCTGTAGATAAGAGTAAGAAGTTCAGTAATAAGATACATCATGGATATGTTAAATCAAATATATTAAGTGTAATACCAGTAGTAGAGCCTTGTGAGGCAGATGTATTATACAATATAGTAGATAATAGAGAATTAACAGAAGCAGATGTACCAAAAGAATTACAAAGAATACTTCGTGAAGATTATGACAGTGATATAGAATTGAAGAATGAATATAATTATGAAGTATGTAAACAGATTTGTGATGTTAGTCAAAAAGATGATGACTACAGCGACGATGAGGAGGATTAAAATGGACATTGAAATAAAACATGCTGGGACATCTGAAATGCCTTATATATACCTTGCAGAGCTTAGGCTCTGTGAGGACCATATAAACCATGGTATTGATGAAAATGAATATGGATGTCGTATGCGTAATATAGGAACATTTGCAGATGATATCAAGACATATTATCATAAACATAAAATTAGATGTGTTGTAGCTAAAGTAGATGGAATTTGTAGAGGCTTTATAGCATTTGCTGTAGAGCCATATTATACGTATATAGATACTATATACGTAGACGAAGAGTTTAGAAATAAGGGTATAGCTACAAAGTTAGTAAGTAAAGTAAACATATATACAGGACATAATACATTAAAAGCATTAATTGCAGATTATAATGATACATGTAAGAAATTTGCAACAGGAATAGGATTTAAAAAGATAAAAGATTCTAACATATATGGTATGGGAGAATACATGTGTGAGGTTAACAAAGCAAGAGGCCAATAGGAGGATAGATGAATTACGAAACATCAACAGCTTATTGGATTGAACGTGGCTACATAAGTAAAGAAACTGCTATGAATTTACGTAGTAAGTTCAGTGTGTTGGACTTTATGACAAAAGCAGAAGTTCCGACAGCATATTTTGAGATTGGGGACCATATTTGTATCCCAAAAATCAAATTTGAATTATTAGAAAGTTTAATTAAAGGTAAATTCTATAGAGAAATAATAACACCAAATGATAATAAAGAAGTGAAGTATAATCCACTTAAATATAAAGAAATGAACCATCAGAAAGATATAGTAAAAGGAGCAGTAGAACATTTTACTAATGAACCAGATAAAAGAGTCTGCGTTTGTGCAAGACCAGGATTTGGTAAAACATTTATGAGTGCTGCTATTGTATCTAAGATGAAATGTAAGTTTATGTTTATAGTCTATAGTAGTGATTTAGTAGAGCAAACTTATGATGCTTTTGTAGATTACTTTGGAACATCTGAGGGATTCTTAAGACTGGACCAGTCAAAAGGGTTTATGGAAATAGACTATAAGAAAGTAAATGGAATATTCTTAACACATAGTATGATTCAATCATTAATAAAAAGATATGGAATGATGAATGTCACAAATGTTATATTTAATAAATTCAAATGTGATATGAAGATAATGGATGAATACGATACTTATGTTAAGAACTTATACTTTTTGGAATGTTGGGGGAACTTTAAATATAATTTATACTTAACTGGTACTAAGTTTAAAAATATGAGACCAGATGATAATATCTTTCAAATGATATATAAACATGCTAAAACTCTAGGAGCGGATGTAAGACTTCCTGTTAATAGAGAATGTTATGTTATCAAGTATAAGTTTAGTCCTACTAAAAGAGAATACTTCTTAATGCATATGAATGATGAGAAACTCTTTAAAGTGAGATATAATGACTACATTGCTAGAAAGGATGTATTATTAGATTATGTAATGAAGAATTATTATAAATCTGATGATAGTCCTCTTCGTACTTTAATAAAAGATGGAGGTAGCATAGCATTATATGTAGGACGTATAGAAAATTGTGAAATAGTAAAGGATAAGCTCATAAATTATTATGGTATTAAAGAAGAAGATATTGGTATATATAACAGTACTATAAATAAGAAAGAAAAGGCTATAAGCGAAACTAAACCATGGATAGTTACTACGACTAAATCTATGGGACGTGGATATGATAATAAGAATCTACGTGCTCTTATATTCCTAGAATTTAATTTTGGTACAGCAGATTATATGCAAAATATCAGTAGAGTTGCACGTATTGGAGGAAAGTCTGGACTTGTATTTGAAGGACTAGATTTGAGCTTTCCAAAAGTAATTGCAAACCATAGTAAAAAAGTAAGAGAGGATATTTATACAGATATGTATTCTCAAGTACATTACAGGGAAATACCAGAACCTATATATAAATATTATAGTTATGGATATAGACCTGATAGTAAATTTATATTAGAACAAAAGAAGAAAAGGAGATAACGATGATAAGCAGTGACACTAAATTCATAAACGCAATAGTAAATGTTACAAATAGTTTCTTTTTATTAACTTGGTTAAAATACGTAGTACTACCTGTTATAAAACTGGTTAGTGTAGTTAGATTAATATTAAGTCTTATATTAATAATCCCATTAGTAATATTAGGAATACTTATACATTTACTGATAATCAGACCACTGTGGTTTATAATTAGATTATTTATAAAAGTGGAGGTGTCTGATATATATGAATGAAACATTAGCTAAGGAAGTGATGTTTATAAGGCCTAATGACGTGTTATTTAGCTACGACCTTATTATCATAGATATTTATAACCAACTTAGACATAAGCTCAAAGAAGTGGATAAGGAAGCTTTTAGAGTGAAGATAGAGAGTACATTTAATGAAAATCTATATATGTATAGTATTGTTTATGATGATAAAGGAAATATGTTCTTTAGGTCTGATATAGATAAGCGTAGAGTAGACATAGAAGATTATAACGTAGTAATAGCTTCTAAAAAGCATAGTTTCATATCATACGATGTTTGGGTATGGTTGTATGAAACTCCGTATGCGAATATAGTATATGAAGTTGCGATATCTTTCTTTAATTATTCTATGATGGATATTGAAGATGGATTTAATATGTTTATAATAACAGCAGACCACGTCGTACCAGAAACATATTATATTGGAAGATTCTTTAGAAATAAGAATAAAGTGGAAACTAAAGTTATAGATATGAAAAAACTTTCTGCTTGGTTTAAGTATCAATTCAAAGATGTTACCAATGGAGTAATGAATACGATATGGCTTGCGGAAGACTTCAGTGACCCAATAGCTATTATGATGATTGCTCAAGAGAACGAACCACTAGATGATGACATATTAAGAAGAATTATGCTTGAAACAAGAATAGTTCCTATAAATGAAGCTAATATGAAGAGAGCTGAAGAGCTATCTAAAGAAGAACGTGTCAGTGGTAATATAGGAGTAATAGATACCTTCAAAATTAGTAAAATAGACCAATTATTATAAGCTATTTTTAGCTATATATCATAAGGTATATATAAAAAATAATTGGAGGTATCAGATATGATAGAAAAATTAAATAATGTTTTACTAGGGTTATTAGCAGTAATTCTAGCAGTAGGAGTATATGTTATAGTTAAAGGAGCTGATAATATGTCAGTTCCTTTAAGATCATTTTTAATGGGGATATTAGCAATGATATTCCTAATGACAGTAATTGTAACTTGGTTGAAAAGCCAAGTTATGAAAAAGAGAAGAGAGAAGAGATAATCTCTCTCTTCTTTTTTTTTACCGCATCGCTTGACAATCTTGCTGTTGATAAACAATTAAAGGAGGAATTAATTATGGCTTGGAAAAAAGTTATTCTGAGTACTACAGCAGACCAAATCGTGTTTACACAAAACACATCTGCTATTAAGAATTCCATTGTAAGATTAGCCTTTACTACTGAAGATAGAGAACCTACTAATACAGCAGGTATATTTGTACTAAGTGGTCCTAATACTTGGAATGGTAGAGTTAAGCAAGGTTCTTATTTATGGTATGAAGAACAGGGCGGAGGTATATTTACGTATACTACATATGATATAGAACCTTTAAGGAACTATAACATAGAACCAGTGCATAAAGATATAGTTAGTAATAATGATGTATTAACTATACCTGAAGGTGCATATTTTGTAATTCAAAATAAATCAGATGATAATATCTTTTTTAGTATAGTAGGAGAAGGAACATTTACACTTACAAAGTGGCAAATGCTTTCATTTACGTTTACTAGAGAAACACAAATTAGAATTAAAGGAACTGGAAAAGATATATCATATTTCTATGGAGAAGCTCCGTCTTTAACACAATTAAGTAAAGCTACTAAAGATATGCTTGAAGAAGTAAAGGCATCTGTAGATTTACTTAATGCGAATGCTGCTACTAGAGCAGAAGTTAGAGAATTAGGTAAAAAGATATATTATGACAGATATAGTCCAGATGTGTCTACAACTATAAACACTATAGACCCTACTGTTATATTAGAAGTACCTATGCCTTTACTAGAAACAGATGAAGATTTTGATAGTGAAGTTCTTAAAGATGGCGAAATGCTTGATTTTATATTAGGTATTACATATAAGAATGAAAATGGAACTGATACAGAATCTGCTATAAACTTTTCTGCAAAGATAAGTAAAACAGCAAACACTATTCCTATTACAGATTTAGATATATATGATACTGTACTAGGAATGATATTAGATGAAATTAAACTAGATTGGAATGAAGATAATGGTACTTTAAAAGCAACAGTATATTTCAATAACTGGATACATACTGATACTAATAAGTACGTTAATATAAAAGATTTATTTAAAGCTCCACTTACAGTAACTCTTAGAATAAAAAGTGAGCAAGCTGTATGGAAAGAGTCTGCTAAAACATTTGCTACTAAGCATATAAATAAGCTTATACATACAAATGCTAGATTTAATAAGAGAGTACATTTCTCTACAACTACATCTTATAATTCATTATTTGATAATATAAGTGGAGTTTCTTATAATGAAGTTGCTAATACTGTGTATAAAGTAAAAGATAATATTGTAGTAGAGAAACTTGCATCTGGAAGTAATACTGTGTATAATGTGCATGACCCTGCAAATAAAATACAGGTTAAATATTATACAGGAAGTTCTCCAGCTGTAGAAGTATATATGGATGGCTTTACTATACCAGATGGACAAAAGCTTACAAGTATAGTAATAGAAAACCTTACAAATACAGACGCTAGTATAAATCTTAATATGGACTTCTTAGAAAAGAATAAGAGCGATAGAGCTATAAATAAGGTTGCAAATCCTAATGTATGGAATGTATCTTTATACGAACCATTATTAGGTCAAAGTCCATATACTCATTTATTTGAAAGACTTAAGACTACGATGGACTTAGGTATAATTAAGATAATAACAAGAAAGGGGGATTAATAAATGGCTAATCCGTTTCAAGAACACGGTGGATTAATAATGTCAGAAGAGCAAGTGAAAGCATTTGCTAGAGAAATTTTATTTCATTTTTTAGTTAATAAAGACCCATCAGTTTCAGATGCTTCTATAACTGCTTCTATAGATAAATTAGAATCAGATATGCAAGAAGTTATAGAAAAAACAAAAATAGAAAAGAACTTCACATGGCATAATCCATTCTATATTAAAGTGCCTAAAAACACTACATATCCTGTAACTATAGATATAGACGGTATAGATATTACAGGAAGAGCTATATCTATTGGTATGAAAGTTCCTATTTCTTTTTTTACTAATGTAGATAATACTCCGCATATATTATATGCAAATGGTTACGCTATTAAAATAGTTAAGAAATTAAAATATGATGCAGATATAACATCATCTACAGTTAATAATATATTTATGCTTGAAATACCTGAAGTAGAATCTGGTACTATAAGCGTTAAGTGTATTAATAGTGAAGTTAGAGAATATAATGTAGCAGACGATATACCAGCTGTCACTCTTGCTCAGCACGCTAATAAAGAGCTTAGAATAGCTCCTGATACACATATACCAGAACTAGCAGACGTGGATAGAATACTTCGTACACGTAGCGATGTTCAATATATAGATTTCATTACATCAAGTATGATGGTAAAACAAGAGTTAGCAGGAAATCTAGACCCTAAGACAGCATACTTTACAAGAGAAGATGATAATACAGATAACTTAACATTTACATATGATAATATAGATGAAGCTAAAAGAGAACTAGCGGAAGTATATAAAAGAATTCCTCATTTATGGAGATATATTACAGTTAAGTTTGATGATAATATTACTAATATAGACGGATTATTTGAAAATACAGATTATCCTGAGACTGTAAAATCTATAGAGGGAGCTAATATAACTTCTGCTAATAACTTATATCGTAATAGTGGAATAGGAAGCATATCTCCTAATTTATTTAAGGGAATGCCATTGTTATCGTCTATAACACATGCATTTGCTGGAACTCATGTAACATCTGTACCACACGCTAATGATTTACTTCCAGCTACTGTAACAGACGCTACTGGATTATTTGCAGATTCAAGTCTTAAGACAGACCCTGAATACTGGAAACATACTAATGCTGATTTAACTGGATATGTAAGTAAAACGTTAGATGACCCTATAGCTCCAAATCCATATCAAGGATATAATACAAATAGAGCATATCCAAGTACATTTGATAGTAAGAACTTGGTATTTAAAAATGTAGCTCAATTTAAAGCTTATTATCCAAGTAGAATAAGAGCATATAATAGTACAGAAACATTAGACCCTACAGATATGTCTGCTTTTACTATTACGATAGAAGATGGAAATTTAGACGGAATGTTTGAAAATACAAATATAGTAAAACTTCCTAAGATGATAGTAGCTCCTAAAGCAACTTCTGCTAAAGCATTTGCTAAAAATGTTACTACATTGATTAATACAGATGCTATAGAAAATATATTTACAGCTTGTCCTAAGTTATCGAATGTTACAGAAGCTTTCTCTGGATGTACAGGACTTACAAAAGGATTTGAGTTCATCGGAGCTACAGATACTGTATCTAACTACAGTAGAGTATTCTTTGGATGTACTAATATAAATAAAGATACTATTCCATGTCCATGGAGATGGAACGGACTAGATGGATATCCAGATGATATAGTAGGAACAGATGGACTTAAGGGAATTCCTAATTTACCAAACTGGGTTCCAAAATCATGGGGAGGTCCTGGAACAGAACAAGATACTCAAGCTCACACTGGAGCTAGGTCTGCTGTACCATTGATATCTGCTGCTTATATAGGAGATACTATGTTTAGTGCTACATTCCCTAACTTAAGAGCTGGAGATTTAATAGAAATAGCTATGGTAGACCCTGATGCTAGATTTACTGTTAAGGGAGATATAAAACGTATCTATGCTACTGTAGGAAATGCTTCTGCAATGCACTTTGGTATAAGTGATATAACAGAAGATAAACATGCTAAATTACTTAATACTGACTGTATAAGAATAAGAGTAAGAGAAATGAGACGTACTCCAGATAAGTTATGGAGTGAATATATTTATCAAACTCCTGCTGTCAGATTAGTTCCAGTTACACCTACTACTTCTAATCTAGAAACAGTAGGATTTATTACAGATGGGGAGGTCTAAATGAAAAAGAATATAATCATGCTTAAATCTCCAAGTTCTATTACTAATACTTCTGCAATAGTAAGAGTGCATAGTTATAAAGATGGAAAGTTCTATCCTACATATGGATGGACTATTCCTAACTTGAGTACTAATGCAAATAATATAATAGAAATAAACTTAGACCCAGATAACGTATTACAATCTATGAGAGGTTTACAAGATACTCTTCCATTTGGGTGTACTATATCTATAGAATGTCCAGTAGGTTCAGAACCTATGTGGATATCAGATATGTATGCCACTAATATAGCTGATACAAATGCTATAATAGATGGAAGTAATCTTGATGTATCTAAGAGTGAAATAAGAGATATAAAGACAGACGGTAATATAGTATCAGCTACATTCACAGGTCTTAAGCAAGGAGAATTTGAGCTATATGAAATAGAGAATGGAGATACTTTAGAAAATGCAGTTATAAAACAGTACTACAGTGCAAATATACCAGCTAATAGTACAAGTATTCAAGCTACGCTTCCTAATCAAATAGGAGATGATAATAAAGTACTTGCAAGATGGCGTACAGCTGGAGAACAGTATTATAGTAAATATACTGGAGGAAGACAATCTCAAGCTCTGAAAGCTGTAGTTATAGATAGACATGAACTTATAAACGGAAACTTAATAATATACATATATGATAGAGATACTCTTGCCGCATTTAATGAAAGTGCATTAGTACTTACATTTAGTAAAGGCGGAACAGAATATCTAATCAGAGGAACTATAAACGTATTACCAAATAGAACAGCAGTTCTTATAAGTGGTACAGATTTAGATAAGATTATAGCATTAGGAGGAATAGTTACAATCAAAGCTTCTGTAGTAGGAGCAGTAGTATCTTCTAATACATATAATCTTGATATAGATACTTTAGTTCCTACAACTCCAGGAGGAGGAACATCTCCTACACCAGGAGGAAGTTCAAGTGGAACTAAGTATTTAGTACTTAATAAAGATAAAGTGGCAGTAAATCCAGAAACTAATATGATATACTTGAGCTTTGATGTATCAAATGATACTGAAGTTGAAATGCTTAATATTAAGTCTATATCAGGAGGAATTACAGCAAGATTCTCAGATGTTACTCTTACTGCAAGACAGCTTAGTATTAGACCATCGTTTGGATTTTGGATGCCATTTACTGGAGATGCTAATGATATCTGGAGTAAGACTATCACATATGAATACAGAATTAAAGGCTTCTTAAATAAAGAAGAAACAGTTACACTTTCTCCAGAACTTCCATACTTTGAATTAGAATTTAAAGTTAAAGAACATAAGCTATATGGAGAAGTTAAATATAATGTTCAACGTGGAGAAAACCAAAGATTTAATATCAAAGGAATTACTCTAATGAAGAATACAGAAAAACTATATGAAATACCAGGAGTTCATACTCCAAATGAAGAAAACATAATTAAGCTAGACGTTAGTGCAGCCACTAAGAACTTAAGAGAAACTACTAAGATTACATATGAATATACATATGCTGGAAAACCTTATAGTACTACTGTTACTTGGGCTGATACTGCACATGTTTTAGCAACACTATAAAAAATATAAGGAGGAGATTAACATGAGTGCAGCTCGTGACATAGATGAAATAAATCAACGCATGTTTGAAGGAAAGATGCGTTTTGACGTAGATGCGTTTAACGATAAGAATGACATGAATATATTTATGAATGAAATTCTTAACGGTGGATGGTATGGAACACAAGAACTTCTAGACCAAATAGTATTACCCCCAGACATGATGCCTGGGGACGTTCCATCTTTAGAAACATTATTAGATGGAATAGATACTGTTTTAGAAACAGTAATGGCAATGATACTAGATGGAGAATTTCCAATGTTCCAAGTATATCATAACTCAATAAAAACGGATTATTATGAAGAGATATTTTTACGTGATTTAGACAGACTTACATATATGGTAATGGTCGTATTAAATCCTAGAAAATTATCTCCACTTACTTATTATATGAACCCACAATTTATTCATAACTTCTTAAAACATAAAGTAGTAAAACCAGGTATATGGAAATATATAGAAAAATCTAGAGGAGAAATAAATAGAAAGACTAATCTAGATAAGGAAATGGAAGATACTGCAAGACTTAAAACAGTCATAACAGGATTTACTACATCTCTTCTTATTACACATAAGTTTGAAGAAGTGGATAAATATATGGAAGAATATAGAACGATAGATGTACCAAATAGAGATTTTATAGTAGATGACATAATAGAAAGAGGAGATTACTTTATTCCAGATTTCTTAAAAGATGCTCTTAAATATAAAGAGGGAGAAGACCCAGTTCTTATAATAAAGAACGACCCTAGATTTAATAACTTCTACGATAGATATTTAGTTACTCATACAGAAGAAGCCTTTATTCAACTTTGTATGGAATTTACTAAGCCAGAACGTTATAATCGTACTAGAGAACGTATAATAAATCTATATAGAAGTAGAAAAGAAGCTATGAAGTTCTTAGCTGCTCCTGAAATAGACGGAATGTCTTATCAAGAAATATATACTGTAGAACGTATTATAGAAAGAAAAGAGCCAGAAGAGGGAGATGATTATTACATCGACCATAATTATAAAATCCAAAACATCAAATATATCGTAGATAATGAATGTACAGCTAAAGAGAAAGTTACTGTTGATAATGACCTTATAACTATAAGCGGTCCTGGAGACTATAAAGAAACGTATAATTACAATGATAAGAATATGATACAAGATTATAATAATCCATATTATATTATGTTTGGAAAAGAAGATGGACGTAGACTTATAGAACATATCAATTCTAGTACTAGAAGTCCTCTCTATAAAGTAGGATTTACTACAGATGAAGTCAACCATTATAAATGGAATGACCCAGAGAAACTTAAAGTACCAGACAGTACGGAAGCTATCAGTAGAATAGCAAATGCATATATGAGTAGAGTTATATCCAAATATGGAGTTAAAGATGCTGATATTAAATTCTTAAGAGAAACTCCACTGGGACTTGGAGAACATAGAAATCTTAAGTATTTAAAATTGAGTGATTTATTGTCCGATAAACCGTATATAGAAGATAATAGCGATTATTGGGTATGTTTAAAACTTATAGAGTTAGACCAGCTTAGAACGTTTATAGATGCTAAAATCAAGAAATATAATGAAGCATCTACGTATAGACAGCAAGTGAATAGTATGCTTGGAGAAATGTATCCTAAAGCTCCAGACATACCTAATTACTTTAAACAGCACGAAGTGTTATGGGATACAGCAGAAATAAATCCTCCTCCAGCAACATCATATCCGCCAAGAGAAAAGTATAATAATAATACACTTGCGGACGATGATGCAGCAGATGCAGCAGTGCAGGCTCAGATAGAAGAACAGTTACGACTTCTTGAAGAAGCAGCCACTAAAGAAGCATCGAAAATGAAGCTTTTAGATATACCAAAGATAACAAATGCTAGATTATAAGGAGGTAAATTATTATGTATGGAACTATAATGAATTATGGGGCATATATAAGTAGAAAAGGTCTTCCTTTTATAAACTCTGCTGATAAGAATAGTCCTACGGGATTATTTTCAAAAGATATATTTGGAGTAACGGACGAAGATAGAGAGACCAAAGCAGCTTTAATAAACTTACACTGCTATGTAATGCGTCCGTTATTCGTAGCAATATTCAGAACCGTTCAACGTTCAATAGCAAACTGTGCTACTTCCAATAGTAATGGAGGAGATTTCTATATAAGAAAAGGAGCGTTTGGACCGTGTGATGATAAATATATGCCAGAGCCAGGGGATATAGTAGGAGGAGGACCAAGATTTCTGTATGAGAATTGGGACAAAATAGATACACGTTCTTGGGAACAAGAGTTCGGTAAATACGCAAATAAAGAAATGAAATCTTCTATAAGCAAGTTTACAAAAGAACAAATGTTCAAGCACCATCAATATGTATTACCAATAGCATATAGATCGGAAGAGGAAGATAGTAAAATATTAGTAAATGATATTAATATATTATTATCAGATATAATACGTTATAGTAATGTATTAGCATCAATAGGAAATAAACAGTCTATGGGGATAGATGTAAAAACAAGAGATATAGAATGTCTAGTTCAAAGAGCTTGTAACGAATATTACAACTTTATGAAAGGTAGACACGTAGGACCAAAAGGAACAGGACGTAAGCAAATACTGAGCCGTTCTGTGGATAATAGCTCTCTTATAGTAATGCTTCCACACGTGTGGACTAATAAGAAGCTTGGAAAAGGATTACAAAAGTATACAGATATAGGAATACCTATTCATTTGCTTTGTAAAATGTTTAAAGATACAGTAATCAAGTTTAGTAAAAACTTTATAGATTATCTATACGATAGAAATGCATTCCCGCCTGATACGCAACAAGATTTACTTGCATATTATGATGTGGAATTCTTATCAGATGCTATAGATAAATTAGAAGACCCATTCTTCCGTGTATCAGATTTCCCTGCTATATGTAAGAATGGAACAGAGTTCGCTTCTATAGAATTAGAGTTTATAGTAGATAATAAAGGAACTCCAAGTCCGCTTAAGAAAACTCTTTCTTGGCTAGAATTCTTCTATATAACTTGTACTGTATTTGCAGATTTGAAACATAACCGTGGAATTGCTACTACACGTTACCCTGTAGATAGCCAATTATCACAGCAATATATATTCCCAGTTGCACTAACACTTACTCCATATTTACTTAAATCAGTAAAAGTATTAGACTTTACATATGATGGAGTATTCCCGTTAGTAGACGATTGGGTAAAGAATCATTACAATGAAAAAATATTTGAGCAAGGAAGTCGTGTGTATGCAGGACTAGCGGTAGGCTTTAATGGTAAATGTTCAACGTGGATAGCATGAATTACTTTATCGAACAAGTATTTGTGTTATTGGTTGCCCTTCATTAGAGCGATCTAATGTCGAAAGTACGTTAATTGCAGGGAACTCTCTCGTAGACAATCTGCAGCGAAAGAATCGGTTAGCCTCTAACAAATAAAAATAAATTGGAGGTATTTATATGGAAAATACAGAAAACTTAGATGAAGTATTTAAAGATTTAGAATGGGTACCATTTTATATGAGTGTTGGTAATCATATAAAAAATGAATACTGGAGATGCGGTAATTTAGTAAAAGTTAACATGTTTCATGATAGAACTGATACAGTTTACACTATGTATCTAGATTATGATGATTTCGATAAAATTAGAAATCGTGTATGGCATGGTGTAAAAAGAGATAGGTTACCGGATCATCTAATATACGTTGTATCTAGTGGAACTTATATACACAGAGTTATCATGGACCCTCCTAAAGATATGGTTGTAGATCATATTAATAGGAATCCATTAGATAATAGAAAAATAAATCTAAGAGTGTGCACTATAACTGAAAATAACAGAAATATATCTATGAGAAGAAATAACACATCTGGTATTATGGGAGTAACTTACGATTCAACTAAGTCAACTCCAAAAAAATGGGTAGGACAGAAATACTATAATGGTAAATGCTATAGAAAAGCATTTCTTACTAAAGAAGAAGCTATTGCTCATAGAAAATACTTAGATGAAACATATAAATAAACTGAGGAGACGTTCGACGGTCATGAATTATTCAGTAGAACCCAAGCGGGAAGAAACGCGTACCATCTCATTGAGATGTTGAAATGACCTGAACATGTATTACGGATACGTTGAAAAGTTACCACACGTAATACACTTTGTAGACACGTATCTACATCGTGGGTAGTGATACTCAGACTGAAAGCTGAAACGCTTTGGCTATAGATTAGCGACCTATAGTTTAACAACACCTATCGAAAGATATTTGGACCATGATGGTGACAAAATTTCAAATAAACCACTAAATAGTAAAGAGGCTGTAGAAGACGTACATAAAGCTCAAAACTCTTTACTTAATGCATACGACTACGATGGAAACTTCAGAAGAGCTACAGGAAAAGATGGTACTCAAACGTATTATAGTCTTAGTAGAGATGCTAAGCACAATGAAAAACCGAAGAAAATACGTAGCGACCATCCATTTGTGAAAGCTATTATGGACTGTAAGGAGGGAGATTTAGATATAGATTTAATATATCAACATCTATCTTCATACGACCCTGATGAAGAACCTGAAATGGCAGTATATGATACTGTCACTATAAAGAGATTTAATAAAGAAATAAAGACTACTATTGGTAGACTTATAATAAATAAAATAGTATTCTGGCCATTCTGGAATAACAAATCATTTCCATATCACGAAGCTGTATTTACAAAGAAGTATATGGATGAAATATTTATGGAACTTGCACAGCTTGTAATGACTAAAGAAGCTACGATGCAAGATGTAAACCATACTATAGATATGTTTACAGAATTTGGATTAAGACTTTCTACTGTATTCAATAGCAGTATAACTGTTCATATGATGACACCTGGCGATGAATACAAGAAGATGAGAGACAGTATAATGAAACCAGCTTTCCAAGAATATAGAAAAACTCATGATATGGGTATAATAGAAAAGGCTGAAAAGCAAGTATTGGATAATGCTAAGAAGATGTTCTCTGAGGACGATATGATGGAGTTATATGAATCTGGAGCTGCTGCTGAGATGAATAATGACTGGAAGACTATGAATGTAAGTATGGGAAGTTTGCCTAACTTGGATGGTACTGCTGAAGTTATCGTTGAAGATGCTTTAGCAGACGGAATATCACTAGACTATACTGCAGAACTTACTAATACTGCTCAAAAAGGAGCTATAGATAGAGGAGGTAAGACTGCATTAGCTGGAGTATTATATAAGCAATTAGTAAATGGATTCTCAAATGTGTTTGGAATTCGTGGAGATTGTGGTAGTACAAAAGGTATAGTTATGGAAACAGATAATAAATGGGATATAATGAATAGATACGCTATCGTAGGTAATAAATCTGTAAAGATTACTATGAAGAATGTTGATAAGTTCTTAAACAAGAAATTCATTATGAGAAGTCCTATGCACTGTAAAATGAAAGATACGAATGTATGTAGCTGTTGTGCTGGAGATAAGCCATTTGATATATTAGGAAAAGACCAAATCCCAATAGGATTATATGTAGGAGAAATTGCTACTGGTATACTTAATATGTTTATGAAATCTACACACGATTTACATATCACACAATTCGTAATAAAGGATTTAAATAACTACGTATATCCTAAAGGAAAGAAGAAGTTATTTGAAATAAAAGAAGACCCAATAGACCACAATGTAAAGATATACTGTTTGGAAGATATTACTTGGAGAATTCCATTATCTTCTATAGATGCTGAATACAACTATTACAATGTATTGGCATATGGAAGTATACTTACAGCTGGTAATGAAGAATATACTCTTACATTAGGAACAGAAGTAAAATCTACTCCTAAAGAAATCATAAGACCTAATGTAGAAGAAGATAGAGAATTAGAAGCTCACTTGATATTTAAATATAATAAAGGAGACGTATTCTTAATTCAAACTAACTCATATCAAAGAGAAATGACTACTGCTAAGATATTCCAATTATATATGGGAGGAAACGTAAGTAATTTAATCCCTATGGATTTACACTTAATAACTATCTTTAATGCGATGAAAGCAAATAAGAAAGTTAAAGCAGCTCATATATCTTATGAGTTATTACTTGCTACTATTATTAGAGACCCTAATGATTTGAGTAAGACAGCAAGAGAAACAGGTAGTGATAAATATAAATTTATATCTGTTTATGAAGTAGGAGCTACTGGAGGAATGTTTAATGGACTATTCTCCAATGATGCAAATAAAGCTCTTATAATAAACTTAGCTAAATCTGAAAAAGAACAAGCTAAGAAAATAAGTCCATTAGAAAAAGCTTTAAGAATGTAAAGGAGGAAAATATAAATGGCGATAGTAGAAATAACAGCAAATGGGCAACCAGTAGCTATTAATACTGTGTTAATAGAACATATAGAGGGAACAGCCACTAAAACATTCACTGTTAAGAAAGGTGAAATGTATAGTGATGGATGTACAGGACATCCAAAGATAGCTGGAGCTGACACTTCGTATACTATTATAGATTGGACTAAAGACGTGAAGTTAGTAATGCTCAATGGAACGACCTATACGGTAAAACCAGACCAGCTACAAATATTGATATCTCAAGGAGAACTTGGATTAAGAAAGTCAAACCCAATAGCATATTAAGGAGGAAATTATGTCTAAGGTTTTAGATAGTAGATTACAACAAATTACAAGATTAATGGAAGGTACTATCTGTAAACAGGTTAAGTTAGCTGAGGCCTATGAATTTGAGATGGACCAAAAAGCACAATTTAATAGATATAGAGCTGCTATTGAAGAATATGACACTCTATCTGATTATAACTGGCTTATAGATGATGAATTATTTGAAGCTATAAACCGTAGTGTGGACCCATCTGATGCTATAGACAAAGAAACTTGGGATAAATTTTATGCTAAAAATGGTGCTGTATTAAAATCTAAGCTTAAAGATTTAGATATATATGATTCTGTAATGGACTTCCTAAGAAGTAATGTTATAATAGAGAAATATGTAGAATATAATCCTTATTATAGAATGCTTCTTGGGAAGCCTCCTATAAACACGGATGAATCAGAATATATATGGATAGAAAGAACCGTGGTAACTCACGGAATAGCTTCTACTGAAAAAGTTCCTATACATAATTTGCCTAAATCTGAGATATTTAAATTAAAGCGTAGTGGGAAACTAGATACGCTTATAGCTGAAAATCCAGATAAAGAATACTTGCAATATTTAGATAAAGATATAAATTTAATAGAAGCAAGACAGGCACAAGAATTTGAAATATTATACACTCCTAATAAAAGAGAGTTTAATGTATATAGAGAAATGTTTAATAATGAACGTAAAGTGTATTTAAAGACGTATGGTTCTTCTTATATGAGAGATAGTAGCGATTATGACTCTGCTTTAGAACTTACTGTTATAAAGCTTCGTGCTGTTTGTATGTTCTTCATATTTACGTATAGTAATGTATTGAATAAAACAAGCTTTACGAAAGAAGAATCTGAAGACAAGTTTAAAGAGCTTGGACTTAACTTCCCATCTAGAATGCCAGATAGTTATAGAGATAGCTTGACGTTCGTATTAAACTATATATCTACGTATAAAGGAACAAACTACGCTTTAGTGTTCATAGCTAAGAAGATATTCAGTGGACTTAGATTATACAAGTATTGGATAAGAAAAAGACCAAGAAACTTAGATGTTACAAATATAAATTATCCTGTGGGAGCAGATGGAGCTTTAATTCCTCCTGGAATTGAGTATAATGACGCAAGAGTATACGATAAAGAAAAGCTTAAGAAAGCAAATCCAGGACATGTTTCCGTAGCAGGTAATAAGTTAGATGTATTTAAAACTACTCCTGAAAGTCTGTATCAAGTAGACTTTGTATTAAAGCCTATCAATAGTACCAATATTATGGACTTTGATAACCAAGAGGGAGGAGTAGGAAATACTACATCGGAAGCAAACAGATTAGATGACGAATGGGCTGATATTAACCATGCGAAGTCTATTAAATATATACTACCTGAATATGAAGATTATAGTAAGGGTAGAACTAAAGAAGTAATATTATCGTATGATGAAGTAGTACAAATGGACCCTAGATGGGAAAATAGTGCTGAAATGAAGCATTCTGTATTTAGCGAAGACTTTGCTTATGTTGAAAGTAAATATCTAGGAATAGATAATATCCTTAAGATAAGCGATTTCACAGTAGGTATAGGAGTAGTTCATAGATATATACTTAAATATAAAGATATGCTTAAAACTAAGCTAGTAAATTATCGTAGTAGTGGTGCTGCACATTCGTTTTACGCAATGTGGATATACTTCATGACTATGGTAAACTACAATACTACTCATAATATAAATGCTCCAATAGCAGATGCTGTAGGCTGGGTAGATAAAGTATTAGACTTTAATACAATATTAACGCATCCTACAATAAGATTCTATTGGCTTAATGAATTTGCACAAACAGGAATAGATATCACACTAGAAGAATTTCCAGACCCTGTAAATAATAACGATGATTTTATTAAAATGCTACAAAAGATAGAAAGAAGCATAGGATTAGCAAAGTTCTTAGATGCTGTATTACTACAAGCAAGAAATCATAAAGAAGTAGATATGATTTTAGAAGTATACAATTATGTAAGAATAGCTAAGAAACAACCAGATAAGTTTGATTCTACTGGTAGTGATAATAAATCATGGTATGATTATTTAACAGAAACAGACCCAGCTCTTGCATATCATTTTGATAAAATAATGATACATGATAGTGTAGAAGAGCTTAACATGGAATTTGACAACTTAACTACTGCTATTGAGAATGTAATCAAAGCAGAAGAGAATGCTGTCAATGGTTCGTTCCCAGATATCACAGAAGTTATATTTAGTGCTTCTATGTTATACGGAGGAATAGGGCAATATCTACAATATATATTAAGATTATTTAAAGCTTGGAGAGTAGAATTCCTAGGAGATGGAGGAGTTATAATACTTATGGGAGATGGAGATGATTATCTTCTTATGGTAGACCAGATAAAACCTATATCTGATATAAGTTTCAGAACTCCTAGATGGAATTATACTCAATATCATTGGGTAGAGCCTGATGTAAAAGTTAATAATACTTTATGTGATAATTTAACTGTAGATGATGAGCTGTATTTAATTACTAGATATGGAGATATTAAAATAAGTTAAAGGAGATATTATGTTTAATAAATTAAAAGAATATTTAAAAAAGATATTTTTTAACATAGAAGATGATTTCAAATTATGGGACGGACGTTTATATAAATTGGAACAAATGCCAAATGGAGAGTTTAAAGAAGTAGAATTAGGAAAGAATAAAGTTTTACTTAGTGGACTTCAAGCAACTTGTAAACATCTGTTTAATAAAGAATTTAAAATAGAAATGAATCCATTTGAACGTAATTTGTATAATGAAGCTGAAGTAGTAAACGACTTATCAGAAGTTACTACTACTCCTGGAAGTATTCCTTTTATTAAAGGATATAACGTTCTATATGATGGAAGTGTAGGAACAGATGTAGTTCCATATGATAAACATAAGAAAGGATATACGTTTGACCAAATGGTTCCTTTCAGATGTATTAATATAGAACTTGCTAAAAATATGATGGGTGCTCTTATGAGTAAATATGCTCATTATAGAATTAAAACATATCATCTATCTAATGGTCAAGATGTTCAATATGTAGAATTCTTTACTAAAAAGATAGATATAAACTATACTGTAACTACAGCAGATGGATTAGAAGTTTCTGTAAATGAGCCAGATGAAAACTTAGTAACAGATAAAGATATAAGATGTCTTGCATCTTTTACTATTAATATAGAAGAAGAAGAACTTTCTGAATGGTTTAATCTTAATAACAAAGGTAAATCAGAGGCTTCTGGGTATAACGCTGTAGCTACTATGTGGGGTACAGATGCAACTATGAGTAAGTTTGGTACTACTTTTAATACTATAAGCAACTGTTATGTATTCAGTAGAGTAAACCACGCATTCGTACCACACGGTGTAGATGGAACTATTACTTGTATATACAAAATGAGATTAATATAGGGAGGAATTAGATGGCAACACCAAGTACAGATTGGTCAACTATAATAGCTGACATAATAAAAGATAACGGCAAAGCTTGGGAAGCTGAATTCCTAAAGATAAATAAAACTGCCGACGAAAGAATGAGAGCTTTAGATGCATTAAAAGAGGAGGCGGATATAGAGTGGAAAAGACTTTTATCCACTCCTATACAAAATGCTTATAAAATAGATGTAGACTCTAAAGCATTATACAATGATTATAAACACTGGCAAAGTTCATTAGACCCTTTACCAGAACATGGTATACTTACAGACGGAGATAGATATTATATAGATGAACATGGTAAAATACATTGGAATACACGTTATTTAAATACAGATGAGTATAGACATAATAGAAATCAATATGTTTCCGATGAGTATTTACCAGGTAAGGATTTCTTTACTACCAGATGGAGTAGCACTCCTACAGAAGTGTTAATAAAACAGCTTAAGTCTGGATTACTTGCGGGATTATTTAAAAAAGGTAAAGAAAACAGTGTAAATCAAACTATATCTGAATGGAGTGGATGGCTTAATGGACTAGCCAAAGCTGAAAGACAGGCTTGGAAAGCTGGACTTAAAACGAATGCTGAAGATAGTAAGCGTAGAGCTTTAGCAGCCATAACTAGTATAATAAATCCAGCTTCAGCACAAAACGCATATAAAGATGCAGTACAAGGAATAAGACAAGATATAGCTGATGGACTTGGAAGAATGAGAGAACAGTTTATGACTGATATATATGGATTTGGAAACGATATGATAGACAGATTTCAAGAATTAGGTTCTAAATTCATAAACGGATATAGAGCAAAGGCATATGATTACAGCGTTCAACTAGGAAGAGCAGCCGTCGGATATATGGCACAACGTTTTGGAGGCGTTGCTTCTAAGTTTGCAGGAGTAGTTCCAGATGCAGTTGCCAGAGTATTAGGTCCTAGTGGAAAGATACTTGGAGATACTCTTAATAAAGTTGCTGGTAGATTGGGTCTTAATAAATGGCTTGGAGATGTTAAAGGAGGAAGTGAAGTTCCTGACATAGCACTTGGAGGAGTTTATAACTTAGCTACAAAGCACGCTTCTATGGTAACTAATATAGTAAATAACGAAGATGTTGTAGGAAAGAGACTTACTCCAGAAATTCAACAAGAATGGGAAACACAACAGTTATTAGAAACTGGAGAAAAGTTTAGATATAGATTGGCTGTAATGCTAGAAGACTATGGTTACGTAAATACTATATTGCGTAGTATAAACTATACTAGAAGTTATCACTTTATTAATAGACCTGTATTAGAAAGTGAAACTAATGCGTACTATAGAAGTTACGTATTCTTCACTAGACCTAATCTTAATCTAATAATAGATGATGTGTTAAATCCTGCATTAGACCAATATCCAGAGCTTAAAGCTATCGTCCTTACAGACCCAGGATTATATTCTGAGTTATGTAGAGATGGAGCTTATAAAAGTAATCTATTTAAATTATTAAATAACTATGTAAAAGACGTAACTCCTCCTAGACTTCCAGAATCTTCTAGAGAGGGAGTCATGAATATGCATGGTAAATCTATGCCTACTCCTGGTGTTCCAGAAATATATGGTGAAAATGAAATCACTGTAACATTTATGGATAATAACAGAGGAGATATATATAAACTTATGTATATGCTTTCTATGTATAAGGAATTCACTGCTAAACAAGGATTCCCAATGAGAGATGAATATATAAAGTTTAAAGGACTAGATTACCTTATGAGTATTTATACAGCAGTGGTAGACCTTAACTGGAATGTAATTAACTTTGCAGTAGGTTATAGCCTAATCCCACCAGAACCTCCTACTCACTTGAGTGGATTTAAACTAGAGGGACAAAGCAAGAATGAACTTATGGAAGACTTTAGTATGACTTTTAAGTGTACTACATTTATTCCATTTGCTCCAGACCAATACGATACTTTCAATTTACTATCTGGATTTAACTTCAGCAATATGGTAGATATGAAAGGAGCGGATGGTATTTCGTTATTAGCTACTGGAAAAGATAATAAGACTATATTCTCGGAAGGTCCATCTCAAAGAAAACCATTACTTAGAGCTTCATTTAAACCTAGACAAGGAGACGACCCAGGTGATGAACCAGTATTACCATTCAAAGGACTATTTGAAATGATGGCTATATCTCCAGGTTTTTATAGAATGAGTCAAAAGGTAGATAAAGATAACTTAATAGATACAAGATTGAATATAAAGCTAGGCTTTAGTTCTTAGGAGGAATATATGAGTGAAGAATTAAATCAAATAGGCTCAGCAGATAATAATGACCTATTGTATAAGCGTATAGCTTTAGCTGGTAGAGCGTATGCCAATGTAAATACATTTCATACTTTTGATAATGTATTTGGACACGTTGTATTCCATTTAGAACAATGGGTAAAACGTCATACAGATATAGTCTCTTTAGAAACAGAGATTATAAATAAGCTACCAGAGGCTCAACGTACTAAAGATAGCTATAAGAAACTTCTTTCAAGGTCTATATTTCCACGTATAGTAGCTGGATATAATATAGACCCATCTCATGAAAAGTTTGTAGATTATGCCACTATGGATAGATTAGACCGTATTGGAGGGAATCCTACTATAGCTTTAATTGAAGTAAGAAGACAAGGAATAAAAAGAAAACCTGCTGACGCTTGGTATTATATGAAAGATGTAGACTTACTTATATTTGGAAGTCCTAAATTTCAAACAGCTACAATATTCTTCTCTGTACTTGTAAATGAAGAGGCTAAAGCATATGAAGTATCAGAAATGATGAAGTATGCTTTTCCTTTGGAAGTACCTAAGCCTATTTATTATCAAAAGCAAGAAAGAGCAGATATGCTTGAACCTATTTATATTCCTTATACGATAGAAACTATGTTGCCAGACAGTCTTATATTAGATTTAAAAACATTATTTAATATAACTGATAATGGTACTGATGGAGATTTAGCTTTATTAGAAATACTTAGAGCTCATAGCAAAGAGCAAGTAGATTATATCGTAGATGGAGGAAATAGAGTAAGAGCATTTGTAGTTAAATATCAAGCACCTATAACGATAGTTGCTAAAAGTATAGAAGAAATAAATATAGAAGAAAATAACGTAAAAACTTGTGGAACTAAACTTGAGCTTCTTGTAAACTATCCTAAGTTTATGATGTATGGATTAAGTGCTACATTAGAAAGACTTAACTTAGATAATCCTGCTATTCGTATTAAAGATGACGTAATAGAAGGATTTAAAACATATCAAGAAATTTATCAAGCATATTTCACAGAGTTTACTGACAACAAACTGTCATTATATAATATGGTAGAAGTTGAATATGCTGAGGAAGATGTTCGCGTCGACCCAGATGGGAAAAAGTATACTATATTAGATATAATAGATACTGTTTCTGAAGATATAAAGATGTCTAGATATTTAGAATTTCTTTATGATTGCTATGATGAAGAAGCTAGAAAAGATTTAATCTATATAGAATGTAAGCGTAGAAATCTAGAGTTTATGGAATATAATCATGAAAGAATGGACCCTGATTTTAAGTTTACAGATGAGACTATCATAGATTTAAGAGGAGATGCTGATAAAGTAGTGTTTATTGCTTTATACTTAAATAAAGAACATTATGTCAGATGGCAAGAAGAAACAGGATATATTAATAGAAGTAATTATAGTAATGTATAGGAGGTAACACAATGGCATCATCACCATTATTTATAAAATTCAAAGATACGTATAGTTTACTTTCATATGCTACAGAAGTAATTGGAATACATGAAGGATTTAGGTCTAAGCGTTATAAAGATACTAAAGGTATATGGACTATAGGATATGGATTTAACTTAGAGAGTGGTACATTTTCTAGAGAGAATGTAGTTAAATGGTCTAAGTTTGGTATATCTATAGAAGAAGCTAATGCTGTACTTAGAGAGCATATTAAAGTGGTATTAGAGAAATTATTAAGAATGCCTTGGTATGCACAATTATCTAAAGCTAGACAGTTAGCTATATTAGATATGAGTTTTAATATGGGTATTGGATGGATAAACAGATGGAGTAATACTATCGGGTTTATTAAAGCTGGAAATTATAATTCTGCTGGTAAAGCAATAAGAGCATCTGCATATGCTAAACAAGTAGGAGCTAGAGCTTTAAGAAACGCTATTGCTTTAGAGCAAGATAGATATCCAATAGCTACTGCTACAGCAAGAGAATTAGTTTTAATATCAAATGATCCACATTATAATAAATAAGGAGATATAAATGGACGAAAAGATTAGAGATAGAAGACGTTATCGTTCTGGATTTACTCTAGAAGACAAAAAAGAATTGATGAGTATTGCACTTGCAGACTTAAATAGAAATGGTATTAAACCAGAAGACTTATCTCTATTATCTCCAGTGTCTATTACTATACAAGCAATGTCAAACTTTCTAGATAGTATTTCTGTACTTACTGGAAATATAGCAAGAGAAAATAGTTTGATACATGCTCAACGTTATAGTAGTTTAATGAACCAATTAGCTCAGCATGCGAATGAAGTAGCTATTGCAAAACCCTCTAGAATAGATATGTTCGTAAGAGTACCACTTAACGACGTTATGATATATGGTATTAAGACTCAAGCTAACACTTGGGAAATGAGATACACTGACACAAATACAGCCAGAATAGATGGACTTAAGTTTATGCCAGTGGAAAAAGAACATATAATAAAAGTAACTAAGAATATGGATGGTAGTTTAACACCAAGAGTATACTTAGACAGAGGTACTAAAAAAGAAGATGTCTTAGTCCAAATGGTAGAATACCAAGGAGTAAAAATACTTGGATTTAAGGCATCTTTTAAACAAGTAGAAATAGAAGAAAAAGAATATATCTTTTCGGATGACCAATTACAAATGTTTTTAGTAGAAACAAAACAACCGATATCAGATATATTCTTATATTATAGAGCTAATACTGGAGAAGAATGGAGACCTATAGGAAAGAGACTTTACTTTACTAGAGGAGCAGATGATTATCTAGAATATAGAATAGAAGCACAAAATAAAATACGTATCGACTTTAAGTATGTCCAAGGAGGTTTTAAACCAGCTGTCGGAGGAATGCTTAAAGTAGAAATACATCAAACAGCAGGTAGAGATGTTCGTACAATAGAGCAAGCTATACCTGAAACTATAGAAATGAATACTACTCATATTGATTATGAACCAGTTGGAGTAGATTATTATATCAGTGATGGAGCTAAATTGGCAGTTACTGATAGAGAATACTTGCGTAATTTCATTATAAAACTAAAAGGAGCTAGACGTAGAATAGATACTGATAGTGATATGAAGACATTTTTACTTAACTATCCTGGTGAAAGTAAGTTTGAACCTAAGCTAGTTTTAAATGATGTTAAACATAGAATATTTAATATATATGCTACACTGTCTTTTAGAAGTGATACAGGAAGTTTAAAACGTACATTTACTGTTCCTACTAATACTTGTAATCTTACTATTAAAAGACAGGATTTAGATACTAGAACTATTGATGGAATGACTTATTACTGTATGAGTGATAAACATGCTGTTAAGAGTACTCAAACTAGAGCTATGGATTTTAGTACTATAGTTCCTGGTATGAACACAATGACAGACGATATTCCTGGTGCTGTTGGAGGTATCAATTTAATGGACCCAAATAATATAGCTATGAACTATTATTATGTAACTCCATTTATATTTAGCTATGACCCTAAAAATAATTTCTTAAGGTCATATGCTATGGGACAATATGATACTCCGTATTTAAGTTTCTCTACATTTGAAACATATACTAATAGTAGTGCTGTAAGATTTATTAATACATCTCTTAGAGTAAACGACTACTTAGACTTTACAGATACAACTAGAACAGCTTCTAGAAATGTGTATGAAATAAGAGCTCAAATGAGATGTGAATCTGGGGACGACTATGCTCCAATATTAGGACAAACATTCCAAGCGACTCTTAAAGTAAAATCTTATGATAAGAAAAAGGATATTATAATATATGCAACATCTGTAGAAAAGCAAGAAGATGACAAATGGGATATCGTATTCCAAATAGATACAGACAGAAGAATATGGGGAGACGTTACTGAAATCACTTTTAGAGATGATTTAGACGACCCTCAACATAAAGCAACAGAATTAATAAAATGTAAATCAGAAGTAGAATTAGAACTTTCTAGAATAATTCCTAAAGTAGAAGCTATACCAGAAGAAAGAGACCTATATGGAGCTGTTATATCTCCTGCTGTACCTGAAATTCCTAGAAAGATAAATCGTATAAATGTTTATAGAAGTACTGTAGAGTTCTTCAGAGATATCACAGATAGCTTATATCTACAAACATCTATATCAGTAGATGGATTATTTAAGTTTGTAGCTATACCTTTAGTTGAAATGGAGTTCTGGAGAAGTCCTAAAAATAGAATGAATATAGTAAAGGAAATAGATAATATAGCTAAGTTTATCAAATCTAATGTATATGATGAGCTTGATGAATACGGACTTACATCTTCTACATTACATGACCAATTAGAAACATTATTTAGAGTAAGTATAAAGTTTACTAAGACACACGGATTAAGTAAATTCTTAGATGTAGGAAATACTGTAAGAAGACCTATTATAAACTTACAAGTTAGTCCTACTGCATATATACGTAAACTTGATAGTGATTTCGACGAAAGTGGAATTGCTTCTCAATTAAATCAACACTTAATAACTCATGATTATTTAATGACAGACTTCAACTTAAATGCTATCGTATTTAATACTATGGATAAAGCTGGAGATAGTGTTGACTTCTTACAATTTAAGAACTTGGATAATTATCCACCTGACCACTTGACTATAATGAGAAACAACAACAAAGTAAATAACTGGGACCCACCTGAAGTTTTAAGTATTAAACCAGTATATGTTCCAGTTGCTGATAACTATAAATTTAATATGACGTTTATTGACGCTTAGAGGAGGTAAAATAAGAAATGAAAGCCGCACTATTAATTAGAGGAGTGAACTCTACATATGTGTTTAAAACTGCTTTAGAGAACTTAGAAAGATGGTTTACGGATGAAAGATATGTGGATTATGGATTAGATAGACCTATATGGATAGAACGTTCTAATGATGAAAATTCTGCATTGATAGTTTATAATGGAAATATAAATGAACATAAGAAACTTCCTGAAAAAGAAGGTTCTTTCTTCACATCTGCTTATAATGATAAAAAGATAGGAGTGATATTTCAATCTTGTTTAGATAATAATAACAGTCCTATGCTTAAACCAGGGGATGGAGTTTATTTTGTAACAGATAAATCAGACGCTGCTACATTAAAGAACTTTGCTGATAAACTTAAAGGATTCTCAGTAGAATCTTTAGTAAACCCAGGAGCTATTGCTTCTATGGAAGGACATAATGAAAATGGAGAACTTAATAAGAGTGTAGTATTTGCTCTTATAGAAAAGATAGCTAGAGACAGCGAAATTATAGCATTAGAAAATGCAAGAAAACAAGAAGAAGAAATGAAAGAAGTTGTAGAGTATACTGGACTAGAAAACTTTGAACAAACTGATACTTCTGAAATAGATAGTCAAGTAGAGTTTTTAACTAGTATCCAAAATAATGGAGATATAGACCCTGCTTCTTTTGTAGAACCTGTATCTGAAGTTAATCCAGAAGATTTAGACCCAGAAGATAATGTAGATACAGTTCCTAAGCTAAATCCTGATGGAAGCTATACTAGTGAAGAAACTATCATTAATAATAAAATGGTAGATAATACTGTTGATGATATTCTTAATGGGAATGTTGAAGCTGTAGAAGACGATATAAAGCTTTCTGAGCCTGTATCTGAAGAAGTAAAGCCTATAGCTGAACCAGTAGTAGAACCTAAAGCTACAACGCCAAATAACAGCATTGTAGAGGCTATAACAGGGCTTATAACAAAGTTAGGAATTACTGAAGCCGAATTTATCAGTAGATTAGAAAAAGTTCTTCTTATAGGAAAAATGGCAGGAGGAGTATCATCTGCTAATGTAGAAGAACCTGATAATAAATTACAGGAAACTGTAGAACAAGCTGAGGTACAAACTGTAATAGAAGATAAAGTACCAGCAGAAGAACCAGCTGTTCCGACAGAATTAGAAGATGCAAATAGTGAAGAAATATTTGGAGAAGACTTTGGAGGAGATGAAAATGAAAGCAATACCGAACCTAGAGAAGAACATTCGGATAATACAGGAGAGGGCAGCTCTAATGTGGAAGATAATGAACCAGTTCAAGAAGAACCAAAAGAAATAAATGAAGATGCACCTGCTGAAGAATTGATTAAAGAACTTGCTAATGAAAGTAAGAATGATGATGAATTCTTTGAAATGCTAGTAGCTAGAAGAGTTAAATTTGGTATGCCTACATTACTTAAAGCTGCTTCAATCGACATGAGAAATTATGTTTTAACTGGAGTAGAAAATCATGTAGAACCAGCTACAAAGTCAAAGAGAATTAATTTGATATAAACTATATATATTTAAGCATATATAGCAATATATAAATAAAATATTTTAGGAGGATTTAATTATGGTAACACAATGGATTGCAAGTTGGAAAGAAAGAGGAATGAACGGAGCACCTGACAAAAGATTAGTTTTAGTTATGGAAGATTATGACTATGCTTTTAAGATGGAAGAACTTGTGGAAAATAAGTATGTAGAAAGAGGTAAGATAGTAATACCACATCAATCTACAGATATGAATAGATTACTACAAGGATTTTTTCATAAGTTACAGACTTTAAAATCTAAAACATTTACAGCAGGAGATAAAGCTCCAGCTCCAATATTATTTGACGTGACATTACCTATATTTAAAAATGGTAGCGTGGACGTGTTGAGATTCACTTCTGTGAATTTGGTTGAAGGAGATAAGTTTAAGAGAGAAAGTATTTTATATATTTATAAATTTCCATCATATGAAGTATATAAAGATATAAATGCTAAAATACCTGAAAGAGGACAACTTAAAGTTATCCCATCTGAATACTTAGTGTCATCTATAAAATTTAGTAATATGCCTATCACTAATGGAAGTTTCGTTTATAATGATTGTGCTATTATTGATAGTATAGCTCACGCTTTAGATGCTTCTGAAGCAGCTAGAATATGGCATGCTACTACTAAACAACTTGACGCTATGGCTGCACAACAAAACAATGGACAAAGTAACAGTAATACTACTACTGAAACTTACACAAGAAATGATTCTGCTCACGGATTATCAGAAGAATCTAATTCTTTATATTCAGAATCATATGAACGTCCATACTAAAAATAATGGGAGTGTGACAGCTCCCATCTTATTTTTTTAAGGAGGAATTATGTGGTTTGATTTAGATTACAAATCAGCAAAGATTGATAAGAAATGGAATATAGGAAACTTTATTACATCTTCTTATAAGACTGCAAGAGGTATTACCGTAAATGGTGCAGATGCTTCTGAAGTAGATTTAAATAAGAATTTGAATGCTATAGTAAAAGACTATGGTAGAAATGAAAAAGAGTATGACACTCTTTATAGAGAACTTATGCTTAAAAGAAATGAAACAAAAAAAGAAATAAGCGAAATGAAAGCTAGTAATGCTAAGTTTGCAGATATAATTTCTGCTCAAAATAACGATATCACTATTATGGGAACACAACTTAGAGTACTAGAAGATAAGCAAAAGCTTACTAGTGAAAAATATAAGACTATGCAAGCTGAAAGAAAGTTGTGGAAAGAACTTACTGCTAAGCAAGTAGTAGAAGAAAAACCAGCTGTAAATAACTTTATATCTAACAGTCCTCTATCAGTAGGACAAATGGCAACTGCTACTGCTGTTCCTACTACTATTCCTATCGCTGCGGTAGCACCTACTGCTATTCCTACTGTAGAACACAAAAGACCAGAAAACTTCTTAGACCCTATATATGAAACAGCTAATGCTGAGCTTAAGGATAAAGAAGAAAAGGAGGGTGCCAAAAGTCACAGTGCACCAATAGCTCCAGTTCCAGGGTCTGATATAGTAGTATCTAGAGATGTATATGGTAATGCTGTAAGAACAGTAGCAGACCAGCTTGATGAAAAGATGGATATAGTAAAAGTAAGATTAGCTAAAAAAGATAATCTTATAAATGCTAGCAATGCTCTTGGACATAATTATAATACTTCTATAGATAATATAATTATGAATAAGACGCCTCATAAAGTAAAGCTATTTGTAAATCCAGATACAGGAAGATTTTGGGAAAAAGCCTTTACTAGAGATGAGAATGGAGAATACACAATAGAAGCTAAAGAGTTTCATCCAAGAAGTGTAACTCATTTAGGAGACTTACAATTTGATATTATGGCTAAACAAGTAACTACTTACTATGATGATGTTCCTATAGAATTTGAATTAGATAGAAATGAAAATCATATGGGAGAGTTCTATATGCAAGAATGGAATGACCCTAAGACAGAAAAGTTCTTAATACCAGCTGAAATAACAAATCAAATGGAAAGTGTATTATCGTAAATAAATGTAAACCCCTCCTGTTGTGGAGGGGAATGCATCTATTTACGTCATTGATAACTATATATCTTTACGTATATTATAGTAAAGGTGGTGTTATCAATGACAGATTCTAATATCAAAGAATTCAAAGATAGATTTGTTAGTGTGTTTAATCGTGCAATATACGATAAATCATTAGCTCAAATCATCAACAGATTTCACGATAGAGTTTTTAAATCGAATGGTATTGATTTCGATGAACTATCAAAGTTTAAGAAACAGTACCCAAATGAATTTAAACTTATAGAACGTAAGTGTAATACTTTCTTCTATTAAGAACTCTTTGATATTAATGTAGGGAGTACCAGTCTCTACATTAATATTGTATGAAATATGTTGATGGGTAACAAAAAAAAATAAAGAGCTCATTGTTGAGCTCAATATTTTTTTTATAGAGTTATCATTGTAGGTGTTATAGGCACACAATGATAAAATGCATTATAATTATACTTATATGCAGCATCTCCGAAAAGACCTATGTATGTAAGGCCTTCATTTTCAATATCCTCCTTACTTTTTACAAACTCTACTGAGTCTATAACATCTGTCCGTGATATAAACGAACAAAATTTATAGCCATCAACTGGATACCCACAAATCGTACCCTCAGTAGTTGGTATTACAATGCTGTAAAAATCAACCCTGTATATAGGGAATTTTAACCCTTTTTTAGTCGTAGCTATAAATAAGCCATACTTTTGTTCAGGATATGAATATTCGTATAGCATATCCTCTTGCCAACTAAATTCCCTTCCTTCTTTTGTTAAAATATGATAAGAATTCAATTTACTCCATTTCAATAAGTTAGTAAGTTCTTTTTGTTTATTCTTTAAATATTTTAAATCATAAAAATCTGCAGTATTACTAGTAATATCTTTGTAGATTTTTTTATATTTTTGTCTTTGTTCAAATGTCAAATCTCTTTCCATTAATTTAATTACTGTGTCCTTCATTTCAGATATTAAAGCTATTTTTTTAGTAGTCATATACACCACTCCTTTTTTTATATTTTATTTTTTTTTATTTTATAAAGCTACTATTACATAACTTTATTTATATACTTTATTATATATAGCTAATTTTTGCTTATCTTTATTGGCTATTTTTACATATTTTTTAGACATATATTATAATGTATATAATATAAACACCAATTTCGGAAGAGAGAACATAGGAAGGAATTGGGAAAAGTTAATAAAAAGTTAGCTATATATTATATAGTGTATCTAAACTTGCATACAGTTCTCCCCTCACCAGTCCAACATCATCTACCCCTCAGATGATAGCGGACACTGTATGTAAGTTTAGGTCGATGTTACGAGGGAATACTTTACTTATCATCTCACATTTATATAAATATCAAATGAAAAAGGAGGTGAAGATAGATGAGTAAAAAACAAAAACCACTTTCTCAAAAAGAAGTGGAAGCCTTAATAGGGCACCCAGTAGAATGGGGAACAGGAACTAGCCAAAACTAGTGCTTGTTTCGACTAGTTAAGTGTTGGACTGCTTCGCTGCAGATACGTATAAGTAGGTGACATTACTACTCTAACACATGGCAAGTCTATGGGGAAAAGCCGTGAGACTTATTGACAATCTGGAAAGACAGAAATTCATTCAAGAAAGGTAGGTGAATTGAATGAAGAAAATGCTAGTATTATTAAATCATCAGTTAGATGATGTCCAAGTTAAAGCCTTAGCTGAACTAGGGTTTGAACCTGAATTCATGACTGACGAAGAAAAGAAAGTTTGGTCTCAAATCAAACCGGAAAGTCTTGTCAGTGATGTTCAAGGTATCTTGGATAATCATGAGTTTGATGATTGTTTAGTACAAGGACATTTCGGAGCTGTGGGTCATGTTCTAAAAACAGTAGGTTTTGATAACTGCTGGTATGCTCATAGTGTAAGAGATGCTGTTGAAACTAAGCAAGCTGATGGGAGTTCTGTAAGAACTTCAACATTCAGATTTGCTGGTTACATCAAGTACTAAGCATCGACTGATGAGACAGTTATAATACAGGAACCCTTCGCTGGGTAATGAGATAACATAAAGTGTGAGAGTTGCACTCCTGTATCGTTAGGAAATGGAGAACGGCCGTTGTCCTAAGAATGAATTTATAAAATCCGCTAGCGTGAGGCGGGATATAAAATTCACGCATTCCATTTATAATAAGGTTTTAAACATACTCCGAGTCTGATTTTCTCTTCAGTCAGACTCAAGTAGAAGGAGGTGAATATGGAGAGATTTAAAATCATCCTTTTAGGGAAAGCTTCTAATGAAGTAATTCCTAGAGGGATGCACAATAAAATCGCTGCGTACGTACGTAAAAAATGCGAACGCGGCGAGACATTAGAATCTCTTAAACTACTTATCCTACAAGTGTTTGAGAGAAATGATATTAAAGGTAGTCTTACTATCGTAAAAGATGGTGAGCACTATCTTAAAGTAGGAAGCAATAATTAAAAAAAAAATAACCTGGCGAGGTTGCTAAACATACGCCACACTCCTATAGTGTGAATGTAAATTTAGGAATATCGAGGATGTCTGATGAAGAGACATTCTTATATATTCCTGGATAAAATTGGAATGTATAAGAGTGTGTATGAAATCAGGTGTCTTCGGATGCCTGATTTCATACACAGGCATTCTTTAAATAATGATGTATGAAATTTTTTGTTATGATTTTAAAATAAATAGGAGGAAGAAATATGGAAATGAGAAATATTGTATTAGAATTAGGATTTGACAAAGAAGGAGATTCATTTTGTAAAGAAGCTAGAAATAATACCGTGGAAGTAGAGTCATCTTGGTATAGTTACAAAGCTTTAGATTATGTCGATAATTATACAAACAAATTTGAAGATATAGACACTGTATTACATATAGCTTACGACGATCAGAAAGACATGATTCGTCACATGAAAGTCAAAAAGCAAAATAATGAATTTACAGTGGTCTATGACCATACTGGAGCAGAAAAAGAATTATTTATGATGAGAGGTGACATCTCTATAAAATATAATAACTTCTTTAAAGCTTCCATGGAACGTGGTAAAGCTTATATTAAAAAAGATATTAAGGACATAGAATCACATATAGCATCTTTACAAAGGGATATAACAGATTTGGTTGAAGAAATGGCTAGATTAGCTAAAGCATTATAAAAAATTCATTAAAATAATTAGGAGGAAAGAAATTATGAAAAAATATATAGATACATTTTACGAAACTTCAGATATGATACATAGTGGGCAAGCTTGGAGCAAGAAACTTAATATCATCATTAGCCATTCAGATTTGGATGGCGTTACTTCAGCTATTAATTTGATGACAGCTAGTAGAATTCTAGAAGAAGACTTTGTGGTTTTCTTGGAAAGAACTTCCAGAACAGAGGAAACTACTAGGATTTTAAATGAATGGCTGGACTGGGCTAAAAAGAATCCAGACCGTCATGAAGGTTACTCAGAAATCGAAGTTATGATTTCTGATAGAATGTTTGTGGAGTTAGATAAAGTTACTCCATTAGAAAATATGACATTCAGCTGGTATGACCATCATGCTGGCAATGTTGTAGAAAAAGAAGTTCTAGAAAAGTCTTTAGGTGATAAACTTAAAGATTATGAAATACACACAGACATAAACTGGTGTGGTGCTACTATCACATATATGTCTATGTATGAAAGAATATTAAGTAAAAAAGGACCAGCAACAGCATTTATATTCCAAGGAATGTTAAAAGAGTGGTCTTATGCAGTTAATTTATGGGATACTTTCCAATGGAAAAACATCCCAGAACTTCCTGAGGATAAAAAGACTTTAGGAAGGAAAATGGGGACTGTTGATAAAATGATGGTTTCAGAAAAAGAGTTATATAGATGTCTGGATGCTATATTAACTCTTAGAAACACATTAAACCATTCTGAAGTTTGGGGATGGGTTGATGAGTGCTACAAAAACTATCAAGAATTGTGTAATGTGGAATATATTAAGGCATCTGAAAATGCTTTAATGTTTAATGAAGAAGTAGTAATATTAGAAGCAGAATGGAAGTATGCTTCTATGATAAAGGAAAAGTGGTGTGAAAAACATCCTGAAACTAAGGTTGTGATTACTCACCACAAATCTGGAGGAACTGTTTACAGTACTACAGATTACGAAACTCCATCATTTGAAGTAGCTTCGTTTATAGGAACTAAATATGGAAATAATGGAGGAGGGCACAAACATGCTGCAGGGTTTGGTTGCCTAGATTTGGCTGTAGCAAATTGGTTAGATGAAGACGAAATGAGAGCTGTAGTTAAAGATAGAATTTATAGAGCTCTTGGTTCATTCTTTAATAAAGGGGGTAATTAGTATGAAAAATACTGTAGAAGTTTATAAAGTATTCGTAGGTACACATGATACCTACGAACCAGATGATTATCAATTTATTGGTAATTATGATGAATGTGTTGATTATGTCAACACATATGGTTACCAAGCATGTTCATATATTGAGCCTGCTGGGTATACCAGAGAGGAACTTCATGTCGGTCTATGTAAAGGTAGACATGAGATTCTTCAAGTCGGAGACGATTATGTCTTCGACGAAATAGCTGACCCTATGGACTTTTCGAGTCTTGGTAGTAGGGCAGCTAAATGGTTAATGCATGTAGATAAAGGAGTAAAGATTTATCTATATGTGACAGGTTTTACTCCTGCGTTAGTAGCTGTAATAAATGCAGTTAGCATAACAAAGGCTAATAATTTGGAGTTGATGCACTTTGATAGAGAAAGTAATTCCTACAAAGCTCAACCATTTCTATATATAGGAGGTATAAAATGATATCTTTAATACATGCAATAATGGGAAGAGAATCAGCTAAGAGAGATGCAGTCAGAAATGAGCTGCACGAAATAATGGATAGAAAGGAAGTAGAAAGAAGAATAGAAGAAGAGTTACAAACTCATGATTCTGTTGATAAAATGCTTCCTATTTTGTTAGGGTCTGAATATGAACCAGACCCAGTAAAAAGAAGCATCAACATAGCCAATGGTGCTTATGATAAACGTCTTGGAGGCTACTCGTTATTCAGAAATTATAAAAAGAGTGTGACAGCTCTTTTAAAGAAATTAAATTTAATATAAAAAAAAAGGAGAAGTGATAGTTATGATGAAAGTATTATTTAAAAATTTACAAAATGAAAATATTAACAAGGTAGTAAAACATATTAGTAATAATGTGTTTAAGCTAGGTAGTGTATATGAAAAAGTGATTGCTAGACAAGAGATACAAGCTCATGGTGAAATCACATTTGAATTTCTAGTGGACGACTCATTCAGAGAGTCTAATTTAGGAGACCTTGGGTTTGTAGGAAAACTTAACAATCCATCTCTTAATGAATATGTTGAGAAAATGAATGGCCTTGACATACCTGTAAGCCTATTCGTTCCAGGAATAGATAGATATGATTACATTATAAGCTATTCTATCATTGATGGAAGTCTATGTCAAAATATTAAAAGAGGATAAAAAAATAAAGACTAGGTTCCCTAACACTAGGGTTATTTATATATAATTCATAAAATATTTAGGGGGAAAGAGAATGATAACAGAAGTAAAATTGGATATGAAGAACGTGGTAGCAGTTGTAGTAATGCAAGATACAACTGTTGATGGAAATAATGGTCTTAATAAAGTTATGAACAACGCCGTGCAAATGGGATTTGCTGCAATCAGAAGAAGATTTGAAGACATGGATGCAGTCACTGTAGGTACACCATCATCTACAGTGAATTTAAATTGGGTTAAAGAATTTGTTAATAAGCTAGCAATTAATGAAGTTGGGCTTGTTGAAATAGCTTTAGTAAGTGCATCTGGGAAAATTCGTATGTCTAAAATTAAAGGTAATGAAGGTTACAGTTTCTATGAACCTGAAGAGGAGGAATTGATAGGACTAGACGCTGTAACTGAATTGGTAGGAAAGCTTCGTACACCAAATACTGTAGACATGAAGAAAATTGCTGTGTATCATAGCAGCAAATATTATCAAATGGATGTATTTGTTCCTGTAACACATCTACACTTTACTAAAAATGTGATTGCAGTTACTGATTTAGTAGCTGATTACCTTAACTACGACGTTAGGGAGGAAACTGCATTTGGATTTATAAAAGAACATTTAAAATCAGTATCACAATTAGGGGACGATGTGTGCCCAGTTTCAATTAAGCTTAAATCAGATTGTGAAACTAAGGAGGTGTTAAATCTAATTTTTAAAATATAGTATCTAGTTAAAACTTTGTGGAAGACAAAAGTGTAGCTGGATACCATTTGGTATCTGGCTACTACTGGAGTTTATTGTGAATTTATGTTATAATTTTTATTAAAATTTTAGGAGGAAAAGAATATGTTTACACAAGATCAAATAAATAATAAAAAGGCACTTATTGGTAAGATTTCTAACGGGTATAAAATAGATAAAAACGATTTGATTATAGACACTGTAGTAATTACAATAGATAAAGATTTAGATGGAATAACGGCTATTACGGCAACAGGTACAGATTATACAAAAATGGCAAAAGACATAAAAGACAATTTAACAACAGATGCCATTATAAGCGTATTCGATTATGTAGGATACGATATAGATTATCCTGACGCAAGAAAGGCTCTAGACACATTTTTAAAGATAAAGGACTTAGTATTTAGCAACACAACTGATGATGTTTCATTCGGCCCAATTTCTGTTTCTATAGATGTATATCAAATATGTGATTAAGAATTAAGGAGGGATAATATGAAAATAAATAATATGTTACTAGTATTAAACATGATAGGTGTTGATATTGATAAGTTATACCGTATGATTTGGGATATAGTTCCTGATCATATTAAATTAGACATGAATATATCTTTAAATGGAATGTTTATGTCTTTGAGAGGGCTACAAGAGTATGATAGAGGGTATGTTGAAGATTTATTCTCTAAAATAGATTTTAAACAACTAGACACTCAATATGATGTAGCTATTGGAGTGTCTCCAATGAATGAGGATGGACCTACATTCTCAATTAGATATGACTATGAAACTCAAGAAGTATCTATTGAGGAAAAAGAAATAGACACTATTCTTGGAAAAGTTGTTATGACTGGTCAAAAAGAGAGTCAGTTTAATTCTGAAAAATGGAATTTAATCCATAAATTCAGAAACGGTCGTAGAGTTGTGACAATAGAAGTTGATGAGAACTATAGATATGTTGGCATAATTCCTAACATATTTATACAATCAGCATTAAAATATCTTGATGTTGATTTATCTATGAATGCTGTGACTAAAACATTAGAGACTATAATGGCCGGTCATAATAATCTTATGACTGTAGACCGTTATCAAATGTATATAACACAGTTAACTGCTCCATTTAGTCCAGCTAGACAACAAAATACTAGAATGATGTTTGGAGGTAGTAAGTTTGCAAATGCACAAAGTATACATGACGTTATCAATATGTATACAAATGTGCGTATCACTGTAAAAGACACTAATACATCAGACGTAGAATGGTTCTATTTCACATTTTTGCAATAGGAGGTGAATATGGATAGAGTAGAAAAGACTTTTGCTGCAATTTGCATAATAATGATATTAACTTTATTCGCTACCATAGGTGGAGTAATATATGCGAAGCAAGCTGAATACAGATATCTTAAAGACGAAATAGTTACTGTAGTCGATAAAGAATACAAGGCTGCGTATACTACAAGTGGTTTAAGACCCATGATGATTGGGAAAATTATGACTATGCAGCCATATGTCATTCATCATGCTGAAGAGTTTATTATATATGCCAAACTTGATAATGGCAAAGATATAGAAATAAACTCTTTCAAACTTGCCTATGATACCGTAAAACCAGGCAAGAGATATAAATGGATAGATTTAATACGGAAGTGGTAAAATAAATGGTGTTTATCGGAAACCCCGGTGAACACTTTTGTTACGAAAAAAAAATAGGGGGATAATATGAAAAAGAATTGGAAAACTATACTAGGGAGTGTATTAATAGTATTAGGAGCATTATTTATAGTTATGAATGCTACTGCTATTGAAAATAAATTGCTATCTGTATTCGATGAAGGAGAGTTTATAGCTGATGAATATAGAGTTACAGATAGACAGATATTGAGCATTGATGGTAAAACTGTCTATGCTATAACAGTAAAGCCATATGTTCCAGGAATTGAAACAGCTGGACAGACTTGGCTTATAGGAAAGGAAGACTTCTTTAAATATGAATTAGGTTCTATTATAGATGGAGAAGACTTCAAAAATATGAACAAGGAATAACTACAATATTCATGTTTAATATAACAAAGGGGGAATAAACATGAATAAACTATTTTTAACAGGACTTGCACTTTTAGCTACAGTAGCACTATTTAGAGTGTCAACTGAGCATGCGTATGCAAAAGTGGAAGTTCCTAAGAAGGAATTCGAGGTAGTTGATATAAAATATAATATACCAATCTACTTCGACAAAGGCGGAGCAATGGTGCTACTTCCTAATAATAAGGCTGTTATTCTCAACACACCAGATGAAGTTGATGAATATGCTAAAATTAAGGAAGCGGCTGTATTTAGCGAAACTTACGGTTCTGAAATAGGAAGTGTTTCTGATTTAACAGCAGATGCGTTTCTTATCAAATATAAAGAACTTGGAGGTAAGTTTCCTGTATATGACTTAGAAGACGGAGATATGTAGCATGGGTGTTAATAAGTATGTAAAAATATTAGTTGTACTTATGTGTATTTATCTACTAAAAGACCCGTTTGTATATATGATAACTGGGTCGGTAGAGAACATAATAAGTAATAATGGAGAATTTAGTAAATAAGCGGGAGTAGAAATACTTCCGCTTTACATTTAAAAATGAAAATTTAAGGAGGAAAAAAGTATGAAGAAAATGATGGTAGTTTTAATGATGGTTTTATCTATGGTAGCGTTTGGAAAAAGGGTAGTGGTGTCTTACGGTGAAGATAACTATAGTGGTATGAATGATGCGAACCCTACAGTATTGGTAGTTATGAATACTAATACTAAGAAGTATACTCTATTGAGAAATACAGTATCTCCACACGGTGGTACATTTGACATAGAACCTGGGGATGAAATACATGATAGCGATTTCAAAGTGTATATCGTAGGTTTTGATAATAAACACCCTGAAGGATATAATACTGGACTTAAGTCTATGATATATCTTAAACATAAAGGTAGAACTTATAAAGAAATAGATTATGGTACTTTAAAGAAAGTGTTAAATGAAATAGGATATAGCGAATATAATTATTAAGGAGGGTTTATGAAAGCCTATATAATTATTCTAGTATTTGTAATATTATTTATGTGGTTATGGAAACCTATGATAATCGCAGGAGTTATTAGGTATCTCCTAAGAAAATTATGTAGGTACTACATAGACCACAAAGAAGTTTGGGAGGGGGAATAACTCTCCCTCTTTTTTTTACAATAATACTTGTGTTATTTAGGAATAGAATAACTATATATGTTAAGCTGTTTCAAATAAACTATTTTAAAAAGGAGGATAAGAAATGTACAATAGACATAAGACATTTGAAGAATGCTTAGAAATGGATATTGAAAGTATTTTTAGTAGAGATAATTATGACGAAGTTGTATCTAGAGCATATGCATATAATCACAGTATGTACAAGATATTTAAAGTCAATATATATCACTACACTAATTATATAAATAAAAGTCCACTTGCATCTTGGTATTTTAAATACTTTGATATAGGGGGTCCGCTTAAACCATATATATCTATGAATAAATTTGATATATTACATCATGTGGACAGACTTAAACCTTATTTTAAGAAGTGGGCTGAAGCTATAATAACAGAGTGGTTTTTAACGTACGTTTATAATTATGGTTATAGCCATGACATTAATCATATAGCTGAATTTTTAAATAGAACTAGCTTGCCATTTTATATCACAAAAAGAGTAAATGAAGTTCAAGATATGACTGATATAGAGAGAGCTTTTGCTGTTATATTTGGAGTTTTATACGATACATTAGCAAGAGATGACATGAACGCATTTATAGATATAATAGTGGAGGTAGACGGATGTCTCAATTACTTAGGAGAACAGAAGGCTTTGAGTTAGGATTTATAAAATTAGACAGTAGACTTATCACAATATATGAAGATATAATTCATAATACGAATGAATCATATGATGTTGATAGGTTTTATGCAGTTATAGAAGACTGTTTAAATATACTTATAAATATAAAGAAAAATATAAGAATCATGATAAGAGACACTCTTACTGATAAATATTTGCAAATGTTTACAAAATTATTAACTATTTGCAATAGCGAAACTACTGGAGCATTGATAGAAATGGGAATACCTCAACGTATAATTGGTATATATAATAATAAAATGAATATACCAAGAATTCCGTATTATGCAGATAGCTTAATTCCAGCTATCATGGATATAGTTCCAGATAGTTCTGATAACGTTTGTGAATTTGTAAGAATGTTTAGCATACTCTATAGAGAATATTTCTATAGTGATGAACCAGAATTAGAAGAGTTTAAGATTCCATTATATTTATATTATCATATTAATAAAATGGATAAAGTAATAAGAACAGCTATATCTAATTGGATTAAGAGTAATTTAAAGCATGCTAGTCATCCATTAGATAATAACGATTTCTATTTAATAGACGTCTGTTATGAATTCTTTCTAACTACGATGCTCACACAAGTAGATATTAATTGGACTAATTTATACTTAGAGTTTCAATCTACAGTGTGTGGAGATTTTGCAAAGTATTACTTTAATGCATCGTTAGATGGATTGTGGCTGTTCGATGGAATGAGAGATAGAATAATAAATGATTTAGCAGAATGTACAGATGCATTAGTGAAAGAGTTCTATTATAATCCGTTATTATTAAGACTTATAATAGGAACTAAATCAAGATTATTCTATACATATAAAAATAAGTTTGGAGGGTATTATGAATGTTTTTGAAATGGCTGTAAATAAAGACCACAGTGTAACGGACGCATATAATGATTTATGGGCTATGACAAATGGATTTACGTTAATAAGCGTTGATGAATTAATAAAGCAACAACGCTGGTATTTATATAATAGTAAAAGTCTTACTACTACAAAGCTATTAGAATTCTTATGTATTGAGGGAAGACTTCCTATACACGACCCTGAGATATATAGAGCTATTTTTAGTAGAGACCAAAATTTATATAGAAATATGTTTGAGAATGCTATTCTTAATCTAATATGTTTCGATGTATTAAATTATGAAGTAGCTACTATAAATCCTATGGATATGAATTTCTTAGCTGGTATGGCTAAGAATAGACAAGAACTTGCAGATTATGTAGAGAATTCTATAGAAGTTTGGATTAGTAGAAATGAATGCATTAATAATATGAGTGCAGATATGTATGTGATTAGGGATAAGGTAACTGGACAAAAGCTATCGAAACCAGTAGATGAAGAGATTATGACTATAGTAAAAGAAGGATTTCTCACAAATGAGTTCGTAGTAAAACCAGATTATTATCCACTACATCTAATGCAAAATCCTACTTTACAGATGGATTTAATGTACTACTTAAGTGGTATTCATCAGCATTATAGTTCGATATTATATAATCATCCGTATTATTATGACGTTGCGGACTTTATAAACTCAATAGTATCGGACGTTGAGGATGGAATATATTTTGGAATATTAGAATACTTTTTAGATGATAATGAACGTAAGGTTGTATATGATGAAGAAATAGATGCAATTATATACGTTTATTTAACATTTAAAATGAAAAATCAGTAATCAATCATTTTGATTAAATATAAAAATTATGGAGGTAAAGATTATGAACAAAAAGGTTAAAGGATGGTTAGAATTGGTATTAGGTGTAGGAATTTCTATGAAAGGAGTGTATGACATTATTGATGGTTCTGTTGATGAAAGAATGGAAGAAGAAGCTCCTAAAGAATTAACTTCTAAATCTAAGTATGCTAATATGGAAGAAGTAGAAGTTGAAGAAGTAAAGGAGGAAGAGTAATATGAAAAGTATACCAGATTATGATTCTGAAATAGGATTATATTTAGACCCGTGGTATATCAACGGGTTTTTTGATGCAGTATATTACTTTTTAGAAGATGATACAATTAAATTTAACAAAGAACATCCAGAATTTGTCAAAGATATAAAAACTACATTAGATAATCTTAAAGAAGAGTTATTAGGTTATTATAAGGATGCTAAACCAGAAGAATATAGTACAATATTCAAAGCAAATGAAGTGGCTATAATGACTAAATATTCTACAGCTAAAGGAGTTTGTAAAATGTATCTAGATGAGGTATTGAAATCTAAAGAAGAGGAGAATTAGTATGCATTTTGATTACGAAGAAGGATTATATTTAACACCAGATTACCTTGATGAATTCTTTAAAGCAGTAAGTCATTTTGTAGATGATGAGAAAAGTCCTTATAATAAAAAGTATCCTTTGGAAGTAGCTCATACTAAAGAAACTATAGAAAATATTAAAAAGGAACTTTATGGCTATTATAAAGATTGTAAGAATACTAATGATGAACTTGAGGTGTTTAAAGCTAATAAAATTGAAATACTAGATAAGTATGATTCAGCTAAAGTATTAGCAAAACATTACGTATACGACCTACTTAAGTTTATTGAAGGAAAGGATGATGATAAATTATATGAAAGTTACTGTGCTAGCAAGCAAAACTAGATGTGTAAACTCCAATGTATTTGAATTCAGTATATTTTTCAAAACTTTAATGATAGCTACATGCAAAGAAGAAATATACGATGATGATTTAGATACTTTGGACTTTGCTCCAAAAATGACACTTGATGTATGGAATCATTATAGAAATGAATTAAGAGACAGAGTTATTCCAAATTTAATAAGTATAATATCAGATCATATATCATTAAATGATAATTTTACTGGAGTATTCTATGAAACATTAAAAGAGGATTATGAATAAGGGGGATTAATATGTTAAATGTTATAACTAAAAAATATATTATAAAACATACATTTGGAATAGATGATTTACATCTTTCAAGAGATGCTTTTATAGCAAATTATATGAGTACCATATATCCGTATCCTGAGAATGTAAAACCTGTTGCAATGTATTGGGGACGTATACAGTCTGATGAATATAATAATCATCCTGGGTATATAAGAGAGGCTGATATTTGGGATGATAATGATGAAGATTCTAATTGGAGTTCTGATAATGTTACTGTAAATAAACCTAGACCTGGAATACTGCTTAAGGAAGATGTTTATTACTTCATGTGGGACAGAGTGGCTTGGATAGTAACTAAAGAGATATATGATAGCTTAGATGACAATCATGTTTTAGTAGGAGATTTCTCAAAAGAATTATTTGATAAAAAGATGCCTACTAATGCTCGTGTTGTGGAGATAACTGTAGATGAGAATGAAAAATCTAATATATATGATATTATAAATGATGAAGAACAGTTAAAGAATATGAGTGAGGCTATAGACACATTAATATATGAAGATTTGAAAGTAGGAAGAGCTGGGTTTATAGAACCTCCACGTTATGCTATTATGGCTATCATGGACGAAATATTGTATAGACTTCCGTTTGTGGATATATGTAATGAAGATGATGAAATTGACATCTATGAAGCTATAGGACTTCCTGCTGATTTTAGCTGTTATGAGCTACCTAATTATATCATATTAGGATTTAAGAATATAGTATGGGAACTACTTTTAAATCATGGATATGTTGATTATGGAACATCTCTAGATTATGCATGGTTAGAAGATGATGGAATGTATGCTTTAGCAGCTCTTAGATGGGAAGCATTATCAGCAGAATATAATGGTAATAAATTATATGCATTTGATGGAAAGATAGCAAATTACCATAAAACTGAAGAGGAGTAATTTAAATGGCTAGATATTTGACATTATACAAAGGTAATAATAGAAATAACATAATTAAAGATGACCCAGATTTGTTTCTATTACACGTGTATTATCATAAAGTGTTAAATAAACTATATGTTCTTTATAAGCGTTATAGTAATGGAGAAAAGATTTTACACGTTATAGATAATCCATATGTTCCAATATATCTAGCAAAATCAAATCTTAAAGAATCACAAGAAAGCATCCCGGTTGAATCAGCACATTGTTATATAGTGCCTTATAAAGATAAAGCTAAAGAAGCGGTATCTTTATTATTCGATGCGAAGCTTCAACGCTACAAGGATGAATGGGGATTATGGGTAGAGAAGGCAATCTACCCAGACATTCCTTATAAAGCAGAGGGATTACACCCACGTTTATTTTTATATGATATTCCAATAGAGCAATTATGTTATATGGAATACGGATTAAATCATATGGCTAAACATGGAGATTTGATATATGAAGAAGTTCCTATTCCAGACATTGATTATGCTTCATTCGACATAGAAACTAATGTTAATGAGAATGGGGAATGGATTATAAATACCAATACGTTTGTAGATGAGAAATCTAAAACTGCTTATATTGATTTTTTAAGGTCTGATAAATATGCTAGACAAAATGAAATAATAGAAAATCCAGATAAATTTAAGAATGCTGTTAAAGAAGCTATGCGTGATATGATTGCAAACTGTTCTTTATCTGGGAAATCTAAAGACAGTGTACAGAAGTTATGTACAGAATTCATAGATAATTTAAATATAAATGTAAGATGGTTTGATAGAGAAGAAGACTTGATTACAAATACTACGAAAACTATGTTTACAGATTTTCAACCAGATATACTTATGGCATATAATACTACATACGACGTCGGAATGTTTGATAGACGTATTAATGCATTAAATCTTCCTAAAGGAACATTTAATCAAAGAAGTATTGGAGCTGAAAATACAGAGCCTCCTCTTCATTTAGAAATACTTGAGAATGGGGAGTTTAAGGGAGACACTATAGTTCCTACTAAGCGTGTGGTGTATCTTAATAATATAAGTCATACTGTGATATCTGATTTACAAACTTGTTATTATAGTAATCGTAGTCAACTTCAACCAGAAAACTTTAAATTGAATACTCTTGCAGAAAGTGTATTAGGATTTGGTAAATATGATTTCACTCATATTACACCAGATATTACAAAACTTGCTGAAACAGACTTCTGGTTCCATAGTATATACGCTCTAATAGACAGTATTTTGCTTGTGCTTATAAATCATATTGGAAGTGAATTTACATCTAAACTTAACTTCTGTATGAGTAGTAAAACAAATCTAGAAGCTACAGCACAGTCTAATACGGCCACAACACGTGGAATGCAAGTAGGAGAAATAGTAGCAGGACATCTTCCAGCTGTAAATATAAATGCAATACTTAAGAATTTATCTAGAGAAGATGTCAAACGTATGGAGGATTTACTCGACGTTGAGTTTATGCCTTTATACGAAAATATTTTACATAAACCGTCCTTTGGAGGAGGTATCGTAGCAGATACAAATTTATATGGATTTAATTTTAATGATAGTACCTATAGTGACCATTATCTCTGGAAAGAAGCTGTATTAACATTATTCAGAAGAATGACATCATTGGCGTACGAAGATTTAAAATCACATTATCCCACTACAATTACAACTAGAAATCAATCCAAAGGAACATTGTATGGAAAGATCACAGATATATGGTATATGAATACTACATTGGCAACTATTTATGATAATAAAGATAGTAAGAAGAAATACGCTAACTTTGGTTCTGTAAATATGAGTATTATAAATAGAGATGTAGTTGCATATGGACATATCTGTAATGGACTACCAAACTTAACAGAAATAATAGAAAAAACATTAGTACTTGATAGTATTCCTAAGTTTACAAAGAAACAAGAAATAAAATGTAATTGTGAACTTACAAAAGAACAGCAAGACTTCTGTAAGATACTTAAGACTATAAATACAAATGTTCTTACAGATAGTGAAGAGGGATATCAAGTTAGTGATACAGGAATGTTTTTAGTGAATGATGGAGTTATAAATTATAAAGGAACAGGAGTTAAATATAAATATTTATTACCAATGATACTTCCTATTATAAATTATAATGAAATGCTTTATGGAGAAATAGTAAAGAACGAATTATATATAGATAATAATTATATTAATAAGTGTAATAATCCATTATGGGAAGTTGATAGTACGTGGAGTGAGTGGCATAAAGTTCCGTATCAAGAATGGTGTAATATGCTAGATAACAGTGGCGTATTCTCATACGAACTTAAATTAGTAGATGATATTAAAGTGAATGCTAATAAAAACTTATTCTACTATCCGTGGCCTCATTGGAATAAACAAGGTAGAGATATAGAAGTGGTTCCTATATATAGATTTAAGCATGAAGACCACACTACTAAACTTATTTTTATGTATAATATAACAAATAAGACTGACACTATTTCTGTAAACATAGAGCAATATATGCAAGTATTAAAATATTAAGGAGGAATATTATGTCAATAGGATTAGCATCTGTTTTAATTGAAAAAGATTTGGACGACTTTGTTGATAGTCCGATGAAGTCAATAAGTAAAGTTATGACTGAAACTTCAACTGAAGTAAGTATATTAAAGAGATATATTGAATCATTAGAAAAAGAAATGGCAGAGTTAAGACAAGAGAACAAAGATTTAAGAGACCAAATGATTATGCTTATGACTACTGTAAAAACGCTAGAACACTGCCTTGACGATTCTAGAGGAAAAGGAGAATAATATGAATATAAGAGAATTTATAGAAAAAAGTTTTTCAACAAAGTTTTCACTTCCAGTTAATCCATTACTTAAAAAAGACATCACACAAATAGCTGATATGATAAGAGAGAATTTTATTGTACCAGATTATCTAAGTGAAGAGCTAGAAAAAAGAGTACGTTTAGCAGTATTGAATACAGCTCTATATGATAAGTTTGCAAAAAGTTCATATGCAGAATTAACAGACGTTGCAGATATGCTTGATATAGTGTATCTTCCAGGTATTAAATATAAAGATAAAATAGGAGATGAAAATAAATGATATTCTTGTACTGTTTAGGACTTATATGGTCTGTACTTGGAGTTGTATGGGGAGTTATCGCAATATTTAGATGCTGGACAGAATTACATTCAAATATGCAAAGATTGATAGCTGTACCATTAACACTAGCATTTACGTATACTCTGATACGTTTGTGTATGCATTTTTGGGGTAAATTATAAAGGAGGAAGTTATGATAGGAAAGATATTAAAAGATACCTTAATATATGAAGCTAAGATGGCAGGAAGTAGAACTCTTCATCATATAGGAACTCATAAAATTCCTTATATAGGAAAGAACGGACTTATGGCAGAATTAGTATACAGCTCAAGATTTATTCCTGGGTATATTGCGGAAAGAGTGAGTGCTAATAAAAACTTATTTAAATTATTATTCTAGGAGAAAGATATGAGAATTCAGAAGTTTATATATGGTAATATTAGCTTTACTACAACTGGAGACTTATATACTGATAAAATGTCAGAGTTGCTAGATAAAGTTATGAAAGCTATACGTACTAACATAACAGAAGCGTTTGTAGATGTGAAAGCTCAAGCTAGAGTTAGTACTAATAAAAATGGAGAAAGTACTATATATTTCTATGTTCGTTATGAAGACGTTGATAGGAATAGAGAAGTGTATGATGTAATTAAAGGTACATTAGATAAAGAGTGTAAGAAAATATATGATGATGCTGTTGCGGCAGCTGCCAGTGCTGGAAGTTCTTCTGGAAGCTCTGGAGGAAGTGGAGGATTTGGAGCTGTTCCAGTAGGAGGCTCAAGTGGGGGTACTTCTCCCACTCCTCCATCACCGCCTAGTACAGGATTTTCAGGTGTAGTGCCAGTAGGAGGAGGTTCTTCTAGTGGTACTTCTGGTACTACGACACCTACTGTTCCTACAGGTACTATTACTGGTAATTTAGTAGCAGATTACTCTATAGTAAGATATACAGCTGAAACTATATGGTCTGATATGATTGAAGACCCTATGTGCGAAGTTAGACTTAAAGATAGAGTTACATATAATGTAAATGAAACTGGTAGCTGTTCTATGTCTGTAAATAATGCTCCTATAGTATGGAGTAAGAATAAAATGGAACTTATCCGTAAAACAGTAGATGTAATGTGTAATCATTTTATGGATAGTCCAGAAGTTCAATCAGATTATGAAACACTATCATTCACTATGAATATATTAGATTGGACTAAAAGCTTTTCAGAAAAAGATATGGAGCATAAAGATTGGTGTGTTAAATATTTCATTAATCAATTAAAAGAACTTAATCATGATTATGATGATATATTTAATATGGACATAAAAATAAATGATGATTATAACGCTACAAACGGTACTATTACAGGAGTTATAAAAGTTCCTGGTGCAATATCAGACCAAGGATTACAACGTCGTATAGAAGATATTAGACGTGCTAGACAGGCTATTAAGATAAAAGATAGAACAGAAGATACTAAATATAGACTATTAGATATTGATATAGCATTTAGTAATGGAAAGACTCTTGAATATAGAACTGATGCTAATGCTCCATCTATGAGTAAGTTCTTCTATAAAAAAGATGGACAAGCTGGAACTCCATCTACTGGTAAACTTAGTGATAAGTTAGCTGGAGGATTAGGAACTGGAAGCGGGGGTTCTGGTAAAGGGTTTGGTAAATTTAAAAAGGCAGCTGACGCTAGAAAGGCGGCTGAAGCTAAAGAGAAACCAAAGAAAAAATGGATGAAAGGCTTAAAGCTTGGTTAGGAGAAATATATGAATAATGAGCCATTATTAGTTGTGATGCTGTGTATTGTAGTGTTAGGAGTTATATTAGTACAAGCGATGTGGATAATAGTTCATTCATTGATGGAAATATTTAAAAATGTTAGATATGGAAAAGTAGAAATGTATCATGTGTTTATAGTTATATTTGGACTATATGCAGAAATACAGGGATTTAAAATAATAATAAGTTTATTTACAAGATTTATAAAATAGGAGGTAAAGAATATGTGTAGTATAACAGTTCCAGCAACTCTGATAAGGAGTATATTCTATGTATCTATATCATTAGTAATAGTATACATATTTATATTATTCATCAAAACTTTAATAGAAGGAATAATTAATAGTACAAAATCTAAAGAATGGAATTGGGTTTTATGCTTTATAGTATTCCTAATGATTACATGTGGTATAATAATATGTTTACTTGCTAAGATTGCAACAGAATTAGGATGGTTAAAAATAGTTTACATTTAGGAGTATTATGGATAAACAGGAATTATTCCAAACAGGAACAGGACTTATAGTGATAGGTGTGTATATATTTATAGCACATACTGTCGTATTACCAAGTTTCTTTAAACACATTTCAGAATCACTATATCACACATTAGAAACATGTGTTTTGATATTCGATATTGCTGTTTTAGCCTTAGGTATCGGAATGATACTATTTGGCTTTATGGCGTAAATAAAAGACTTCCCCCTCTTTATTGAGGGGGTTTCTTTTTTTATCTGCTATAATAATCTGTTCCTTTATCTAATTCTGATAACTTAAGTCTATTTGCTTGTACTTCTGTATTTATATACCAAGCAAACTCTTTTACATTATCTTTAGTTATAGGTCTATTAAACCAAAATGTGTGTAGATAAGAAGCATGTTTCCAATATGCTGTAAATCCACTTTCTACTACCTGGAATAACTTGTCCATAGTAAGAGCAATCATTCCAACTGGGCTATACTTAAAACTATTAGGTAAGACTTGTGCTCCAGTAAGTCCGTCTATTTCATACCAATACATATATTTAGGAGCTTTTTCTCTAGAAAGCTCTTTCTTAGTTTCTCTATATACTGGCTTAGCTTCTGGTACATTATACTCTACCACTGTTTTACTTCTAAGATTATTAGTATTTGTTTTTATTTCAGCTTCAAAATTATTTGGAGCTTCTACTGGTGCTACTACTTCTTCAGGTGCACCTTCTAATATTTCATCAACTTCTTCATCAACTGTATTTGGTTTTGCTTTACCCATGATTAATACCTCCTATATATTTATCTCTTGATTTTCTCTTCTATCTAATTCTTCTCTAGCTATCTTAGCCATCTCTAATATTTCCATTAATTTTTGTATTACTTCCATTTATTTTTTTAACCCCCTTTGCCATACGCTACCATTAGTATCTCTATTAAGTTCTCTGTATATAAGGTCTAATACAAGTAATATCATAGGTATACCAATGTAGTCATCTATATTATCCTTATCTACCATAAGCTTATGTAATTCTTTTACATTGTTACAAATGTATTCTATATCATTTTCCATGAATTTATCTAAGAACTTTGTGATGACTGGATGCATTAATTGATATGTAACATGACATGATTTAAGTGTAGGGTCTATAAACGATGCTGTGTTAAGCATATCTACTAACGTTATTCCAGTATTAAACATAGTAGTAAGAATCAAATGGTCGCTTCTTTCTCTTAAATAAAACTTTATAGAATAGCTATATTGTGGAATATAGTTATCATTATATTCATCATTAATCAGATTTCTTAAATTAAGACTATAATCAAATATAACTGCTCCAGGAGTAGTAACTAGCATTTCATCTCCCTTAGGAGGATTTTCGCTATTAAGCTTAAAGTCTTTATTTAATAACTTTTCATATATACAAGTTTTATAATTTATAAGAGTTCTATCAAACCCGTATGTATTAGTTAAGAATAATGTATTCTTATCGTATCCAAACTTAAATATATTTTTATTTTGTTGCATCAAATCATTTGCGTAGTGATTAAATACGAACTGAGCATGATTATATATTTCAGCAGTATTATCTTTAGCATACGTTCCTATATCTCCTATAGTAGGACTAAATCCAAGTATGTCATATTCTACGCTATAAAAAGCTTCTACATATTGGCTTTGTAATTCGTCTATAACAGCAAGTAAGTTATTATTAAGATTAGCTTGGTTTTCTGGAAGTATACATTGCATTCCAGTTCCAACTTTAGATGCATCAAATATAAATCTATTTACTATTCTTTCTTCTAATCCTTGAATATCAAATATAGTACTTTCACTATATTCTATTAAAAACGCATCTCTATCTATAAGTTTGATTGGCATTACCTTTGTTATTTTAAAAGGCTTTGCTAAATTTTGATGAGATAATAATACGATATGGTCATTTTCTTTAGGTACGATAGTATTAGGAAGAACGATACTTTGCTTCATAGTTAAATTTATACTAAGAGCTCTCTCACTATCTTTTCCTCTATCGTCTATTTCTGTTTCATCTCCGCGACCATATAGAGAGAAACTACTTACCTTATCGAATCTCATAGTCTTTTTATAATCCTGTGTTAAGTTCAATACAGCTGTATAAGTAGTTTCATTTTCATTTATACTGTAATAATCAACTGTAATAGCTCCTTGATTTATCAGTCTTGTAAAAGGACTGTTGAGCATATTCTTATTGACTAATCCAGTAAGTAATTCTTGTGCTTCTTTAGTAGGTCTAGAGCTAGCTGGTGCTAAGTTCTTATCTACTATAGTAGGCTGTAATCCACTAATCCTCGAAACCTTTGGCAATCATACCAGCTCCTTTCTTTAATGCGTCTCCTCCTCTAAGTTTGTTAGCAACTCTTACTATACTTTCTCCATCTTCTACGATGCTATAAGTAGTCATAAGAAGTCCTTGAACGAAACCTTGATAATTATCTGCAAGCACTCCTAATATATTATGGTAGCTTCCTAAGAATGCGTGCAATGCATCTTCTTCTGACCTAAAATTAGGTATTTCATTCTTTATATCTTTATCAGATACTTCACCAGGAGTAGTAGGTTCTTCCATCTGTAATTGAGCTCCTCCCGCTCCAGCTCCTACGTTCATTGATTTTTCAGCATCCTTTGCAGCAGCTTCTTCTTGTTTAGTCTTTTCAGCAAGACCTCTTCCTTTTTCAATATCATTCTCTCTAGCTTTCTTTACTAAGAACTCCATACCTTTCTTAATTACATTAAGAGTCTTATCTATAGATTTCTTAGCATTAGTTCCTCCAGTACGCATAGTTTTAGTAAGTAACGAACTTCCTTCTGTACCTCTTCCAAGATAATTAAATACTTGAGTACAGTAATCACTGGCTTCTTTCTCTTTACTTTGTCCTCTTATCCAAGCAACAAATTTATCTCTTTCATTTGCTTCAAATGTAATTTCAACTGGGTCAAATCCTTTAAGTAATGTTTCCACTATTGTGGCAGAACTGTTATTACTTTTTAAGAATCTATTTAGTTTATTCTTGTTTCCAAGTCCAAACATATTAGAGCCTCCATCTGCTAATGCAGAGAAAGGAAGTATAGCTCCATCTTTAACGACTCCTATACCGCTTTTAATAGCCTTTACTAAGTTAAGCGTAAATATATGTTTAGCATTATTACCCATGCTCTTAAATCTATTAAGAGTGTTTTCTAAACGTGAATATCTATTCTTATACATTACTTTAGTAAGTACTAATGCAGCATTATATCTTGCAAGTATAATGTTATTTATTTCAGCAGCTCTTCCAATGATTTTCATTCTTTCTTCAGTATTTTCTACATTATTCAATACTTGTCCAAGTTGTTCTATAGAAACTAAGTTTACTCCATTAGGAATATTTCCACTAGAGTTTAATATAATTCTATCATTAGCTTGATTAGTCACAACTTTACCAGTATGAACATCTAGTCCACACATATCTTTTACATACTCATCCCAAGATTTAATATACTTCAAACATTGAGCCATTCCCTCCCAATCTATATTATATAGCTTGATAGTAACTTTACCCATACGATTTATCTGTTCTGCTCCTCCAAGGTTTACAAGTTCATTCATCTGTTCCCCAAGTAGAATAAACCTTTTATCGTACTTCATAAGTTTAGCCCACATATTCTTTAAGTTCTGTCCCATCTTTTGAAAGTTCTGTAATAGCTTTGGATATAAATCACGCCATTGAGATTGAGCCATTTTGATACCAGACTTAATAGCACCTTTTGCCATCTTAGCTGCTCCAACAGTTCCTCTTACTCCAGCTGCTACTCCCTTAAAAGCCATAGCTACAGCTCCGTCTTCTAGTCCAACATCAAATGGAGGCTCTATACTTTCAATAGAACTATAGTAGTCTTCTAATGACGAGTTGTTCTTATACGTCTCCATATCCATACCAGATATATTTATTTTAGGCATTTCTTCAACCTCCTTTTATTGTTTATAGTATAACAGGGGGTTGTTTTTAATAAAAAAGATAAGCAAAAATTAGCTATATATAATAAAGTATACAAATAAAATAATAATATTGGTCCCCCATCACGACATACATTAAAGATGGGATAAGGATGAGCACTGTAGGAGGTGATTAGTATGTCATTAGGATTATCATTAAGAGGAAGAATAGAAAATTTAGATGTTTTAGCTATTTATGCGAGACACCAACAAGATCACAAAGAAATTATAAATAATAGAGAAGATATCCTTAAGAAAGAAGGAAGATCTTCTGATATTCTTTGGAAAGTATATATAGATATTAACCTAGGAATAGGTGAAGGATTTATATATACATCAGAAGAAAGAGACCTATATCTAGTATGGTATAGAGAACTTTGGATGAATTAAAAAAAATAGAAATAACAGGACTTCGCATCTTGTTATTTTTTTTGTATTAGGCGTAAATAAATGCACTATCCTAATACTATAATTAGCATCAGGATAACTATATATTATTAAGGTGTAGTAGTAGATAAATCATATCCGAAAGGAGGTGATATTATGAGTTTATATTTATTAGATATGGACAAATTGGCCATTGATTTAAGAAAAGAATCTGTCTTGAAACACTTTAATAAACAAGACAGAATCAAAATCGGTAATCTTTGTAATAATTTGATTCGTTATAATAAAAACGGTAAACCTGAACTAAATTTGGATTATATCCAAAAATTTAAAGATAGTAACCGTGATTTATTCGATTCTGTTATTAGAAAGACCAATACCAGAATTATTAATTAGCTACATCATAATACACACCAAACTATCTACTACTACGTGTAAAAAAAGAAAGGGCTTCTTTTTTTACATTAATTGTTGTTATGTAATTGTTATCAGACAACGACCTGTTTAATATAATATAAAAAGGAGAGATGATAAATGGCTACACAACAACTATCGCAAATAAAAGATAAGCTTATGTATATTGATAGATATATGAAAGCTGGACGTTTTACTTTTAGTTTACTTACAGCGGATAATAAAGATTTAGCTACTATGCATGAACTTATACTGGATTATGGTACAGATGATAATGGAACTGCGTATGGGTCTAAGAATGGGTTTCCTACTAATGCAGATGGAACTATAAAGATTCCAAGACCGTCTATATTTGTAATAAATGAAAAAGGTGAAAGAGTTAATATAGAAACAGAGTCTGCATTACAAATAAGAAAGTTCTTAGATAACTTCTTTGAAGTGAGTACTAATAGAACTAAGTTTGGAGAACCATCTATGTGGCTTAAGCTTATAGCTAATGATGATGGTACTACTACGTATGGAGAAGATAATACTAGAAAGTTTTATGAATATACTGTTGCGAATAAAGACCAGCTACATCCATATATATTACAGACATTTAAAGATGGTAAAAGAGATATCCTTATACCGTTTATGACTGCTAATCACGTATTCTATGATGTATCTAAGATAATAGCTGGAGAAAAGATACGTACAATAGAAGATACTTTTAAATTACTTCATACTATGATAAATACTATTGGAGATAATATAAAGTTTAATATCAGTACTATAGAAGCAAGAATGAATGATACTATGAATATGCTTAAAGAGAAGTCTGATATACAAGATAGAGCCATAGCTGCTTTACAGCAAAATATAAATGATATGGGAAGTTATTATTTAGAAGTTTCTAATAAGCTTACTAATATAATAGAGAAAGTAGGGAAATCTTTTATTAAAAAACCATACTTCGTTAAAAGAGGAGAGATACTTCGTATAAAGTTTAATCCAGCTAAGAAAGGATTTAAACCAGCTATAGATACATTTGAACGTGCTGCGGATATATATAGCAGCTGTCTATTCATCACAGGACAAATAGGAACAGCAGAAATATTCGTAGAAATAGGTCCAGGTTCTCATATAGGATTTGACAAGATTGCTTTTTTTATGGATAAAAATACATCACATGAATTTAGTCAACCTAATATGCGTATAGCACAAGTAGGTACAGCTATGCCTGATAATATAATATCATTTGCAGAACAAAGTGCTACTGGAGAATATATAATACAATTCAATTACGATATAGGTATAAATGTATGGACTAAATATATAGATTATATGGAAATAGATACAGATATACCTGAAGAAGAATCTAAGCGTATAATGGCCAATGTTCAAGCTAATAGGAGTAGAATGAATGATATTGGAGTATTGCCAGTTTATAATAGCGTAGTATGCAGAACATCTACGACATATTTAACAAAAGGACTTGCACTTGGAGATAATTGTATATTAGTAGCTGGAGACCACAAATATAATAATTTAACTAATTTTGACTATTCTGAGAATGCTGATTTTAGATGGACTCCATACACAGCATATACTCCAGTAAGAGAACAGCTTATAATTAATACAGATAATATTCTTTACAATGCTTTCAATAAGACACTTGAAGTTAGTTGTGGATATTGGAGACCAGGTATAAGCTTTGATATAATGGTATACAGACCAAGTTCACCAGGAACTAGAGTAGTTACTACAGAAAGCCCATCTGGTATATTCAAGACTAAGACTAAAGTAAAATTAGATAGCTCAGAAGTAGCAAGAGGTATAATGAGCATAGAAACAAACTTCGCTTCTTTAGCAGTAGAAGAAGGATGGATTTATGATATAATAGCTACTGCACCAGGATATAAAACATCAAACGTGACAAGAGGTACATTTAGATTTAAGAGATAAGGAGGATTAACTTATGGAATATAGAGTAGCTGTAGTGATACAGCCAAAGAATACTACAGACTTAGCTGGTACTATTGTATTTGGAGAACATATTAAAGATTTGGGTACTGTATTATGTATGGTGACACCTGAACACGATGTTATTCCATTTGCGGATAATGACCAACCAAAGATAGATAGAATGATAAAGAATATTTTAACAGAGGGAGATTTCCCTACATTATCAGATGAGCAATATATGAAGAATAGTACAAGCTTACCTCCATTTGAGTTAAGTGGAGACCCATCTATAATGATAGTAAAGAAAGGCGGAGAATCATTCGTTCATAACGATATAGAAAAGTATGTGGAAACTCTTAATAAGGTTTCTGAAAATGTAGAACCTTATGTAATGCATACTAAATATGAAAATGTAGATAGAATAAATATGCCTTATCTTACAGACGAAGTGGTATTCTGGAGATATAAAGAAAATATTTATAATGAAAACAAATATCATTCTTTAGAAACTCAAATAAGATATCTATTAGATGTAGTTTGTAAAGAATATGCTGATGATACAGACAGATTTATAAATATAGTAAATAAGTTTTATGCTTGTGGTTGTGACCCTAAGATATTAAATTGGCATAAGCTTAATTTATCTCAAATCAATAGAGATGATAAGCTTATAAGATTATTTGGGGAACTTTCTGATAAAAGACATAATATAGAAAATATAGAAGACACTCTTAATGGACTTAAAGATGACATTACTGAGGGATGTTATATACAACGTATGCGTCTAGATAGAGGCGGAGATAGATTTGTAAATATCAAAATCTATAGTAATTTCAAATTCCCTAGAATAAGAGGTATCGTGCTTGGATATGACGGAAGTAACGTGTGTGCTGCAAGATTTGACGCTACATCTAAAAATGGTATACCATTATACGTAGCTGTAGATACTTGGGTAGGAAATGGAGATAATCCTCCTATTATAATAGCACCATCAGATAGTTTGTATACTATGACAGTAGATACAAGAGCTCAATTTTTTCTTATAACTGATATACCAGAATGTGTATATGAAGTATTGGACCAAATGAGATTTACTATGGAAGAAGCTATGGCTACTCCATTATCTACGCAATTTAATGGAGACTTCATAAAGAATGCTAAAGATACTCTTCTTTATAATATAGGAGAAAATACAGTAGTAGCTCAAAAGCTTTCTATAGTAGGAACATTAGAAGAAGATTTAAGAGAATCATATATGACTTCGTACAGAGTATCTCACAGACTTCCTCAGCTTATAGATGATATAGATGATGAAGAAATGTTTATAATCGGAGATATGGAAGATATCAACTATGAACAGCTTATAAACTTCAGAGTATATGATAACTCAAATAATGGAAATACTATACTTGATAAGACTGTTACTTATAAAGAATATTTAGCTATGGCTGGAGGATTCCCATTTAGATATCCTACTGTATATGATGATGGAATAGATTACACTGTAGAAACTACGTTCGTTAAAAGAGACGGACATCAAATACCGAATACGATTACATATACAGTACATACTAGAGTTCCTAGAAGTGGTAACGCAGGAGTAGTAACGCATGATTTAGAAAATAATAAAGAGCAAGTACATTTAGTAAAAGCAGATGGAACTATGTTTGAGTATGGAACTGTAGTAAAAACTATAGTGTTGAATGGAAATGGTTCTAAAGTATATGATGGTACTGTTAAAGTTACTTCAAATGATATTGATAATGGATATGTAAATCTTCCTTGTATCAATAGTCTTTCTGGAACTATTACTATTAACATTCAATTAAAAGAGCCAAATAAATTCCAATCTAATAATCAAACTATAAATATAGATATGAGTAAGATACTTCCAGCTGCTAATTATGATATTACTGCTATGGAGTTATGGAAAGACGGTAATATGTATATCAATAAGAATACTATTCTTAGACAGCTTATACAAACTGCTGGGATAACTGGAGGAGCTTGGTATACAGATATAGATAGATATTATAGTGAATATCCAGTGTCATTTGGACTTAAATATAATTGTGGTGCTCCTAAAGTAGAAATAACTACTAGAATAATCGGAGTTCCAAATATGGCTGATTTATCTTGGACTAAGACTATAGAAAGAAGTTTAAACGAAATCAATGTTAATGGTATTATAAAGAATAGTGCTACTATACTTGATAATGAGTTTAATACTCTTCCTTATAATTATCATTATGATAGATACCTAAGATTTAACCACTACGATACAGACGGAATTAATTCATTTACACATAATAACCCAGACGTTATAGTTCCATATGGAGGCAGTTATGAATTTACTATAAAATCATTTGATGCTTTTGGTAGTGTCAGAAAGACTGTTACGTATAATGTACCGTCTATATTTGATGAGAAACTAACTCATACTTCTATAATAGAAGATGATATATGGAATGATTTCTTTGAAACTGTAGCTACTGAAGATAATATGATATCTAACTTAAAGCTTAATGTTGGAACTAAATATGCACATATGGAATGTATACTTATGATGGAACTTGAGGATAATATTCCTAATGAAAATACTAAGTTATATTCGTTCTATGTAAATGAACACGGTATGGTTACATCTAATCCTACTACAAATTATGACCCATTAAACAGACAGCTTGATAAATACATATTATATGATGCAAGTGACTTGGAAAATATACTAAGTAGACAAAACTTCACTTTATGGATACGTCCAAAGAATGACACTAATCCATTATTTGCAGACTGGTATAGAGGAAGAGTTAATAATACATTCCAAAGATTAGATAAAGTGATTACTAGAGCAGTTCCTAAGGAAATAGGAATAAATAAACTTGTGTCTAGAGTTTATATGCCTCCGTATATAAACTATATAGATGACGAATTATTAGAAATAACATTTACTACAAATGTTCCTAATAATAAGAAGAATGATTTTGAAATTACTGTAGATGTTATTAATGTAGACGATAATGAAATACTTACTACAAGTACAGCTACAGTAGCAGAATGGGAATTACTTAATAATAGAATAGCGTACGATAAGCTTAAATTCCCTAGAACTGTTAATAATTATAAAGTAGTGGCTACTATGAAGAATAAGACAGACGCTACTTGGACTAGTGCTAATGTTAAAAAAGAAGATACTGTCACTGTAGAACGTACTGAACAACCATGGTTTAGCAATGCTCATTTAGACGTAATACCATTAGTAAACTTAGACATAAGACAAAATCCAGGAGCATCGTTTCCATTAGGTACTACATTCTGGGTACGTATTGAAAATGATGATGGAGATATGTTATTTGAATATAATGGAAAGATAGATGCTGGGGATATATACGATGGCTATCATAGAATATATGTTCCAGATAAACCAGAGGGTGTATTTACTCTTTCGGTTATAGCAAGAGAACCGAATAAGTACCAAAGTCTTATATTCAGAAGTTCTGCAGAATTTATAGATAATATTCGTTATGCGAAAGTATTGTATGATGATAGTAAAGATTTATCATTAATCAAATACGAACTTAATCAAGGACTTTCAGAAGACTCTATAGCATATATAGAAAAGCTTATAAGAAGAAATCATCCTACTAGAAAAGTTTCTAAAGTTACTACTATAACTAAAGGTGAAAATCCTGTTTCTACAGATTACACATCTTTAAGTGATTTGAAGACTATTTCTTTACCAACTGATATTACTATTAAAATAGAATTAGCTGAGAAAGTAGCTGGGGATTATCCTTATATAGATGTATTCTTTGATGGAGCTACTGCATCTAATATTCCGTTAGATGAACATGGAAAAGTTTTAAATGAAGCTCTTGTTAATTGGAGAAATGACTATAAGTGGCAATGGGATTTAGATATATTCAATAGAGGATTTGATGTAGAAGAAAAGGATGCTGATGGACATGTGTTGACTAATACTCATTTTAATACGTTAAATGAGCTTAAGACAGCTACATTCAGTAATACTAACTACAAGTCAATTAAATTAACTGGTGTTCAAAATAGACCTGCTACTAAAGATTTATACTTTAAATCTAAAGATAAAACTATGGTAGATTTTGATATGCAAGTTAAAAGAAGTCCAGAATATAATGAAACTACTGGTCAATATAAGTATAAGATTACAAATACTAGAGAACGTAATGAGAACGACTTAAGAAATATGGCTAATGCTATAGCACGTTTAGTAAGAATATCTAACTCTGATTATGTTCTTAATACATTGGAATCTCCTAATGGTGATGTTATATGGACTTATGGTTCTGGAGCTTCTAATAATTTTGATAGATGGAAAGATGGAGAGTTTGATAATGGTAATTTAATGATATCTGTAAGACAGGATAACGTTATTACACTTAATATGGCTTTTAAGTTTCCACAATACCCTGAATTAAATTTCACTTCTACTCAAATGCTACATAGTACTAGAATAGGAGATGTTGTTAAATATGGAAGAATACGTGAGCTTACTAATAGATACAGACATATGAACTATTACGATGAAGTTCAATGGACTGATACTCATACTAAAGTAACGTTGCAGAATAACACCGGGGGATGGGACGTAATACACGATTATAATCAAATATATGGAGCTGGCGAATTAGATTTTACAGCCATATCTGTAAGCGAAGAACATGACCCAACTGGTGATAGTGATAATATATATGCTGGTTATGCGATATGGACTGAATTTACTGTAGATAGAGAAGTGTATAACTTTGAAGTTACTACTAAGTTTACAAAGTTAAGTTTAGTTGACAGTAGATTAAGAAATCATACTATGGTTCAATTCAATCTAACTGGAGCTACCATAGATAAAAACTCAACTGCATTTTCTGATAAATCTAAGGTGTTTGTATACGAAGATAATGGTGCTATACCACTAGCTAACGCTACAACTCCAGCAAAGTTATTTTATGTATACGTTCCTAATAATGGAATAATAAATCAGATGGTAGACATAAGTAAGTTTACTAAAGATACTGGTAAAGTTTTAGATAAATATGAATACACTACAAGTGGATTTAATCAATATTCTGGTAATGAAACTACAGCACCATTTACCGGAGCTACTTTTGGTAGTCCTATCGCATATCAATCTGGATATAGTAGTGCAAAGTATATCAACATTACATTCAAAGATGATATAGTACTGCAACCAAAAGTAGTAAGTATGGTCACTACTAGACAGTTTGATGGAGATGTTGTTTTATATCGTGATAAAAATAATGAAATGGCATTATGTTATCCGATGCAAACTATAGACTCTACTACAGACGACCCAAATGCTCTTATGTTTAAGATAGCTACGTATATTTTAACTCATTATAGATATCATGTTGAGTATCTTATTTATGGTGATGAAACATCTAAATATAATACAAATGACATCACACCATATAACTTATTCGTCTATTTAGAATATCCCACTTTAATACCTAAAGATATTAAAGCTACCACTGTAATAAAATTAGATAGTCCATGTGATACTAATTGGAATACTAAGCATACTATAACTAATTTTGATGCAGTATTGAGCGGGGGTTACTCGGCTACTACAGATTTTATAGCAACTACAATATCAAACAAATATGAAGCAGACGTTAGAGGTATGTTACAAACACTTAGTCTACGTGATAGAACTAAACCTGATATATTGGGTGTTATAACATCCGAGAAAGAAATTACTATTAGCTCAGATAAAAAGACACTAACTATAGAATCTACACTATTTGCAAAAGGAGAAATGAGAACCGAATTTCCTGAATGGAGTATTATTACAAAATTAGATAAGCATATTAACTATGGTGATTACGTAATTGCATACAATATGTATAGACGAACTGGAATAAAACTAATGAAGACTTATAAAACCGATGTAAAGGCACCAAGAGGAAGTAGCGATATGAACCATATTATGTATAAGAGTGTAAAAATGAAGATGGCTAATGATCCAGAAAGCTATATATCTGGAAGAGATAATGCTACTGATTTAGCTAGTATATTTGCTTTAGCATCTAACATAAGACGTAGTGTAGGAAGTGACTATAGAACTCATATGCAACCAGTTAATACATTATTATCATTATCATATAAATATATAAAACATGGTGATAGTGTACTTAAAGAATTTGATCATTACGATCATATAGGATTAATTACACTAACTAGTGGAGTTGGGGATATAAATATATACGCTCCATCACTTAGAAAAGGTGATGGTAGTGTATCAAGCTACGAATTTCAATTAACGACTAACGAGCAGTTTACGTCTACTGGGGACTGCTACGATGCAATTAATACATTGAATCAACTAGTAACTATAAACATTAATGGAACCGATGATACAGGTTATGACGGAATAATCGGAGCATATTATACTTCAAAAACAATATGGAAAGGTAATTTAGATGATAAGAATGATAATGGTGCATATTCTATAAATGCATATGCTTCTAACATAATATCAGAACCATTAATATACACGCATTTTAGAAATGAGGTAGACCATATTCCAAACTGTATCGTATATAATAATAATGTAATGAAAAATGATGAAACATATAATCTTATACAGAATAGATATAGTTGGGTATTAAATGGAAATTCTATGGCTAACTATATTGGAGCTAGAAATTTTCGTATGTTTCCTATAGGATTCTGGTGTAACTACCAAGTGCCAGATACAAATGGAGTTACTTCTATAGAAGTTGATAATAAACGTCTTGATATGATAATGAGTAGTGTTAATGATACGATAGTATTTCCTATAAATTATAAACACAAAATACATAATGATAATATAATAACATCATTAAGAAACACGAATAATGTATTAATTCATGATCAGGATATATTGCCAGATTTGTACACTACGACTGAGTTATTAGTTTCTTATAAGAACGACCTTACTTCTTCCGATATATATACCATAATAACTCCTCCAAGTCACGCAGTCAAAACTGATTATATAAATCAAATGCCAGAATTAGCTAGACCTAATATTCTATATAATGTAAATGCTCGTGCTTTTATGAATACTACCGCTGGAGGAGTTATAGTGTCTGAAACATATATAAATAAAGATGATAAGTATGCAGATAAAGTAATAGATACTATAAGATATGGATTAGGTGCCGGGTTAGTAAGGATTAAAATATCACCAATGCCTGTTAATACCGTAGTATTAGATGTGATTAAACCTAAAATAATATCTCCAAACGTGGGCATATCTATGATTGTAGATAATGCTAAAAAAGATGGAAGTGCGTTTGATGTGAGTTTTGAACAAATAACAGGAGCTAAGTATATAAATACAGCTAACGGAAAATCACCTGTAGATAATATTGGATTGTGGACGAAACAGGAATGGCGACTTTGGTCTTTGAAAAATAACTTTAGTCAAGATCCTAATACATATACAAATATTTACAGAACCGATGTCGCATTTGAATATTCTGGAATGATGCATGCTATATTAAGCAGAAGTTGGGATACATCTACATATTATATAGATAATAAATATATATGTATAGATGTAGAAATAGAGTATGTTCAAGATAAACTTAAAACTAAAGGTTCTTGCAATTATCAAATAATATTAGATATGACAACTGCTCAACCTAATTTAAATGAAACACGTAATGCTGAAGGAACATGGAATAGAGATGTAAATTTTGATCCTATTCCTGATAATGCGAACTGGTTCTCTCCAAATTACGCATTTTATGATTATTATAGAATGAGAGATAAGCTTCCAACTCCATATAAAGACTTCACAGTTAAAAGAATACCACGTAATGTTAAATTAAAAATAATGAATAATACAGTTGATTCTATGTGGTTAGTAGCTGATAGAGAATTAAAGGAAAATGCTGTAGTCACTTATAACGGGGATACTAAATCACCTATGATTAATTTCTTTGATAATAAAGTAGATGGTAGCCATAGAATAGTCTATTTTGATAAAGAATCAAACCCACAAACAGCTATGACTGTGAGAAACGGTATAGAGTGTAGTGCAACTTATGTAAATGTAAATAACGATAGTATATATGAACGTTATTTTAAAGGATGTTCTGATGTATACGCTAGACTTAATATTACATTACAAAATAAACATAGGCATAATTCTTATATAACGGAAAGTACACTATATACACCTATAGTTATAGACCAATTTGATAATGTGCCTAATATAGCTAATCGTGGTATTAGGTATACTCTTGTACGTTATGTGGGAGACCGATTAGTCAGATCGTATAATATAACGCAAAATGTATTCGTAGAGTTATATAATAAAATATATAATAAACGTACGTTTTACGGAACTTCTATACAAGGAAGTCCAATATGGCCATTTTGGCTTAATACGAATAGATTAATACTATCAAATGCTAGAAAGATGATGACGATGTATTTGATGTACACTATATACACAGGGTCATTTAAAGGATTCTCATTAGATGATTTTGCAGATTTCTTTAAATATTTACATTCTGCAAGTGCTCCTAAAGACGGATTTAAATCTAATCCGACAGCTAGAAAAAGATATTCAGATATTTTTGAGCAATGGATTCCATTCGTAGTTGAATATTTAGATGAGTCGATGTATCCTGGTCGTGATGCATTTATGGAAGTGTATGGTGAGTTATTAGATTATCATAAGTATATATACGAAAATTTATTATTTTTGAATAATGAACAGCTTGCTGAAAGTATTGGAAGAAGTGTGTATAACACTTATATGAAGACTGTAAATAAAAAGGACGCTGGTCCTGCACAAAAGGTGTTAGAAGATATGCTTAATGAATATAGAAGTGGTCCAAGTAATAGAAGTACAAGATACGATAATACACCAGATGACGGAGTAGATATTGTTGAAGAATGGATGGATGACATTAATAATGATGATAGAGTTCATAATGACCCATATGCTACTAAAACTATAGCGTTACAGCCAGATATATTCAATCAGCAAGACCCTACAAGTTCTAGATTAACAGTGTTAGCTAAAACTAGAATAGGAAACACGATGCATATTTTAGTAGAAGCGGTCTCACTTCATTACATATACAGATGTATAGATTATGTACAACCATCATTAGTTACTATAATACAACCAGCTAAGAATTTCTTAGATAATTACAAAACTGTAATTAGTATAGAACTTCCTAAAGATAGCACTGGCTATATTGGAACGTGGCAAGATGGATACGATTTAAGTTATCCTACAACTATTACTATTAATGATATGGATACAATTTCTAATAATGAGTTCTTAGAAATGGCTAATAGAGACGATGTAGTTCCTAATGTAATAATAGGTTTCTATAAGCCAGGAGTAGACCCAGACTTTACTACATACGTAAAGAAATCTAAGAAAAGTGGACTATATTTAAAAGTAGACACTACATTAACAGAAAATAAAGCAGGAGACCGTTCTAGTAAATCAGAAGAGTTCTATTATCCACTATTTAATACAATAGGACGTAACGTAGAACGTAAGCTAGATTTACTTTATAATAATAAAGTATACTTTGCTAGAACATCTGGTGCAAGGGAAATTATATTACAAAATGGAGCATCATTCTTCCCTAACCCACTATTAGATTATGTATTATCTATTTTAGATAACAGTTCTGATAGTAAAATATTGAGATTATATTAATTTTTTTATATAGTCGATAATTATATATATTAGCTAGTCACTTAGATAAACATAATTCCATTAACCCAAGACATATGTTTAAGGCATGGAACTGTCTAAGTGGCTAGTTAACATTTAAAAAAGGAGGGTTGAAGAGTCTGTAATTTTTGGTTTATTTGATTTTAATTTTATTTAAATGGAGGTATTAAAATGAGTTTATTAAAAAGATTTAAAAAATGGATTGGAAGTATGTTTAGCGTTATTAAAGTTCATCAAAAAAATGAGGTTATTGACAGAGATATAGAATTAGTAGACCATGTCAATAGAATAAGAGATATCAAAGATGATATTATGGACTTAATTAGAGTAGAAGAACAAATGTCTACTACAAAGTATAATGTAGTAGAATATTATAATGAGATTGATGAGCTTAGACTGTCTGCTCTAAATTCATTAGCTTTAGGTATGTATTCTAACAGAATGCAATACAAACTTATTAACAGCATTTTAGTAGAAAGTACTGAAGTAGTGGATTTAATATCTAAATTAGTATTAATGGGAAGTACTGATATAGATATGAAAAGAAAGTGTCTGGCTCACAGAGAGTCTACATTCTAGGAGGGAATATGTGGATAAAAGTATTGGCAATAGTGTGTGGAATAGCATATGCGTTTGCTCTGTTTGTATTTATACCAAGAGCATTTGAAGAAAAGGGATTATCTTTAGAAGATAACTATTACAAAAAATGCATATTTAGATTATTTGCATATATAGTGATTTTCTTTATATACCTATATGCATACGATTGGCTAGAGGGATTTTTTACACAATTTAGAGATTTTAAATAAGGAGGGGGATTGCTCATGATTTTAAATTTCGTAGTAATAGACGCCTATAATAACTTTAATAGGCATATACAAAACTCAACTCCACTGATAATGGAGTTAGTAAAATCTAAGATAGAACTAAAGCATGGCCATAGAATGCAGAATAAACACCTAGTGGCTAATAGTAAATGTTTTAAATTTACTACAGAGACTGAAATTAGGGGTGAGTTACTAGGTTTGGACAGTGTATTTAGAAAGATTATTAAACTTGTAAAAAAGTCTATAGCTGAGTATGAAGAGGATGGATATGTATTCTGTATAGAAATTATAAAGTGGAATACAATAACTAATGCTGGAGTATATACAAATATAGGTTATGATTACATAGATAAGAAATTCTATACTGACCTGGTTACTCTGAATGAGTCTAGCGTTGACAGAGTTTTAATACAAAATTTTAATGACGTTGGACTTATAGATGCTATACATAGTGATATTTTTAAAGTTTAAGGAGGAAAGAAAATGAAATCGTATATAATAACAAACATTAAACATGATGAATATGATCCGAGAGGATTATCAGACCTGTTTCAATTATATTTAGTTAAACTCATAGAAGATAAATATAGTACACCCACTGAGTATAAATCAGATAATACTATTGAAGTAGATAATAGCAAAATGAGTTTTGATATGAGAACATGGAAATCTCTTAGGCCAGAAGTTAAGACATTAATGCTAGAATTTACAAAAGCAATGTCATATACTGCATATAATGTTGAAGTCAATGTTGAATTTGTAAACTGGGATGCTGAACTTAATGAAGGCGGAATGATTACATACAAAATGGATTTTGACGGAGATATGGATGAGGATGAAATGTCTACAATATCAACAGATTCATTGAGGTCTAAAATAAATGTTTTAGAACATATGTTGAAAGATAATCTTGTACCTGATAACTGGACTGTAGAAAATATATTAACAGAAGAGCTTAATAAATTACGTAGAGAACTACATCCAGAAGCACCTACTGAGGTTAAAGCCGAAGAGACATCTACTAAAGCTACAGATGTAACTATTTGTAGAACGATGAATGATGTGATAGAAAAGATGAATAAGCTCATTGCGACTGTAGAAAAATTAGAAGAAAAAATGTTAAATAAATAGGAGGTAAAATATGAATTTGATTGTATTTAATTTAGACACGACGGCAGACATAGATGTAGATAGGTCAGTAATATATGTATTAAGAGAGTTTGTAAAGTATAATATAGAGTCTGAACTGAAGATAAAGGTTTTATACTCAAACCATGCATTAGAGATGCATGAAAATGATTTCTCAAAAATAACAGCCAGTGATTATGATATGATTAGGAGACAGATGGAAAACGTATCTGTAGGACTGTTCTTATCAGGATGTATAAATAATGTAGCAGTTGCACATGTATATTATAATCCTTGTGAAAAGAAAGGAGTCATAAGACTAATTAAAAATAGAGGAAGTAATCACGAATTGCTCCAAACTATAGCTGAAATAGACGAATCTTCTGATGATGTTAAAAGACAGCATTTCTTTGGTACTATAAAGAATATGTGTGGATTGTCAGAGGACATATATGAAGAAGTAAATGGATATTTGAAAGAGCTTAGAAGTGAAGTCAAAGAAAAGATTTCTAAAATGTCTGTTGAAGATAGATTGGAAGCTTTAGAAGAAGCTGTTGCTTCACTTGGTGATAATTTTATGAACATGGGCATAACTTTAGAATCTATATTAAAGGGGGAATAAAATATGTTAAGAGCTTATCTAAGAGTAAAAGTATGTGATGAAATGGGACCTATTGATGAGTATAGTAAGGGATTATTTAAACTAGTTACAAATAAGTTTATAGTAGCAAATGCAGCAAATATAAGAAATCAAAGAGGTAATAATGAAAATCCGTATGATGGAGCTTATGAAACATGGTTTAATATTCATAATATGGATAAAGCATATGAAAAATGTGTTTATGATTTTAATAAATACATTGAAACATACGCTGAATTATTTAAACATGAAGAAGAATTATTACCAGTGGGATTTAATTATAGCATATCTGTAGAATGTATTTTATTTGACCATGATACAAAAGTTGGTTCATATAACACACTTTATGCATCACTTTTAACACCAGGTATTAAACAAGAGATTAATAATATATCAGATGATAGTAGTTTATTCAAAAGAAAGGAATGGCTTAAAGTTGCTATTATAGACTTACCACAAGAGTCTATGATAAAACAAGATATACAAGATTTTCTAGACATTTGGGATAGAGATGACAGAGATGAAGTTTTGGATGATTAATATTTTTTAATAATTTTAAGGAGGATTGCTTATGTACAAAGGACACGTAATATTTAAATTAGGAGTTGATTGCGAAGTCGCTCCAGACCAATTAAGAACTTTAACAAATTTTATGCACAATTATACTTCTAAGTATCATCAAGCTAATATTATAAACACAAATGATGTAGCATTTACATTGGATGATGACACTATATACTGTATAGATAGTTTTAGAGAGATAGCTGAAGATTTGATTGTGGCAGCATATAAGTCAGTTTATGATGGTAAAATAATAACACACGGGTCTGCTGTTATAGTGTTATGGGACCCTGATAATAAAGTTGGATATCGTAGAAGCATAGAAGTGACTGGGTCATATGAAAATGACTTATTGGACATAACACGTTCATATAGCGATATTACAGAATATAATACTCCAGAAGAGAAATTAGAATATTTAAAAAGAATAAATGGTAATCATATATTTAAAGGAACTCTTGATGAGTACAAAGGATACATTTCAGAAATAGAAGCAGAAATTGAAGAAAAGTCTATTGACAACATTGACATTAATAAAAATAACATGATAAACATAATTAAGATATTAAATAGCAGACTAGCGTCTGTAGAAAATGCTTTAGAAGAATTAAAAAATTATATAAAGAAATAGGAGTTGAAATAAGATGGCAAAAGACATAAAAGACATAGTATATGCAGGATTTGCTCAAATGGGATACCTGAACTGGATGCGTATCCCAGAAGGGACTAACGTGATGGACGCGTTATTCAATGAAGAATTTTTCAATAAAATACCTGAGGACAACAATGTCAAAACTAGATGTCTGTTTGCATGCTACTCTGAGGATGGGGACTACCAAGTCCCTATCTGGGGTAGTGAATTTGAGAAGTGGGAGCTTTTCTATGCTGCAAATGACTTAAAGCTTATGAGTGATTTATTTGGCTCTGGACTAATTAAATCAAGAGTCAGCGACATAGGATTGAATCTAGAAGATTATAAAAAGTCAAATGGCTTTTACGCTTCTGCTTTTTTAAATAAAGAAACAGAGCAAATCATCATAGTTTACAGAGGAACGGACGATATAGCAGATAAATTGACAGACATTGATATTTGCTTATTCAATAAATATAATCCTCAACTGGTTAATACATATTGGTTTCTACGTCATGTACAGTGGAAACTTAAAGAGGCTAAAATGGCACAAGCTAAGATATACTTTACAGGACATAGTTTAGGAGGAGCACTTGCACAATTTGCTCATATCATAACTAATAATAATGTAAATAGAACTTGTACGTTTAATGCTTTAGGAATAGGAGTATTCTTTATAAATCATTTTGATACACCAGGACTTATAAATAATCTTACTTTAGATATTTGTAAGAATACTTCTGTTAAATATGGACCGGAACTTATAACATTTATAAATGATATATGGAAATCTGGAGTAGTATTAACAGACACTTGGGACGTGTACGATAAAGTATATAACTATTTATTGGGTTCTAATGTAAGAAATGCCTCTAGATTATTTAAACTGGATGTAGGACTTAATATAAGCTTTGGATTTAACCACATAGATTATGATGAGAAAGCTACCGTAAAAGATAAATTAGATGTAGAAAAGATTAAATTAGCTACTATGGAGCTCGTAGGAATGCTTAAAGCTATAGCATTATTTAAAAGAGGATTTACACATAGCAGAAATATCAGAGATTATAACATTATTAACTATGTCTTCCCTGATGATTGGACTGTAAATTTACAAACAAGAATAGGAAAGATTATAGATGTTACAAAAGAAAAAGATTATCATATGATTGAAAAGATTGATGACGGAGCTCTTAGAGTCGTATTACAAACATTTAAGAGATTTGGATTCAGTAAACATAGTGTAGGAAATTTCTTGATGTATATAAGTAATAATGGATATATAATTCCAGGTAAAATACGTAGTGCTATAATAGAAATAATGCTTAAAGAATTGTGTACTTTCTGTATTGAGAATAAAGGCTTTGACGAATATATTATTAAGAAAGTCTCTACAAATGAATACAGAGTCAATACAATAGAGTACTTTACGCCAGATAGATTACTACGTCATGGAAGTGCGGCTTTAAGAAATCTTACACATAAACAGCTTATAATAGACGCTATAAGCAAATATAACCATAGAACTATAGGAGATAATAAGATAGTCTATGGAGAATATAATAACATGTATTTAAACGGAATTATAGGTGGTTCCGCTATAGTTTTAGAAGATTAATAAATAGGAGGAAAGAGAATGAACGTTAGAGAATTATTTACACTTAATAATGTGGCACTTATTGGGGTTGCTACATACCTATTATCAACTATAAGAAATTGGTTTTTCGCACTATTTGTATTTGTAAAGAGAAGATATATCATGGGTGTATCTGTATCTGGAGCATATATGGAAACTAAAGTTAAAGAATGGTTGATAAATAACTGTTACAGCGAAGGTAGTAGAAAGCTTTTAACTAATAATAATATGTACCTATATAATGAGTTTAATAAATCTCTTATGTGGGGAAGTTACTTAATCAGAGTTAGAAGATTTTGCTGGGCGTATGTTTATAGTTTCCAAATAAAAGATTCTTTTAGTGGAGATGGAGTAAAGAATATGCTTGGTGTGGATTTTTATGGTATAGGAAGAACAGCACTTGTAGAGTCAGTTAAAGCTTCTTTTGAGCTTAAACGTGATGATGATGATATGATTAGACTTGTTAGTAAGTTATCTGGAGCCGTATTCAACCAATTTACTACAAAAGAACCAAGAACAAATAAAAAGATATTTGGTGAGTTTGTAGGTAAAGTAGATGATGTTGTAGGTAATTTTATAAGTAATAAGGACATCTATGAGAAATTTGGAAGAAAATATAAAACAGCTATACTATTATACGGACCTCCAGGAACTGGTAAAACTTCTATCGTAAAACACGTAGCAGAAAGTATTAACTTAGAAACTATATACTTCTTAGAGGGATTATTATCGGAAGGAAATTCCCCTGCTGTTATAGCTGGTAGCATAAATGATGACAGTGTTGGAAATACAGATAAAAATGGTAAACCTTGTCCTGCATTATGCGTAATAGAAGATATAGATAAATCTATATTGGGAGTAGGAGATGGAGATGACAAAGAGAAGTCTAGACAAGTAGCTCAAAAAGGACGTACTGTTGATAAGCTTATGCAATTCTTAGATAGTAATATAAGTCCAAATAATATCATATTAATCATCACTACAAATAATATAGAATTACTTCCAGAACCTCTTATAAGAAGTGGACGTATAGACCATAAAATATATGTAGGTCCGCTTACAAGAGATAATGCAGAAGAAATGTGTGAACATTATGGTGTAAATAAAGAGGAAATATTAGGAGATGCAAACGAATTCAATCCCGCTGATCTTGAAAATAAGATATTTACTAAGATAATGGGGGAACGTAATGAAAGGATACAGAATTAATATATTCGACATATGTATATTATTATTTGCAGTAGTAGTATGCTATGTTTATGCTAGAAGACAATTTGAAATACAAGAACTTATATTGATAGAACAAAGAGCAAAAATAGAGCTTTTATCTAATATCAATATAAGTAACTATAGTTTAGAAGAAATAAATGCTATCGTGGAGGATTTATCTAATTCGGATAAACTCCACGATATTAAAATTGACTGGAGTAAGTCTTATGTATTAGTGCCAAATGAAACACCAGATGCCGAATTACGTAAGACTGTAACTTATTATCCAAATGCTAGATTTATAATTTTGGATGATGAGGAAGAGGATAAATATGAAAAAGAGTTTAGTGCTAGAATAAAACAGTGGAGGTAAAGTTATGATTAAAGATGGATGTATTAAAATTGAATTTAGTATGGATTGTATCAGAAGTACAAAAAATACTTACATTAATACTAATTTTGTATACAAGTCAGATGATGGCTCTCTTGTCATTGATGAAAATGCAGATGCATTAGTATTAGACTTTGGAGAGAAAATGAAATTGGATGACACTATAGAGTATATGCATTTATTGGAAGACACTGAATTATGTACTATAGTCGATGGTTTATTAGGCATTACTATGAATAGAGTTAATGGTGCTATCGAATCTACATTTGGATTGGAGATAGATAAATATAGCCATAGAGCATCTTCGTATGTGATTCATGTAGATATTGTAGATGGACGTATAGTGACTTCTGCTGAAAATAAATGTGAAGAATAATTAATTGAGAGACTCGTTAAATCGGGTCTCTTTCTTTTTTTTTACCAATTTTTTTATAAAACCAATAATTATATATATTTAAGTGTA